ATGACAGTTTTGGATCACAACAGAAAAGATGCCGAGAAGCAAGAACTCTTGAACGAAGAGACTGGTTGGTACGTGGTATCAACTGCTTCTGGTTCGGATTACATTTTTGACCTTGACGAGCGAAGAGTGTACCGAAAGAGGGGCGATGTGATATCGGATCGTGCGTATGGTGTTCTTCACCTATCCAATTGCGCAGTCGGAAAGAAGATGGTTGTCACCATCACAGAAATCATTCCGCCTTCGGATGAAATTGGTGCTCTGTTCACGACTGAGGTAACGGAAATCGCAACTGCGGAATAGAGAAAGGCACCGGAACTTTTGCTCCGGTGCCTTTCTCTATCGACTTACTTGCCGAGAAGGTTCAACTTGATGAGGCTTCCATCATCTGGGGCGACCTTAAGGTTCAAGATGCTTCCATCATTACCTACCTTCACCTTAGCAAGGCTGTCGTCGCTTCCGACGTTAGCCTTGACGAGAGGGCTGGAATCCTGACCGACCTGAGTCTTGACGAGCGAGCCGCTGCCACCCACGTCAGCCTTGACGATAGGGTCGCTCTTGGTTCCGACGTTGACATGTACCAAACCGCCGTCGTTACCACCCGAGGTTGCTGGTGGAGTGGTTGTCCCACCGCCACCTCCGGTCGCAGGAGGCGTTGTAGTGCCGCCACCTGTGCTCCCGCCGCCATTTCCACCGGAACCGCCGCTTCCACCTGATCCGCCAGATGCACCGCTTCCGCCATTGCCTCCTGCACCACCGGCACCGCCCGCACCACCGACGCCGTTAGTGCCATTGGCACCATTAGCTCCGTTGGCTCCTGCTGCACCCGTAGTAGATGAGCCGGAAGAAGATGTCGAGCCCGAAGTCTTACTTCCGCCAGAAGCACTACCGGTAGTAGATGCAGTCTTGGTAGAAGTCTTCGTAGCCGTGTTATGAGCCGAAGTTGATTTTGCGGTTGTAGCACCGCTGGCTGTGTTGGTTCCGTCAACCTGGCATGTTCCCAATGAGCCTGGTTGACTACCTCCACCCGCAGCAAGCGCCGTGGAGGCATCTGCTGGTGATGTTGCCTGACCGCCTAAGAAGGCGGCAAACGCTAGTGCAGAAGCTCCAGCGATTCCACCCGCCCACATGGCGGCTTTCTTTCTTCCTACAATCAAACCGGGTGTTGCTGCACCTGCTTCAATGATTTCCATTTCCCTGATCCTTTGTTTGTAAGAGCTTGGTTAGCGCCCTTAGTTCCATTTTGCACCCATATTCATGGCAAATTCTTATTTTTAGCCCCCATTTGGGGGTAATTCTCAGATTTCTTAGATGTACAATCCAGCTTTGCCCAGAACGGGGTACATTTTTGTCCACGGCATGACTGACGTAGATATCTAAAACGCTACTGCGAAATAAGCGCTGTGTTACTCTAGGCGGCATGACCCAACCCGTATCTTCCGAAGACATTTTGACCGGCATTCGACTCAGTGAGGCTGTGGCTAAGGGCGATAGTGCCACTGTAAGATTGATTAGTTCCGAGGTGGACTCCGAGTTCATCCAGAAGAATGCTAATCAGGTTTTCATGCACACATTCGTCCTGCTCAACTCTATTAGTGGCGAGCGATTCCCTGATGATGTCTGGGAGCAGCTTCCTAAGTTCCTGAATAGCGATGTCAAAGATCGTGCCATCATCCTCGGTTGTAGCGAAGATCTCCTGCACGGTATGGTCGGCGGATTCCTTACTCACAACATCATCCCGTCGCTCAACGACGAGACTTCGAAGTATTTCAACCCGGATGGATACTCCGCAGGATACTTCCAGATTGCCGCCGCTATGGGAGAGGCAATTCTTGGTCTATTCAAGGTAGCTGCAAAGCTCCGTTTCGAGGATGATTACAAGCAGCTTCGTTCATTGGTTACCGATCATATGTTGATTACCTCCGCTATTGCCGAAGATGATGCCCAAGCGAAAGCATCCTGATATTGACCTTCTAGGGTAGAGGCGATACCATTCACGAATGGGTTATCAATTTTCCGCAAACGACACACTCGAAATCACTATCGGGTGTGTCGTTTGCGATGTAGAGGACGAGCAGACAGCACGCGATTTGATGCCTGACGAAAAGGTGCCCCGACGCTACTACAACGAGACCGAGCGTGACGAAGCTCTCGAAAGGCTGTATTCTGGCGCGGCGTATCGCGAGCATGAAGAACGACGCCAGGAGATTAAAGACGAGTCGGAAGCCAACGCTGCCCCTAAGCGCTCACTCCGCCACGGCAACGTCAAACCCAAGACTCAGACTCAACAGCACTTTGAAGATGAGGACTACTGAGTAAGTAGTGTCGCATCCTGACGCTAGGATAGAAGCTGACACAGGAGAAACATGCATCCCAATACTCAGCCCGAGACTATCGTTGATAAAAACGGCGTGACCACTACCCGTCACAAGAAATCTACAGCTACTACCGCCACGAGGAAGCTACCCACTCCAACCAAAATCAAGGCTGTTACCGGAGCCGAGCGCATTGCTGGTTCCAGCACTCTAGAGAAACTGAATTTTGACATCAGTACATTGCTGGTCCAAGATATTGTGCCTGGGGCTAAAACAGTGACTGTGGACAACGACGATGACCAACTGGTGCTTACTGCAATCGACGGTGCCGAAGTTCCTGATGGCATTTCTGGTTTTCTTGCCAGCCGATTACTGAATCAGGCTGGTATTTCTGAGGGAACATACAAGCTAAGTTCCGCAGTGAACGAAGACAAAACCAAGTCTCTGTTCAATGCTGAGGTGTTGCACTCCAATGGTCTCTCGAAGGAAAGCCTTACTGAGAATGGTTTGACTGAGATGCAGGCTATCGCCGCCATCGGTTTTGCACGAACCGAAACGGATGCTTACGCATTGGGCGAGCTAGCGGGATACACGACGAACCCTCTCGTTCTTGTGGGCGTTGTGATGAACTCGAATACTTCAGAAGGCACATTGGCTGACCTTGCCGACGACCCGAGTTCGTTAGTACGCTCGGCAGTCGCTGATAAGACAAAAGATCCCGAGGTTGTTTCCAAGTTGACCAAAGATACGCATTCTGTACTGGTAGTCATGAACGCTGTTCGTAATTCACTCGCTTCATCTGACGACCTTGACGCTGCCTATCGCAACTCGTCTTCGGAGATGGTGCGCAATCAAGCTGTTGGCAATGATAACGCCTTGCAGTCTACGCTCTCCGATGCCATTAATAACGACTGGGACTCACGTGTCATTGATACCGCCAGTTCTAAACTGACATCTGGTGAAGCCAGCAAGTGGACGAACACTATTCCTAAGGCATTCATCAAAGACAACGAGTTGCAATCAGCAGCCCGTGCGGCGTCTGATTACGTCAAGACTGTTTCTGGTTCCGATTACACAAAGGAACACCCGGAAGCTATTTTGACCGACGAGCAGGCTCGGGCAATTGCGTGGCGAGTCGCTAGCCGCAATACCAATGGCGATAACGAAGCATTTACTGCACTTGATGCTGGTGATGACTTCTCACTACAGAAGCTCGTAGTTGAAGCCGCGAACATCAAGAATCAGCGTTTCAGTGACCGTTCGTATGGTTTGAAGTGGGACGTAGATGCCTACATGCCCGCAATTATTGGTTGGGCACGAACGAAGCAGGGTCGCGCACCAAGGAACGCCTAGAAAGGTCGGATGAGTCTTTTGACTCCTTTGATGTCGCACTCATCGTTGTCAACAAAGTAACGTGAAGGAATCTCCATCCCAATCGCCTTCTTGGCGGCATCTCGCGTTCCTGCGTTAGCCAATGCCGAGTCGAAGAAGAATAAGGCGACATCGATGCCACTGACGAGCATCTCTGAGTTCCTGATGTTTCCGCCCCTTTTGCCAAGAGTCCAATCGGCAGGATGAGCTTCTACTTTGAAGCCATACTCTTCGGCTACTTCTTGTGCCAAGGAGTCTGCACCACGAGCAGCGCCGTGCACTACCGTAACGATACGTGCATCTCCCGCAGCATCTTCAAGTGCACGACGCACGCATTCGTAGTTGGTGTACTCTCGCGAGCCAGAAACCATGATTCGCATTAGAGTCCAACCATCTCGTCTCTGATGGACTCGCGAATGATTTCGGCTACCTGCTCATAGGAAACGGGTTCACTATCAGGAATGGTTTGCTCCAAGGCGTAAGTCCGAGACTTGGCTGCTTCTTCAAGTACCGAAGCAGTAATGAATGCGTTTGTCGCGACAATTGCGTAGTTGGCGAGTGCGGGCTGATCCTCAAAGAATCGAGCAGCACTCGGAACAGCTATTTCGTTTTCACCCGACAAGAGCTTGATGATGCCATCGTTGATTATTCCAGCAACAAGATGATTGATGACTTCGAGGGGAATTTCTAAAACATTCGATGCATTCTCGGCATGTGCTTGTACGGCGAACTTAATCCTTGTCCAGAACTCCAAAGGAAAATCCATCGGCTGTCGATTGCCTTGTTCGTATTCAAGCCAGCTACTCAGCGTTCCATCTTCGCTGATTTCGTAACGAGCGCCTTGCTGAGCAAGTTCATCCAAAGCGTCATTGTCACCTCGTTCATAGGCATCGGCTATTTTGTCACCGATTTCATTCAAAGAGATCCAATCGATAACGGAAAGTGTCAACTGGATTGACGATGCGGTAAACAGTTCCGCGTCAGCAGCTTGAGCAATGAGTTTTAGCTCCGGTACTTGATAGCTGTGAAAAAGGTCAGCCGCAGCGATAGCTAGACCAGGGGTGATTTCGGATGCATTGAACTGGTCGCTCATACGCGTGATTGTTTCGCTGGATGGTTCATGACGGAAGCATACCTCGTGGTGTCGGTTGATGCAACATCTTCGTTTCATCTTGGCGTGTCAGGTGTTATTTGTACAATAGGTAAATACCCTTGAAGGAGCATCATGTCAAACGCTGGAAAGATTCGTGTACCCGTAGTCGATAAGAACGGTAAGGAGACTCACGTATGGAAGTCTCCTGATGAACTCAAAGGCGAGGCTAGCCGCTCTAGTGTCATTCCTACTGCACCTGCGCCAAGTGCCGATACTCGCCAACCGAACCCCTCTTCTGATGATTTCGTCACTTCGGTAGACACAGTATCCGTTGAAAGTCCTTTCGGACCTGATGCCAATTGGTCTTACAAGGTGGACCTTGGAGATATTCTCACTGCTGACACCTCTCTTGCCGAGAAGGCTGAACTGCTTTCTGATGCCATTTCGGATTCGGATTGGTATGCAGATACACTCGCTGCGGCTGAGGGTGGAAGCTCTGAGCTTGTTGATGCTGTTGAAGATCTGCGCGAGGTTAGTGAAGATGGTTCTGCTGCGGAATTCGATGTCGCATGGAACAACATCTACAACATCGCTGACAACGACAAGGTGTACCTCGGTCAAGAAGTCGACTAGATATGATGTGTTCGGAAACAGCCCCTGATTGGTTTGCCCCCAGTTAGGGGCTGTTTCCTTGTTTTGCAAACTATCCTGTTCGCTTTGTCTAAAATGAGTCAAAGCGCATCGGAGCGTTTAGGGGCTCACCACCCCGACTAGGGATCAGGAACCTCATGAATAGAAGTCTATTACATGATGATAGAGCCGAAAACTCCATCATGCAGACCATCACCATCGCAGTCTCAGCTATTCTTATCGCCGCTGGACTCGTGACCGCTCCTGGTCTCATCAACAACGCCCGCGATAACAACGCGACGGGCGATCTTTCCAACATAGCCTATTCCGAAGAGGGTTATTTGGGTGATACGGGTAAATACACCGCTAACATCCAAAGCGATGCTAGCGGAGAAGATGCACTAGACGGGCACGTTACCGAAAACGGCACCGTTCTTACTCACTACACCACGAGCGACAAGGTGACTCTCAGTGCAGTCGTGTGTAAAGGTAATGAGCAAGGATACCTGCTCAGAGCAATCTCATCTTCTTCTCACGTCTTTTACCGTTCCTCCGAATCATCGAACACAAGTTCAGACCTAGCCCAAATTACCCTCTCGGCGTGTCTCACCCCCGAAGACCTCATCAGCATTGGTGTGACTGCTCCTCCAGGAGGTGACTATGCGAATGATCTTCTTGGTACTACCTCATATGCATCCGGCTTGGGACATAACGACCCAAACGAAGGTGGCTTTGCCGGAAGTAGCCTCGATGTAGCTAATGTGTTGAAGAAGGCTAATTTTGCCAACACCAATACAGTTGTCTATGACGATCCTATAAACGCCACTTTGGTTGGTAATGACTACAGTGATACCCCGATAGAGTTTTACGTCGGTTCTAAGAGCGTTAGTAAGTACAACGGCACTGTGTCACTCTTCAGTTATGTCGGAACAGGACCAAATGCAGGTAAAGCATCTGGCGTTTACGGATTCATCGATCCACAAATTGATTCCATTTCAGATTGGTCGGGTCTTTTTTCGGGCAATGGTTCCGCCCACATCACTATCCAAGGAAAATCTATCGTTATCAAAATACCCGCCTACATGTATGACATCAACGACTTTGATGCCACGGGTTACACAGACTCGGGTGCAGACCTATCAACCAGAGATTCTGGTAGCGCCGTTTTCGCATCGGATTCAGGTAAATATTCAATCGCTGCCCTCATCGATACCGATCAACTCAACAGCACAGCCTTCGCCTACTACAACAAGGCGGCAGGTGGCGCAGCTTTCCAAACCAAGGTTCACGACGCTCAATTGCAGTACAAAGCGCCTGGAGAAAGCACATACTCCACGGTGGCAACTATAGAAGGAAGAGTCGGATTCGATGGCATTCAGTTGGCAAACAACGATGTTGTTGCTGGTCCCTACTTTGCCTCGGCTGAGCCCTTTGACCTGCCAGCAGGGAATTATAACGGAGGTACATGGCGCATCAAATGTAGCTTTTATGGAGCGGATTACACAATCACAGGAGGAATTGGCTTCAATGGTTAATTCACCTAGAGGTATTTGGTTACGAGATGATGCCGAAAACAGCATCATGCAGACGATTACGATTGCCGTATCGGCAATCTTGATTGCAGCCGGTTTAGTAACGGCTCCAGGACTTATCAACAACGCTCGGGATAACAACGCGACGAATGACCTGTCAAATATTGCCTACTCCGAAGAAGGGTACCTTGGCGATACCGGCACCTACACCGCTGATATCAGCAGTACAACTTCTCAGGACTCCCTAAACGGTCATACCACCGAGAACGGTACCCGTATCAAGTACACAATGAGTGACAAGGTTGTGAACAGCGCCGTAGTGTGTACGGGAAAAGTGCAGGGGTACTTGTTGAAATCCGTTTCCTCGTCTACGCACGTTTTCTACCGTTCGTCAGAGTCTAGTGCCACATCAAGCAACATCGCAGATATCACGATTCCTTCCTGTCTCTCCGCCGCTGATTTGGCGAGCATCGGAATTCTTCCTTCCGCACCTTCTGTCCCCGGTTCCGCATTGCTTCCTCAAACGGCATTTGCTAGTAGTGTGGGTGGAACGAGCGGTTCAGAGTTGCTTACTAACGGCAGCTATGAAGTAGGTCAAAAAATCAAGAGCTACGGCTTAACGTCAGGGTACGACTATGTACAAGATGGACTTGGAAACGTATCCACTTATGACAATGACAGCGATGATTTATCCGTTCCTGCCCAGAATCTTTCCTCCATTACTGTTTTTGATGGTGGCGTTCAGGTTGCTAAGTTCGACTCAATCGTTCAACTTGCCTACGCAACTGGAACGGGCGATAATTCAGGTAAATCCTGGGGACAGTTTGCATTGAACATGCCTGCAATTCATGACATCGCTACTTGGTCGAAGATTTATTCGGGGACCGCCGAGATGCATGTCCGCTTCCAAGGCAAAGATGTTGTATTGCCCATTTACCAACCTAGCGGCGACATGAGTCGATTTGATTCGACGGGCTACACCAACAACGGCGCTAATCTGTCCATCTCTGACACTAAGAGTGAGATATTCAAAGACCCACAATCCTCCGGTCAATCTATAGTGATTGGTCTAAACCCTGATGACATCAAGGGTACAAATGCAGACTTCTATCTCAACAAGGTGAACGCATCAGATTCAACCTTCTCGCCCTTATTGCGAGCCACAGTGTCTTACAAGGCGTCAGGCGACAGTGCGTATTCTGATGTAGGAACTATTTACGGCAAGCTGTCGAAGAATGGTGTTTATTCGGATGGCACCAGCGCTGGTCCGCTTTCGTTCTCCAACTACAATGTCTACCAAACCCTGCAACTTCCTGATAACGACTATTCTGCCGGTACTTGGAAGGTCACGTTCAACTACGAAGGCTCTGACTACTCGATTACAGGAAGCATCGCAGTCAAGTAATGCCCTTGCAACGCAATAGTCGGTACTTGCCCCTATGATGGTTACATGAACACACATCCTGAGGTACGACCTGACAAGAACGGCAATTTAGTGACCCGTCACGTTGCCCTATTCAAAGGCTTGAAAGACCGAGCAAAGTCTGCGCCAGTACCCAAGGCATTTGATGGAGATCTTGTAACCTGTTCTTTCTGTGCTACAACGCACCAGAGGGGCACTGTGCACCGCTGTAAGGTTGATTCACTCGTAGCACTGCCCAATAGCACCAAAACCGTCCTGCGAGCTTGTAGAGCCGCAGGAGGCACACCGGCTATCGTAGGCGGGAGCGTGCGCGATGCCATTCTCAATCGCATGAATGGTGCCGGTACGTATGCTCCGAAGGATATTGACATCGAAGTGTTCGGCATCAAAGACCCGCAGCTTCTCAAACACGAACTCTCCAAGCGTGGGATTGTTAATGAACAGGGCGTTTCTTTCGGCGTTCTCAGTATGCAGATGGACGGTATCGATTACGACATCGCGCTCCCACGGAGGGACTCCAAAGCTGGTCGTGGACACCGTGGCTTCGATGTTGATTTCACTTCCGATATCGAAGAAGTAGAAGCGTTCGGTCGTCGCGATTACACCATCAATGCTATGGGTTGGGATCCGACCACGCAGCAACTCATTGACCCTTACGGCGGAACCCAAGATTTGTACGATGGGATGCTTCGTCATACCACCTCTGCATTCTCGGATGACCCGCTACGCGTACTTCGAGGTGTGCAGTTTGCCGCCCGTTTCGGATTTGACATGGCACCGGAAACAGCAGAAGAGTCTGCACGCATCAAGGGTGAATTCTCGACCATTGCCGCCGAACGCGTCTGGGGTGAGTTTGACAAGATCCTCACCAAGGGGACTCATATCTCTAAGGCGATCAGGGTGCTACAGGACACTGGCTGGATGGAGCACTTCCCCGAACTTGGACGTATGGAAGATGTGCCGCAAGACCCGAAATGGCACCCAGAGGGTAACGTTTTGGAGCATCTTGGACAATCAGCCGACCGTGCAGCGCTGAACACGAAATCGTGGAATGTCAACGATCTCAAAGTGGCTCAGGACAAGCGTATTGTCGTATTCTCAGCGCTTGTTCATGACCTTGGGAAATTCGGTGAGGGTACTCAGATTCATCATGATGATAATGGCAATGTGGACAAGATTACGTCCTATGGGCATCCCACACTTGCTGATGACGCCATTAGCTCTTTTGGTAAGAGAATCGGCGCGCCTCGATCTGTGACCGACCCCGCCAAAAAGCTCACTCAGGAACACATGGTTGTTCATGGTGCCCACGGCGAAAAGCCATCGGGTCATGCCGTCCGAAAGCTTGTTCGTCGTCTAGGTGACGGTAAGGACGGTGCGAGCCTTTACAACCTCGCACAGGTCATTGACGCCGATCAGGGTGGTCGTGGAGAGGCATCTATTACCAGCAAGGGTGCTGGTTGGGCGTGGATGGAAAAGGCTCGTGAACTCGATAACGTAACCCCTCCCAAGGTTCTTGTACGCGGAAACATGCTCGCTGATCTCGGCGTACCCAGAAACGAGATGATGGGCGAGATTGTCAAGGCGTCGTTGGTTGCTCAGGACAACGAAGAATTCACTGATTTCGAGGGCGCTCGTGAGTGGGCAAAGAAGTACGTCGCAGGCTTGTCGCTACCCACTGTTAGAATTGACCCGAGAGCGTAAAGGAACTCACTCATGGCACTTTTCAAGAAGCAAGGCGTTGACAAGAACGGTCACCAGTACACCCGATTGGTCCGCCCCGAGGGTGATACAGGAACGGTTCGTCACGGTCGTATTCCTTCTCCGACTATCGTCTCCGCCGACGAGGTGGATTCATACAGAGACTTCATCGAGACTTCCGAGAGCATCATCAACAACATCCCGAAGTCTGAGCGTATCAACATCACGCCCGAGCAGCTTGACGCTGTATTCGGAGTCATGAAGGAGTTCGGCACTCAGGATGATGATTCATGGGGTTTTCGCAATCACGTCGCCAAGAAAAGCGATCATGGTTATGAGTGGAGCGAGCGCGGCTGGGGCTCGCGCTTCAACATGGACACCGACCGCGAGGGCAATATCCGCAACGTCAGTCTTTACAACATCGGTTCCGGTAACCAGCAGGCGGAATACCCTCGATTCGCAGAAGGTCAAGCCAAACTTCGTTCGGCTCTAGGACTTCCCGAGTACAACGATTCCGAAATGCGCTACATCGCCACTCGTTACTTCGATTCGCAGATCCTCAGCACCCTTGGCGATATCCCTGGCGATGGTGGTCGCGGTCTTCGCAAGAAGTATGTCAGTGACATCATGGACCATAAGGAACTCATCCCGGACCTTATCGAAGGTCTCAAAGAGCAGCCTGTCGATGTTGTTGGCAACATGAGTGGTTATGTCGAAACACTGGGCACGCCCGGTAAGGATTATGAGCCGTTCCTCTCCAAGGTGCGAGAGGGCAAATTCGTTGCTGCACAGAATGAACTTTCGCGATACCGAGAATTCAACGATGACCAAAAGCGAGCCATCAACAAGAAGATTGATACCTTGAAGAAAGAAGCAGCACGTGAGAAGCGTGCTGCTAAGAAGGCAGCAGAAGCAGCCGCTACCGCGAGCTAGCTCTTCTTACCGTATCTGATTTTGTTCTCTGCGCGCGCCACGCGACCGATGAGGTAGGACGTGAAATAGGGTCCGAAGTCATCCGGTCCGTGGCGAACTTCTGCGCGCTTGGCAATATCAATACGAGCGCCATAGGGCGTTTTAACCCAGTACCAGAGCCCACAACCCTCCGGTACTTCATCGACGCTAATGAGTCCTTCAGGAACAAGATAGACGAATCGATGGGTGACTGATTTCCATGCTCGGCGTTTTTCTTCGGTGTCACGTTTGAAGTCGGCACGACTGATTTTTACTTCAACGGCAGTGGCGGGATATTCGCCGTGCGCATCCATAGCTCCCACCATGAGCGCATCAATACGGCGAATGGTGGGTGTCTGACCGGGGATGTAGTTAGTTGTGTCCGGCATGGAATCAACATCAAGACCTCGTTTAACAAGCGACTTGGCGTAATAGTCGGGGTAGGCACGGTAGTAATAGGCGCTTGTGAGTTGTGTTTCGATGGGGTCCACAATGCTGACTTCTCGGATAATAGAGAAGCGACTACCGTATTGCTTGTCTAGTGTCGCAAGCAGTTGCTTGGCGGTACATTTCGCAGCCATATCGAGCGTCTTCTTTCTGTGGTCGAGGGTGCAATCCTAACCGATCAGAAAAAGTTTTTCTCAATTTGAGCTTTTTAGTCGCATTGACTAAAAAGAAGTGCTATGGTGTACCCATGAGTGAGGCGAGCAACACAGGAGTCTCACCACAAGACGCGAATAAGAAGGAAGAACAAAATGAGCATCACGTTTCTCGCTAAGGTTCCCAGCGGATGGCAGATCCACTCGCGGCTCGAAGTAATGCACTTCCCCGCAGGAGAGGTCCACATCAAGATGCCGGAGAACTTCGATGAGGTTCCCATCGCCGCCTATGTGACGGGCGCGGACCTCAACGACTACATGGCTCTGGCTCAGTGGGCGGATATCGTTCACCAGCAGGGCTACAAGGCAACTGCCTTCATCCCCTACCTCCCCGGCGCTCGTCAGGACCGTGGTATGCCGTTCGGTGCCAAGGTGTACGCCGACTTCATCAACGCTGCCGGACTCGACAAGGTGGTGTGCTTCGACCCGCACAGCCACGTCATGCCGGAACTGGTGAACAACCTCACCATCATCAACTCGGACCACGTTCTCAAGAATGCCGTCCTCGGTCGTTCGGGTATCATCGGTGGCTACGTTGGCGTCATCTGCCCCGACGAGGGCGCTCATGAGCGTACCGAGCGAGTTGCCAAGACGCTCAACCTTCCGGTGTTCTACGCCAAGAAGCACCGCGACTTCCAGACCGGCAAGCTGAACGGCTTCGAATGCGAGCCGGTTCCCGATGAGGGTCGCCTTCTCGTTGTCGATGACATCTGCGACGGCGGCGGAACGTTCATGGGTCTTGCTGACGCAATCGGTATCGACCGGTCGCGCCTCTCGCTTTGGGTCAGCCACGGCGTATTCTCGGGTAAGGCTGGTCAGTTGACCGAGAAGTACGGTCAGATTTACACCACCGACTCGCACCCCGGTGCAGGTCGCGAGGATGTTGCGGCACACGTCACGCCTCTTCTCCCCTACCTCATCCGCGAGGCTCTGTAACTACTGACTACCTCTCCTATTGCTGTAGGGGAGGTAGTTCGGTGTTGCCCCCAAAAGTTTTTCTCAATTCGAGCTTTTTAGTCGCATTGACTAAAAATAAGTGCTATGGTTTAACCAACAACAAGGAAGGTCACACAAAATGACTCGCAACAAATTCGCACCGGTTCGAGCGCTGTTCCTCACTGATGCCTACAAGCTCGGACACCGCATCCTAGAGCCCGCTAAGACGGAGTACGTCTACTCCAACTTCACCAACCGCAACAGCCGTATCGGAGACATCAAGAAGGTTGTCGCCTTCGGTCTTCAGGCTTTCATCGAGCGCTACATCGTCGATGAGTTCGTTCCGTTCTTCGAGGCATCCGAGGATGAGGTCGCCGCTCTGTACGAAGAGCGTGTCACCCAGATCCTCGGTCCGAACCCGATTGGCTCCGACCACATCCGTGCACTTCACCGCAAGGGCTTCCTCCCCCTGGAGTTCCGCTCGGTAAAGGAGGGTACGCTTGTTCCGCTTCAGGTTCCTACCCTGACCGTCGAGAACACCGACCCCGAGTTCGCGTGGCTCACGAACTACATCGAGACCATTCTCTCGACCAGCATCTGGTTCCCGAGCACTTCGGCTACCAAGGATCTCTACGTCCGCAAGTTCATCGAGGGCTGGGCTGAGCGCACCGGTTCCGACAAGGACTTCATCGACTGGCAGTGGCACGACTTCTCGTTCCGTGGGCAGACCTCGGAAGAGTCGGCTGCAATGTCGGGTGCCGCTCACCTGCTCTCGTTCAAGGGCACTGACAACCTGAACGCTTTCGACTGGATCGACAGCTACTACCCCGGAGACAATGGCTTTGTCGGCGGTAGCGTCAGTGCAACCGAGCACTCGATCATGACTTCGCGTGGTCGTGAGGGCGAGTTCGACACCTACGTTGACATCCTCAACAAGGTTCCCACCGGCATCATCAGCATCGTTTCGGACACCTACAACCTGTGGAATGTCATCGACGATTTCCTTCCCCGTCTTCACGAGCAGATCGTGGGTCGTGACGGCAAGCTCGTCATTCGTCCTGACTCGGGTGACCCCGCTGACATCATCTGCGGTACCGTTGCTGAGTTTGGCAAGGGTGAGACTTCAGAAGAGCGCGGTCTCGTCGAGGCGCTCTGGCTTCAGTTCGGTGGCAAGGTCAACGCCAAGGGTCTTCGTACTCTCGACAGCCACATCGGAGCCATCTACGGCGACAGCATCACGCTGGAACGAGCCAATGACATGTTCACTCGACTCGAAGCCAAGGGCTTTGCTATCGACAACATCGTCTTCGGTGCCGGTTCGCTGTTCTTCATGTCGTCGGGTATTGGCAAGATGGAGCCTGTCACTCGCGACACCTTCGGTAGCGCCATGAAGGCTACCTGGGAGCAGGTCGATGGTGTGGGTATGGTCATGCAGAAGGATCCCGCCACCGGTTCGGGCAAGAAGAGCGCCGCTGGTCGTCTCGCCGTCTTCAAGAACGAGGAGGACGAACTCGAACTCATTCAGAACGCCACTCCTGAGCAGGAAGCCGCGAGCGAGCTTACCCTCGTCTGGAAGGATGGAAAGTTCATCCGCTACCAGTCGTTCGGTGAGGTTCGAGACAACCTGGCAACGCAGAAGTTCTAAGCAATACCTCGGGGTGGTAGGTCGTCATGACTTGCCACCCCGCCCCGTAACAATCACAGAAGAAGTACATCATGCAAGAAGTAAGAGCCCCAGAAATAGCACCCCGTGCTGACGTATTCCTCGCAGGAGGAATCCTTGGAGCCGATGATTGGCAACCTCGTGCAGTAGCAATGCTGAACGGTCAAGATGTCATTGCCTACAACCCCCGTCGCATAGAACCATTCACAAGGGATATGCATGAGTTTCAGGTGCGATGGGAACATGACGCACTTCGTAATGCTGACTCCATCCTGTTCTGGTTCCCACCCGAAACGCTATGCCCCATTACGCTATTTGAACTGGGCGTATGGTCCAATACCAACAAGCCTATTTACGTAGGCACTCATCCCGACTACGATCGTAGAGCGGATGTCATCATCCAACTAGGTCTATCTCGACCTGATGTAATCGTTCGAGACAACCTAGAAGATGTCGTGAAAGACTTCATCGATTCACACAACAACCACAAGATCTACGATTACACCAAGAAGGACTAAGACCAATGACTAAGACATACGAGCAGCCGATTGTCTCTATCGACGTAGTACCCGTTCGATTCGATGGCACCGAAATCAAGGTGGCGTTTGGTCGTCGTATCTTCGAGCCTTTTATCGGTCAGCTTGCTCTTCCTGGTGTCCTTCTTCTTCCCACCGAGTCGATTGATGATGCGGCTTATCGCGCTCTGGATTCCAAGACCGGTATCAAGCGTAGCGAGGTTGTGACACTGGTCCGACTGGGCGCATTCGACAATCCCGACCGAGACCCTCGGGGAGCAACTATCTCTATTGCGCTTGCTGCGGTCATTACTGCCGATGCCGACAGCGAGCTATCCAATTGGCAGTCCGAGCGCGAGTTCGAAGAACTTCCCTTTGACCACGCAACCATTATCGAGGAAGCGTTCAGCGAATTGAACGTTCGCCTCTGGCGGAACAAGGAAGTGACCAAGGCTCTTGTTGGTGCTGAGTTCTCGACCGCTCATGCCATCAAGCTGACCGAGACGCTCTCGACTGGTGCTGTAGACAAGACCAACTTCACCCGAACGTTGAAGAACTACCCTTACGTGGAGAAGATCGGTGCTGTCAAAACCGGTCGCGGTCGTCCTTCTGCGGGCTGGAAGTTCATTTCCTGATGCTCAGTCTTAAAGACGCCCGTACGCTTTTCTCCGACATCACATGTGACGGATACGTTCCGACCATTCTGGTTGATATGGATGGCGTGCTGGCGTGGTGGGAGAAGCGGTTCATCAGTGAGATGCGTCGTCGTCATCCGAACATTCGCATGTTCGATTTCGGAGTACGGACCGAACTGGACCAAACCTACATCGACAAAATCTTCGACACCGATGAAGTGCAAGACGTTCTTCGTACCCCTGGTTTCTATCTTGGGTTGGATGCTGTTGCTGGCGGTCGAGATGCGTTGTTCCAGATGCGCGACCTTGGTTTCAATGTCGATGTCTGCACTTCTCCTTCGCTACGGAATCCAACCTGCGCTAGCGACAAGTATCACTGGGTTGAACGCGAACTCGACCGGGATTTTGCCAGAAAAACCATCATTACGTTTGACAAGACATCTATTAATGGCGACGTTCTCGTGGATGACAAAGTGAAGGTACGCGGATTTCATCAGCCGGTATGGACTCACATTGTGTTCGACCAGTCGTATAACCGTGCTGACCAAAACAGACCTCGCATTATCGACTGGGGCAACTGGCATCTTCCTGTACACTCGGTACTACAGCAACGGCGTCAACTACAGCTTCTGGGAGCGTAATAATGGTTCAGGTCCACGTTACAGTCGAAATCTCCGATCAGGATGTCAAGGACATGCTGTGGCTAATGTTCGACCATTCCGAGTTCGCAGCTATCAATTCTCCCTCTCAGGATGTTCTAGCTCGCCTTCGCGATGCTGGCATTCTCGATGAGAGAATTATCTATCTTGACGCTGGATTGGCTCATTGCTACTTTATTGCGAAAGAAAAAGATGGCGAGGAAATCTTGAAGCGGTATCTCATCAAGATGAGTTCGGAGCCCGATACAGAAACTTCTCTCAGTCGGGCGTAACGATGAGCGGTTGCAGCAAGAATTCACGACGTTTGGCACGTCAACTTGGAGAGACTGCTGCGGCTAATCTGAGACGGTCGGGTTACACGGTGACTCGAAATAAGAAGACCGGTCGTTACGAAATGATTCGACCTGCCATCGAGCAGACGGATAAGACCAAACGCCTTACAAGCAAGTAGGGCGGTACGCAAAGACACCCAGGTGAATGAATATCGCCTGGGTGTCTTTTGCTGTCACGTCGTTTTGCTTAGATGCCTGCTTCTTCACGAAGTCGCTTCAATTCTTCTTCAACTTCGTCAGCGTGGCGCTCAGCGATTGTCACCGATGCCTGATTACGGAGTTTGGCTATCTTCGCGGCATTCTGGTTGTCCCTAATTGCTACTTTGGCGTCGTCCAAATCATCCTTAAGGATGTAACCGGACTTGGCACGATACGGGAAACTGACGAATGGTGCGTTCTTGTCTGCTGTCCCGTTCTTGGTCTCATTGTAGGTAGGATCTTTGACCTTGACGAGTTCACCATCTTCAATGAGTTCGTCGAGAACTTTGTTGACTCCGCTAACAGAGATGCGCTCGTTGTAAATAGCGGACTTGCTTTTGCCGCCCGTGTATTTGGTGTCAGTGTTTCTACCTCGCGTAGGATCTTCACCGATAAGCGCCACCATGATTTGATCGTGCATGACGATATTCGGCTTCAACGTATACGAAGAAACGGGACCGTCTGTTGTTTCGCCAAAGTTCTTGAATTTGTGCTGGTTCGCTTTAGCGAAAAGGTCGGAGATGGTGTCACGCATAGCTTCATACCCTGCCACTTCAACCTTGGGTGCCGGAGCAGTCGCTGAGCGACCATCTGCGCCGTTGACATCTACGCGCTTGTTACGAGTCGTCGCAACGCCGTTCTTGTCTACGATGCCCTCTGGGCGTGTGTTGGAGCCGAATGACATGGCTTTCCTTTCGTTACTTCATGGTATCGCACAGTTGCGACAAACAGTTACACACTAGAAGGTTTGGGTGCAGTCAATAAGGCTTGTCGAGTGGTTTTGATGTCGCTTGTTCCCATTATGATTTCGGTATGAGCAAACTAGCAATTAGATCAAGCGACATCGTTTCCGCCCGTATCGACGGTAAGTACATCGTATGGAGTGCAGGTGAGTTCACGGGTGATGAGACCATCGTCGCTGTAGCTCGTTCTGCTGCCGAACAAGCACTCTCTGTCAACATCAACGGTGAGCCTATTTCCGCAAGCCACACGGACCCTGTAGGGGCATTTGCAGCCATCTATTCCATCAACCCAGACAAGACTGTTGTTATCGAAGCACCACAGCCAGCACTTTCCGTTGCGAAAATTGGCATCAGTTGGGACAACCCCGACTCGTGGGGTTGAACAACCGCCCCGCTGGTAAGATTGATTTACCATGACAACCATCCCCACCCCGATCATCGACAAGAACGGTAAATCCACTACCGTTCACAAAAAGGTCGAAACCGCCTCCACTTCGAGAGTTGGCAGCGCACCCATCTCTGCGCCCGCGACTCACAACATCGATGCATTGGCATTGGAGCGAGATCAGGCGGACAACCTTCTTGAAGATGTAGGTGAGAACATTGTGGTCAGCAACCACGGTGCGTTCCCCAATCGTCGCCCAACTGTCTCATTGACCGATATGAGTGATGGTGACGTAGCACGCGGTAACTGTTGGAGCATCGTCAATGAGTTGATTGAAGTAGCTGGTACCGACTACTTTGGTGACTATGTTGACGAATTGAACATGCACACCAAGGATGGTCTGAGTCACACCGGTCTTTTCGTCAAGAAAGGTGACAAAGAATATGTCGTTGACTATACCGCCCGTCAATTCGGTCAGCACCTTGATTTCCCGGTAGTGGCTCCGGTAGAAGAGTGGAAGTTACTCATCGAAAAGTCCTATGGTCAGCCTTTCGAATACACTCCGGCATCGGACGAAGACGATGATGAAGATTCATATGAATGGTATGACGAAGACTAGAACTTGATTACTCAGGCGCGATGGTCTAGCATTGAATTATGACTATTCGCATCTGGCTCGACGACCTCCGGGTTCCTGTCGATCACGACTGGGTCTCGGTTGATACCCTCGAAGAGACCGATGCGTTCTTTGATGCTCAGAAAAGCGCGCCTGAGGATCAGGACATTTGGGTTTGGGCAAAGACTTCCGCTTCTTGCATCGCTATCCTGGAGCAGTTCCAGAAGCGCGAAATCGAGTACAAAGAGATCAGCTTCGACCACGACCTCGGCGGTGATGACACTTCTCGCCCCGTCATGTACTGGATCATCGAGAACGAGTTCTTCCCCACTGATGTCGTGTACATTCATACCGCAAATCCAATCGGAAACGAGTACCTGACTGGCATGGCAAAACGGTACATGCCGGACCACATCAGAGTCCGCTGACGAAGCAGAAACACCCAGTTTCCGAACTTGGGTGTTTTCTGTTTTGTGGGTGCTACTCTTTCACCATGAACGCACAGCAGCCGACTTATGTACCGAATCCTGCTCGCGCGCTTGACCTTGTGGACATCCTCATCGCGGGCGACGAAAGCAGACTTCGCAGTGCCGCCGAACAGGCTTATGCAGCCGGTCGGTTGTACGATCTTGACCTTTCTTGCCTGGTCCTGATTCACGTCACATTGAATCACTCCGCTAATCTGGGGCATCTTTACGCACACTCCGCCGACACCTGGCGTGAAATTTTTGACATTGCTGCAAAGGGCAAGAACAGCATCGCTAATCGCTTCGAGATCAACCCTTCGTGGTTTGGTGAAGATGTGATCGGTTTCATGCAGAACTGCGTTCTTCCTGCTATTGGTACCGGAGCACCGCGAATTGCTGTTCCTACCGAACGCGGAGATGCAAAAGGCACTCCGTTTGACGAGGTATTCATTCATGTTGCTGCGAGCGCATTCTGTGCATTCTCAGTCTTGCAGGGTCTTGCGAGAACTTCTCCGCGATTTGGTAATCTCGCTGCGTTGGTGACCGAACTTAAGGACTACCTGTCGGTTGATGGTTACGCTGATGGTGAAGTAGACATCTTCACTGATGAGGAAACAAAGGCTGAGCTAGATGCCGAGACCTTTGGCGGTGTACTTGGTGCTCGCCGCGCTCGCAGGGCTGCTCGATTTAGCGAAAAGACTGCTTGATGGCTAGGCGGCAGGTTGTACCTAACCCCGTCTTCGCATTGGATTTGATTGAAAATCAGCTAAAATCGGAGACTCAAGGGTTGACGAAGATAGTGAATGAGCGTGTCCGTGAGGCTGATGACTTAGCCCTCATTGATGCCAGTGTTCTTTATGTCCTCAAAGCATTAGAGCAGCGCGTTCGAAAGTTCGCTAATATCCAGTTCTTCTCTGAAAACACATGGCGCGCAATCATTGGGTTCTCGCAGCAGGTCTCATTCATCACCCCCGAGCTAAATGCCGAATGGCTCCGCAGTGACATCGATGAATTTCTTTCCGATGTCGTTAGCCCCTGGCTGGGCGCAAGTAATCAAGAGCTTGTTCTTCCAGAGGACAGTCGAGAGCGCTACACCCCCAATGATGAGTATTTGATCCATGCTATGGCTGTAGTCAATGTAGGTCTTGGTTTTGTTCGTGGCGTTTCTGCGACAATCCCGAACTACGGCGACGTAACGGCTATCATGGGACGACTTCGTGAGTATTTCAGTTTGATGGAAGCTCGCGGCACCGATTACGAGCCGTTCTCGTGGGATGACGGCAGCTAAAGGAATGGTATCTTCGTGAGTTCAGCACTGTGGGAAATCGAAAACTCCCTACTTCTTCGTTCTGCGTTAGCTAATGATGACGCCACGAGCATCATTCGTTATGTCGCTCTGCATGAATTTGCCGCAGAAACATTCAAGGAGGAAGTGGATCCAACTCAGTTGGCGCATTCTGTTGCTCGCCTGAGTGCTGCTCTGAGTCTTCCAGAGGATACAGCCCCAGATTCCGAGGTTGGAAATATTCTCGGCACCCTCGATCCAATCATCGACATTCCTCGCGTCGCTTCAAACGTCAAGTACATATTCGATACCGTTGCAGGCGTCGAATCCGCCGTTACGGTGACTATCGCTAACGAAAATGACGTATTCGTATTCGCTCTCGCAACGGCTATTGCCACCTCATCAGTCATCACTGTAGCCGCCCGTATTCACGAAGCGGAACCTGATGCACTAGCCGATTCTCTGTTAGAAAAGTACCGTTTTATTCCTCCCAAGCCCCCGCTGTTTGAATACCACGAAGAGAACTTCTTCCCCTACTCCTATACATTCGATGTCGAGCGCGTCATCCGTTTGAACTCCGAGTTCGATGACCACAACATCGAAGCACTTCGTCACAAATCGTTTACCGGCACCAAAGACAACAACCTGCCTTTCAGTGATATGAGTCGAAGTCTTGCCGCGTTTGTCTGGGCTATCAATCGGACTATCGACTTGCACCGCGATGACACTTTTGTCTACGACTTCAATCGTATCGGCACCGAGCACATCGCTCGTATTGCCCGTTCCTGGGGAATCAAGGACATCGATGAACTTGAAGGCACTGTCGAGAGCATCATGAAGGGTATCGGTACCATCTATGACACCGATGAGAAGCTGTACAGCTATCCCGTCCCTAATGTCGAGTCTGACGAGTACGACAAATTCCGATACACCTTCAACGTAGCCACAGCAGCAATTGCTTCGGCTCACGTGTATCTTTTTGCCTCTAATTTCGACTCCACGCAAGATGGAGTGTATGGTGAGGTTCGTCGTACCATCAAGGAAGTGCAGAGTGACAGTGCTGAAAGCGCGTGAAGAATTACCATTGAACGCTGACCCCATCTTGGCGGTCGAAGCAATGGAGGCGCTCCATTCAGACAACATGACGGAACTCACGTCATTTGCCTTGGATCTCCACAATCTTGGTGCCGCCCAATTCTTTAGCGTTGGTGTGACTACGGTGAATTTCCTGACTATCAAGGAAATGGAGTTGCGGACGGGTAACCCGAACGCCTATCTTCAGAATGCCCTCACGTATATCCAAGCTCATGGTGTTGCCTTTGCGAATCACCACTCAGTCGATGCTCACGCCCTAAATCATGAAGTAGAACGCTATCTCAGCGAGACCCTCATGCCTGTACTTAATGGCGTGGGCAACCTTTCGCTAGACTTTCCCACTGACGCGCCAGAGCATACCCGACAGTATGTTCTTGCCTTGACCTATGTCACGTATGCCTTCTACATTACGGCTCACGGTTCGGTGACTGGCGGAGAGGTTTCGTTTAATGACCTGCGCAAACAGATTGAGTCTAAGACAGAGCAGTTCATTCAGACGCCCGAGAACAACCTCGTGGAAATGAATCCCGATGTCCCGCAAGAGCCACTCAATACGAGCCATTTTGGAATCATCAACCGTTCCAGTTTCCAGTCCCCGGCACATGAAGCAACATCAACCGTTGATGTAAGCATCCCGCTACAGCTATCCGCGTATTACTCCGATTCCAACAAAGACGCCATCAACGAAACGGTAGAGGATGTTGCCAGTGGCAAGTTAGACATCGAAGTCCTTCTCAAACCCACACTTCACTTTTGCCGAGCTATTCTCATTATCGTCTTCAATATGACAAGCCAAGCCGACCGCGATTCTTACATGGCTGCCGCTAATGCCAACATCACTAAATCGCGGATGGAGGGATTGGTGACTCATCGTTTCGGTGTCGAACAGAGGCATATTGATGTCGCCATTCAGAGTATTCTCATGACGCTGTCGTCTTTAATGATGAATCATGGCTCCTTCTATGAAGGCAACCTACCCGACCCTGACTCAGCCGAGTACCGTGAGACGGTATTCGCGTACATCGTTGGTCTCGGCATGGTTGCTGACGCCTATTCAGTGTTGGTTACCGGTCGTCTTGGTCTTTCCGAGAAAGAATTCGCGGAGAAACTGTACGAAGTTCTCAACTAGATAGGTTTGACTTTTTGATAGGTCTGGGATATTGTGTCGTCACTAACCACGAAGGACCAACCCATGAACTTCCCCGCAGCCAACACCACGTACATCTGGCGCATGAACGAGACCGATTTCGCTCTCGGTATTCTCGACTTTGCTTCTGACAACACTATTTCATTGGACAGATTCTCTTCCATTCGTGAGGTAGAAGGCGATATGGATACTGCTATCGCCACTGCCAAGAAGGAAAACCCAGAGTTTGCGGTTGAGGTCGTCACCGACGCTGGGGCTCTATCAATGATCGACCAGATGCACGCCGAAATCCGCGATATGGTCCTCGAAATCGGCTGATAGAGGAATACTTCCAAACTCTCAGACTGCGATGTCTGGTTGTGTAAGATGACCTTCCAAGGAAGGTTTAATCCATGAGTGAAGTACAGCAACTCCGAGACCAGTTAGAAGAGTTGGGTTTCACGGTTCTCAATGACGCCAATGAACAAAATGCAACTTTCGGCGTTCTACCCGTAGAGGCATGGGTGCGTTATACGCCTTATGCACTCATCCCAGTTCCTATGCGCGGCGATAGTGAGACCGAGCGTTCTTATACGACTCGTATTCACATTGCTGACGAGTCAGTCGAAGCGTTGTACGCACAAGCTGCTGGTCGTGATAGCGAATTCAGCATTCCTTCGTTTGATATTGAACCCGAACCAACCCCCGAGCCCGCATACGAAGAGACTCCCGAGCCTGATTACGACTCGGTTATCTACGATGACGAGCAGCCTGCCGTTATCGTCGTACCCGATTACATCACCGACCCTGACGACGATAATGATTACTACGCGTATATCCCTCCTGTAGTTGAACCAGAGCCGCAGCCGGAGCCGGAGCCAGAACCCATTGAAGAGCCCGTGGTTGAAGAAGCTCCTACTCCTGTCGAACCTGAAAAGTCAGAAACGAATGATTCGACCGAGTATGCTGAGGTGGATCGAGCAAAGCTCGTCGAATTGCGTTCACAGGTTCAATCCTTCATCGACACACTCGACGAAATTCTCGGTAAGTAACGGAGTCAGTTCCGTATGAAGCTAGGTGGAAAATACTGTGACCTTTGATCCTTTCGCTCCGACACCGGAGAATGACAAGAGCCAAGAGAAGAAGAACGTTTACGGCGATCTTCTGAATACTGATGGCAACCCGGAAGTAGATAAGAAGCCGAAGTTCGACCCTAACTACACCGGTCCTCAGTGGAACGAAGCACCTACTTCCGCACCATCTAAGCCCGCATCGGCACCTAATCCAGAATCACGTCCTGTGAGCGCACCTGAACCCAAGCCTGTGAGCGCACCGGTACCGGAATCTTCTGCTGCCAAGGAACAAGACAGCACCGATTCTGATGGTGCCGATAATGTCGATCCAAAAGACCACAAGGTTCTTCGGTCGAAGGCTGACCGTCAGCGCTCCGTAGCTGAGAGAAGTTCACTACCCAGCATCACACAGCGTGTTTCTGACGCTCGAAATCCTAAGAAGTTTCGACTTCTCATTGCGGCTATCGTTGTTAGTTTCCTCGTTATCGGCGGTGGTGCTGGTTACGGTGTCTATTACGCATTTAGCAACAAGTCCGATTCGCAGCAGATCCAGAACAACATCCTTAGTAAGGCAACAGTTCCTGGTCTTTCCGATGACCTCACCGCCAGTAAGATTCTCGCTGCGGCGCGAGTTGAGAAAGTCGAACCTATCTTGAATAAAGAAGCTGAGGCACTCTCGCAGGAAATTAGTGGATACGGTACATACAAAACCACTCCTGGTATCTCGACGCAATTATTGACACCTGATGGCACCAAGCTTCCTCTTTATGTCGCTTCATCCAAAACGTATGGAACTGACGCTAAGCTGACCAACGACCAGAAGCAGAGTATCATTGATACCGTCAACAAGTACGCCGTACCCAAGGGTTACACCAAGTTCGAGTTGGCAAGTGGAATCACGTTGGATAGCCCGCAGATTGTCGTCAGCGGAGCAAAGACTGCTAAAGATGGCTCGTTGGAGAGTTACAACGTCATCATCAACACCGCAGCACCGGCTACATCCAATTCCACTTCGGTTTCCACTTCGGGCATTTATATCTCCTTCTATTCGTCTCCTCACATCAAAACAGGTGACGATGCAAAATTCACGAAGTACATTGTCGATTCTTCCGACACTGCTAAGTGAGACGGCTACACTAACACCACAAGAACGAGCGGATAGGGTAGTAAGCGATGGCTTTTGAACCAACAGAGTCTATGAAGGCTAATGATTGGCTGAATGGAATCTTCAAGGAAGCTTTCGAACGGGGCGCTAGCGATATCTTCATCGACGCAGTGTATGACGCCCAGGGAGAAATCATGTCCTTGGAGCCAGAACTCCGAATTGATGGATGGAACATCAAGGAAGCTCCGCTTACTGATATCCGTGCTAGTCAGGTAATCGTCCTTATCAAGAACGAATCAGAAATGGGTACCTCGGCGCTTAATGCCCCCGAGGAAGGTCGATTCCCCTTCAAGTATGAAGGTGGAGCAAACAACCCCGAGGACGCAGAATCGCTCGACGTTCGTGTCACTATCTTCCCCACGGTTACTGGGGAGTTCATCTCGATGCGTATTCCTCCCGTAGGTGCGCTTCCTGAACTCAGTAGTCTCGGTATTTCTGAGTACAACATGGGTCGCTTGAAGCAGTTGCTCTCTCGACCTCAGGGTCTTATCGAACTTGCAGGACCGATGGGTTCTGGTAAGACGACCACTATGTACTCCGTCATGAAGGTTATCGGTGGAGAGCGTAGCTCGGTTGTCACTGTTGAAGACCCGAAGGAGCGTACGCTTGAAGGTGCCCGCCAGATGGTTATTAACCCTCGTGGTGGTATGACCTATGCTGCTGTTCTGAAGTCTCTACTCCGCGTTGTCATGGACGCCATGCTTATCGGTGAAATTCGAGACATGGACACCGCCTCTGCTGCCGTGAAGTTCGCTACTTCCGGCACCAAGGTTCTCTCGTCCATCCACTCGGGTGATCCTGTTTCGGCTATTGCTCGTACTATCGACCTTTCCGGTGCTGGTGTTATCGCTGCGATGGAAGCACTCAGCGGCATCATGTCACAGCGACTTATTCGTACATTCCACGACTTCTGCAAGGGTAAGGGTTGTGTTGGTTGTGAGGGTACCGGCTATAAGGGTCGTATGCCTGTTCACGAGGTTCTCATCAACAGTTCCAGCATCACCGACCTTATGCTTCGTGGTGCTCCACGTAATGAGGTCCACAAGGCTGCACGTGATGAAGGTATGATTTCCTTCCACGAAGATGCTGACCGTTTGCTCGAAGCGGGTCGTACCGATGTCAAACAGATCGAAGACTCGATTGGTTTCGATACCCGCGTACGTCCCAAGGTAGTAGACCTTTCTCCCGCAAGTGCGGATCATCGTCGTGAAGAGGAAGAGCAGGCTCGTCGAGTGCAGCAGGCTGCTATTACCGGTCGTGGTATTGCCGAAGAGCCTGAAGTACAGCGTCGCGTTCCTGCATCTGCTCCGGCACCTGCTTCCGCACCTCAGCCTCAGGGACAGCAGTCTGCTCCTACTCAGCCTCAGCGTCAGGGTGTTCAGCAGCCCCAGCAGGCTCCTGGTCAGCAGCGTCCCCAGGTCGCTCAGCGTCCGGTACAGCAGCCTACACAGAATGGTCAGCCCCAACAGCGACCAGTTGGTCAGCCTCAGACGACTCAGCAGCGTGCCGCTCAGCAAGGTGCTGGTGCACCTCCGCAGGGACACCTTCGTCCCGGTCAGCCTACACAGCCTGGTCGTCCTCAGCAGCGCCCCGCACAACCGCAGGGTCAACAGTCTCCAGTCAGTTCTCAGAAAGCGCCGCAAAGCGCTCCTGGTCAGGCTAAAATCAACCCACAACAGCCAGTGAAACCAGCCGACCCGCTGAACTGGCTTGAAGAAACCAAGTAAGGAAAGCTACCTACATGTCAGACGTAAATTGGGGCACGGGACCAGAAAAGACTCCTAACCCGCAGACTCCCCCTCAGGGACAGCCTATTCAGGGACGACCCGCGCCTATTCCTACGCAGGGTGAACAGCCTCTTCGCGGTTTCCCCACTGCTGCTCCCCAGGGTCAGCGTCCGGTACAGCCTCAGCAGGCTCCTGGTCAGCGCCCCGTACAGCCAGGTGCTCAGCGTCCGGTACAGCCACAGGTTCAGCCTGGCGCTGCCGTTCGTCCGCCCGCTCAGCAGGTAGGACAGCAGGCTCAGCGTCCCGCACAGCAGCCTGTACAGCAGCCTGTACAGCAGCCTGTACAGCAGCCTGTACAGCCTCAGCAGCGACCAGTCCAGCCTGGTTCTGCTCCGGCGCAGCAGGCTCAACAGGGTCAGTTCGCAACACCTCCAGCTAATCAGCAAGGTGCTGTCTCCATCTCCGGTGCCGCAATCATCGACAATACTCCCGAGGATGTCGAACCCGCCGAGATGATTCAGTCCAAGCCTGCCGCCCCTGAGAAGCCAGCTTGGTACAAGAAGATCGAAGCTCAGATTATGCTCTGGGCTGAGACCGGTGTTTCCGACATCCAGATGGTTTCCGACAACTATGTGTGGATCGTTGACGACGACAACCACCAGCCAACCTCTCTGTGGTTGACTCGTGAGGATATTCTTCTTCTCGCTGACTACTGGGTGCCTGAGAACAAGGCTCTCAATATCACTGGTGGAGCCAAGCACCTTGCCGAAGGGCATGAGGGTACACTTGAAACCGTGCAGACCCTCGGACGTTCGTTCGCGTCTGACTCCACGCAGTCATGGCGTTCACGTATCATCTTCCGTCGTCAGGAAAATGGTCTCGGTGTCACGATGCGACTCATTCCGCCGACCGTTCCTACGTTGGCTAAGTACCCTCAGCCTCAGCAGATCATGGATCTGTTGAAGGAGAACAACGGTCTCGTCATCGTTTCCGGTCCTACCGGTTCCGGTAAGACGACGCTTCTCGCCGCGCTTCTCAACGAGTACAACGAGAACAACCACCGTCACATGTACACCATCGAAGACCCGATTGAATTCGTGCACCTTCCCAAGAAGTCACTTGTCACTCAGCGTGAAGTCGGTCGTGACGTTGATGACTGGGCTGGTGGCATCATGGCTGCCGTTCGTTCAAAGGCTCAGGTAATCATGATTGGTGAGCTTCGTGAGCTTGACGCTATCGTCGCTGCTCTTGACGCAGCCAACAAGGGTCACCTTGTGTTTGCAACGTCTCACGCATCTTCGGCTGCTCAGTGTATCGAAGGTATCGTTGCTCAGTTCCCACCCGGACAGCAGAACCTTGTGCAGAACCGTATTGCTGAGGTCATCAAGTGTGTTATGGTCCAGCGTTTGGTTCCCGCAACCGATGGAAAGCTCATCGCAGTGCGTGAAATCATGCTTGACCACACCACGACGACTCCTAACATCCGTGCAGGAGACTTCAGCAAGCTCACAAACGCGCTAAAAGAGGAAGACGGGATGATTTCTTTCGAGCAATCTCTCTACTACCTTTACGAGGCAGGCAAGATTACTGAAGAAACCGCTCTGAAGTTTGCTAACATCAAGAACGATCTCGTCTTCAAGATTGACCGTCTCAAAGCGCGTAAGCGTGAAGCCGAATCCCGTCGCTAACAAGGAAACAAATACATGTCCGATAACGAATACTACGGCTACAAAGCGCCCAAAGCGCCGGAGCCGGTATATGAAGAGCCTACGGGTTCGGATGCTGACCTCAATTCCGATTCATTCGGTACGGGTGATGGCACCGATACGCCCTCTCGGCGTGGTCGAAAGACCAAGGAACCTCGTGGTAAGACTCCCCGTGAGCCAAAAGCACTACGCGAAAAGGCTCCGCGAGAGAAAGCTCCCCGTGTAGACAAGCGTGCTGAGGCTGCTGCTCGCAAGCAGGAAGCCAAAGATCGTGCTGAGGCTCGTAAGGCTCATGCTGCTGAATCCAAGCGTGGCGGTAAGAATCTTCGTGAATCTACCCCAGATGTCCAGACGAGTGAGGAAATCAACAGCCCGTTTGATGAGAGCGGTGCCGGTTTCGGCTCCACCGCTGGTTCTTCTGGATACAACGACGATGCACCGACGCAGGCGTACAACCCTAACTTCGATTCCGTTCTTTCGGGCGAACCTGACCTTGATGGTTACGGCGTTCTCCGTGATATCGACTACTCCAACGCTTCGACCGTCAAGGACGAGACCAGTGTTGAAGAGCTAGCTGATGAGGAATACAGCAAGGTTGACGACGCTCCCGCCAAGGGCAAGGGTCGCGGACGCGCGCGTGGTAAGAAGCCTGTTACGAAGCGTAGCGATAAGAACGCCAGTATCAAGCCTTCTGTTGCCAGGCGTGACAGTAAGAAGAACTCCGCTTCTCGTAAGAAGGGTGGAAAGTCCGTACCTGACGATGCTATCAGCGCAATGCGTGGTGTCCCGCTCACTAAGAAGCAGCGTAAAGACGCTAAGAAGATCGACCCCGTACAGGCTGCGAAGTGTTTCCGTCAGCTTGCATTGATGATGCAGGTATCCCGAGACGAAATCGGTCCTATCCGTCGTATTGCTGAGCAGTATAAGGGTAGCCCTATCGGTACTGTTTTCGCTAAGGTCTCCACCGACATGGCTGACAACAACATTTCGTTCTCTGCTGCATTCGATAAGCACGGTAAGGTTCTTCCTCAGGTCGTCGTCAGCCTTGTTTCCGTTGGTGCTCGCGCCGGTAAGGAATCTGAGGCTCTCGTCAAGGCTGCAACCATCATTCAAGACAATGCCAAGACTGGTAAGCAGGTCAAGTCGGCTCTTTCCGAGCCTTTGTTCACGCTTATCTTGACCGTGTTGTTCCTATTCGTTGTTCTGTTCGGTATCATCCCTCAGTTCAAGGTCGTGTTCGATACTCTCGGCAAGCCCCTTCCGTTGCTCTCCCAGATTCTGGTGAATGTGTCTACGGTGGTAGGTTATCTGACGGGTGTTGTTGCGGTAATTGTCATAGCGTGGCTGATTTACTGGAACCAAAAGGGTCGAGATAATGAGGATCTCCGCGTGAAGATCGATACGTGGAAGCTGAATATGAAGCCTCACATCTTCGCTGACCTCATGCAGGTTTCGCAGATGTCTCAGGTGTTCGGTAACCTCCACACGCTCCGAGAGATCAACATGTCTGAGCGTGACTCACTGATTACCACGGCTCGTTCTACGTCCAACTGGGCTATCCGCCGTCACTTGCTACAGCACGTAGACTTGATGGATAAGGGTGAAGCTCGATTCAAGGAGCTTGCCAATAACAAGCAACTGTTCCCCATTGACGCGGCATATACACTCATCGTTGGTGAGGATGCCGGTCAGGGTACGCAGACTATCGGAATGATGGCTGAGACCTATAAGGAAGAGTCTGAGCTATCAGCCGCGCAGTTGGTTGTGGCTATTGGACCTATCGCTAACGGTGCGGTCGGTTTGGTCTACATGTTGGTCATGCTCGCGTCCTACCTTCCGGTGTTCGAGATGTACACCAGTATTGGTTCTGTCAACAGCTAATACCTGCTTCAAACGCTTGATTGACGCTGTTCGAGATGATATCGTTTCTCGACCAGCGCCAATTGGCATTTAAAAGAGGACATCAGCAATGCATTTAATGGAACTTTACGACAACGACGTATACCTCGGAGCAGGTCTCGCTGCGGTATTCGCTCTCCTGCTCATGGTATTCCTCCCCCGGCTCATGGGGGCTGACGTAAAGCCTCTGAGTGAAACACCTGGCTACTTCTACTGGTTGGCACCGCTCCTAGCTGCTATTACCGCTGGACTGTTGCAGTTGGTGGACAACGGAAATCAACTCACCATCATCACATGGAGTATTGTCGCTGGTATCGGTGCGGTAGCAACCCTGACAGACTTCAAGGACCACCGAGTACCAAACATTCTGGCGTACAACCACTTCGTTCTGGTTATCGTCGCTGTTCTCGCCAATGCATTCGTCAACAACGAAGTAGGCAACCTTGTCTGGGCTGGTGTCGCTCTGGGTGGGGCTGCAATCCTCACGTTCCTCGGCGTGACGTTGCTGAAAGTCGGTGTTGGTGACTTCAAGTACATCCCCGTTATCGCCGCCGCATTAGGATTTATCAGTCCGTGGCTTGCGCTCGGGTGGATCATTACGGCATACTTGCTCAACTTCGTGTTCGTCATCATTGCGTTCGTGTTCCACAACACGGAGAAGAACGGTCCTCGTTCGAAAGCAATGGCTCCAATGATCCCTCCCTTCTACTTCGCTCTGTGGGCACTTGTGCCTGTCATTAGCTGGGGTATGATTCAGGCACTAGCGTAAAGGAAGCACACATGTTCAAAGGCAAGCGCTCTACTCACGAAGATATGCTCGAACTCATGCGAGGTGGACTCACCTCCATCGATGATTTGGACGAAACTGTCTCATATATACGAAACGGGTTCGCTCTAGCAGGTGTCGCACTCGTTATTGCGGGTGGCATTGCAGTGTCATTCCCGTGGTATTTGGCGAATTACTGGCACTAAAACGCAATTTTGCCCCCATTTCAGGCTAATGTCCCCTGAAATGGGGGCTTGTTGTAACCCAAAACTTTTCTATAATGCATCGATTTTTCAAAATTGACTCTTGACATCCGTACAATTGTGTACTAGCCGCTCGTAAAGAGTAGTTACCCAAGTCCATAGGGGGCTTAGGGGATTACCCTCCAAAAGGAAAACCAAATGCTTAACATCAAGTCTCTCGACCTTCGCTCGGATGCCGCTGAAAACTCGATCATGCAGACCATCACGATTGCTGTTTCTGCAATCTTGATCGCTGCCGGTCTTGTCACTGCTCCTGGTCTCATCAACAACGCTCGTGACAACAACGCCACGACCGACCTCGCCAACATCGCCTACGGTGAAGAGTTCAACCTCGCCAACACCGGTACTTATGCAGCCGACCTTGCTACGCTTCAGTCCAACGCTAACGCAGCAATCGCTGACGGCGGTTCTGGTCCTAAGATCACCGTTTCTGGTGGAACCTGGGACAGCGTAAAGGTCGCTGCTGACGCCAAGAGCTACACGCTCTACGCAGTCTCACAGTCCGGTAACGTCTTCTCGCGTACCTCTGACAGTGGTGCAACCACCAAGGTTGGAACCTTCTCCTTCACTGGTACCGGTTCTGCCAAGGCTCTCGGCACCTTCACTGGTACCGGAACCCTCGTTGCTGGCGACTTCACCAAGAACTAAGTCTAGCTTTTAGCTAAACAAAGCTCTACACCACGAACTCCCCTTCCGAAAGGTTGGGGAGTTCGTCATTTAACCAAACAAGACTAGACCCATTTCATTCGGAAAACTAAATGGGTCTAGTAAGATACAGATACCTTCACACTAGGACAACCGGTGCAACTTTTTTCACACTTCAAGAAATGGTCGCGTATTGATTCCGCCGAGAACTCAATCATGCAGACCATCACGATTGCTGTTTCAGCGATCACTATTGCCGCTGGTATTACTTCTATGCCAAACATCGTGAACGCTCAGCGTGACAATAAGGTTCGTGTTGATTTGGGTGAAGTTGCCGCAGGCGAGGATTATTACAACACCGGGACCGGAACCTACACTACCGTATTGTCCTCCATCTCCGGTAAGACCGGTACAGGCGGAACTAAGATCAATCTTACCCCCAACACTTGGACGCTAATCAAGCAGACATCTACTACAGGATATGGCGTTCTCGGTGTCTCTCAAAATGGCAATGTATACGTCATCAACGGAAGCAACAAGACTCCATTGTGGGTGGGCACAGTCACTTTCAACGGAAACATCTCCGCAACCAAGACCATCAAGTCCGGTAGTTTCAAGTTGCGCACTACTGGTCCTTCCGCCCCTCAAATCGCCCAAATGATGAGCGATAGTGGTTTTACGACAACTGATGCGCAGACAGCGGTCCGTAACAAGTAGTGATTGCCCTGCATTACCCGCATTTTTCACTTCTCGTCTCGTCCATCTGAGATAATGAAGCACATCCCTGCCAGGAAAGACCGAATGAAGCAATCAGCTACCCACACGCCTAAGACGCATCAGCGGAGGTTTATCGACATCCTCCGTGGTTTCATGCGCGATGATCGAGGTGACACGCCAATTCAGGTAATGATTGGTGCGTTCATCGCTATCCTTCTCATCGTCCCTTCGATGACGTTCTTTGTGAACTTCCTCGCTACCACTTCGGTTACTGCTGTAGATGCAGAACGTTCCAAGGATATGCGTGCGTGGTCTATTGACGAGTTCGAAACAAAGCCTTGGGATGAGGTTCTTGCAACGTTCAAGTCCAACAAGATCGAGACCGGCGATGTCGCTACCAAGTTCAATTTCGGTATCAAGTACGCTGTTGACAACGTAGATGCTTCCGGTGGATATGTCGTCAAGCTTGTTGCGCCTCAGGCAAACGTGGATAACGCTACTTGTAACGACCCTCGCGCACACAAGACCAACGTTTGCTTGTACTACCAATACACCAAAACCCCTACACTTTCCGAAGGTCTTCCGCCAACGTGGAACGGCATGAACTACGGTAACGCTGATCTTCAGCCCGCCAGCGGAACTACTTCTCCCGCTCTTGCTGTCACCACGAACCGCACCATCAACGTCGGTACCTTCAATGGCTGCTCGGCTCTCACCCCTGACAAAATGCGTATCTCCTTCAAGTGGGTAAGCACGAACGGTATCCGTCCTACTTCGGTCCAGCACTTGGTTATCGGCGGGAAACTCTATGAGACCATTCCGCTGTCGTCGTCCTCTTCCAGTAACACTCTCTGGTATGCAGCGACCATCAACAAGCCTCAGGCATCTACGTGTTACAGCGCAGAGCAGGTTCGTATTGTTGTTGACAATGGTGCCAAGGGTACACTGAGCGACCTTTACGTCTCGCCTCTTCTCAACCAGTGCACGGCTACCGCAACCGACTCGAACTCCTGTGTCGCTGCCGGTAACGACACTTCCGACGCCAACATCCCGAACATCGTCTCGAACCCTGTATGGGCAACTGACGGTCTTACGTGGTACTTCAGCTTCGACAGCCCCCTCACGGGTACCGCTGTTTCCAAGTACCAGATTCGTGGTACGGGAACCGAGTCCTCTTGTAACACCAATGTCACCATCATCAACGAAGGTAACGCCAGCAACGGCACAGACAACGTATTCAAAATCGGTAGCTTCAACAGCCTTGCCGATTTGAAGAAGGCGGCTTGTGATCGTTACTATGTCACGTCGCTCGGTACCAATGGCTACAACAGCGCCGAGGTCAACTTCACTTCCGCGAACATCACCAAGGTTGTCAATGTCGATGGTTCCGGTTCCTCTGCCGCTCCTGCTACCCCCACCACTCCGGTTCTTTCTTCGACCGCAACTGGAACCAAGTGGTCGCTCAAGTTCAGCGAAGCCAACATCAGTACCATTGACCACTTCAACGTCACTGGTAAAGGCACCAACGCCAAGTGTGTGACGACTCAGCAGAGCGTCAACCCTGTGGCAACGAGCGGAAACATCTACTCGTTGGGTACATTTACCAATGAAGCCGCCATGCGTGCCGGTACATGTGATAGTTTCAAGGTTGTCGCCGTTGGAAACAACGGACAGACGAGCAACCCTGTGACATTCACCACTGCCAGTATCACTAATGTCGAAAATCTCTAAGGAAGGAGACGGACAATGCTAATCAAACTCAACGATTCCATGCGCAAGTTCTGGCGCATGGACCGCTCTTCATGGGGAAAGTTCCTACGCGGAGATCGTGCGTCGATGACGCAGGTCATGCTCATCAGCTTGATGATTCCCACGACCATTGCGCTCATTGTCTCCACGGCATTGACTCAGTTGTTCGTGCAATACCAGGATAACCGCAAGACGAATATGACTTCGGCTACCCAGGTTGCTTCCGCGTACCTTCTGAATGACATCAACACTAAGTTGCCGTCACGATACGCCGCAATGACTCCTGCCCAGCTAAAGGCTGAGACTGCTGAGACCATCTCGACCGTGAATGCGACCACCTATGCAAAAACGTTCAACGTTGATGCCAACGGTTGGATTACGGCTACTTTCGCGGTCAACCTTACTGGTAGTCCCGGTGATCCAGGAACCTACTCTGTGCAGTACCGCCCTACTTCGGCAACTGTCTTCAAGGGTTTCGACCCGACTACCAAGCGTCCCCTCTGGTCTTTCACCAGCGGTTCGACTGATGCCACTAAGTCTTTGACTCCTCTCGGTCTTTATGAGCAGGTTCCGACCGTTTCATCTGTTGGCGATTACCCGACCATCAACCGTCCCGGTGTGAAGGCTTCGGCTCCGTTGAATCTTCGTATTCTGCGTTCCAAGCAGTTCGGTCAGGTTCTGGCATGGGACAAGCCCGCTAACGCCGCCGACTCGCTTCTCACCGGATACCGTGTTGACTCCACCAAGAACACGGCTTGCTACAACCTCGCGCCAGAAACCGGTACGGACGTATACGCTGACGGTTATATTACGCTTACCAAGGATTACAATTCCACCGATGTCTCGTCATGGAAATGTGGTTCTTCTGATCCTACCAACCGTGTATCCGTTCGCGGTATTGGTATCGCCGGTACCGGTGTTGCCGCATTCGTTGACTTGAAGACTGTTGTCACCTATGACTTGGACAACCTCAAGCCTTCCGTTCCCGCTAACGTGACATATGCCAAGACTGGTGCAAGTGACGTTCTTAGTTGGGACAACCAGACCTGTAACTTCGGTTACAACATCCAGTTCCGCGTCTCTAAGACCCGTCAAGCTAATGTCACTGGTAACTACGGAATTACTGCCGACTGGTCCAACTACGTTGCTTCCGGTGGTCGTTACAGCTTCGTCATCCCTGCCACGAATGTCACCGCTGGTGGTACGAATGGTTGGAAGGTCGAGGCTCGCTGTCTCAACAATACTTTTGGTGCATCCGACAGTAGTGGTCTTTCCAACGAAGCTACAACTGTTTCGCCAATCACGACCACTCCTAATCTCGCTAATGCGAAAATTAGTGGAACGACCAACTTCGGTACCGCTTCATGGTCCGCAGTCACTAACTGTGTCGCACCCGCCGTCGCTCAGTACCGCGTTTCGTACACCTTGCAGAATGGCGTAGCTGCTGATGATGTCATCAAGGACTGGGGTGTCAATTACACGTCCGTTGGTGTCACAAGTAAGATCGGTACCAAGGCTGCTGTCGAGGTAGATGCGCGATGTGCTGCTGCCAATGGTGGTTCGGCATTGTATGGTCCGACCGCGACCGATACTTCCGACCCGTGGCTTGCAGCAGTCGGTGCTCCTACCGGAACACTGTCATTGACTGACAATAACGTCAATGTCGTTACCTACAAGGGTATGACTTGTGCTGCTGGTTCTACCATTCAGTATTACGTCACTCAGACCGTGACCAACGGTAGTGCTTCGGCAACTGTTCTTCAGAACTGGGGTGCAGCCGGTACCGATACCGCAACCACATCTCAGGGTGGAAATCAAACAGTAACCGCCAAGGCTCGTTGTGCTGTTGGTACCGTCTACTCGGCAAATAGCGCTACGGCAACTACGTCATGGACACGACCGGTCAGCGCTCCCGCATGGACCAAATATCCTGGTCTTTCGGGCTACCGTACATTCTCGTGGGCAGCTAGCTGTTCCGCAGGAACCGTTCAGTACCAGTTTGATGTCTACATCCAAGGCGGTGCTAAGCACGTCACTGGTGGATGGAACGGAACGACCCAGATTAACGATTCCAACTTCGGCGGTGTCGGTTGGGGTTCTTACGGTGGAACAATTCAAGCTCGTTGTAACGTGAGTGGTGTAGTATCACCTGCCATCGTCGGTTCATCGAACGGCTAATCAGAAAGATGACAATGAAGAAAATCGCCAAAGTAGCTCCATTGATTGGGCTAGCTCTTGCTGGCTCCCTCCTGCTAGCTGGCTGTACCAACAATGACAACACTCCCAAGCCAAGCTCCACCACGGCGGCGGCTGTCGATAAGGCTGCCGTCACCGATACTAAGGCTCCAGTGGATAAGTCAGCACTGAGCTTCGGCACCTCACCAAAAATTACGGTGGCACCTACGTGGTCGGCTGTAAAGGCGGTTCCTGCTGGTTGGGTCGCAACACCCACCGATGCTGCGGCAGAGGCTGATTCCAAGGCTCAGGGCTTCCCCATTCCTGCACAACCGTTCTTCAACAAGGCAAACACCGCCGAGGTGTCTGTCATTACCGGTTTCGACCCGACGACTGACACGGGTCGTGGTGAGCTTTATCTGTCGCAGGATTACCTTTACTCACAGTTTGATGGTGACGGCACGGCAGTGAAAATTTCTGAACCTCAGGTTGTGAAGTTGAAGACCGCAGATGGCACCATTGATGCATTCGGTGTGTACTTCGAAGGCAAAGACATCGCTCCCTTCAAGGGTGATGTCAAGGGCTTCCGTGTTGTTCGTGTATTCGACACCACGGTGCCAACCAACTTCAAGCAGGTTGCTGGTCAGACAAATCAGGTGAACGGTCTTCCTGTTCTCAGTCTCACCTACGTGGCTCAGGCTGCTGACTTCAAGAAGATCTCCGAGGATGGCAGTCCTCTGGAACTCTTCACTGCTAACTTGAAGTAAGCGTTTAGCCTTTGGACTGTAACCAGTTCAACACAATGCCCGTCGTCTTCGTGATGGCGGGCATTTCTGTGGAGTAGGCGTGAGTGAGTTGAAGCAGGTTCGGGTGGGTCAGGTCGAGGTTGGTAAGTTTCTTCGACTCGCGGATGCGGACAACGAGGTATCCGGCATCGAGAAACAGTTGCGTATTTAGGGTGTCCCTGGCGGCGTTCTTAGGGATTTTGTGGAAGCGTTGACCGTCATACTCGATAATGATTGGTCGGTCGTTGTAGGTACCAATGATGTCTACTTGGATGGGTTTGCTAGCACCGGGCACGGTTACTTTGTGGAGGTGATCGGTGTTGATGGTCTGGAAGTGTTTAGCGAACTCATCACGGAAGACTTCTTCGGCTTTAGAGGTGCCGGGTGAGGGGTTGCATTTGGGGCAGCCTGACGGATTCGTTTTGCTACTTCTGGCGTTAAGCGAAATTTTCCATTCGTGTGAGTTCTTGCAGATCCACCAATACTTGACGTGGGTGCCGAACAAAACCTCTAATGGAGAGAGTTCGTTCTTGGGAGACCATTCGGGCACGAGATGCGGAAGTCTGGTTGCGATGTCGTTGAAACCAATAAGAAGTACGCGGTTGGAACAGGTAGGACACCGGTTGCCACCGATGGTTAGCGCATATACCATAGTCGTCCATTCATGCCCTAATTCGCATTCCCAAATAAACTTCTTGTTGCTACCCCTAACAACTTCAGTTACCTTTGTGGTGTTCTTTGCTGACCAGAATTTAGCCACATCGGGGTCTGTTGTTGCTAGATCGTTGTAGCCAACGTAAGCAGACAAACCTCGGCAAACTCCGCATCCAGTTCCTTGCAACGCTCGGCTAGCAATGCAAGCGAAGTAGTCATGACCAACCTTGCAGTCCCACCACACCTTGACCAATGAGCCAGGCTTTACTTGGGAGGGCAGAAGCTCATTTTTAGCCGACCAGTCTTTGGCAACGTCGGGGTAAAGAGTCTCTAAATCAGTTTCTCCAGGAATAACTCGATGACCGGAACAATAAGGGCAGCCGTTACCGAGGTGAATGCGATTAGCAATTTTGGCAGCCCATCGGTGACCTCGACCGCACTCCCAATTGACAGTCCCTTTTGCTCCAATTCTAATTTCCAGCAAGGGCACTTCGTTATCTAGACGATACTGATCGACCAAATGGGCATGCTGAGTATTGATTCGACAGTAGTCAATTAGAAGCACGAGCGGTTTATACCACTCGAAGCTCCGATTTCGCTGTGAATGTCATCCGTGAACGATATAATCCAAGGGTAGCTATCTGTAGATACACCTTTGACCCATCCCAAAAGGAAAAACCATATGTTCACTGAACTTCGCAAGCGTCTTGTCTTTGCGCACCGCAATGATAGAGGTGAAAGTAGTATAATGGTAATTATATCACAACAATTATCACTTCTCGTTTTGGCGGCACTTGCCGGACTTATGTTCATCCTTATTACCGGTGGCACCAAGATTCAAGCTGAAAATTCGGCTCAAACGGAACTTCGTGTAGCCAACCGAGCATTCCTTTCCGATGTCGATAACGCATCAACTATCTTCGTTCAAGATGACACGAAGATGACTCTATCGAGCACTAATTTCTTGAAAGACCCCACGGACGCAACGAAATACCTCTGTCGTTCAAGCTCGTGGTACATCGCCCCTGCTTCGGCTGATGTCAAGAAGGCTCGTAATGACAACACCTTGATGTCCCTCCACAACGACATCACAATTCACAAGACCGCTTCCTGCGCCAGCCCTGCTTCCTCTACGCAGGCTCGTACCGCAGTAACTGCAATTGCTCAGGATGCTACGTTCCTCTACAAGAACATTGCAGGCGTGCCGCTCAACTTCTCCAACGGTATTGTCACCAACTTCCAGAGCATTGACGCCAACAATGACGGCACCCTCTCGACCGCCGAGATCAACAACTTCCGTACCGCCAACAACGTTGACTCTTGGTACACCGATGATGAGGCAATGCGCGAGACTCCTAAGGTTATCGACGCGAAGATGACTGCTGTTCTCCCCATCACCGAGAACAACGTCGCAGAGTTCAAGGCAACTACCAACGATGCCGAGACCGAGCTTGTTGGTAATGACACCAACGTCACCGACCCTGGTGGAGAGCAGACTCGTTGGATTCCTAACGCTGTCAGCACCCCAATCCTCGCTCGTTCGACCACGACCGGTCCTGTTGTCGGTGGCGTTCACGAAGGCATCCAGATTTCCTGGGCACCTCGTCCTGCCGCTGAGTGTGCCCCTACCCAGAAGCTCACTTACTCGTGGATTCTGACGAACCTCCGTACCAAGCATGTCTCTTCCGGTCAGACGACGGCGAACAATGTCACTGTTCAGACGAGCACTGGTCCTGCTGAAGTATGGAACGGTGGAAAGTATTCTGCTTCTGTCGCTGCTCGTTGTAACGACATCGACGGTCAGAGCCCGACTACAACTGTTCCTTCTTATACCTTGCCACTTCCTGATGTGCAGATTCATAACACTACTTCCAATGCTGCTGAAACCAGCACGGTTGTTTCTTGGGACAAGGCTTCCTCTGACCCCACGACGAAGTACACCGTCACCTACACCCCTGCTAAGGTGTCCAATAGCTACAAGTTGGACAAGAGTGCTACCCCCGATGTGTACCGTTACTATTCGACAGCTAATGAGCCTACTGCGAACATCTCAGGTGCTCCTACCTCCGCGTTGACGATTACTCACACAAAAAATAAGGTCACTCCTGGGTTCCCTGACATCTACTACGTCCGTGCGTCCACAACAGATAGTCCGAACACTGGTGGTGACCGTTCCGCTGCCAACTACATCTACCGCTCGGATGAAACCGCCCACCCGAACATCAATGCCATTGATGCGAACAACGCTACCTGGGTTGGTTCTGCCTGTGCTACTGGAAACACCAAGCTCTACCGCTCGGACGACTCCAATACTTACGGTGGTAAAAATACGACTGTGTTGACTGGTTCTAACGGTACCGGTGGCGCTACAGGTACCAACCGTAACTACGGAACCATCAATCAGGGTTCCAAGGTGTGGGTCCGTGTCGATCAGCGTTGTAAGACCATCTACACGGATGCTCCTACGAACAACCAGTCGGCTGCAAGTCTTAGCCCTTGGGGTGCAGATGAGACCGCTTCCTACGTTCGACCAATTAGCGTTCCCGCTCGTCCCACCAACCCTACTAACGTCTACGTTGGACACGGTAATGGTTCGAACGCTCAGACCGCATGGAACGCTGTTGCTTGCCCCACCGGCACCAACATCTCCTACGGTCACCGTTACGCTCGCGTGAACTCAAACAACGGTTCCTTCGGAGCTACTGAGATCACTGCTACCCGCCGTACGATTGCTCACAATGAAGGTCCGGGTGGCTTCTACGTCTGGGCTGTCTTTGCTAAGTGTTCTTCGAGTGCTTCTGGAACCAACTTGCATGCTCAGAGTGGCGACGCTTCGAACTCGTACTACACGGACGTTCCCAACCCGACCCGTGCACCTGCTATCACGCGTAGCGTTGCCAGTACCCCAATCAACACTTCGGGTACCGTTTACGCCTCTGCGGGTGGTTGTGTCGCTAACACCGTCTGGTCTTGGAACAGCAACCCCGCTGGAACCTACAGCTACTCCACCAACGGAACTCGTACCTACTATGGTACCGGTCACTGCTTGGGTGCTAACGGTCGCACCTCGCCGGGTACGTCGTCTGACAACACCAACATCACGTGGTACACCCCAGCACCTAGCACTCCTGGTTCTGCTGGCGGAGTTTACGTTATGACTTGTCAGAACGATGGAAGCCGCAGCGGATTCTCCGGTACTGCTAACTGGAGCGCATCGTCATACGCAACTAGCTACACCGTTACTATCTACTACAAGAACCGCGCTGGTGGTACTTCAAGCCTGAGCTACACCACCTCGGGTACGAGTGAGTCGTTCGGTACCGGTTCTAGTGCTGGTGGTCCTAATGCGACCGTTTCGGTTACTGCTCATGGTCCTGGTGGTACTTCTGGAACAGTTAGCAATTCACTAACTCTCATTGCCGGTGGTTGTCAGTAAATTGTCAAAATAAACCGCCCCACGAGGTTGACTCGTGGGGCGGTTTATTGCTAGAGTTGTAGCAGGCGAGGGACCGCTTGGAACTGGTCCAGACTAGCCGAAAGTTACAACTGCATAGTCACTGCTACCCTGGGTGTAAGCCTGCACTGCGGCGAGAGCAGCAGCCTCAGATCCGAAGCCATTGAGCGTTCCCGCATCGATAGAAGTCTCGGAAACGAACCAGCCATGACCAGCGGGCGAAGGTCCGCTGTAGACAGCAATGATGGTCTTGCCGGTCTTGTCCTCCTGGTCGGAAATTGACTGAAGGAAGCCGTCCACGTACTGACCGTTAGTGCTCATAGAAGCGGAACGGTAAGTGTTAGCGGCAGGAGCAATGGCGTTGGTCACAGCAGCCTGAACGGTTGCCGGAAGAGCGCCACCCTCGGGAATCTTGACGATGCTGCCGTCAGGCATGTGGTAGTTGCTCTTGTTGATCTGCTCCTGCTCCCAGACCGAAATCTCACCGTCGCCATCGAGGTCGCCGTCGAGCTTCTTCGGCGCAGCCGGAGCGGTGGACACCTCGGGGATGGAGATGACCTCGTTCGAAGTCTTGGTAGCTGCGTCGTGGTTCTGCGCCTTGATGATCTTGCTGGAACCCGCGACGTTGCTGATGCCGGTGTCGATGCTGTGGATTCCTACAACCGCGACAGACGCGATGAGTCCAGCACCGACGATGCTGCTGAGTGCGGTAACGAAAATCTTCTTGTTCTTGTTCACGGTGTGGACCCTTTCTCGGAGCCTGTCTACAAACCTTGTAGAACGTCTACAACTACTGTAACAAAGAGTTTGTAGGATGTCAACAACGAGTTTCCATTAATCTTTGTAGGGTCTGCACAAACCCCTTAGATCCCCGTGTTTATAAGGAAGTTGCTCATACACTGACCCACCGACAAACGGCGTGTCGCGAGGAAATCAAACAAATTTGTAGAGATCCTCGAAAAAACGAAACGGCTAAAAACTGCGTGCTATCGTGTCACTTGTTCAGCACCACAGTGGGTGGTATGAATACCAACTACTACCTAGAAAGAGGAATCACAATGGGTGCAATTCTCGGAGTCCTTTCAAGTCTGTCCTTCTTGGGCTACCCAATCATCGGTTTGGGTCTCGTCGCTATCATCCTTGGTGTCGTTCTCAACGTCGTACAGAAGCGTGTTGAAGCCGAAACTGACGAGGATGACCCGGATGACGATCCCGATGTACGTCGCATCAGCGGCTTCCGTAAGCTCTCGCTTTGGGGCGGTCTGGTTCTCGCAATTCTTGGTGCTGTGTTCCTTAGTGCACCTCAGTGGGCAACCATTCTCTAAGCGTCAACTGCAACGTTTGTAACATCAAGTCAGGCTCTTACTTTTCGGTGAGAGCCTGACTTGTTTGTATATTCCCCACAATCGGCTATGCTGTCCGCATGAGAATGACTCCGCGCATGATTGTCCTTGCGCTTACCGCCGCCGCAACCATCATGGTGCTGTCTTTGGCTGCCATCGGCGCGCAGCTTGCCGCTAAGACCGCTGTAGCTCAGCACAAGACTTCGCACAGCACATCGGCACCTCATGTCACCCAATCTTCTAAGCCTTCCACACAGCCTTCTGTGGCTCCGGCTAGTGATGATGCGATCCGCGCGGTTTATTCGAACTCCTTTTTGGTATCGCAGTTATCCAGTGGTGGTTCCGAGCCGGTATTCTTCATCACTATCGGTACCGATGACAACGACATCACTTCCGCTGCTATCAATGTAGGGCTGAAGAAGTTGAAGGCGCTGTCTGGTGTGGATAACGTCACTTTGGTGTTTACCTACAAAGACAATCCGTATGACACCAAGGCGCTCGCTAAGCTTGTCCCTCACTCTACGGCTGAGGAAAATCAGTTGATTGTAGACCTTCGCTGAAACGACTTGGCAGCTAGTTCACCGTGCTAGTATCTGGACACATTCCAAAGAACTCGGAGGACTCGTTGTGGCTCTTATAAGTAAGAAATCATCAGACGACAAGCAGCCAGCAAAGAAGCGTACGACGAAACCCGCGACTCGTAAAAGGGGAGCGGCGACCAAGAAAGTTGCTTCTATTGCCGATGTCAACAAGGCTACTTCGGCGGTTCAGGAAGAACCCACGGATCAGCCGGTAGTTCAGAAGATTCGCACCAAGAAGCCCGAGGTCGAAAGTCTCACTGGCGATAAGAAGACGGCATACGATCACTTCTCCACAAAGACGCATTCTGAGGATGCTGCCGAGCAGCGCAAGAAGTCCGCTAGTTCGACTGAGGTTGATGAGTACGCTGATGCCTATGATGTCGGTGTTATCTATGCCGACGAGAACGACCGCGAGTTCTACTATGACGAGTATGGCGCTCAGCACTTCGCTGATGAAGTAGTTCCGTCGCCTGAGATTCCTGAGTCATTTGAGGAAGCTCGAAACAGTGAGTCACGCGAACGATTCCGCAAAGAGGCTGAGCAGGTCCGCAAAGAGCGCGCAGAAAGTGTCGAAGCAAACTTCGATTCCGTCATATCCGATCCTCGGAATACCCAGGGCGGATTCGGTGGCAGTAGCGGCGGTGGGTACCCTAGTAACGGTAACCAAAGTTCAGGTGATAATGGCTACGCCGGTAATGGTCAGGGATATAACCCCGGCCCTGCTGACAACAACGGGTTCAATCCCCAGCCATCTCAGCCTAATGTCGGCGCTCCTACTGGATTCGGTCAGAGCGATGGTCAGGGCTTTCCAATTACCGGTGGTGTCTTTGATGAGGGCTTCAACCCCAATGCTTCGCGTCGTCCACAGGGCGGCTCTAACAGAGGCGTGACTCATGCTGTTGGTACGGATACGGTGAATCTCTCCAATGCCGAGCATGTGGATAACCCGTACCTTGAAGGTTCAGAAATCATTAATGATCAGATTGACCAGGGGACGGTAGCGGAGAACTTCCCATCCATCGCAACCACCATCGCTTCTTTGGTGAACTCATCTAAGCGCCCAGATGAAATTACGAGAACGCTGCTTGGTTACTTGCAGACCACTCTTGCTGGTGAAGGTATCGATGCCACCATCAAGCTTCTTGGTACTGAGAACATCTACGCTCCCCTTCTTGTTTCAGCATTGTCCTATAACTTGCAGCAGCGTCAGATTGATGCCGTTCGTCTTCGAGATCTTTGGGATATTCGACCCGAGGTTCAGGTGCAGGAAAAGATTGTCTATGTCAAGGACAACTCCACCCCTCGCGATGGTGAGAAGGGTTACTGGATTTCGTTGGAGGATGTTTCCGAAGAAACAAGTCCTTTGTTCGATACTCTCGATGCAGAGTCTAAGGCTAATGAAGTCCCTCTGGAGGACCGGTTGAACTACTCGCGATTCGATTACTGATTCGATTTGACGCAGTGATTTGTGTCATGTATAGTCAGCCAACCGAACCGCAAGGAAGTCCCAATTGGTATATCGCAAGAATCGTGAGCTAGACCCGAAGGTAATTCTCAACAACCTTCAGGGCTGGAAGTTGTTTCCGTACTCGACCGAAGGTAGTGAAGGTTCCGCCAGCTATATGGGCGGAGAGGACACTAAGGTCGAAGGATTCATCGGATGGGAGGGCAACCACATTCATTTCGTCGTAGTAGGAAACAGCAAGGCGTGGGGTGAGATCCCTGCGGGTGTTACCGGTTTGTCTTTGACGTTTACGGTTTACCCGAGTGATGACATTGACTCCAATCTCTACTACACGACCCTGGTTGACGAGGCGCAGTTGGAAGATGTCGTGATGTCGAACGATGGTGAAATCATCGGTAACATTTACAGCCAGAAGATCAGCGAAGATGACGATGATGACATCCATCACTCATTGGCTCTCATCACGGATAATGGGATGATTGGTCGAGGTTACTTTGCGTACAGCAAAGATGCACCGGTCGCCAACCGTATCATCAGTGTCTACACTCGTCTCATCGAGAGCATTGGTCGCGAACTAAGTAACCTTCCCGAGTTCCATGCTGCGGTGAGTGGTTTCGAGACCGGTCAGTCCAACCGTTCATCGTTGGAAGTCATCCTTCGCAATGATGCAGAGGAAAACGAAAAGAAGACGTGGTACAACCCAGTTGCTGGTTTAGATGGATGGCAGGTATTCCTTCCCTACACCGAAGATGCATTCGCCATGAACATCTATCAGAAGGTGTCCGGGCATCCCGTCGAGATGATGGAGTTGGCGCTGTATCCCGCCAACGACAACCAGATTCCGTGGCATGAGAAATCAACCAACCTTCTTGTACGACCCGACCTTGATGACATTCGTTTCAGTACGACCTATTCCATCATCTCTATCAACATCGAACGGAAAGCGTCACGCGTTCTCCCCGTCTATGTTTTCGATGAGGAAGAGGCGAAGTCAACGATTACCGTTGATGGTTTGGAAGTGGAACTCTTCAATACGGTGGAGGAACAGGAGACTTTCTATAACGGTGAGTCATCAAAGATTTTCGCTCATCGCCTCACCGCTATCCAGAAGGACATCGATGTGATGCTTGCCTTTGATTACATCAGCACGAACCAGACGGATGCGTACACGAAAGACATTGAAAAGATCGTCGCTAACTTGGTGACGGAATTGAAGGAGGTAGTTCGATGATCGATGACGAGAACATCAACATCATGTTCCAGAACGTCGAGGGTTGGCGTGCATTCGAACTCAAAGAAGGTATTGGTCTTGCTCAGGCATCAGCGCTTCGCGAGCTTCCTTTCGACCTCGATCCCGAGCGTGCACCGTATGCCAAAGAATTGTACTGGGAGGGCAGCATTCTTCGTGCCGTCATCACCCCTACTCGTGATGTGCTGACGGCTGATTGGTTACGCTACAACATCGAGCCGATCATCATCATGGTTGCTCCGAGTAGCGTCATTGATCCTGACGAGGTGAAGTACGTCACTTCGCATTACGAGAAGGTCGGTCGGGTGAACAACACCGACGAAGAGCAGCATGGAACCGTCTACCACCTCAGCATGAACGAGAACGAAGATGAGGAAGATGAGGGCGGTCTCACCAGACATTCCATCGTTGTGACTTTCATCGAACATGATGCTCAAGTGTCTTTCACTTTCGCTGCGGCATCTGCTGCCGAGGATAGCGAAATCTTTGATGCGGTCTTGAAGCCTTTGGTCCAGATTGCCAACAACTTCTTGAAGTCCCCCACTCTGGATATTCTTGGTGCCAGCGCTCGTGCTGCTCGTAGTTCGACTGATATGGCGTTCGAATACTCGTTGTCAGGTTCATTTGTTTCCGAGGGTGCCGATGTCGTTCATCCTTTGAAGGGATTGGATGAGGGTTGGAGTATTTATGCTCACGGCGGCAATGAAGCCATCTATTCGATGCTGGCTGTGGAGAACTTGACGGATCAGCCTGCTGACCTTGTGGAGCGGTCTCGGAACAGAATCTTCAAGCTGGAACCTGACGACACGGGCGAGGTTGCTTTCGGCTGGCGTGAAGATGGTGCTCAGTTATTTGTTACACCTCCGGTCGATATTGATGCAGAAGGCGTTAGCCCTCTGTTGCTCACGATTACCATTTCAAGTGATTTCGTTGTTCCTGCTGTGTCGGAAGATTACGACCTGATTTACCAGGATGATGAGCCGGGTGGTATGCAGGTGATGGCATTTGCTCCAATGCAGTCGGTTCTTTCAGAAGAAGCGGAACGTTTCGATCACAGCTACATCGCTGTTTTCAATGAAATCAACTGCTCTATCACAGCGGTGTGTATCTCGACCAGTGAGGATGAGCCGAAGTTCTACGACGATGCTTTCATCCAGATTGCACTCAATGTTGCTGAATATGTGCATGGAATCGCTGTTGACGAGGACCAGTCGTAGCTAAATCGGCTACACTCTACTTATGGCTATAACCGAGATTCCAGCGATAATTCCAGAATCCGAAACCACTTTCTTCCTAAGAGAGTGGAACCCTCTTGTCGAACTCAACGATGAATCTGACGCTTCTCCGACCGTTCTCATTTACGGTGCTTCGGATGCTGCTCATCAGGCAGCAGCGGGTATGATTGCGAAATTGATTTCACAGTTCCCCAACATGGCGTTATTTGTTGTGCCGGAAACACCAGAAAACGCTGAAGAGGAAATCGACAAGACAACCGAGATTATGGAATGGTTATCGAATACAGAGAATAGAGGCTTGATGCCTCAGGTTTCTGATTTCAACACTCCTATCCCGCTCATCTACCTTTCTAACGTCAATGACCTTTATACGGAGACATCTTTGGTGCGCCTCGTACGCAGGGCTAGATTTCTAGGCGTGGCAGTATTGGCAGTAGCCAGTCACATCGACCCGGAATCATCGACGTTCAGCAACATCTCAGGTATGTTCACTCATGCCATCGAAGTGTAGTGCTATAGTCAGGGCTAACCCTGGAGGCACACCATGTACGGAAGAGCTTTAGCTGCTCGCATTCCTGAACGCAAATGGTACGAGCCATCTCCCTACATCACTACGTTCGATGATTTCGGGAACATCAATACAAAGGCGCTTGATGCCGTTCAAGAAGCCTATCTTTGCTGTGCGGATCAGTTGCCCGCTGCAAGCCATCCCGGTGATGTCTGGCTGTGTGCAATCTGCGACAGGATATGGGCTGTTCCTTCCGATCATGCTATTGGTAACTCATGGACGCTCACTCGATTGAAGTACGTGGACAAAGCCTCCAAGGATGTTCTAGCGCTCCGTTCATACCATTGGGGACATGCTACCTTCGCAGTTTTCATCGTCTCGATTCTGCTTTCCATTGCAGTCTTCGTTATTTCCAGTGGAGTTCACCCCCTATCGGCAACATATATCAGTTCGGCTTTCTTTGCGGTCGGGGTGGTCATTACTGCTTTTATCGCTTCTCGATGGCGTAAACTGTCTGCTCAGTACAACTTGTCAATAAGTGACAACTAGGGGATGATTTAGATGGCGGAGCACGTTTCAGTAGACTCCGATATCGTAGGTATCGACAACGAACTCAAAGGCGTTGAATCGTGTTGCATCAATTCGCTTTACGCGGAGGAAGCAACACCTAATGGCGTTGGCATTGTCTGCAATGTCTGCGGTGATGTGTGGGTCTCCACCATCGAAGAAAGCAGCAACGTTCTTTGGCGTCGTACGTACGCCGGTCGTTATACAGATGATGTCCGCGCGAAAATTGAAGTAGCTTCCAAGAATGAACACCGTATCAAGCGAAACATCGTTCTCAGCATTGCTGCGGTATTCGTGTTCGTCATCATTTGGAACATCTTCGACTACGCAACGGATAAGTATGCGTTGTCGGAGATTCTGCTCAGTAGCTTCATCGTCATTATCATTGGCGGTGCTGTTTCCGTTGCTATGTTCAAGGGTTTGTTCAGAAGCTTCTCCCGCAATACTCGTAAGTTGAAGTACGAGTTACCTCGTGTGGAAAAGACCGAATTGGTTGCCGAGTAGCAACTGCACAAGACCGGCTGTGATTCTTCGGATGAACAGCCGGTCTTTTCTTTTTTTTACTTGGGTATCCAATTTTTGACTTTCTTCGCCGGTCCATGTTCGGACTTGTATGCTGTAGAAAATTTAGTCAATCAGAAGGGGCGCTGTAGTGCCAACCATCAAGTCGAGTAACACGTCAACGAAAGACAACAGCGTAAGCAAGGGGGTGTTGTACCTCATTGGTGTTGCCGCATTCGTCCTTTTATGGCTCATTGGTTACGGCGCGGATCTTCTCATCTATCGCTCGCTTAGTCCGCTGCCTCTAATTCTTCCGCTGGTGACAAGTATCCCTATCGCTATGCTGTTTAATCGCGTTTCTCGCGTGTACCCAGGTGCCGCCTCCATTTTTGGATACGTTGCTACTTCCATGCTGGCACTGGCATTAGCCATCATCGCCCTGCTGACTTTCTCTTCCAGTAACAGCCCGTTGGCGATTGGAACCGCTGCGGCTATTCTTGGTCTCATCTACCCAACCGTCGCCGTTGGTTTTTGCCGAGCTATCGAAGTATTCATGGAGAAGCTTGGTTTGTTCGACAACGCCATCTCCACTTTGGATCACTACGACACCATCAAGGAGCGCGAGCGTTCTGAAAAGGTCCAGCACGAAGAAGAAGTTGTTCATGATAAGGAGGAAGCCGACGCGGTAGTGGCGGAAGTTGTTGCTGAGGCGGTTGCCGTAGCTGTCGCAGAGGCTGCACCTGTGGTTGTCGAGCCTACGGTTGTTGTCGTATTGAAGGACGAGCCTGAAGTTCCGGCAAGTCCTTTTGCTCTGAGTGATGAATCTAAGGAGCCAGCAGTTTTGGATTACAGCAAGGCTGTCAAGACCATCAAGACGAAGAAAAGTGGTGTTGAAATCATTGAACTTGACTTCGACGAACTAGGTCGTGTGGGCGCATCCAAAGTTCAGGTAATTGTTGACTCGCAGCATGAGAACGAGGTTGCTGTTAGCGCCGAGTCTACTAGCGATGAAGAGCTAGAAGAAGTTCTCGTTGCCGAAGAATCACCTGCTGAAGCGCCTGTTGTCGTCAAGAAGGCTACGCCCCGGAAGAAGTCCGCTACCCGCCGACGTACCACGCCCAGCAAATCCCCCACAGCCGAAGTTGATGAGACTATCGAGTCGTAAGTAACAAAAATGAAAGACCTAGCTGAGAGTTACATGCAGCTAGGTCTTTTATTTGCCTTCCTCCTTGCTGAGTGTTTATCTAAGTGCTACGATTACCGCTCAGCAACGGAGGTATCGTGGGGACACGTAAAGACGAAATCAAGCAGAAGGCGCAAGCAACTCGTGATGCGCAGAAGAAAAAAGAGAAGCGCTCTCGATTAGCCTTCCAAGGCGGTATTGCCGGTGTGATCCTCGCGGCTGTTGTCGTTGTCGTCTTAGTCGTTCTGGGGTCTAGTAGTGCACAGGCGGGTACTCCTGGAAATATGTTTAGCGGCGGTGTCCAGTTCAAGAATTCAAGTCTGACGCCAGTGTCAAGTCCAGCTTCCGATAAGTTCGCTATCAAGACTCCACCACTGCCTAAGGACAAGGTGGACGTGAGTATTTATATCGACTACCAGTGCCCGTTCTGTAACGATTTCGAGAAGGCATATGGAGACAATTTGCAGTCTCTGGCAGCATCTGGGAAAATTGACCTCGCATATCACCCCATTGCTATTCTTGATCGTTCTTCATCTGGAACCAAGTATTCGACTCGTGCAGCGGGAGCCAGTGCATGCGTAGCTGAGTCTGCTCCTTCGCAGTGGCTTGCATTCAACAAGCTGATGTTCGCCAATCAGCCTGCCGAAGGTGGTACTGGTCTTGAGAACGATAGGATCATCAGTATTACTAAGGAAGCAAAAGTAGACAATGCTGACACCATCAGCAAGTGCATTACAGACAAGAAGTACGACGGTTGGGCAACCAAGGTGACCGCCGCTGCGAGCAAGAACCTGCCGCACACCAATGCAGGTCTTGCTGCTACGCCGTCTATTGTTGTCGATGGCAAGCTTTACGCTCAGGCTGACGGAGACTTCAGCGCTTACCTGAACAAGCTCATTGCCGCGAAGAGCTAACCCGCAATACGCTTAGCGTTGTCAATAGTAGAATCTTCCTGTTCAACTCCACCTTGGTTGATGAGCAGGAAGATTTCTGCTTCTTGCTCAATGGTTTCGACACTCGCCTCCATTGTAGGAAGAACGGTTGTGTGGCGGAAGCTACGCTGAAAACCTTCACTGAGGTCGCTGTACTTGACCATTTCTTCTTCGGATGAACTTTGTGATTCGTCGAACCACTCATTGGGTACCTCCAAGCGGTCTTCCATGAAGTCAAGTACAGCTTCGATACGCTGTTTGCCGTCTACGACAGCACCATAGTGGTCACTGCCGAACGGTCGTTTGTTCAGAATTACCGAGCCGGTGGGAATGCCTAGCAAAAGTGAACGAATGAGACCCTGCTTGTGTGCGGTATCCCAGACGGATCCGCGCTGATAAGGAGCATCAAAGTCGTATTGATCACGCGCAGAGAGCCAATGTCCTACCGTATAGGAGGCGGAATCCATGCGGAGCTTTTCCAAAGGCTTGCGTTCGATCTTGGAAGCCTTCGGAGGCGCACCGACAGCAGCAGACCTATCCGCAGTGGAACCGGAGTTCTTATCAGGGTTCACTTTGCGAGAGGTGACAATGCCGTTTTTATCAACGATTGGCTTATTAACGAGGTTGCTCATATCTCTATTATGCCAGATGCGTCCGATCTAACGAACTGTAAGCTCGGACAGAGCGAAATCAGCCTGTCGCATACCGGAGCGCAGCGCAACATGCGTCACACCCTGACGAGCCAGCTTGGCAGCCCACGACCTGGAGATACGCTTGTTGTAGCTCTGTCGCACCCAACCCTTGTCCGGGTGGAACTCGGATACGACAGTCGGATGAAGAGCGAAATCGCGGACGGCATCACCAAAGTATTTAAGGGCAGCAGCCGGAACCTTTGCAGAGAATCCCATGATGATTAGCTTTCTGATTACAGTGAGTGTTTCAAGTCAATTATTACGATACTACTTATTTGTTCTGATGTCAATTTGATTTGTGAAGTTTGTCCTGATATCTTGTGGACTGCACAACAAGGAGCACACAGTAATGCGAAAACTAGCAGTCAAGCTCACAGCCTTCGACCTGCTTCATTGGGTTAACGAACACACCGTCAGCAATGACATCTTTGAACAGGCTATCGTCCGCAATACCCTCATCAACCTTCTGGATCTTTACGACCACTGGTGTAAAGACGAGACAACTTGTGATGTGTGCCAACGCCCCGAGGGTGCCTTCGTTAGAAATCGTGAGTCCGAACTTGAATATCATGCCGAAGCAATTTTCGAGAGCAACCGTAAGTTCGCAGAGTTGAAGACGCGGCTAGATAAAACCAATTTTGACATCAGTTCTTTGTACTCCGCCTTCATCACCCCCGAGAGCGATACCGTTATTCGAGCCGTCGCGCACCGTGGAGTGATTAGTGACTTCGGTGAGATGCATTACACCCGACGAGGATCTGTTGCAACTCTTGGTTCGAATCACCCTGTCGTTATTCAAGGCGAAGAATTTGGAAAGACGGCTTTTGACGGCTCTCTCACCTTGACGGTGTTTCTTGATACCGATCACCTTTCCGAAAGTTGGACCGTCGAAAATACGCTTGCAGCTAATGAGCTTGTGACATTCACCTCTGATTCACTGAGTTCAATGCGAGTGGGCGACATCGAAATACCCACTAACGTGGAAAGGGTTGAAGAAGAAGTCTTCGCCCTCGGCGGGATTCTGGAAGACGAACGTGACATAGTTCGTTTGGAACGTCACAAGGTTATCAACGCTACTCGTTCGCACCCTGTATTAGGTAGGTTGGCTAACGGGGATGACGTATGGCAGATTGTCAGCGATGGTGCTGGTAGGACAATCAACGATGCCATGCGGACCATTTTGGCATCTAAGGGCGATCCTTCGTTGACCACTGAAGAGGCGATCAAATTAGCTTCGATTGTTTTCTCGAAACGAGGCATCAAGCAGTACGTTTGACCCTAGACTGTACCCGGTCACAACGATAAGGAACTTCATGGTCACGTATTCTGCTGCACCCCTCGAAAATGAGACGGTTGCCCAAATCGCTCCCCAGACTCTCAAGGAGATTTTCCAGACGGATTCTCTCTTCCCCGGACGCGTTCTGTCCGCATTAGGGTTTGGTCGTTCGCTTGACGCTAAGTATCGTGAGGTGACAGAATCTGATACGGCAAACGAGTTCTATCGCGGCGTCATTGAAGACGCAGTAGCCTTCCGCGAAGGCGTTGGACTCTACATCGTTGATGACATCACCACGACTTTGGTTGGTGAGTCTCTCATCGCTAAGATTTCCGTGACGGATGATTCTGTTATCAAGCAGGACACTCATCTTCTCGGAGGTGTTGCCGCATTCGCTATCCCGACCAATAGCCACAATCATGCAGTGTTGGTGACATCCGGTGGACTCGACAAGCCAGCATTCAAGAACGTTGCGGGTGTCTCGGTGCTTCCTGTTGACTATGCGTTCCAGAACGTCGCAGAGACGCTCTATACCATTGCTAATCTTGTACTAGGTGACTTCCCAGAGGAACACGGTACTAATTGGTCAGAAGGCACCAATGTTGCTATCACGTTCTACCGCGTATCGGGTGAAGAGATCAAGCGTGAGTACCAGTTGGTTCTTCGTACCGAAGACGGCATTGTCGTCGCTAAGGAAGCGAACGCCAATGAGGATGGTTATATCTCCATCAAGGCATGGAGCGATGTCGAGCCAGGCGAGCACGCGCTTTCTTCGTTTGTGTATCACGCACACGAGAAGTTCGCTGATCGACTCAATGAGATCGAGAACAAGGGTAATGCACTCGCGACCATCAATGCTGATGAGAACGTCGAAGCGTATGACGACTACAACAACGACCGTTACCTTCCTCTTTACCTTGACGACTTGCAGGTAGTTGCAAGTCAGGATGTCTTCGGCTATGACGAGCACCCTGTTCACGAGCTTGCCGCTCTCGAAGAAGAACCAGTTGATGACGGTAACTCCGATGTTCCCGATTTCGGTTCAGATGCGGACACGGACGAGGTTACTTCCGAAGCTGTCGCAGATGCCCCCGCCGAGTCCGATTCCGCCACTGACGACGCCACCGCCGATGCTATCGAGTCGGAAGATACCGGGTCTGTTATCACCTCGCCGGAAGATATTGAGACGGCTGATGATTTGGTTCATTTCGCTGAGTACGAAGTGACCCATTCTGAAGAGCCGGTTGTTGCTGGTGATGTCAATGACGTAACCGCTGAGACCGAAGATCCTTTCGCGCTTGGTGCTGAGTACCTCATCAACGAAATTCCCGAAAGTGATGAAGTGCAGCCCTTGGTAGAAGGTGAAATCGATGGCACCGTATTCGATAAGACCGAGGTTGTCACTGACGATGCAGATATTCAGCCCGAGCCTTTGGAAGAACTAGCTGACCCTGCTGCGTTCGAAAACCTCCAGTGGTCCGAAGTTGTTGCCGGTGATGGTTTCGATGAAACTATCGTCGAAGACGCGACGCCTCAGCTTGCTCCTGAGTTCGGTGATCTTTCGTGGGAAGATGTCGCCACTACGGTAGCTGACGACGATAATGATGCGCAGGATGAGAAGCCATTGAAGGGTTTCTTGAATAAGGGCTGATCCCGAGTTGCAAAAATACTCCCGAGTTGTTATGATCACATTTCAACTCGGGAGTATTTGCGTGAAAGCAACAGACGAACAGGCAGACGCCATTGAAGCGTTCGACGAAGGGGACAACCTCGCGCTCGTAGCGGGGGCAGGAACCGGCAAGACCACCGTCCTCAAAATGATGGCGGAAGGCGACTCACGTCGGGGTCTTTACCTGGCATTCAATAAGTCAGTGAGGGAAGAAGCCAACATCAAGTTCCGTAAGACTAACGTCGAGGCGCGCACCGCACACTCGTTGGCTTACAAGGACTTCGGCGCTCCCCGACAAGATCGCCTTCCTGGTCAGGGTGCTGCGTTCATGCGTAACTCCACTCTTGCCAAGGCGCTCGACATTGTTCCAACGACTGTCAAGGGCGATGACATCAGCGAGCGCAAGGTCGGTGCTGCCGAACTAGCCCACCTCGCTAAGCAGACTGTCAAGCAATTCACCAAGACCAAAGATGAATCCATCAGTCTTGATATGGTGGAGCTTCCTCCACTATTTGCTGCTGACAAAAAGATCGCAGCAGACCTCACGCCTCTCGTGCACAAATACGCTGAGCGTCTGTGGAAAGAAGTTGTTTCGCTCGATAGCGAAATCCCCATTTCTCACGATGACTACTTGAAGCTCTACCAGCTAAGCAAGCCGTTCATTAAGGCTGACTATATTTTCCTTGACGAGGCACAGGATGCCGACTCTCTCATGGTGGAAATCATCAAGGATCAGATGGACCACGCTCAGATCATTGCGGTAGGAGACCGTTCGCAGGCTATCTATGGCTGGCGAGGCGGCACCATAGACGCTATGACTGAGTTTGGTGGCGTAGAGCGTCACCTCACGCAGTCATTCCGATTCGGTGATGCAATCGCCGCACAGGCAAATAAGATTCTGGATCTTCTCGATGCTGACATTCGACTGAGAGGAACGCCCTCTATCAAGTCTGAGGTGTTGTTCGGTGAGCGCTTGGAAGAGCCTGACGCCATTCTCACTCGCACTAACATTGGAAGTATGGTGGAAGTTCTTGCGCGTCAGTCCGCAGGTGAGAACGTTGCTATCGCTGGTCAGCACAAGGCGAATGAAATGAAGAAGATTGCTAAGGCGGCTCAGGATTTGCAGGAGAAGGGTTACACCCCGCACCCCGACTTCTCGGCGTTTGACAACTGGAGCGAAGTTGTCGCATTCAGCGAAACAGATGAAGGCTCCGAGTTTACCCCGATTGTGAACCTCGTTCAAACATGGTCGCCGTTGCAGATTATCGATGCTATCGATTCCTGCGTACCGGTCGAGAAGTCCGATGTGGTTATCTCCACTGCTCACATCGCAAAGGGTCTCGAATGGAATCGTGTTCGTATCGGTGAAGACTTCTACCCTCCGAAGTACATTGACGGCGTTCAGCAGCCGCTGGCGCGCGAGGAAGCCATGCTCGCATATGTCGCAGTGACTCGTGCCAAGCATGAACTGGACGACTTCGGCTTGTCGTGGATTTACAAGTACCGTGGGGAGATTGAATAGCGCCGACTGGTGTTATTCGTGAACGATGATGAAGAGAAAGAAAATCATGCGTAAGAGTTTCATTGCTGTAGGTACAGCCGCACTGTCACTTTTGGTGCTCACGGGATGCCAGGGTCTTAACGGATCATCCTCATTTAAGCTAGCTCCCGCTGCTCAGTATCAGCCGCATGCTCTGTCCAGTTTGGACGAGCAGCAGTTCGAAAACGGTGACATTGCCAGCGATTTCAAGGAGTGGACGAAGGATATTGGTTGGTCGAAGACGTACGAGCTTGCCAACTCCCCTATTACGTTCATTCCCAAAAACCAGAATGAGTCTTTTGGAGGTTCGGCATCTCATAACGCTTGCACGGCATGGGTTCCTTCTACTCCCGGCTCCGAGGCTAGCTCGACAACTTTCGACTACGTATATCGACTCAAAAGCGCTGAGGGTAAAGCTGCGAATGCAACCGAGGTCGCTGATGTCATCACGCACCTAGATGGCGATATGCAGCGTCAGGGATGGAAGACCTACAACGTGTCACACCTTGGTTTTACCAGCGGTAGCGCCGGTCAGAAGGCTTGGTACGCCCCTTCTACAGACATTGACTCACCTTCGCCTACCCCCGTCAAGGGTCACCTAGAAGCTATTTCGGGTAAGCCTAACTCTGAGTACATCAGCTACAGAGTTCTCGCTGCTGATCGAGGAAACGGATATATTTCGCTGTACGTAACGACGCCTTGCGCGCCTGTAGAAAGCGATTCTTATAGTCAGTTACAAGGAGATGTGGGAAGCGCTGAGCTAGACTTGATTCAGTCCGATTCCAAGAATCCCGACAATGCTGTCACCGCGCAGTAACACACGAAACACAGACACTACAACAAGGAGAACCACCAAAGCATGACAACAAACGAAACCGAAGAAACCAAGGTCGAACCGACTTTCCGTTCTGATATCAAAGTAGAACTCGTCAAGAGTTCGGCTAGTGATGACGATGTTCTTTTCGCCGCCAGGGTATCTACCGCAGGCGAGCAGACCCGCGAGCTAGTTGACTACGATAACCTCTCGGATGAAGACAAGGCAAAGGCGGAAAAGAGGGCTTCCGGTCTTATCAACTACCTGATGCGCGACCGTCATGGCTCGCCTTTCGAGCACACTTCCTTCACGTTCTACGTCGAAGCACCCATCTTCGTATTCCGCGAATTCATGCGTCACCGCATGGCTTCCTACAATGAAGAATCGGGACGTTACCGGGAGATGCGCCCTGTCTTCTACGTGCCTAACCGTGAGCGTAACCTCATTCAAGTTGGCAAGCCTGGTGCATACGACTTCCTTCCTGGCACGGATGAGCAGTTTGAAATCGTAGACGATGAGACGCGTAAGCAGTCAGTTGCCGCTTACGAGGCATACCAGAAGATGCTGAAGGCTGGTGTCGCTCGTGAGGTAGCGCGCATCGTGCTTCCTCTCAACTTGTTCTCCAGCATGTATGTCACCGTGAATGCTCGTTCCATGATGAACTTCCTTTCGCTTCGCACCAAGGTCGAAGGGTCACACTTCCCCTCTTTCCCGCAGCGCGAGATCGAAATGGCTGCCGAGCAGATGGAAAAGTTCTTCGCAGAGAAGATGCCAAACACCTACGCTTCGTTCCAGAAGAACGGGCGCGTGTCCCCGTAACACCGCTGTAGAAACAACAAGAAGGCACCAGACGAAATCAGTTTGGTGCCTTCTTCTGTATTCGCAATGCGACCGATTTTGCATGCTAGTTTAGTACCCACATAGGCAGTACACGAAAGGGTTTATTGTGGCGGACGTTTGGGTTCTACAGAATAGTGATAAGCAGATCGCTGGAGTTTTCGGAAGTCGGAGCGCGGCTAACCGTTCCATCAGTGATGAAGATGCTCGCGCATTGCCATTTGACATCCAGGAGCCTAAGCGCACCACTGATGAAGGGGCGCGAAATGTTGAAGTTCCGGTAGAGGTAAGGGTCGAAGTACCCGTCTATATTCCTTCTGATTCCGCCGAAGGAGCACCGCTACTTCAGGCACTGAATGACATCACGGAAATGCTGATGAAAGCTAACGCGCCTCAGCAGATTCTTACCGCTGTCACGAATATTTCCGCTCCTGCAATCGAGCGTTACAACGCTTCCGCCTTAGAGCCAGAGCAGGCTGGGGTCACTTCACTCGTCGAGTCCGCTATCGAAGATCACGTTTCTACCAATGCCGAACTCGATGCACATAACCCTGACAACACCGAGCCTGAAAATGATGTTGTTGATAGCGGTGAAGAAGAGGTCAGTGCCGATGATGCTATGGACTTCCTTTTTGGCGACGATGATGAAGACGCCTTCAGCCAAGACGAAGAGAGCACTCTCGACGATGCCGAGGCGGACATCGAAAATGGCACCGAGCCTGAGTTTGTAGCACCAGAAGACAACTCTCCCGACGAAGAGCCTGACTTCCTTTCCGAAGTCGAAACGACTCCTGCCGAAGACGAATTAGCCGTAGATGCATTCGCTAATGAGGGCGCTCCTGTTGTAGACGTTGACGAGAATATTGATGTCGAAGAAGCGTTTGACTTTGACGCCCTTGAAGACCCGGATGAAGTCATCTCGCAGGAAGATGTAGCCGAGGAAGAAATCAATAACAGTGACTCGGACGATAACAACGCCGAAGATTCGGATGAGAGTGATTCTGATGTTGCAGAAGCACTAGATGATGACGATAACACTGAAGACGTTGCTACTGAAAACATCGAAGAATCCGCCGACGATGAAGATGATGAAGACCCCGTTTTTGAGCCGATGACGGATACGGTCGCTCCGATTGACTTCCTTGCTCCTAATGCAGACGGAATCGATTTCACGGGAAATGAAGATGACTTTGGTATCGACCCCGATCTAGAAAATGAGATCGAAGATGGACCCCAGCCAGTATCTGCATTCCGCCGTGCCAAGGAGATTCGCGAGAACACAGCACCGGTCGAGACGAAGGCTTCTGCTATGCCCGCTGTCACTGATGCAGTGATTAGTCTCAATAGCTGGTTGGTTAGCGCCGTCAAGGCTCCTGTATCAGCACCCCAGGTGGAGGTCGAAGATGAGCCGAAACCAGCTAAGGCAAAGTCACCTACTCGCCGGGAGATTCGTGCACAGCAGGAAAAGGAAGCAGCTTCGGCAGATGAGAATTCTGACGCATCTGACGCAGTAGTAATCTAGCCAATAGTCACGATTCCGATCTAATGTCGGAGCAAGGTGTTACGATTTACTCAATGGAACTCACCGGAAACCTCGCCTGATGCGCAACACTGTGGCATCTACCTCGAATTGCGTTGCGCGTGTTCTTCCTGTCATCTTCAAAAACGGTACCGTCTCTCAGTCTTCTGAGTGCGGTGCCGTTTTTGCGTTGTCTCACTTTGTGAAACAACCCTAGACTTCCTTCAAGGAAGACGCGATTCGCTACCGCGTGGATGGTTGAAACCCCCGGCTATAAAATGTCGGGGGTTTCGCTCCGTCTAGACTAGTTTCCTATGCTGGCGACTAGTTGTAGTCAAAGAGAGTTTGTGGTGGTAGATTCCTCGTATGAACAATTCGTTGGATAGCAACCCAGTAACAGCAGCGCTGTTGTGGATGTTCCAACACATCGTCCAAGACCCAGACTTTCTCAAAAAACTGGGCGCTCTTGTCGTTCTGTTCTTGTTCTTCCGTTTCGTCTTGCTCATTGCCGGTCTTGTTCAAACCGCTAGACGAAAGAAGTTTCGCGAACAGTACGAACGTGGTTTTAGTGCATCGCAGAGACGTGATGGATTTGCCCGTGCTGGCAATAGATGTGAATTCGATAACGGCATGGCAAGATGCAAGAATAGAGCAGAACACGCTGACCACTTCTATCCGTGGGCTAGGGGTGGCGCGACTTCCATGAACAATCTCGTTGCTGCATGTGCTGGTCACAATCTTTCTAAAGGGGCTAAAATGCCATCGCCGCTACTCAAATCCCGTATCGAGAATCGTCGTAAGCGGTACTTTCCACGAGGTGCCAATCGAACCGCTGGCGAATGGTCCGTTAGACACAAGAACCAACCGGAGTCAGACGGTCCCGGTTGGTCTTCCGCAGAACTCTAATCCTGTTTCCGAAAACCCTTGACGTAGATCTTCCCGACTGTTAAACTCACCAAGCATTGGCAACGACCATGCGAAAAAGAAATGATGAATGCATGAGCGAGCTAATCCGATTCCTACCGAGTTACGTCGGTTCTAAGCGTGCCTGGCTTCCTTATCTTCAAGAGTTCAAGAACCGTCCGTTTGTCGAGATGTTCGCGGGTTCCGGTGTGCTTAGTTCAAACCTGGCTTCCAAAGCCATTCTGGTAGACCTCGACCCCATCGTATCCAAAGTTCTATCCCGGTTCGATGAGCAGATCGTTCCCGAGGAATTCACTCGTGAGGATTACTACCGCGTTCGATTCCAAGAGGATTGGTGGAAGCATCTTTACTCGTTGCAGTCAATGTCTTTCTCTGGTGTATTCCGATATTCCAAGCGCGGTTACAATGTCCCAGCCAAAGGCGGCGAAGATCCAAGCAAGAACAAGGTGAACACGTTCCGCAACCGTCCGTCTTACGAAGCAGCATTGAACCGCTGGAATGAGTTACAGCCTGATGTTCGTAATTGCTCTTACCTAGACATCACAGATGAAGAAATCGCAGCACTAGGTGACGACGTTATTGTCATTCTCGACCCGCCTTATGGTGACGGCGAAACCCAGAAATCACAGGCTGCATACAACGACACCACTTCACAGTCCAAGAAGGGTGAAGGGTTTGACTTCGATGCTTATTGGAAGAGAGCGGCGGAACTCGTCGAGAAGTTCGATGTGATTTTGTTCGACCGGCAGTTCAACCTCGAACGTAACGGCTACCATGTCGATGGTGTACGAAAGATGCGTGTCAATGGTGCCCGTGAAGGAGATGTCGAGGCTATGAGCGTTAACCTTCGCGCAGGTAGTAAGCGTTTCGGAACCAAGGACTTGCATGACTTGTGGGATGAAGAACCCGAGATGCTGGTTATCGGCTAGCCTTTCTCGCACTGTCGTCTCCACACGCTACAATCGTAGTAGAACGTAAGCGTCAGGAGAAAAGCATGCAAGGAAGAATCCAGCACACCATCACGGATAAGAACGGTCATCAGAAGATCGTTTGGGTCACTCCCGACAAGAAGCTACCTTCATCTGCTGAGGGTCGCAACCGTGTCGTCGGCGCAGTGCCAACCATCTCCAAGAAGCCTCTCATTACTTCCGGCGATATCGAGAACTGGGCGGCACGCAATAATCTTCCATTCGGGGAAGATGAAGATTTCGTAGACCTTGTGAATGCCACCGTCATTGCCAATGACGACTATACGGATGGTGGGTTACAGAACGCCTACGACGAGGTATTTCGCAGCAACTTCGGTGGATACTCGGTTGATAGTCTCCGTGCCGCGCTGGGAGTCAGTGCGGAACCCACAGCCCCAGTTGTCCCTTCAAGCTCCGATCCTCGCGTGCAAGCTGGAGAAGTTCTCGATGAGGTAGAGCACGATGGTGTTGTCTATCACCGTGTGCGTGATGGAGTATACCCGACCGATATCTACTCGATGCGTTTCCAGTTCGACCGCAAGCTCAGTGTCGAGGAAGCTCGTCATGCTCGTGATCTCATCGCTTATGCATGGACTTCGAAAGTACGCGGAGAGCCCTTCGGCACTGAACTGCAAGATAGTCCGTTCTCCTTCGTTGCTTATGGTGATGTCACCAAGACGCGCCGAGATGATTCCGGGCAGGCTCTCGCAGAATGGGAAGAAACCCTTGCTGAGTATCTTGCCGAAGGAACAAAGCAGAAGAACGAATCGCTTCGTATTCCCCCTGTCACTCCCGCTCTCAAAGTCGAGATTTACTACGACAACGTAGAAGGCGACATTTGATGCCGAACGCGCATCCTAATAATGCTCAGCGTGTCGTCGATGTCAACGGAAGGCTCACCACCGTCTACAAACGCCCTGAAGGTGCCGTAGGCGCACCTAATCGGCTCAGCACCGTCACGCCAGCACACAAGATGGTGTCGATGAATACGGAACTCAACTCCCATGCTGGTGGTAATTACGTGTCTATTCGCGCTGCTAATAGTGAGAGTGGTATCAATCGTCATATTGCTGACACCCCCGAAGATGAGTCGCCTCTGTTCATGGTGAGCGACAGCACGCTCAATCAGGACGGCTCGCTGAATATCGATGGTGGTGCAAGCCCCGTTCTGATTCATCTCGACACACTTCGCACCGCAAACGTCAACATTCGTTCTGGTCATGCTGTCATCAAGTCTTACAGTGAGAGGCACATCCCGAACATAAACGTTTCCGGTGATGCTCATGTGACCGTCATCATTGCCGAAGGTACCGGTGCCGAGGTGACATCCGAGGAAGATGCTACCGCCACTATCGTTCCCGAGTCTGGGGCATTCGGCACTGTCTATATCAAGGGAAGCAACCCGGCTGAAATCGATGATGAGGGTGTCAAGCACCAGATGATCGTATTGGGTTGAAAATAAACTTGACATCTGATTAAAGTCTGCACTAAGGTAAGTGTTGTACCAAGAACACGTCAGAATTCATCAGAACCGGAAGGAACCACCTCCCATGTCCAGCAACGCTCCCGCAATGAAGACCTCCGCCAACTCGCTCCAGGTCTTCGCAGTCTTCCTGCTCGCCATCATCGGCGCTGGCGCATTCATCCTCTCCTTCCGTGCTCTCCGTGAGATGTTCGAGGGCGCTGGCGGAACGGTCGCCACCTCGTGGATCTTCCCCATCATCATCGATGGTCCCATCCTCGCGGCAACCGTCTCCGTCTTCTACCTCTCGTCGTTCGATGACAAGCGTTCCGAGAAGATCTACTCCTGGTTCGTTCTCGGTCTCTTCTCGCTCGCCTCCATCGTCCTGAACGCCCGCCACGTCTCGCTGAACTCGAACCGTCAGCTTGACCTCACCACTTCGACCGTGATGGCTGCCGCCCCGCCCGTCGCCCTCATGTTCACCATCCACCTTCTCGCCATCCTCATCCACCGCCAGAAGCGTCGCTCGGGTTCCACCGTCAAGGCGACCAACAAGGACGGTGAGGTCATCGTTGGCACCAAGAAGAAGACCGATGGTCAGCTTCTTGCCCTGGTTCGCAACAAGGTCGCCAAGGGTGGAACCGTCACCGCCAGCGACATGAGCAAGTGGATGGGCGCTTCGAGTATCCAGGCGGCTTCCTACCAGCTTGGTCGTCTCCGCCGCGAGCACCCCGCCGCATTCGAGGCGAAGACCGCTGAGGTCAAGGAACTGGTCGGCGCTGACGCCTGATAGGTGAGTGGTTGGTTCTGAGTCAACACCCCGTACTGTAATGGTGCGGGGTGTTGGTATTTAAGCAAGCATATCCATGACTGTCGCTACCGGCTGGTAGAATCATGCTATGACTTCAAACAACACCACTCGCGTTCCAGTCGTTGACAAGAACGGTAAGCAGACGACGGTTCACAAGAACTTAAACAAGGGTTACACTTCGCAGTTCCGTGTTGCCGCAGTAGCTCAGCCCAACGCCAACCCGCCTTATCAGCGTGCTGTCCGTACCGCCATTGGCGAGATTTACAAGGACCGCAACGCCACGGTGAAGAAGCGTAATGTTGATTCCGATTGGAAAGACGTACAGGCACTGCTTCGTGAAGGCACTCCGTACTTCGGCAAGCTATCTGACGCCATTTACGAAAAGGTCGGCGGCTCCTGGGGTAATGACCCTGCTAAGCGCCGTGAGGTGGCAGAGAAGATTGTCGATCTCGTTGGTCGTGAAGATGGGATATACAGTGACTTTGCAGTCGAGAACAACGCTGAGTTCGCTGCGGTTGATGACAAGACCGATGCTGTTATCGATGGTGCCGTCAGCAAGGTCATCAACGAGCCCCGCACTAATGAGCGCAATAACCCCTTCTACACCTCGCAGGTTCTCAATCGTGAGACTCATGACTTGAAGGCAGACGGTGACCCTAAGACTTTTGGGGCGTACTACGAATTCGAGTACATGGGCGCAAGCGAATACGAGTGGGGCGCGATTCCTAAGTCGTTGAAGAACCTCCACTCAGCCGATGAGATTCAGATTGCTGAACACGAAGTCGAGTACAACGGCGTCAAGCGCACCGCGTACTTCATTGGCGAGAACGTTGGTCCGGCAGTGGAAGCGATGGACTATGCTGCTAAGAACGCACAGGAGAACTACGGTCAGCTTTTCAGGAACAAGATTGGTAGCGGCTTGGAAGATGCGTTTACTGGTGGTGGCTATAAGTCTTCACCTAACCGCACCGTATGGCTCGCACTTGATGAGGATGCACCCATCATCTACACCTTGGATGCAGACCGGGCACGAGATGCTGCCAAGATTTTGCGTCGCGGTTCTGATGAAGGTCAGAAGTTCACCAAGGTTGAAGTCAACCTTACGTAGTCGTGAGTCATCATGGTCACATCCTTGATTTGGCGGGGATGTGACCATGATGAGACTATGTGGTACCATTGATGTCAGTGGTCAGCACGACACTAGTAACAAGAGGCGAGAGATAGCCTCTTCAAAGTTTCTTCGAAAAGTTTCTCGGAAAACTCGACAAATCGCTTTCGAGTGTGTATTCTCTAAACGTAGGGCAGCAAGCCCTACACCCAAACTAGTCAAGAACCCTTGACGAAACCTAGGAGCAAACGTCACATGATGCGACAGCTATTTACGAACGGACACGCAGCTAAGCGTGCGTTCGATGCTGCCGGAAAATGGCAGTCGCCCGTATGCTCAGATATTGAAACCCCAGCCTATAAGCTCGGTCAATTGAATAGCGGTTTCGTCGGAGGTGAACTCGACAAGTAGATCTAAACGTCTACCCCAGGCAATTTTAAGCCGGGAGTCACCGAAGCGAAAGCAACGGGACTCTCGGCTTTTTGGTTTGCCCCGAACAACACGAAAAAGAAAATCAAGAAATAGTTTGACAAAGGAAATACGGTCTGCTACATTAGAAATATAGTAACCGAGAACACAACAGCAAGATAGCAAGTCACAACACAATATAGGGATGTAGCTCAATTGGTAGAGCAACGGTCTCCAAAACCGTATGTTGCAGGTTCAAGTCCTGTCATCCCTGCAAAGCCTTTCATCGGAGGAAACGTTGATGATGAAGGGTCCGCGAGTAGAAATACTCATTGGAAACTACACAGTGGATAAAGAAAGGGGATAGGTTGCCAAACCTATCCCACCCCTTGTCGTAAAAATCACGAACTCTTCGGAGGTCGGGAGGAACAACAAGGTGTGATGAGGGCGGCAATCAACATGCCGTCGTATAGCCTCACGGCTCAAAACGAAGGACTTGATTGTCGTTCTCATCAGTAATGGTAGTTTAGTCAAGTGGTCAACGACACCGCGCTGTAAACGCGACGGCTAAGCCTTCGGGAGTTCGAATCTCTCAACTACCACATCTTTGCTAGTCACTCCAGTGGTGAGAAACTAGTCGTAGCGAACACTCGCGTCAAGGTTCGAAGTAGGTAAGGTCGCTCCTTATCTGCGTGCATGGCGCATTGCCCGAGTGGTCAAAGGGATCTGACTGTAAATCAGCCGCAAATATGCTACGGGAGTTCGAATCTCTCATGCGCCACAGTTCATAACGAACTAGTAGTAAGCAACACAGTTTCACCATGCCTTTATAGCTGAGATGGTTTAGCAATCGGCTCTTAACCGATGGACGCGGGTTCGAATCCCTCTGGGGGCACATGTCGTTGTGGCGGGTAGCGCAAACCGAAGTACAAGGTAAGCGTCCAAAGCATGAAGGGTAACAGTCAAGCGCCGTGGCAAGGTGTGCTAGCAACCGTGAAGGTTGTAATGGCTTGACAAGCTTGGTTCTATAGCTCAGATGGTTAGAGCGCCGCCCTGTCACGGCGGAGGTCGCCGGTTCAAGTCCGGTTAGGATCGCGATGTAGCCGACAATATTCATCATCCTGCGAGACCTTTTATCGAAGGCGGTAGTGAGGCTTGAATGCGGACTTTCCTTCCGTACATCAAAGGATATTCCTCTATAGCTCAATTGGCAGAGCATCTCACTGTTAATGAGACGGTTCGTGGTTCGAGTCCACGTGGGGGAGCAGTAATTCCGAGTCTGTGAGACTCGGGGTGAAACGATGGTTAGGCTTTGGTATCGCTTCTCACAGGGGCGGTTGAAGGCTGTTCACATCCATAAAAAGAACAGGGGTAATAGCTCAACGGTTAGAGCGCTCATCCGAGTGATGAGAGAAGCTGTTCAAATCAGCGAATCCTACAAAGCCTAAGATGGAAGGCGCTGCAAAGACTGTGCGGAGGTACCCCAAACAGAAACTAGCAATGTTGGAAGTTATGGCTTCGGGTTAGCATAAACCAGAATGCGGCGTGGGAGCGTGTATGGAACCGTGGTAGGTTCTACCCGATGTAAGAGGGAGGGAGAAATCCTCACCCGACGAGATGGGCTAATTGGTCAGCCAGCGGACCTAATATCCGTGCATGGGAGTTCGAGCCTCCTTCTTGTCAAAACATGTCTGTGTAGCTCAGTCGGTTTAGAGTGCCACCCTGTCAAGGTGGAAGTCGCGGGTTCAAGTCCCGTCACAGTCGCAAGCAATTTGAAGGAGGTTAGCTTAGAAGTAGCAATCCTTTAAAGAGTGACGAGCGGCAATAAGCGTGATGGTGATAGCCGCACCCGATGCCTGAGTGAGAGTAAAGCTCAGGGGTTGCTAGAATAAGAACAAAGTCGAAATCCATCAGGAGTAGACGGAGTGAAGCGGGCGGTCCCTGCGTTCTGGATATACAAGGGTCAGAGTCTTTGGTGTAGTAACACACTTCTTTTTGCCTAATGTTGTGGTATGAATTCCGACGACAAAACCTCGGATGGCAACTGAGTTCTAGACTCAGAGCAGTGATTCGAACACTGCACCACGACCCAACTTTACTGGTGTCAGTCCCAGTAAAAGGTCGCCGTAACCACTCGGTGACCATCTTCCCCGCTAGCACAATTGGCAGTTGCATCTGGTTCTGGACCAGAAGGTTCTAGGTTCGACTCCTAGGTGGGGAGCAAAGGTCAATAATGACCCTCATCAGCAAATTTCATTCCCCGATGGTGTAATTGGTAGCACGACTGGTTCTGGTCCAGTTAGTCTTGGTTCGAGTCCAGGTTGGGGAGCGGGAGTGGTAGAAATTACCGCTTGTATCAACTTGCATACAGCAGTCAGATGTGCAAGAATCTAGACAGTAGTAATCCCCTATAGTGTAATGGCAGCACGAGAGCCTTTGGAGCTTTTTGTTTTGGTTCGAATCCAGATGGGGGAACAAACGCGAAAGCGTCAAGCATTCCAGAACGGTGACTACAACTCGCGCCGCTCCACGTTAGCATTCTGGATGCGCCTCGGTAGCTCAGTGGTAGAGCACTTCCTTGGTAAGGAAGAGGTCATGGGATCAATCCCCATTCGAGGCTCAAGACACGTTCTCTACACCGAGGCGTCTTAGATACATCAAACAGCAGTGTGTAGTCAGGTTAGCTGGAATATGCAAGTTGCTCTATCAACTCAAACTGGGTATGCGCACGTGGCGGAAATGGCAGACGCGCTAGCTTGAGGTGCTAGTGTTCGAAAGGACGTGAGGGTTCAAGTCCCTCCGCGCGCACACATGATTTGACAACATCGGTTTCGTTGGTGTACAGTTATGGAACAAGACAACAGAGAAAAAGATATGCCCCTGTGGCGGAATTGGCAGACGCGCTCGACTCAAAATCGAGTTCTTCACGGAGTATCGGTTCAAGTCCGATTAGGGGTACAGGTTGTAGGCTGAAAATAACCAGCATAGTCAGAAGCCTATATGCTCTCGTAGCCCAATCGGCAGAGGCGGTTGACTTAAAATCAATACAGTGTGGGTTCAAGTCCCACCGAGAGTACGCAACACAAGCAATAGAACAAATCCCATTAATTAACACACCACGGGGTGTGGCGCAGTTGGTAGCGCGCCCGTTTTGGGGGCGGGAGGTCGCAAGTTCGAATCTTGTCACCCCGACGTAACAATGCATTACACTAACAAGTAACGCAAGCAACAAAAGCAACACGTATTCCTCGATAGCTCAATTGGCAGAGCATCGCACTGTTAATGCGACGGTTCTTGGTTCGAGTCCAAGTCGGGGAGCTAGGCGGTAGGGTCGCCTCTACACGTCGATTACGACAAACATCATGCAACAGTGCGTAGCACGCGCTTTCGCCCAATGGGCGGACGACCGCCTCTACTAGCCGCATGGTCATAAAGTCGAAATCATTAGTACGGTGCATCCGCGCCTACCGCCCATGTTTTCCTTGAAGCACACTGGCAGTGCGCGCCTACATAGTAGGTCTTAAGAGATGGAGGTTCGAATCCTCCCAGCCGCCCTCGTGACGGCTGTAGTTCAATTCGTAGATTGGTAGAACAGACCGACATAGCCGGTAACAAAGAATGTGGGTTCAAATCCCACCAAGGAATCGAAACAACATCTAGCAGCATGGTCAGGAAGATGACTTGGATGTTGTTGTATCGAGGTATGAATGAACCCGCGTAGCGAACCATTCCCATCTTCACCTATTCTTTCCTCGTAAGAGGCGGTGTTTCCTAAATCCCTCGGGATGGACGGACTCAGGGCTTTCCGTAAAGTTTCGTCCACCAAAGGGGATGACTTGGATTCGACTGATTGATACAGGCGAAAAGAAGCGTGCCGTGGGTTGTCTGGCGACTACGTAAATTACACCAGGCAAAAAGAAATGCAAACGCATCTCGCAACGACTTCGCACTCGCAGCCTAACCGCTACGAGGCTTAATGGAGTCTGTCTCAGCTTCCAATGCAGAATGATTCACGGCAGGAACTAGGCATCAGCAAAGAGGAATCCGATGCGTCACCTAACTACTGGGTGGCAAGCAGCGTAATCATGGTAGATAGACGATAACGAGCCGGTGTCCATACCAACTCGTTGCAGTCGATAACCGCCCCAAATGGACTACGCACGTAGAAGGTTTCGGTTTATCAAGCAACACGCGGGTTCGATTCCCGCCATCTCCACGACCACTCACGAGAAGTACCGGCTCGATACCGGCATGATCCACCATATGGGTCATCTGCATGGCAACAGACTACGTGGGAGCACATATTTAGGTGAGAGTCCTTAGTCCAGACCGGGAGGGTATGACCGGGAGAGGGTGAAAGCCCCTAGGTGCCGCCTAACGTGGACGGCACCGCACAAACTTACAAGTACGAGTTGACAGAAGCCATTTCTGCCTGTCATACTGAATGAACAGCAACACAATATGGAGTGGTCGCATAGTCCGGCTTAGTGCAGCAGTCTTGAAAACTGCCGTGGCGTTAAAACCACCGTGGGTTCAAATCCCACCCGCTCCGCGAAGGTTATAGGGTAGACATACCCGTTCCCTTTCACAATCAAAAGATGGCGTGTGGCGCAATTTGGCTGACGCAGTGGACTAGTACCTAACCCCTACGACTGGTGAGTTGTAATGGCATGGACGGAATCCACCGGAAATAGGGAGGCATTGGAAACGATGTCCCACCCGAGGTTCCTTGCAGGTTCGAGTCCTGTCACGTTGTCTTCGATTGTGCCTTCGGGTTTTTAGCTCATCTGGTAGAGCGCTGCTTTTGCAAGGCAGAGGTGAGGGGTTCAAGTCCCCTAAGATCCACGAGTCAAAGAAACTTCGGTTTTGATTTGACTTAGATAGAAATTGTCTGGTAGTGTTGTGATAACAACAACGGAACTTGAAAAGACAACAGTGGAAATACAAGCTCAACGAAATTGGTTGAGCGAAATGGAGCCGTCGCATAGTGGCCTAGTGCACCACCCTGCTAAGGTGGAGTACCCGCAAGGGTACCGTGGGTTCAAATCCCACCGGCTCCGCAAAGACCGAATGAGTAACCCCTGGTACGGGTAAAAATTCAGTCCTCGCTCAAATCAGCATCATCGATGCGGCTTCCAGCCGTGAAGTTGGAAAGTACATCGAGGGTGGTACCACTGAAACGAGCAATTGCCTTGGATGACTCAATAGGGGTGCGAAATGACATAAGTCATGAGCTTCACTGAATAGGCATTATGGAACCGTCGCATAGTGGTCTAGTGCACCACCTTGGAAAGGTGGCATACCTGCAAGGGTATCGAGAGTTCGAATCTCTCCGGTTCCGCGTTGTCGTCTTCCAAGCGACAATCCCGACAAACCTGGGTGAAGGGTTGTTCAATGATGGCTAAGAACTAAAACCGAGCCATTGTGTATTTTCTTCATTCTTGCACTGACTAGAATGTTGCGGTTGATCCCGTTAGGAAATCTACGGAACGGCTTCGGTTGTTTCGGGTCGTTAGGGTTTGATCACCCTTTCGACGCATGCCTCGCTAGCTCAATTGGCAGTAGCATCTGACTCTTAATCAGAGGGTTCCCGGTTCAAGTCCGGGGCGAGGCACAAAGTATCTTCGGATACTTGCAGTAAGACAAGGCTTCCATGTACGCCGCAAGGTATGTAGAGAAATCGCTTCGCATGGGTGAGTCTTACTGAGAACGTAGAGATGCGATTAGAGGCGTTCTTTCCACACTTGTACACCGGATCGGTCCTAGGAGCCTATCGTCACAGACGGCACATCCGAGGGAGGGGTTGATGAACCCTTGTACGTATACATCGTCGCTTCAAGCACAGCCTCTGTGAGGAACTGTTGCCAGTTCGGACGTAACCCGAACGCTCGTAAGTTCACAGCCTATGTAGAGGGGCTGGTGGGGCGCAATCCCATTGCGGTTATGAAAAGCCGAAAACTTGCAGCATTTTCGTCATGTGCGGGGTTCAATTCCCCAAGGGCGTCGGCTCAAACCCGGCGCGGTTGGATTCATTACCGTGGCGAATATGGTGGGCGTAGCTCAGTTGGTAGAGCGCTGGCTTGTGGAGCCGGATGTCGCGGGTTCGAGCCCCGTCGTTCACCCGAATTACGTTCTGATTCAGATACCAAAAAGGAATCAGAAAGTCATCGAACAGCTTGGTATCTCTGTTGTGGATGGTGTGAAGTCGTATCGAGTCATCTTTTGCGTCGGCAGGCGTTGATGACAGGTGATGCATTCCGAAAGGAACTGCCCGTCGATAGCTTCACATAAGTTTTTGGAGGGGTCGCATAGTCCGGCTTAGTGCAGCAGTTTCGAAAGCTGCCGTAGGTGTCACATCCTACCGTGGGTTCAAATCCCACCCTCTCCGCAATAGAGTTCAAGCAGCCCTGATTACCAGGAAGCATAAGATGACACTTGGACCTAGATTTCTTCATCGACTAGCAGATTCGTTCTGACTTGTCAGATGAAGTAAGTAATGCCCGATTGGTGGAATTGGCAGACACGCTGGCTTTAGGTGCCAGTGCTTAGGCGTGAGAGTTCAAGTCTCTCATCGGGTACGCACGGATTCACAAGACGACTGGTGCAATGGTCGTTGCATAGTGCCTTGTTGTGATGATGTTGCCGGTTGGATCGGTATTGCACAATTGCCCCCCAACAAATCAGGTCCACCGAACGTCGTGATGACAGTGCGGTGGGCTTCTGACGCTCAGTAGCCAAGATGGTAAGGCGCACCGCTCATAACGGTGTTACGCGGTGGTTCGAGTCCACCCTGAGCGACAAAGGTGATGAGGAAGGTCTTGACTACACTCATTATCTAACGGGACGACCCGGCAAGGTCGCTTTCGGTTCTCAGGTTTATCCCGTACACCCCTGAGACAGCAGTGTGAAACCTTTTGCCGAGGGTTGCTGCATTTTGAGACAGAAGAATGCATGTGATGTTATTGCCTCCGCGCTGACCTCTCCATGTTGGATATCTGTCGGATCCTAAGTTGGTCACACTCGGCTTAGTTGTCTGGCGCGTTAGCACAATTGGTAGTTGCAGCACCCTTTCACGGTGCAGGTTACGGGTTCGAGCCCCGTACGCGTCACGTTTCTTGTTGGTACTTGACAAGATAGGTAAGTCACCTGTAAGGTGATAGTAGTAAATATGGCGCTGTAGCACAATTGGCAGTTGCATCGGTTTCTCAGACCGAAGGTTGCGGGTTCAAGTCCCGTCAGCGTCACGATAACCCAAACGCTCCGAGGAATGTCGGAATCACTGGCGGGTTAGATAACTAACGAGAGACACTACGTAGCCTTCCTCAGGAGGTCTTTCGTCCAGAGTCGCCTACTGAGGCGGAAGCGACTACCATGCCATCTTAGCTCAGTTGGAGAGAGCGACTGTTTGAAAAGCAGTAGGTCACCGGTTCGGCTCCGGTAGTTGGCACACTGGTTCCTTTTAGGACCACGTTATACCCTTGTAGTTCAGTAGAGATTAGGGCGCTTGTCGATGAGACAGGAGGCGGTGGTTCAAGTCCACCTGGGGGTACGGTTGAGAGACTTTGCAAGGTCTCGATGCAAGTTCGGCGGGAATTGAACCCGTGCGGGGCGCAAGCTACGGTTGTCGTATGAGGAAGCTTACTCAGATAGTCTTCGCGTAGCACATGCCTTTATAGCTCAGTTGGTAGAGCGCTTCGTTTACACCGAAGATGTCGGGGGTTCGAGTCCCTCTGGAGGCACAAACGGTGAGAGCCACTGGTTCTTAGCCGTCTTATCTCTACATCAACATCCAATCTATAGATACGGCGTTGCTGTAGGGTTCCCTGTTGCGACTAATGGAATATGTCGTCTTCACAAGAACGAAGAGATGCCAGTTCGACTCTGGTACGGGGAGCTTAGTGGTACCGGCACAGGGTGTACAACCATCGTCGGTGCGGTCGGGAGTGATATCCCCTGACCAGTCGTGCTTGGAAGGCTGCGTAATGTAGTACGGGGTTCGATCCCCGTCATGAGCCACTTATACTTCTTCAAGGGTTGACCGGAATCAAGATGCCGTGATACCATTGAAGGCATAATGCGGGGTAGGGCAGTTCGGTAGCCCGCCAGGCTCATAATCTGGAAGTCGCGTGGTTCAAATCCCGCCCCCGCAACGTTACAACGAAGATACAAACATCGAAGGGTTCTTGTATCGGGATTACTAGAAAGCGCAACCTGCGTGTAACTGGGTTGTGTTAGGTGGGGACCGTAAGGTTCGTGCCGACACCGGCAAGAGAACGAGACCTAGCGTGAGAGCGAGAGGTCAGGTGAATTGGTACTTCGTACCGCGAGAAGCCCGAGCTTAGATGCACACGTTCCACTTGCCGGTTTTGTTTGGGTCGTTAGCTCATCTGGTAGAGCGCTGCTTTTGCAAGGCAGAGGTGAGGGGTTCAAGTCCCCTACGATCCACGCTTCCTCTCCAATCACCATTCTCGGCTCATTACCTTGGATGGCGGAGAGCCCCCACTTCGATACCGGTTACGGGGTGGGGGATAGAAGCAACCAATATAGGGGTATAGCTCAGATGGTTAGAGCGCTTCGCTGATAACGAAGAGGTCTTCGGTTCAATTCCGAATATCCCTACTGCTCATTGTCACTTCTAGAATCTGGCGGTTGACAAAGAGTTACGACACACGATAAAGTGGTGGTCGCGGTAAACAGTCCGCACAGGCTCTCAACATTGAGGGTTCTGGCGCATTAGCACAATTGGTTAGTTGCATCGCCCTTTCACGGCGAAGGTTACGGGTTCAAGTCCCGTATGCGTCACTACAGAGTAGAGCAGTTCGGTAGCTCGTCGGGCTCATAACCCGGAGGTCGGCGGTTCAAATCCGCCCTCTGTTCCCACTTCCAAACCAATATCAGTTTGGACTTGACATCTACACAAAGTTGTTGCTAAGGTTGTTCTATAAGCAAGAAAGAACAACACTTGGTAACTCCATAGAGAAAGAAATGCCGCGCAAGCGGTTTTGGCTGTATAGCTCAGGGGTGAGAGCACTTCGCTGATAACGAAGGGGTCGGTGGTTCGATTCCACCTACAGCCACTCGGAACACAACAACTCGCATACCTGCCGGACCAATCATCTGAGCAGCGCGGGGCGGAATGTTCGTCTCGAAAGAGAAATCGGCGGTATCTAGCGGTCCTTGGTTGCAAGGGTGCCGCAAGATGGATGAGTACCGAGCGTTAACCTCATCAGATGATACGAAGCGAGATTGATTACCAAGCTTCTAAGTCGTCAACATGCCCCTTTAGCTCAGTTGGTAGAGCGCTACGTTTACACCGTAGATGTCATCGGTTCGAGCCCGGTAGGGGGCACTGCACCAAGCGGTTATGCATGACTGACTATGGTGCTTGACACATACCAAGTGTCTAGGCGGGGTTCCTGAATGTGACCTAGTTGTCGGTTGGCTCCAAACCGTCCCTTATGGACTACGAGGTTACCGCGTGTCCCGTTTAGCGTTCTTGCGTGAAGAGCGTTGTGGGTGTCCGTCTCAGTGGTACGAGACGTAATCCCACAGAATGCGCCCGTAGCTCAGGGGATAGAGCGGTTGACTACGGATCAACAGGTCGGGGGTTCGATTCCCTTCGGGCGCACGCAACACAAAGATTTTCAACCAACTGGACTGTCGCGGGCGAAAGCTTGAGGAAAGTCCGGGCACTTGACCAACTACCGTGTGGTAGATGAACTCCGCGTTCATCGCTCAAGAACCACTAAGCCCAACCTAAAAAGCAGGGTGCAGGATGTGTGCAACGCCAAACAGTCTGAGGGAGTTGGTCTCCTGTGAAAGACGGGTAGGCGGCTGAGACAGATGACAGTCTAAAACAGAACCCGGCTTACGGGTTGGTTGAATTAATGCCCGCATGGCGAAATTGGCAGCCGCGTTGCGTTCAGAGCGCAATGACCGAATGGTCGTCCGAGTTCAAGTCTCGGTGTGGGCACTGCTGACCTAGGTCAGCCACTAATGAAAGGCTACACGAAATGATGGACTCCACCTAACCCTCCTTTGTTGACTATACAAAGGAGGTGAAAATGAGAAAATTCACATACACAGACACCCGCGACTGGAAGGTCGCTGATGTCGATGGCAAGGCTATGACCTTGCTCGTGACGGATGCAAAGGGCAACAAAAGGAACGTCGAAAAGTTCGACGGCTTCCGCTCTGCATCCAGAGCAGCCAAGAAGCTTGGTGGTTTCGCCGTTAGGGCGTAACTAGGCTTTCAGATTTCTCCGGTGTGCGGAGAATGAAATACCCAGTCGTGGACCTTGCAGAAACGAAGCGGCTGGCGAGTGGTAGGCATGTACTGCACTGTCCTACCACTCAAAATGGCTCTGTAGCTCAGTTGGTAGAGCGTTCGACTGAAAATCGAAAGGTCACCGGATCGATGCCGGTCGGAGCCACGACCGATTCCATACAGTTTTTGCGGACTGCGATGGATCTCACTACTAGCCACGGGTACTTCGTTGCGTGCTGAGTAGGACATGAGGATTGGTGCCTCATCAATGAATAGACTGGTTGGGATACCGCAAAATTTCCAACTGGTCGCACTAGCCTCGCTAGCTCAATATGGCAGAGCATCAGACTTTTAATCTGCGGGTTCTCGGTTCAAGTCCGAGGCGGGGCACACATCATTGGGATTCCAATGACTAGATAGTAGTGATGTAATTGGCAGCACGTCCGCCTTGTGTACAGAGGGCTAACGGAAGGAATCGACTCGAAATCGTTCTACTATCGAAAACCGTGGCGTATGGTTTATTACGCAGTCACCGAAACATGGCGTAGGCGAAGCGCCCTAGAAGTTGGATTAGGTGAAAGGTGTCGGAAGCTCCCTCAGCAGGAGCCTAGTCTTGGTCACCATATTCCTCTATAGCTCAATTGGCAGAGCAGTCGGCTGTTAACCGACAGGTTCGTGGTTCGAATCCACGTGGGGGAGCAATGCGAGTATCCGGTACGCAAGGTTGCAACGCTCGCAGAAGTCCTAACTTTCCCACAGCAGTCCGTGAGGGAAGTCAAGCAACGGAAATGAGAAATCATAGGGTTGGCGGTTAGGCAACATGGCGATGTGGTGTGAGTGGTTAGCCGTTTCTCTGCAAAAGAAAATATGCCGGTTCGATTCCGGTCGTCGCCTCAATGCTCGATTTGACTTTCACCGGTCAGTCGTTCTACCATGTTCTATATGAACATGGGGTGATAGCCAAGCTGGTTAAGGCACCGAACTCATAATTCGACGATTCGTGGGTTCAAGTCCCACTCACCCCACTCAACTTCATCACTACTCCGATGAGGTAGGGTTCCGATAAGCACCATGTGTGCTAAGATTGGGGCTCGCAGAACCACCCGGTTCTGTTGTGTGCTGGATTCCGTGTTGTGCGCACGACGTGGAATTCATCGGTCGAAGTCCGACGTATGTAACCGACGAAACAGGTGCTACATGCCCGTATAGCTCAGTTGGTAGAGCGCCAGCATGACTCGCTGGATGTCGGGGGTTCAAATCCCTCTACGAGCACTGCTTCTTGACACGAAGCTATTCCTGAGAAATCGGGATGTTCCGCCCTGACCTTCGCATTGTGAAGTTCCTTACCTCGGTTTGGATGAACCACTGCGACCCTTGGAGCCACCAAGTCCCTACTCCGGTAGGGATGAACCACCACGACCTTCGCGTCCACAATATCCTCGCCTCGGCTTGGATGATCCTCCCCAACCTTCAGATTCATCACTTCCTCGCTCCGGCTTGGATGAACCGCGATGACCTCTACCGTGGGTACACTTTCGTTTCGACGGGAATTATGGAAATGGACTTGACAGAGTATGGTCTGGTACTGTAAAGTGGTAAACGTCTTGTGAGAGCAAGACTTCGGAACTTCACAACACAATAGCGTTTAGTAAGAAAGATTTTGCTTCTGTAGCTCAGATGGTTAGAGCGCCGCCCTGTCACGGCGGAGGTCGCCGGTTCAAGTCCGGTCAGGGGCGCTATCAAAGGAACCGCGTTAGCGGGTTGCCTGCGATACAGCAAGACACCAGATACCGTCAAATATCTGGTACCCACACTTCTACCGTCGATGCGGTAGGTTCCGTTGACACGGAAGGATCGTTTCAAGTGAAGGTCTTGTACTTTGTTGGGCGTCGTCCTCCGGGACTGGCGCAGCCGATGGGTTCGGTTCCGTGACTCATCTCCCTTTTATGCCGAGTGGTTGCAAACGCGAGGAAACGGAAATATGGGGTCTTAACTCAGTTGGTAGAGTGCCTGCTTTGCAAGCAGGATGTCAGGAGTTCGATTCTCCTAGACTCCACGTTGGTAGACGAAAGTCTTACCTTGGTAGATGAACACCTACCCTGCTCCAGTAATGGACAGGCTCCGAAGCAGAGATTCGGAATCCTACGTAAGACTGCTAGCGTCGCACATAGGAATATCGAGTCAAGTGTTCAACATGGATTTTAGCTCAGTTGGTAGAGCACCTGCTTTCAAGCAGAATTTCGGGAGTTCGATTCCCCCATAATCCGCGAACAAGAAGCTGTTGAAGTTTAGGGATTAACTACCCGAGTGCAGATACGTGTGTGTACTGTTTATACCCTAGTCGCCGGTTAGGATGATGACTGCTTGGTAGTTCTTGCAGTGATTGTTCATGAATACGAGCTAGGCTCTGTGGGGATGTAGCTTAATGGTAAAGCCTTAGTCTTCCAAACTAATGACGCGGGTTCGATTCCCGTCATCCCCTCTGTGGCATCATCGAAATTACGGTGAAGGCTTCCTAACGCCTCTGTGTGAATCGCAGTGAAAAGTTAGGACTCTGCCGGAGTAGAGTGGTTGCATAGACTAAACCGGAAACAGGGCTTGCGGACCTGGGCGTGATACGGGATTCGGCTATCACAGACCTCTTTATGAGGCATATGGATGAAAGTTCCACAGTGAAGCATTTAGGAAATTCGAAGAATCCAAACGCGTTGGATGAAATCGTATAGACTAAGTGCATCACGACATGCGGATGTGGCGCAGTGGTAGCGCATAACCTTGCCAAGGTTAGGGTCGCGAGTTCGAATCTCGTCATCCGCTCGTAAGCAGCATTTGACTGCTAGGGCTTCTAGGATATCCATTGGGTATCCTTTTAGTCGAGATCCCGTCCAACCGCAAGGTTGGCGTAAGCGGTCGTTCAAATACACCTTCTCTAACTCCGGTTGGCATCGAAAGATGCGTTCTTGGGAAGCGTGTTAAACCGGATATGCGGTCATAGCCTACGGGTATGGCAACTTGGCTTCCAGCCAAGAGTTGATGGTTCAAGTCCATCTGACCGCTCAAAGCCATCCAGAAGGCGGTATAAGCGAGTAACTAACGCCGATACCATCCGATGCTGGCTCATCCTTAGAATGGAACGTGGCGCTTGTGAGACTGTAGTGGTCAAGCACGTGTTACCGGAAATTCTCAGGCTCTGATTCTCGACTAGTAATCGGGAAGCGGGTTTGCTTCACCCGCCCTAGCTGCGACGAGTAGTGGCGAAGGAATAAGCACCTCAGCAATGCGAGGCTAAGCGTTGCCACTATTGGGTCACTGTTTACTAGACAAACCCTTTAGGATTCGGTAAGCTAGAGACTAAGAAGCTTCCTAGCTTCCGAATACATGGGACTGTAGCTCAAAAGTCACCCTCAAGGTGGCGGGTAGAGCAAGGAGCGGCGCGCGTTCCAGAAGGTTATCGGTTCGATCCCGATCAGTTCCACGGTCTTCTAGTCGTCCTTCGGGATGGCTAGAACTCCACCATGCGAAAGTAACTCAGCGGTAGAGTTCCTCGTTGCCAACGAGGTTGTCGCGGGTTCGATCCCCGTCTTTCGCTCCAAGGTAGGAATTTGTCAAACGCAGCCCGGTGCCCTGACGACATCGATGCTGTAGGGGTTCCTGCCTGTAACTTATTTTCATGATTTGCCCTCGTAGCTCAGGGGATAGAGCAGGAGCCTTCTAATCTCTTGGTCGCAGGTTCGAATCCTGCCGAGGGCACAACGGTCGTCAATGGGCGTACACGACCGGGTTTACTTGGCGTCCAAAACAGGCGGCTTCCTATGAGTGTATGGAGGCTGATCCTCGACTCGACACTCACTGCGTTTGTAGCTCAGTGGATAGAGCAGTTGACTACGGATCAACAGGTCGGGGGTTCGAATCCCTCCAGGCGCACAGATTTGCATGGTAGCTGTCTAGCTGCTATGCTTTTCACGAGGGTAAAACCTTGAAATGCCGACTTGGCGCAATTGGTAGCGCAACTGTCTTGTAAACAGTAGGTTGCGGGTTCAAGTCCCGCAGTTGGCTCTCCGAAGGGATAATTATGTACGACTTGTCATTCTCTGAATTTGACGACGAACCTCGCGCCCTCCCCATCGATGTAGCGCGTAATCGCATCGAGCCGTTGTTCCCGAATTTGAAGTTCACAAGTGCTGGCGGGTCAGTTCCCTTCCAAGCCGAGGGCTACTACATGGGTATCGCGGACTTTTACTTTCGGTTCCGACATGACTCGGCTAGTCTCACGATTGGTCGTCCTGGTCGGCACACCCCCGAAAATGATTTCGTCATCTACAAAGATGACGTGACTGGCGAGGATTACGCGGGAACGCTCGACGATGATGAATTTGTAGCGTTGTTCACGGAACTCATGGAGCGTATGCTTGCAGAGAAACCACTTCCTCGCTAAGAAATAGACTGGTGATGGTCAGGTCAGAAATGAAGCAGCCATCATCTTTGCCCTTGTAGTTCAGCGGATAGAGCGTCATCTTCCGAAGGTGAATGTCGCTGGTTCGAATCCAGTCAAGGGCACAAGCAACACGAAGTGGCGATGGCAGGGTAAGTTGCAACGACTGTCACGCTCCCTATGCATGGGGTTGTGTTGTGAGGTGAAGGGAAATCACCAAATTCGTACTGGTCGTTCAAGTCAGGACTGCTTGTTAAAAGTGAGATGGGGGTATCGAATCCTTCCTAGTACGCCAAACTTCTTGTAACACGACCGGGTTCAGCCCAGTCGTGTGATATAGCCAGACACCGATGGTGTTTATGCCACTTTAGCTCAGGGGTAGAGCAAACGCTTCGTAAGCGTTAGGTCGTCAGTTCAAATCTGACAAGTGGCTCGGAATCGGGAACAAGGTCTCTCGGTAACGGACAGGTACAAAACGAGAACCCAGTGCACATGGACTCGCACAAAATCCTGTTACCGTTTCGGTGTCCGTCTTCTTACGTTTTCGGGCACCGAACATTCTTCGAGGTTCAGCACTCGACGTATTTCATCTCAGGATACGGTACGATACCAAAGGCTGGTCGGAGGTACACCGAAGGTAATCTGTTAGTGCAGATGATCAACCATGCACAGCGCGGAGTGATTCGCGTTTGTGCCTCTTTAGCTCAGTGGTAGAGCACTTCCTTGGTAAGGAAGAGGTCGAGAGTTCAATTCTCTCAAGAGGCTCGTAAAGACTGCTACGGTAGTTATTCACGAAAATATGGGTTCTTAGCTCAGTTGGTAGAGCATCACGCTGGCAGCGTGAGGGTCAGGGGTTCGAATCCCCTAGGATCCACCATATAGACACCTTGACGAAACGGACCAAAGTTGACCGAGCTAGTAATCGCTCCAATGAATGTCGAAGATATTCAGTCCGTTATCGACCATGTAACCAATGTATCCCTAGCTTCGTCGCATCTCGACCACCCCAATATCGGTGCATGGCTTGAAGGTGAATACAATCCTGCTGATGTACTCGCAAAGCTTGATTCGAGCATCTGTCTCATTGTGAGAGATAACGAGCACATTGTCGGTACCGGATTCATCGATACGACAACTGGCTACATTTCGGGTGTCTATGTCTCCAATAAGGGACACGGTACTGGTCGTTTGATTGTCGATAGGTTGCTTGAAGAAGCAGCAGCAGAGGCTGGTACGAAACACTTCACTGCGAGTGTTCATCCTGACTCGAAAGCCATGCAGCACATTCTTTCAACGTCTGGTTTCACGGCAACGCATGTGGACCCTCACGTTGTTTACTATGTTGGTACCGACTTCATGATTTGGGAAAAGTCGGTATAGCAACACGCCTCGTTAGTTCAGCGGAAGAATGCCTCTTTCCTAAAGAGTTGGTCGCTGGTTCGAATCCAGTACGGGGCACTGGGAAAACACCAACAGATTCGATTAGTCATCGAGGAACTAAGTTGGTGAGGGTGGTCGTTCACCGTGAAAAGAACGATGTCTGGTGATGTAGACGAGGTACCTAGCCTGAATCACAAGCGGATGAGACGGTTAGCTGGTTGGTGGACGCTCGATAAGGGTGGTTTCCGTACTCGCTGATTTGTGGGGTATAGATTCCGAATACTGCGACCCATCGTGGAAGACAACAAGCGGCTTGACTGGTCGCCCAAGTGACAAGTGTGGTGGAAATCCACTAGTAATCAAGAGCGTGGTACAGGGATCATAACCCTGCCTCCGTGAAGGTTTTAAGCCGGAGCGGCTTGGTTGCGATTTACGGAGTATGGGAAAATTTGGCAATCCGCGCCGTTCGGGACGGCGAGAATGAGGGTTCAAATCCCTCTACTCCGACATGGGGCGAGTGAGTCCGCGAAACCTTGGTGTTGACAACACAAGTAGACGTGGGCGCGGTCGCGTGTTTTCTCGACACCCTGTATCGTCAAATGCAGTAGGGTTGAGGAACAGAAATGCGGGCAGCAATGTGCCGCTACCGTAGGTCGAGACTACGGCGCTCCACCAAACTTTTGACACAGATTGGTCAACCCCGGCGCTTTAGGGGCTGAGAACGGCTCACAGAGCCAGTGGTCGTGGGCGAAGCGTGAAGGCATCCTGGGTAAGTCCTTCCGGCAAGCTACCAACGCGAATTCTGAGGTTCATGTCTTGGAAGTGCTGGGGACGTGGGTTCGATTCCCACCGACTGCACAACGTCAGCAATGCGCTGACCGTATGGTGTTCGTAGCTCAATTGGCAGAGCGGCAGGTCGTGAACCTGTTCGTTGCGGGTTCAAGTCCCGTCGTCCACCTGAAACGATACCCTTATCGTCAAAAGGAATAACAGGATGTAGCGCAGTTTGGTAGCGCGCCAGTTCGGGGAACTGGAGGTCGCGGGTTCAAACCCCGCCATCCTGACACTTATCGACATCCGTTAACGAATGACACCGTACTGTTTTATGGTATAAACACCCCAATAGAGGGGTGGTTGTTCGATAGCGGGTACATTCCACATAAAAATGGCTTGACAGATGAGACAATTTCATACACGGCAAAATGGTTGCTGTATCTACATCCGAAAGCTCATCCCGACCATGCTCCCAACTTCCCGCCAACTACTCGTTGGAGACTCCGCTGAAAACAGCATCATGCAGACAATTACGATTGCTGTTTCAGCAATCCTTATTGCCGCTGGTCTTGTTACCGCTCCGGGTCTTATCAACAACGCCCGCGACAACAACGCCACTTCTGACTTGGCTAACGTAGCCTACGCTCAGGAAGGTGCGCTTGCTGTTGACGGCAAGTACCACTCTGACATCGATCCTAAGTCAACTGCTGATGATTCCCTCATCAAGACTGGCGGTGTCAAGTACACCTTCTCGGGCAAGACGACCAATCAGGCTGCATTGACTTGCGATACGCCAACCGCTGCCTACCTCATTCGCACAACCGCTGCTAATGGCAAGACTTTCTACCGCGCATCCGGTTCTGCTACGACTTCTACGGACCTTTCCAAGCTCACCATTGCAGATTGCATCAAGGCGCTTCCGGGATGGACCAGCTTCGAGATTCCTCAGCCCTCCGCTGGTGGCTCAACCACACCTTCTGCTGGTGCTTTCGTTGTCAAGAATCTCGCTAACCCCGGTCTTCGCTCCGCTGTTGCTAGCAACGGAAAAATCTACGGTACGTTGAACTACGGCGCTCCTGACACTACTCAGTCGCCCGACCAAGACGGCAACCAGCCCGAACTTCCTCTAGATTTGCGAATTTCTTCTGACAACGGTGCTACATGGTCAAGTGCAACTGGTCTACCTTCTAACCAGTTGATGGACAACATCCACGCTTCTGCGGATGGTCAAACCATCATCTTGACGCCTGGTGACAGCAACGGTCTCTACATCTCACACGATGCGGGCGCTTCATGGTCTCGCGTTGATGCCGCTGGAGAAAACAACTGGAATGGCGCGGTCACGTTGTCAGATGATGGCAAGACTATCGTCCTTTCTTCCCAGGATCAGAACAACTTTGATTATGGTACTGGACAGAACACTGTTGTTCCTGGTGGAGCAATGATCTCGCACGATGGTGGTGCTACCTTCACTACCAAGAACGTTGGGTCGGGAAACGACTTCCACGCATGGGCAACTTCTTCTGACGGAAGCGTCATTTACGGTAATGCAAATGACGGCACATTGTACAAGTCAACCAATGGTGGAAACACCTTCACTGCTCTATCTACGAGCACTCAAGGTGACTCTGCCATCAGCACCAATTCTGATGGAAGCAGTGTCCTGCTTGTTGACGGAAACGATAGAGGAAACAACTTGTCGCTTTCTACAAATGGCGGTCAGTCCTTCAAAAACATCTCTCCGACAAATGATCCTGATAATCGTAGATTCTGGTTCAAGTCGGATATGAGCGCCGATGGCAACACCATTGTTGTTGGTGATGGCAATGGTAACCCTGATTCATATATCTCAACCGATGCTGGTTCGACGTGGACCAAGGTTGACGGTACTTCTGGTCAGATCGGTTCAGTAAGTGTTTCTGCTGATGGTAAGACTTTCACAGTAACCGATTCGAACAACCGCAGCACCGCAGTTGGTACCCGCTAGAACCAATCTGCATCAACTAGCACCAGAAGCCGTGATACTCTCCCGATGAGTGTCACGGCTTCTGTCGTTCTTACTCCTAGATTTTTCTTTATCCGCTACGTAGAATTCAACTCCATAGCGTCACCTACAACCGAGCATAGAACAGGAGAAAACCAATGACCGGTGTAATTGTACTGAATGCAAGTTATGAGCCCCTAGGCGTTGTTTCGCTCCACAAGGCGATGAAGAACATCATCCGTGGTCGTGTCGAAGTTGTACGTGCGCACGATTCTGATGTCATCCACACGTCTTCTGGTGTGCTCGCTGTGCCTATCGCTGTTCGTTTCACCAAGATGGTTCGGGTTCCTTACCGTAATGGTGAGATGCAGCCGCACCTGAAGAAGGTTTTGATCCGTGACAACTACACGTGTGCCTACTGCGGTAAGCACGCTAAGACAGTTGACCACATCCAGCCTAAGTCCCGTGGTGGTAAGAACACGTGGATGAACCTCATTGCTGCTTGCCAGCCTTGTAACGGTAAGAAGGCGAACAAGACTCCTGAGGAAGCACACATGGTTCTTCAGTTCCAGCCGCACCCTGTCTACCAGCAGGATGTCCTGACGGCGAACATTGCCAAGACAGGCTTCAGCATGGATACTCTGTTCGACTTCTGAACGAACTAGCTACACCCTCGGGGACAACTATCTATGGGTGGTTGTCCCCGAGCCATTTGCGGAGTACGCTCCGCTTGTCAGTCAAGAGAAAGAGAAAAAGATGAGTAACGAATTAGGATTCCCAATCGAGATGATTGGTACCAAGGCTCCGGTCCGAATGTGGGCTAATGAGTGGGAAGTAGAGCATGATGCGTTGAAGCAGCTACGGAATATTGCTTCGATGCCTTGGGTTCACGGCGTCCGTGTGATGCCTGACGTGCATGTCGGCAAGGGCGCTACCGTTGGTTCGGTTATCGCTATGAAGCAAGCCGTATCTCCCAATGCTGTTGGTGTTGATATTGGCTGTGGAGTTGTAGCCGTTCGCACGAGCTTGCGCGAAGAAGATTTAGAGCGTTTGCCTCAGTTACGTGCGGCTATTGAGAACTCCATCCCTGTCGGTTTCCGTGGACATGACCGTGATGTGAATGTCCGCCAGCTTGGTCTTGAACGAGGCTGGGATAACTTCTGGGGCGACTACAAGAATTTGCACAAGGATGCCGATGCTATTGAGGGTAGAGCGCACTCTCAAATGGGTACATTAGGTGGCGGTAATCACTTCATCGAACTCTGTGTAGACGAAGCCGGTGATGTGTGGCTAACGCTGCACTCCGGTTCTCGTAACATCGGCAAGTCACTTGCGGAACGTCACATCGACATTGCGCAGAAGCTTGCTCACAATGACGGCTTGGTTGACCGAGACCTGGCGGTGTTCTTATCGGGTACGCCCGAAATGGATGCTTACCGTCACGACTTGATGTGGGCTCAGGAGTATGCGCTACGTTCTCGCTCGATCATGATGGCGCTGTTCCGCAAGGCACTTCGTGATCACTACGGTGACAGCAAGACCGTCACCTTCGATGAAGAAATCAATGTGCACCACAACTACGTCGCTGAGGAAATCATCGACGGCGAAGAGATGTTGGTTACCCGTAAGGGCGCTATTCGCGCAGGTCTTGGCGATGTTGCATTGATTCCTGGTTCGATGGGTACCGGTTCGTATGTTGTTCGTGGTCTCGGAAACGATGCTTCGTTCCAGTCGGCATCTCACGGCGCTGGTCGTCGTATGAGCCGCAGCGCTGCAAAGCGGAAGTACACGGTCGAAGACTTGATTGCTCAGACAAAGGGTGTTGAGTCTCGTAAGGACCAGGGTGTTGTCGATGAGATTCCAGCGGCATACAAGGATTTGAAGCATGTCATGGATTCGCAGTCGGACTTGGTAGAAATCGTTCAGCACCTACGAACGGTTCTCTGCGTCAAGGGCTAGACGGTATTGCTCAGAAGAGAGGCTCGAAAGGGTCTCTCTTCTTTGCGTAACCGCCTATGTCGGATGACTGCGTTAGACTTGTATCAACAAAGGAGATTCATGTCCGACCGCTCTCACCTCATTCGTGACACTACCGTCGATGTCAATGGACACCCTAAAACGGTGTATCGCAAACCGGGCGACCCCGCGCCAACGAACAACAGCCGCTCCGGTGGTATCGGCGCTCCGATTTCTTCACGACTTGTCAAGGTGGTTCCTGACCACTCGCAAGAGTTCCCTATCGCGGCAGATAAGTTCGATTCTCGTTGGGCTGAAACTAATCGTGTGAAGTACGCTGATGATTACATCAACGAATTCCAAGCGTGGAATGGCTGGAACGATTACAACCCAAACGGCACCCTCAACGCTCAGTCTGGTGATGATGGCATACTCTACTTCGTGGAGCCTCATACTGGCGATTTGGTTCTCACTGGTACGCCTGGTGAATTTTACATTGCAGCCATTTCATCGCCACCAGTTGTCGAGCCCATCGAGTCCGGCTACAAGATCACGTACGTATCAACCGATTATGCAGAGGATGACAACCACCTCACCACCTTCAATATTGACGCTAAGGGTGACTACACCGGAGAACCGGGTACGCTCGACACGTTCGGTAGTAACCTTGATGCAGAAAGCGCTCTCGGTGTTCTGCGTGGAGAGAACTAAACACATTTGATTGTGCTGAGAAGGGAAGTCTTTTACGGCTTCCCTTCTTGCATTTAACGGTCTCGTATGACTCGGGATGCTAACCTCTGTGTAGTCAAAACGAGAGGCTCCTAGCGTGAGTATTGTCCAGAATCCCAAGTCCGATGTCACAGAAGACAACATTCAACTCACGGGTAAGAATGCCCTTTTGGCTTGGAACCGTATTTCGACTGTACTTGCCGAGCATGGGGTCGATGATTCCACCGCTATTTCCAAGGCGGTCGCAAGGCGTCTAGTCGAGGACCACATCGTAGAAGGAGATTTTTTCACACCCGGCTTGACTCATAACAGCAGCATTCGTGTTCGCAAGCTTGTGGATAATGCAGTTGTTCCTCATTTTGCTCACGTCACCGATGCCGGTGCTGACCTCATCAGCGTAGAAGATGTCGTGATTCCCGCTGGCGGACACAAGATGGTAGGTACTGGTATCGCTATCGAAATTCCTCTCGGTCGCGTTGGTCTTGTCCACCCTCGTTCCGGTCTTGCTGCGAAGCATGGCATCACCGTCTTGAACACCCCTGGCACTATTGACTCCGGTTACCGTGGTGAAGTCAAGGTAATCCTCTACAACAGCACGAAAGAGGATTACGAAGTTGCTGTAGGTGACCGTATTGCTCAGTTGGTTATCCAAGAGCATGATTACCCGTTGTTCATCGAGGTCGAAGATCTCGCAACTTCCGACCGTGGTGAAAACGGTATCGGGTCCACAGGAAAGAACTGAACCAGATGAAGAAAATCTTTGCCGTATCGGCATTGGTAATGACCATTGGGCTGACGCTCGTTGGTTGTACTAACGCGAGCACAAACGGTGGCGGTACAGATGGTGTTCTTGCGCCGACGACCAAAGGTGATGATGTCACTATCAGTCAGCTAAGCCAGGCAGAGACCGATAAACTTGTCGATGCTTCTGGTTCGAACTTCAGTGATTTCACGCCGGTTGCAAAGGGCAACAAGGTTACTTTTATTACGGTCGGTAGCAAGACGTGCAAGGAGACTCCTATTGCTGCCAAGGCAGAGAGCGATGCTACCAAGATCGCATTCAAGGTCTACGACCAGAAGACGACCTGTTCCAATGATTTCGGCACTTACGGTTGGACCATCACATTCAAGAACACCACTCCTTTCGCTGGTGCTCCCTTCCTTCGTTGTGAGGGTGACAAATGCTATAGCGATACCACAAACGACACCAAGGCTTGGTAACGAGTGAGTGATGGTGATTTCTCCGGTTTTGGTGCCGGGGTAGACAACAACGATAATTCGAAGAGGTCTTGGTATGACGGATTATCGCCAGAGGAACGTGCGCGTTATCAGGTAGAGGCTCAGAAGAAGCTACAGAACAGCAATCCGTCTTCTCGACCTCCTGTGCAACCAGTACGTCCGGTTCAGCCGGTTCGCCCTGTGCAGCCGGTTCGCCCTGTGCAGCCCATACGACCCGTCAACCCCACGCAGCAGCAAGTACCCGTATCTCGGGCTCGGTCGGCTCAGCCAGCCCCACAGCGCCCTGCGGCACCGGTTCAGGCAACCTCATACACATCTTCGCCGCCACCCACTCCGCAGCGTTCTTTACCCCCGGAAGCACCCTCAACACCTACTTCTTTTCTAAGCCCTTCTTCGACTCAGCAGCCTTCGGGAGATATTCAGCCGCCGCCGCCTGACCCGTATCGCTATCTTCAGGCGGCACCTCAATCCTTCGAGGATCAGTCGCCGCCTTCGACTCCTAGGAATCCTTCATATCTTGATGACTTTGATGGCTTAGATAGACAACAGCCGGTTCCTCCTATCGATCCTGCCGTTTTGCTGGATCCTTATGGTCGGGCTGCGATAACTCCACCCGAATTCCGCCCCTCTCCCCAAGGTCAACCTGTTCCAGAATATCGCAACTATACGGAACCAACTCCCGGACAAACCCAGTATCGCCCCGCATTCAATCCGGTACCAAATTTCGCTCAGCAAGGACCGACATACGCCCCACGCCCGCCTAGGCGTCGCAAAAAGTCTTTCATCCCCTTTACAATCGTCGCGGCATTTCTCGCGTTTGCCTTGGGAGCGGGAATCCCGTTAATTGGTCAGTACAGTGGTTCTGTGCAACAGTCAATAACTAACGCCGCCCCGAGTTCTCATGTAGGGACGGATGGCTCTATTGCCACTGTTACCGATCTCTCTACGACGTTGGCTGCGTCTGAGCAGATTCTCAAAGGGTCTGATGGTGTCAAGTCAGCCGCCGATTTAAAGGCAAAGATAGCGACCGCCACAAAGGTTGTAGCAGATAGCAAAAGCACCCCGGCAGAGCTTGGAAAGGCTCAGAACGAACTTGCTACAGTGACTGCCGATGTACGCCAGGAAGTACGCGTAGTTCAAGTGAATACTTACTCGGCAGCAGTAAAGACTAAACTTGCCAATGGCGAATTCCACCAAGGTGCTACTCGTAAAGACGATGTTCGCAACATGCTCGATACCCTCGGTGGTCAGGACATCGGGGTTATCTATGTTGACAGCCCTTGTGGTCTCACTAACGCCGCAGGTTGTGTCAAGAGCGAAGATCCTTCTGTCATGTACATCTCTCCCAAGATTTTGAACAAGGCTTACTACCAGGACTACATGTTGTTGCAGACTGTTGCCCACGAATACGGACATACTGTTCACTTCCGTACAGGCTACTACCGTGTTTTCAATAACCCCGAAGTCAAGGCAGCTTTCGGCAAAGACCCAGAACATATTGCTGACTGCATGTCTCAGGACATTACGGGAGTGGTATTTACGACCTATGGTTACACATGTGACGCTTCGCAACTCGCTGCTGCGAGAAAAATCTGGAATGATGACCTCGCATCTTGACGTAGATCAATTTGTCTGGTAGATTAGGTCTGATCGGACAAAGTGTTCGGGACAAGCTAGTTGAGAGATGAATGACAACCTACGCCGATATGACCTAATCCAAATCCACTTCGATACCCGTACCATCAGCGGCAGTAAACCATTGTGCTACCTCGTAGCTGCCGTTGGGGACGGCTCTGGTGAATTTGAAGTCATAACCGATGAATTTGAACCCCGTGAGAATGCTCATGGGGAGCTTGCCGCGCGCATCGTCGATACCTGCATGAAGGTTGCTTCCAATAACCCACAGGCTCCGATTGAAGCCTTGGTTTACAATTCCGGTCCACGCAAGAACATCTTGGCTATCGGAAGCGAATTCGGTCATGTGCGTTTCGCGCTACAGTCGGAGTTGAACAAGTCAAGTGCAGGCGGTCAGATAGTTACCGAAAAGACTCATAGTTGGGTAGTGGGTACCCCTGAGGTCGTTCAGGAAGATAGCGGTTCTGAACCAATGACTTTTGTGGCAACAGATGGAAGTCTGAACAAGTTCTACGCTGGTGGTTCCTACGGCTGGATTTCCTCTGACGGAGAGTTCGGTTACGGCGGTGTCGTACGTGGTGAAAGTTCACTTATCTGTGAACTTATTGCCATCAAAGAAATGCTTTCTTCGATGAAGCGAGACAATGTAAGGGTTCTGGTTGACAACCGATTAGCTATCAAGATTTCACGCGAGCCTGATTCGATGGGTGACAGCAAGCTTGTGAGCAAGCGTGCGCTTACGTTGGCTCGTAGCATCGCAGACCTAGTAAAGAAACGCAAGAATGTCGAGTTCCGTTGGATTAAGGGGCACAGCGGACATCCTTTGAATGAGGGTGCCGACCGTTTGGCGCGCAACGCTAGACTTGCTCAGTCATTCGATCAAGACAGCACGACAGTGAGCCAAATCGCACAGACCATTGCTGATGATATTACTGAGGAATACAACGCCTACGCCGAAACAGTACGCTGACAACTTTCTCGCTGCTATCATCTGACGACGCCGCAAGATAAGAATGAGTGTGCATGTCTTTCCCTCCCAATACGCCTGATGAGGCAAGGAGTTCCACCGCTGGGTTCTTTGCGAAACTTGTTATCTTCATCCTCGTTGTAACTGCTGCGTTTGTTGTTCCTTATGTCGTGGTGAAGCAAAACGAAGCAAAAGGGTCCACGAGTACCGTTTCGCCGGAAGCAGTACATGGAGGTACAGCCACCCCGCATCCAGCAGTAAACGATCCCGGAACGGTGAAGACAAGCGCGGGTACTCTGCCCGATGAGTTGACGTTCGTAGCTGGAGATTCGTTGCCTTCGTCTGCAACATTAGCACTGGCTTCTCCTTCTGAAGCGGGCTGGGATCTCATCAGTCAGACTAATGGCGTGAATACCTATAAGTACCGTGCGTTGGGGTGCACTATCACTTCGCAAATAGTCTCGATGAAGTTCACAGCGACTGGCGAAGGAGCAAGTACAGAACTACTCACTAACGAATTGAAACAGACCGTTTCTAGCAGTGATGTGACGGTAGCCAACCTCGAATACAACTTCCAACCATTCGATACTCAGTTCGTTGGAGTGGGTACGAGCGATGGTGGACTTTTCAAATGGAATTACGGTCGTGCCTTCCCCACGATGAACAAGGGCGTTTATATCACTGCATCGTGCGGCACCAAGGATACGATGTTCCAAGCAGCGGATGAACTCCGCGCACAGTTCGGTGTATTGATTAAGGCGTAAGACCGAAACGATCTGGTTGAAGAACTCGCACGAGGGCGTATTCCTTACCCCATCGGGTGAACAGCTTGCGCTTCCTGAGATCAGCGATGTAAGCGTCTCGTTGGAGCTTGCGACCTGTTTCTTCGCCAAGACCAATAAGGAACTCATCGAAATCAGGTTCCAATACTTGCATATGATCTGCGTCGTAAACAAATCTTGATGGGTAATACTCAGGAGCCTTTCGACGCTTGGCATAACGTGATTCTTCTATCATCGTGCCGATGTCTCGAATGAAGTCAGTGCGACGCTCACCCTCGATACGGGTGATGTGTTCCTGTGCACCCACGATAGCTAGCGGTCGGCTGATGTTGTCGTCAGGTGAGGTGTGGTTGTAGTCATGATATAGAGCGGCTAAGGTTATCGCCAGCTTGTCGATAGTAGCGAAGCCGAACCACTCGGCACCTTCACTAGCGTATAGCGCTACGGTAATCCCATGCTGAGCATTGTGGTACGGCTTGTTGGCTGTAGGATTGGTCTCCGTGATAGCGGTGAGATGAGCCTGCGGGTCAGCAGATTTGAGCCTTGTGAGTGTTTCGATAAGGCGTGAGATTCGACTTGCATTGACGGCTTGATCCATTGCCGAAGACTACCATCTCAGTCCGCAAACAAATCAAAAAGTTCTTTCGGAGCAATGTCAAGTTTGTTGGGAACATCATCGATATCTGAGATGAGCAGTCCATCAAGTTTCCGTTTGTATTCGACGATGGTCTTAGCCTTAGCCTTTTCGGCATCTGTTGCTTGTCGCCAGGACGACTCATACTTACTGGTCGGCTTCACGGGACGCTTAGTAGTCCATTTGGCATAGATGAGCTTTTTGTCGGTTTCGGCGCGAGTGTGTTGAGCCGTGAGTCCTCCTTTGTTGTGGACTTTGGTATTACCCTTCGTCTCACCGAGGTAGGTCCAATTGTCAGCCTTATAGAGTGCGCCCTTGCGAGTATCGTTCTCTACAACGAATGTCTCGAAGCCGATAACCTTGACACCGTAGATGTCCTCCCACAATTGCGCGCACACTTTGCGCCAGAGCGCTAGAACTCGCGTGGCAAGGTTCTTCTCATGAAACTCTAAACGAAAGACTGTGTTATTGATGATTGCCGGTAGGTAGTAGCTCTGTTTGATCTCTTTGTCTTTGGGAATGCCGAAGAATGTATCTCTTGCACCTACGCCGTAGACCGATGATGCACCGGAGATGATACCTACGACTTTTCCGTTGTAGTGAATGATGAAGTGAAGTTGCTGACCGTGCGTACCGTTGTTTTCGACGTAATGACGATTGCGAATTTCTTGATAGCGCTCGTCAGTTCGCTTGACGCATTCGAGCGCGATTTCTTCATTACTCACTGGTACTCCTTAGGCGAAGAAATAGTAGCACGACGCATCTTAAATCACCAGAGCGAGATGTCGGAAGCATCATCTACAATCGAGTTATGCGAGGAAACTACCGATTACGCAAACGTTGTTCTGGCGTCCTTTATGGCTGTGCTTATTCTGCGCAGCCATTTGCATTTAACAACTTGACAACCCAATTGGAATGCAATAGTATTGCTGTTGACGTAAGTGTTACCAGCCAAAAACGAAAGGAGGGATGGTCATGCGCGGAGTAATTGTTTTGAACGGGAACAACGAGCCACTTGGTGTCGTGTCTGTCCGTCGTGCGGTCGGCTATGTTGTGGCTGATCGAGTTGATATCATCGAGGACACCGATGACGACTTCTTCCGCTCTGCTGGAAACAAGCTCGTGAAGGTACCTCGGGTAGTTCGCTTCAAGGACGCCGTGGATGTTCCTACACGGTTCAACGAAATGAACTGGTCTCGTACTAAGATGCTCGACCGCGACCTCTACACCTGTGGCTACTGCGGCAAGTGGGGTAACACCGTGGACCACATTATGCCTCAGTCTCGTGGCGGAAAGTACACCTGGATGAACACCATCACGGCGTGCCACAAGTGCAACAACCGCAAGGCTGACCGCACCCCTGAAGAGGCTGGTATGGAGCTTTTGTTCCAGCCCAAGCTTGTCTACCGAACCGACACTCTGCTGCTCGCTATGGCTGCGACAGGTGCCGACTTGGAGCGTTTGGGTTTTGACACCCCTACGCCTCGAATGGTGGAAGCCTAGGAGGTTCCTGGCAACATAAGAAAGAGGTTGGGCTAATCGTCCAACCTCTTTCTGTTTCTCTGACGATGTGACTATACTGGCGAAGTAAGTGTTTGACAGAAACGAAAGGTATCTCATGTCAGCAGTTGTAAGTACCCCCATCGTAGATAAGAACGGTAAGCAGACTACGGTCAAAAAGAAGGTTGGTGAGGCTCCCAAGCCTTTCGCCCGTCCTATCCCATTCCCTATCTCACGACCACAGCAGGCATCGCCTGAGCAAAGAAACAAGGACGCAGTACGAGATCTTCTTACCCGCCTTTCGGTAGGAGACAGCAGCACCATCGCTGACTCGGATGTCAAGGAAGTAAGCACGAGTATTTACTCGGTCACCAGCGGCAAGACCAAGTTCGTTGCATTCGACAACATTCAGGTCTCTGATGAAATCGTTTCCGGTATTGTCACCATTGACGACGGAAAAGTCGGTGGAAGCCTTTACCTCGGTAACGGTACCAGCAGCCAGACTGATTCGAGGGGTTACGCTCTTCGTTCTTCCAATGCCGCTGTTGAAACTCAGCTAGATGCAGCAAAGATTGCGTTGCCTTACCTCTAACGAGATTTGACTTCCAGCGAGAGTCGAAGTTCCTTCATCACAGCGAAGAGAACATCGACTCTCGCTTCTTTTCTGCCCTCTTCGATCTCGGTTACTCGAATGATCGGCACCTTGATTTTGGTTGCAACCTGCTTTCGGGTGAGCTTACGAGTCTCTCGTTGACGTTGAATCACCGAGCCTAGTTGTTCGAAGCTCGTGACTCCGCGATGCAATGAAGTTTCTTCAACAGCAATAGGGGCATTGTGTCCGATGTGGAGGTTGTGACAGTAATCACAGCGGTATACATTTGAGGCTGGGTCGTCACGAAGCCTCTGCGGCACTTCTCCTTCGTATTTGAAACGAGTTTTGAATCCCCACTGACCGTTCACGAGCCTTTTGCAACCGCGAGGTGCATCATCTACCTTATTGGACGGTGCGGGTACTTTGGCGCATCGATACGAGCAATACATACCATCGACGACCGGAGTGCCATCCAAACCCTTGCGACAGTTCTTGCAGCGAGTACGGACGGGGTAAAGTGTTTCAGCCATGATGGAGATACTACCATCTCGGTGTCGCCGCCTACGGCTATGATGGATACAGCCTTAAGGAGCAAACATGGTATCCACGAACACGCGACCAGAGTCCATTGTTGACAAAAACGGTGTCGCGACTACTCGACACAAGAAGCTAGACAATGGAACTTCTACTAAGCGCAGCGGTGGCGCACCCGCCCCCAAACTTGCTGCTGGACAGAACTCCCGTCCGTTTGCTAACGACACTCCAGCCGAGGTTGATGTTCCGCTTGCTGAGATTTATGGAAAGATTGCTTCCGAACGTGGAGCAATCAACCACGCCCGTTCCCAGATTGAAAATTATACGCGCCTTGTCGAAACCGAGATTGCCAAGGAAGCCAAGCGCGGTGTCGAAAATGGAAACGGTGGCTATTACGCTGATTCGTACCGTAACACCATCGGCAAGTTGCAACAAACCGTCAAAGAACATGAACCGCTTCTTGCCGAAGCTATCGAAGAAGCTGAGCCGTACGAAGATGAATTTGCCGCTCGCGGAGGATGGAGTCGCTTCTATCAGGTAAGTAACTCAAATGGTCACGTTCACCGCAGTATGAATTGCTCGACGTGTTACCCCACGACGGAGTTCTACTGGCATGCAGAGCGCTCCGGTTCTACTGACGCCGAAATTGTTGATGATGCCGGTGAGGACGCTTGTACCGTTTGCTTCCCCGACGCGCCCGTAGAAACACTATCCCGTCCTGGCAAGATGGAAACTCCTGATCGCACCAAGCAGCGTGAAGAGCGTGAAGCCCGCGCCGCGAAGAAGATCGCCGCAGATGCTGCCAAGGTTGCTAAGTCCATCACCAACCCAGACGGCTCGCCTCTTCGTCTCGGTAAATATGACCTTATCAAGACAGAACGAGCAGCGGAAATGGATTTTGTTGATACAGCGCTCTACGCATACGCATACATCGACCCTGAAGAAGAAGGGTTCCGTAGAAACACCTGGCGCGATGAACAAGTCGAGAAGATGAGGCTTCTTTCGGCTGCGTTGGCTGCTAAGCGTGGAGTATCGCATGAAGAAATTTCTGAGTCCCTCAAGGCAAAGGCAGTCGGTAGGCTGAAGCGCGAGAACAAAGATCTCATTGAGAAGTTCGAGCGTAATTTCAAGCCTTCCGATTTCGAGTGATAGATTCATCTACAGACATAAGGGCTGACGCCTAGAATTGGAGCACCACTACATGGATGCCATCGGCTTTTTCGGTTTCGAAATTGACGGTGACGTAAAACTGGCTAACGTTGAGTCTTCATACGAAGCATTCGCACCCCACTATCTTGACTGGATACGTGAGGCGAATCGTGAAGATCTGCTCCGCATGGTTACAACGTTACAGACCGTTCCAAATAATGCTGACGATGATGAGATCGCTCAGGCATTCGGCTACGCGAGTGCCGAAGACTTTTCCGAAAAGGTGGGAGCCTTCCCGGAAGGTGTACTTGACGAAGCATTGGGCAGCCCCAAGGATATGCTCTATAACGGCGTTGTCTACGGTACAACCAAGCCATCTGATTTTCGTCATGCTGAGTATGGATATGTCGTCAACCTCACACAAGGAACTTTGGATTGCTACATCGGTAATCAGCTAGCACCACATGATGAAGGTTTGTTCTTCATGGTTGCTCCGGTCACTGATTCAGGGACTATTGCGGAACACCACCACGTAGATTCAGTCGAAGTTTTTGCACCTCGCCTTTACGCTAGTTACGATTGGGATAACCTGCCGTCTAAAGCTGAGTTTCTTGCTAACCACTACCGAGCCTTGATGTTGCAAGAAGACATGAACAACTCTGCCATCACGAAAAGTAAGAAGACCAAGAAGAAACGTCATTCTCTTCTTGCGTTCGGAAGGAACAGGCCGGTCCTGGAAGATTCAGTCTGTGGCGCAATCGTAAAGTCGAATGGCAAGCCTTGTGTTCTTCGTGCAGGGCACGGAGGTAATCACCGATCTCGTATCTAGGCGGCTACAGGCTGCGCCGTAACGCCATTAGCATGGTTAGACACCCACGAGTCCATAGCGTCTTTCAAAGCCGTCCTGATTGATTCCTCGGTACTCTCAGAGGGTTTGATGGCTAGTGCTGCTGTATTGAGGAACATCATTAGCTCATCGACGCTACTACGAGCTTCGACCCATTTCTGCAAGTCGTGGGGGATGGTAATAACGATTCGGTTATCGTCTACGGGCTTTTTCAAAGACTCCCGCGCAATCTCCGTTACTCGTTCCCAGAAACTTTCATTCTGACGAGTGGAACCGGAAGGTGCCTTGGTGAATGAGACCATCGTCTTGTTTTTGAGAGCGGTTTCATAGTCAAGCCAATGACGAATTACTTTGGGCAGCTTCTCTATTTCTTCGACCTCGCCTGTCTTCTTGTCTTGGATGCCGAACTCCAAATTTCCCAATCGAACGATTTCTTGATTCTTAGCCAATGGTATGAAGAACTTAGACAGCTTGGGGTTGGCATTGATGAGCCGAAGGATGTCATGAGGGTTACGAACGTTGCCGTTGCCATCATCGTCGAGGTCACCATTTTCCTTGAACCACCCATTGTTGAACAGCGAACGAGGGAAACCGTGTTTGTAGGACTTGGTGAGGTAGCCGCTGACGACATTAGGGTCAAAAATTTCTTGCGCGGATATACCATTCTTACGGGTGGGGCGGGGGAGCTTTTCTGCTACGTGTGTGTCAATCCAGCATCTTGCAAAGATATCTTCGACCTTCTTCATAGTGATTGCGGGGACACGAGCGCTGTACAGAATTACGATATTGCTGTGTGGGTTGATACCAGATTCGGTGTAGCTGATTTCTGGCATGTGGATAACGCCCGCAATGCTCAGGCGCGTCTTCTCGGCTTGGTTGAGCTTAGAAAGGAACTTAGAGTATGCCTTGCCTTGTACCTTGATGAGTTCTTCATGGTCGAGGCGAGCGGCGCTACGGCTGGTAGCGACGATGAGTTGTGCTCGACCACCTTCCGCTTGCGTATTCCTGATTAGAGCCTCTACCTGTCGCTCAGCGCGCATACCGTGCATCTGACCACAGTTGGGGCATGAAGAACGACCACACACGGACAGCTTGGAAAAGTTGGAACTGATGATCTCGCCGGAGGCAGAAAGTGTCACGGTCTGGTCCGAAGTGTTGCCGTTTGAATAACGCTGACAATTACGAATGCGGGTAGAGCTACTGATTCGTCTCAGAACTTTTCTGGACGCGCTAATCTCGCGCCTGTAATCGGCAAAGGCTACTTTTGGTAGCGAAAGTTGAATGCTCTCGTCCTGAGAATCCTCGGGTGTGGATGAAGATGTCATCGTTCTGTCGAGCACTCCCTTCGTAATCTGGTGTCGAAAACTAACCGTGGTTGGCGCTCTAAGCGACCTGTAACACGTTCGCCTTACGGTATCACCGAGAAGTCATTTCCGCTAGTTGATTTTCGTCCGAGTTTGGATGATTTTTCGGTCGTACCTGTGCTACGAAGACTGCTTTGTGAGACGGGTCTGAGCGAACTCGCGTTTTTCTTCGATGCTTTCCAGATCATCGAACGATTTAAGAACCGCTTGCTTGTCTTCTTGGCTCATTTCGGGAGTGAGAGACTCTTGGACCATCGACCACACCTTCCATTCAGGGGCTTTACCGGCAGATTCTACGTTCTTAACAGTGGGGCGAATGATAGAGGTCTGCTTGTCATCATTGTAGGTACTGTGCTCTTTGATGGTGAGCTTGCTGATGTCGATAACTCCGCCTTCCCACACCTCCGGGGGATTGCTGGCACCCCATTTAATCAGATGGTTGTCTTCGTCTCGGAAAATCATTGTCGTTTTGTCACCGTAGTCGGTGGGATACGTTGCTCGGAACTCCAAAGTAAGCTTCATAGGCTTGATTATTTTGTCTCCCGGAGTACCAATCCATTCCTGATTGACTGGCGGCTTGCCTTCCTTGGCAATATCGGATGGCTTGTTGTTCTCGCGGTACCATGCAGAAACTGCGGAGGCAGCTATACCGACATGGCGTGCCTTTACCAACTCCATGTCCGTGTTGTTACCAGAACCAAAGACTGATTTGAGATTATCGATGTAGTCGCTACCGTTGTTTGAAGTGCTACGGACGTAAGCGATAACATCATCGACCTTTGCGGCGTCATACTTTTTGTCTTTTTCGCTCAGGGCGAGACTGACCTCATCAGCGGTCGCTTTGGTTGCCATCGTGCTGTTGGCGCGACTGATGTAATTGGCTCCATCATTGGTGAGGTTTAGAGCGACCCCGACAACATCACGAAGAGAGTAAGAAACTCCCGAATTGCTTCCAAGTGAGGAAGATTCTAGGTCCGAAAGACTGTCTTCAATTTTAGTGTCATTGAGAGTCCAGAGACCTTCGGGTCGAACACCCATGAACAATTGCAAGCAGTTGGATCCGATTTGCTTGGTATCACCCTCAGGGTTGGTCACGGTGTAGATCCGTTCGCGGCGGCGGTTGGTGTGGCATTGGTCGCAGTGTGCGTCTTCAGGAACTTCGAAGTCTGCACCCTTGCCGTAGTAGCTGAGCACATCACCAGCAGGAGTGAATTCGTGTGTAGCGGTGAAGGTCCACTCGCCGTTGGAAATCGTTGGCTTATTGAGAGTGGCTACGATAACCTCTCGCGAGGTACCATCATTCTCATTGTGAATCACTTTGGATTCGAAACCGTACTCGAATCGATCTTCGACACCAGCACGTTCAAGTCGATTATTTGCCATCTTGATAATGTGCTCGAACTTAGCCGAGTTATCTGCGGTGATCGTGTACTCCTGTACAGGAAGACTTGCTCTATCAAGGTTTTCACCATCCGCGTCAAATGTTTGTTCTAGAACAGCTTCGGCAGCGCGGGGAGGGGTGGCGCTTTTGATACGGTTCTTGATGTCTTTCATGTTTGGCTTATCCGTGCTGCGGTGCACGGTGGTTGCCTTACCGTTTTTGTCAACGATAGGTGTGGGAACACGATTGGCGATAGACATAAGTGAGTCCTCCTAGGAATACCTCTAGGTTACTCCGTACTAGCGACATCAGACCGCGTTGGATGCAAGACCGTTGAGTTCTGTTTTCAAAGTCAAAGTAATGTCGCTGAGCGCCACGTTCTGGCAATTCGCTGATGCGGCAATGAGAGCTAGGGAGGTAGTAGTGATGACTACCGCGTATTCGTATTCAGTAGATCCTAGTATGGTCGGATTGGCGAATTCTTTCACTTCTGTACCGACGAGGAAGGGAAGAACGCTTCCATTGATGAATGATTGAATATAGCGGGCGAAAGGCTCTGGTTCGATATCAGCAAGTCTTGCTATTGCTGGTGCGTTATGAACAATGAGACGTTTCGTTTCGTTCCAGACATCCATCTTGAAGTCATTGTGGGATTCAAAAGAACCGACAATACGTGTGCATAGCTTCACGCATGATGCGGCTAATACTCCCCACGGCATGACTTTGGTAACGAGACCGATGTTTGTTTGCACCATGTCGGAATAGCCCATGACATCGTATTCGATGTGCCCTTTGTCATCAGCGCAATGCAATACCAACTCGGCTAGACCCACAGCGGTACCATACGTCAACTCATTGACGGGGATACCCTCGGGCTTGGCGGACGGTGTGCCCGTGCCGGTTACCTGCTGCATATATGGAGGCTACACGAAACGGGCGGCGGCTGTCACAAAACACAAAATCACCCAATGCGAGGAGAGAGCGCATTGGGTGATTTTGAGTATTCAGTTGTTAAATTTATGCGGCGAGCTTCGGACGACCGACGCTACCACGACGCCAGTTCGGGAGTGCCTTGTCGAGCTTTGCCACCTTGTCAGACGACAGCTTGCCGTCCTTCAGGTACTTGCGGTTGCGAGTGATCCAGAATCCCATACGACGAACGTCAGGGTCTTCCGAGGTCGTGGCGGGGAATGAACCGTTCTGCTTGTAGTATTCGGCAGAAGACACCAGAGTGTCTTCCCACGAAGAAACGTTCGTCGGAGCCTTGATGTCCGCCCAGTTGGGGAGCGTCGAGGTGAATTCCTCCGTACGGCTTTCGAGTTCGCCTGCCGCAGCCTTGCGCTTCTGCTCGAAGAACCAGCGGGCGAGACGACGCTCGTCATCCTTTTCGGAGTTGACGGACGGAGCGTACTCGTTCTTCTCGAAGAATGCCTTGACGGCGGCGAGGTTGCGGCTCCACTTGCCGTCGTTACGAGACAGGTCGTTCCATGCAGGAACAGCCTTGTTGAGGCTGGCGGCACGTTCCTCGGTCATCTGACCCTTTCGGAACATACGACGCTGGTTGTTGAGCCAAGCAGCGAGGCGACGCTCTTCGTCGGACTCACACTCGAAGACCGGCTTGAAGCCGTTGTTATCGAGGAACTTGACGAGAAGTGCGAGGTTCTCGTCCCATGTCGGGTAGTGCGAGGCACGCGTCTGCTTCTCACGCTGCCACTCGTTCCAGCCCGGAATCTTTTCGTCGAGGATGGCAATGGAATCGAGAGAGGCTTCGCCGCGACGAGCCTGCGCCTTCTGGTTCGACATCCAGATGGCGAGTTTTCGCTCATCGTCATCATCAGACGATGAGACCGGAGTGCGGTCGCTCTTGGCGACGAATTCGAGATAGGCGGCGAGGTTGGTTCCGAAGCGGTCCGTCCGGCTACTCGTCTCGCGCCAGTGGGGAAGCTTTGCGTCGAGAAGGGCTGCACGGTCATCACGCATGTTGCCGGAGCGAAGTCGAACTCGCTGCATCGTGAACCACGACGCCAGGGTTGCTTCCTCGGGAATGGTGGATGACGGGTTGCGCCCGTTCTTATTGTAGAAATCGCTAACCTCAGCAAGACGATCCTGCCAAAGGTTTTCGCGCTCTTCGTTGTTCATGTGGTTTCTCCTATTTTTGTGTAGCTTGCGACTGAGCCTACACTAAAAGTGTGAGATGCGCAAGTTATCAGAAAGGTGGCGTTTATGACAAGTTTCTGACGTAGGAGCTACGATACAAGAAGAATCGCGGTTTTGTCAAGTCCCCTATTTCTGGGGACACAAATTAACGAGTTCTGTGGTTGCCCGAGTGACCGCTTTTGAGGATGCAAGGGGCACCAACACTGTCTACCATAGTGTTGCAGACAGACTTCTCAGTCGCAACGCCCCTGGTAGAGAAGGTAGGAAGCACAGTCTTGATATCAGGCTGCAAGAACTCAGGGGTTTCCATTGCCGCTTCAAGGCTATCGAAACTTTCTGAGTTGAATTCCCCCGAAGAATTCAAGCGACCCGACTGGTACTTGGCATTGAATTCGGAGGGGTGACGCGTTACAACGACATTGTACTGCATATCAGGAGAGTAGCTGAGACCAACTACCCGGTCGTCAACAACATCAGCCGTCTCGTAGAGGTACCGCTGTAACGCGGACCTTCTATTAGCAGGACAAGTGGTGCGGAGGTAGAATTCGGTATCGACATCGGTAAGAGTTGCGGTGGACATGTTTGCATTCCTTCCCTATTGGGGTATGGACAACTACCGTATTAGGATAACACTCTTAAAGGCTGAAATTGCGCAATCCGCTATTTGCTGGTAGGGTTGAGATGAATCGAGGTTGAGATGACAACGCATTATGACACCCTAGGCGTTAGCCGTATGGCTACCAGCGCCGAGATTCGTAGCGCCTACCGTCACGAAATGCGTCTTCACCACCCCGACATGTCCAACAGCAATGGTGACCGCGCTGCTCAGATTACTCTTGCCTATGCTGTTCTTTCGGATGCAGCTAAGAAACGTTCTTACGATTACGATTTAGAGCGAACATCCCCCTACGCGCCCACCGTGTCAAATGCCAAGGCACCAGCTAGCCACCAGTACACAAGCGCCTCTACTAGCACAGCTAGTGCACCAAAGCGCACCGATCCCGTCACTAATGTCGCGCCGCCGATGGAGTTTCATGATGCTACTCCGCCCAGTAAGCGCAAAAACAACAAGCGGGCTTCATTCTTTACTCGTGCATGGTCAACTATCGGCGGCAAGATAGCGTTGTCACTGACAATAGCTGGATTTATCACTTGGGTTGCATCTGCAAGTATCAGCCTCAGTTCACTTGCAGGCACTCCTGTCGGGTTATCTGGTCTCGTCTCCGGCATTCTCATTCTGACCGTACTGGTTTTCATCATCAACCCAGTACGACACCCGTGGCTATCAATAGTGATTTTCGCTCTTGCGTTGGCTATCCCAATCGATCACATTAACAAAAGTGATGTCCTGCCCAACTTCCTTGAAGGACTCAGTGACAAGACGACAATCGCAATTACCATCACATATCTCGCAGCCCTGGGGACCAGGCTGTTCTTCGGACAGACTCGCCAAATCGCCAAGCGATAGAAGTTACTTGCCCTAGAATGGTCTTCCACAGGAAGGCTATGGCTTGTCAAAATCAAGGCACATAACCATCAACAACGTCTCCTTTGTAGTTGGTAGGACCATCGTCATTGCCTTCTTAGTGGGCGCATTTACGTTATTCGCAGCTACATTTTTCGTACCCCGTTTCATTTTTCACGCCCAGAACTATGTTGTCGTATCCGGGTCAATGGTTCCTGAAATCAATATCGGTGATATCGTGATATCGGATACACATTACGATCCAGCGACCATCAAAGATGGCGACGTGGTGACCTATCTGACGAACGACCCCGATAACCCTTATGCTAATTCCACTATTGTCCATCGAGTGATTAGCGCCCAGCATAACCAAGACGGAACGAAATACAAGTTCGTCACCAAGGGTGATGCAAACCTATCCTCAGATATACCGATTACAGAACTCGATATCACAGGGAAAGTGCTGTACAAAGTTCCGTACATTGGACTCGTGACAAATTCAGCCTACTCCGGTGACATCCTGCTATTCATCGGGCTACTAATGGTAATGTTCGGGATAAGGCACGCTGAGCAAAGGAAAAGGCGCAAGAAATGAGAATGAGCAACAGGAAAAGACGAATCTTGGTAGGTGTCGTCGCAGCTATTGCAGGTGCCACGATGCTCGCCGGTACTTTGTCAACTTTTGTCCAATAGCGAATCTTTCGCCACAATCGGCTGATAGGCTGCCATCAACACAAGGAGAATCATGACCAACGATTGGTATGCACTAGACACTATCTCGGAGACCGGATTTTATGCCGTCGTCGTCACTGCGCCTGAGGCTCTCGTACCCATCGCTTCCGGTTATGCCAAGACTATCTCGGCGGGGCTGCATAGTAGGTTCTCCGACCGTATTTACCTTGGAGTGAGGCTGGCTCAGGAAGGTAGCGGAGCGGAGGGCGAGATTACCCCTGCCGAAGCTGATATCGTGACCAACTGGGTTGAAGGTGTCAAGCGACCACGTAGGTCTGGTAACAAGCCTCCCAAAAGCGCCATCATCTACGTTGAACGTTTCGACAGACTCCCGGAAGAACTGGTAACTCTACTTACTCAGGAAAGTGGTGGCGATTTGAATGTTATCCTTGTAGGAGCAGTAGACGTATCCACCCCTCCTAGCCCTGATTCACTTGCTCCTTTTGACGCGGTGCGCATCATCAATATTCCTTCCGAAGATGGCGACATCATTTCCACTGCTGAGGTTCAGCGAAAGGCTTAATCGCTACATCTAGCAAGAACTAAAGAAGGGCAAGGCGTTGAATACAGTCACTGACAGTGCCGCCGATGCCACCGTTTGGTCGGAGTCGGCAGGAATGATGGTGGACTTAGGTGGTCTACTCATCATTATGCTAGGTATCTATCTGCTAGCCAAGGGCGCGTTTCTCTTTTCCGCCGAGAAACGTCATGACAAGAATTTCATTGAAGAATACGGGTCTAAGAAGCGAACACCGTTCTTCTTTTTGACGTTTGGCGTAGCGCTTATCGTGTCAGGAATCATCGTCGTTTTCGTTCCTTTTACAAGCTAACCAGCTAACTACCAAACTAGCAGATTGTGACTTTTTAGCAATACATCGCAAACCGTTTACGGTGTCATTTGGTTGTGACAAGATAGACCTCACAACAAAGCCGAGGGGTAATACCGCTCTCGGCTCCCACGAAAGTTCTAAGGAGAGTTTATGAGTTTGGTACTAGATAAGATTGCAGAAGTTAAGGTGATTACTCGTCCGAGTTGCCAGCCTTGTAAAGCGACTATTCGTAAGTTCGGCTCATATGATCTCACCATCATCGACAGCGCAATCGAACGTGAAGAAGCCCTCGCTCTCGCCGCCGAGGTTGGTTACTTGGCAGCACCTATCGTAGTCGTTTACGCCGAGGATGGAACGATCATTGATCACTGGACAGGATTCAACCCTGACCGTATCAATGCCGTTGTCGGTGCTAACTAGGAGGTGATCCCTGTATCTCGGTTGCGGGTTTAGTAGTACCTGCGATAAACAGGGAAGCACAGCTAGACCCGCAACTGTCAGGGTTCACCTTCTAGTCCACGATTCACCACTCATATAGGAGTAATAATTGCCAAGACGACCAATTGCACAACCACATTCCGTATCGCGCCGCGAACATCTGAAAATGGAACAGATAGGACTGAAAAGGTCTTTCCAATCAGGCGGGCGAAATCTGACGGAGGTTGAGTATGTCGGCTTGCACACTTTCCGCAAAATGCTTGCCAACCGTAACAAGAACCTCGGTGTTGCTGGTAGGCAGGTTTTGCGTGAACAAGCGGAGAGAAGCCGCAGTTTTGGAATTACGGAATTCGATTGCGCTGCTTGGTATGTTCTTTTCGGCGGTAATGAAACTCGCTACGAGAACGTACTTAATTCCGATATCGCGTTGATTCCTTTCGTAAAGTACCAGTCTGCTGGCGTCATGGATGACGACATCATTATCGAGTCACTCATCATCGGTCGTTCTGTTGAAGATGCCATTGCTGAGTTCAAAAAGCAGCACAACATCGTTCAGGATGAAGATTTCCTTTACGCCGAAACTGCTTGATGTCTGCATCAGAGATGCCCTCCCAAAAAGTATCCACTTTATTGCTCACCAAGGCTCTAAGCTCGGCGTTCCTATTCGTTGGTGTGGGTGCATTCGTACTCGCCTCGATGGCTTCTGCGTTCGTCGCTTCTTCGCTTGGAATTGGCGCTATAGGAATATTCCTACGCACTTATACGGCAGTGGAAGTATCAGCGGTTCCGCTTTTGCTTATCGTCGCTCTACTTGCAGCAGCCTTGAACACGGGTAGAAAAGATTCGAAGGGCTTCAAGCAAAATTTTGGGACAATGACCGAATCCACCCTTAGTTCGTTGTTCTGCGCCCCTCTCGTAGCCGCACTTGTAATCTATTTGGTACTTAGCCGCTGATTTTCTTTTGCACAAAGTCGGACGGATGTGCTAATGTATCCCAAAGTACAGGAAGGTACGAAGATGACTCTGCTAGTCAATACCAATGAACCGACCGGTCAGGCGGATGTTCTCCACCAAAGCCGTGAAAACGATGAAACATCAGTAATGGTGCGAGTCATGGTCCCCGTCAGGCGCGCAAGCCGCTTCTGGCAGATGCTTCGCGATGAGTCGCTAAGCCAGTTCGCCCCATTCGGAACCTATGAGTCAGAGGATTTCCCCTCGCACCGACTCATGGTTGTTGAATTCACCGGCAAGCCTCAGGCGGTGAACACCGACCTCGACATGTTCACGAAGTACCACTTCACACCTAAGGTCGTCAGTAATGACTCCGATGCCGTCGCAATTCCGTCCATCAGCTTCTCCAAAACAAACAAGCTCGACTTCTCGGACCCTGAGTTGGATTTCAACAAGAAAACCAAAGGCTCTTCGAGCGCATTTAGCTAAGTAGCAAGAAAACAGCCCTCGGTGTATCAGCGCCGAGGGCTGTTTTCTTTTAACCAGAAATTTCGCATTACGTTCTGAGCGTCGTGAGGTGTGGCTAGGATTGTCTATAAGCACCGAAAGGCAATCTTGATGTCCGTTGTACAACCAGTTGAAATCATCGATAAGAATGGCAAACGAAACACTGTTCGCAAAAGACTGGACTCGTCAACCTCCGGTAGCAAAAGAAATACCACTGTTACTAGCTCTACCAGGGAGGAAGAAAGCTTCGACCACCCCTTCTTCCCCGATGCGGAGGACAAGAAAACCGTCAAGCTCATTCGCAAAGTTTTCAAAGGAGCATCTGAGTTTCGATTCGAGTTCGAAGTAGAACGCGGCTCGCTGTATGTCATGAATAGGTCGGTTGTTTTAGAAAGCGGCGACGTGCATTCGGATGATGACAATGACGAAAGCAATCTTTCGCGACTTGATGAGGTTTCGGATCGCTTAGCGGAAATGTACTACTCATTGGGTGCATTCGGTTCACAACGTCGCGTACGGGTTGTGAACCAAGAAAGCGAGAGCAGATACATCGCCATCAGACTTGACTGATGGCATAGAGAAAGGGCGACGGAAAATGTATCCGTCGCCCTTTCCTTGCCGCTTAGAGGAACACGTCCGAGTCTGGCTTCTCCGGGTCGATGGTTCCCACCTCAGGTACGTGAGGCTTGATAGCTCCGCGCCAGGTGTCACCAATCTGCGCCAAGTAAATCTTGGCAGCGTGGTCACCACGGTAAAGGCGCAGGAACTGCTTGCGTCGCTTAGCGACTGCGAGAACCTGCCCAAGGGCAGGAGTCCATACCGTAAGCGCTCCATCTTCCGCCTCGACACTGTTCTTGTCCTTGGGCGTATTACGTGACGTTTCTCCGGTGACCCACTTCTTCAGTCCTTCGAGAGGAAAGTCATTTTCTTCGACCGGGAACAGGAACTCGGTTGGCTCATCAGCGGTCTCTTCGACAATGGTGACAAATCCGTCCTTGACGACAATGGTGATGTGGTGCGGGTCGTCAGCCTTTTCCTTGTCGTGCTTTTTCGCAAGTGGGGTGAAGACGTACTTGATGTTTTTGACGTTCACGGTGGACCAGAAGCCCGCCTCGACCTCACCGATACCAGGAACCCATGTATTGCCTACTACCTCGCCGTTGGCAGAGATACCGACAAGCAGGTCTACATCGCCTGGTTCTTCATTCCACGGTCCGCGAGACGAACTGACATGAATACCGTTGAAGGTGGTGTCATCGGGCAGCGAGCCTGCGGTGATGAGAAGATCGTCAAGGAAGCCGAGGAACTTCCTCGTTTGGATGGTGAAGCGACTAGACATAGGCAAACCTTTCATGTGTGATTTGTCGTCATGCTAGCACGGGATTTCTACCTAAACGGAACATCGAGAATCTCCGAGTGCTATCGTTCCGAAACGAGAAGCAAGGGTGAATGGTGATGACTGAGTTCTATCGAGATGACAGGTCTATTGTCCTGCACGGCACTGCATTAGAAGCCTTAAAAGGTATGCCAGATAACTCCGTTGATGCCGTTGTTACAGACCCTCCATACGCCTTGACTGATTTGGATAGCAAGAAAGTCGTTGCGGCACTGACTTCGTGGACAGTCGGAGATAGGTCGTACGTTCCTGATTCCGGTAAAGGTTTCCGAGGAATGGACTGGGATAAGTTCGTACCTCCGCCCAGTCTTTGGGATGAATGCATTCGCGTTTTGAAGCCAGGGGGATACTTGCTTGCCTTCGCTGGTGCACGGACACAGGATCTCATGGGTATATCCATCCGCATCTCGGGGTTTGACATCAAAGATGGTATCGGCTGGGTATCCAGTCAGGGATTCCCGAAATCATTGGATGTAGGGAAGGCGGTTGATAAACATGTAAGCTCTGTGAGCCCATCTGAGGCGTTAGATGTTGTTGGCTCATCAGAGGAAGCAGTAATAGCCTCAGAGCCGCAGGTAGCGTCCTGGGATGGTTACGGTACGGCTATGAAGCCTAGCTTCGAGCCAATTATTGTTGCTCAGAAACCAATTGGTGAACGTAGTATCGTTGCCAATGTTCTTCGACATGGAACTGGTGCCTTGAACATTAACGCCACCCGAGTCGGCGGTTCTACAAAAGAAGACGCAGTGAGTCATCTCGGTAGATGGACCCCTAATTTTGTTCTTTCGCATTCTGAAGAATGCTTCCAGTCAGGGGCAGCGCCCGATTTCTTCGTCCGCAATAAGACGGAACAGTGGACGGGTTTTGGTCAGAAAGAAAGACCCGGTTACAGTAGTGAATCAATCAGCTTCTCGACACCGACATACCATTGTGTCGAAGGATGTCCTGTGAGACTCCTTGCCGAAGAATCAAATAGTCATGCAGCTAAGGTTCCTGGTGAGGGTGTTACGTCCAAATACTTCCCCGCCTTCCTTTATCACAAGAAAGCTTCGAAGCAAGAAAAGCCAGTGTCCGCCGATGGGAAAACACACGTATCTGTCAAGCCGCTCGAACTGATGCAATGGCTCGTTCGACTCGTCACGCCCCAGGGTGGGGTTGTTCTAGATCCCTTCCTGGGATCGGGAACAACAGTCGAGGCAGCACGTCGAGAAGGTATTCTTTCCATAGGTGTTGAAGGGCATCAGCCCTACCTCGAACTAATTTCACAAAGACTCCAAAGGTCTTGACAACAGCGTCCAAATAAGGTCTAATTCGTGGTACGTTACCTCGACAGATAGAAACTGAAAGAAGACAATGGCTACTCCTGACAACATCATCGCCGCAATCGACTTGTTCGTGTGCTCACAGATTCCCGAGGCGTCAGAGGCGACCTTCTCGTATCAGCCAACTTTAGATCCTACAGGGGTTCCGTACAAGGTGCAGCTTCTCTTTGTCTACGACAACGCATCTGTCGATGCTGTAGCGACTCGTAACGAGCTTCACACGGGCGGTGTAGCCAAGATGGAGGATTACCTCAGCAGTAATCTTTCCGACGTGCTAAAAAGTCAATTCGTTGAAAATCTTCGTCTTGATGATGGCGCGGGAAAGTTCGGCGTAGCTCTACGCAACTCCCAAGACCGTATCGAGCGCGAGCAGCCTTCTTACTACTGAGCAACACCAATAAGAACGCCCCCGCTATTGATTTAGCGGGGGCGTTCTTCGTATCAACTCATGTCATCTTTTGAAGCAGTTCTAACTTCGCAATGAGGTACTTTTCTCGTTCGATAGCTCCATCAGCAAACTGCGCATCTAGCGCAACGACCTGATCGGCAAGAATGTCATTTGCCCTGATTTGATACTCGGGCTTGGGAAGGTTTTGAATGAGCAAGCTCATCTCATACTGATCTCGGGTGACGTTGTTCATCCTGCTGGTGATTCTTGTAACCGCCTCCACGAACGCTTTGCCTACAGGGCTCCACACTCCAGTGAATTTGACACTTGCTGTTGTGCCATAGATGTAGATCCTCATGCGTCCTTGAACGATTCCGCCTAACCAGCGCATTTTCGATATGAGGCGGTAGTCGTAAATCAGTGTTGTTTTGTTGACCCAGCCGTGAAAGATGAACAAGATACGAGAGTTGGTGGCAACCAACAGACCTCGCTCATCTTTATGTGTAGTCGGTACCATTGCAAGCACGCGCTCATCAGGCATCAGATGGGTTTCGAGTTCACGAATTTCACGTTTGACGCGGAAAATTATTCCTGCCTGATCGGCAGCATCTTGAATGTCCGGGCGGTATTTAGCTCGTGAAATTTCCCTTTTTGCTTCGGATACGGGCACAACGGTATAAGGTCCGTTGCTGCCTGACCAAATCAATACTTCTTGGTCTTTCTCGTTCTTGGTCCACATGCCGTCTATCTACCCCTGGTTCACGGTTAGCCTACACAACTCACCTGATGAAAAGCTGTGTATCTCACTGATTGTCGCAGAGGCTAAATAGACCCTCACAATTAGAGCTTTTAGGTGTGTCGGAAGTGGGTGGCGTAGTTGCTACAGGTGCTTCAGAGGTAGCGGTAGGATTGGGTTCTGCCGTAGCGGGCGTGCTAGGGGTAGCAGAGGGACTCACTGTGGGCTCGCTTGCTACCTTGACAACAATAGGAGAGCCGCCATTTCCAAAAGTAGCCATCTTGATGTCGGTAACAACGGTGTTGACTGGTACGTCGAAGTAAACCGTTCCAGTGACTGATTCATCCGCAGCCAACTTGGAAATGACGTTGGAACCGCCCACGTCACCATACTGAGAATTTCCGTTATAGCTCTTGTTTGCTTCCGAGATGATGGAAAACCGCTGTGTTGATAGCGTCAAGATGGAACCAGAAACATTTTTGGCGGTGAAGTCGAGTTGGCACCATGCGCCATTAGAAGCCTTGACAGATGCACCATTCATATCCTTTGCCGCGACATCACACTTGATGCTTTGTGCTGTCATTTGCATCCCGTCCACTGTCGTTCCAAATTTGCCTACACTAGTTGTCAGCAGCGGGGTCCAGTCTGCTGCGACCGTGGATTTAGAAGGTTTAGGAGCGCTACTTTTAGATGGCTGAGAGGTCGTTACCGTGGGCTTGTCAGGTGCCTTATCTTTGGAACCGCCTGTGATGGAACCAATGACGCTGACGATAATAATGATGACAATGATGAGGAGTGCGATGGAGGCACCGCCAACAAGAATCTTTTTCTTCTTGTCCAGTTCCATGAACTGTGTTTTCAGGGCATTGAACTGATACTTCTCGGGTAACGAGAAACGAGATTTTGGCTTATCGCCGCTATCGTCCATAACATCATCGTCATCAAGCATTTCTTCGTCACTATCGACTTCATCGAAGGTAGGCTCGGGTCTTCCACCTCGACGCCTGTCGCGAGGATCGGGGTTGCGGGAATCATCTTCGCCCCTATCCATCCGATTTTGCTGTGGACGCCGAGGTCGTTCTTCTACCGGTTCTTGATTAGCATAGTTATCTCTCCTGTTTCGATTAGGAACCTCGGTGGCATTCAAATCCCATTCAGGATCCTCTGGACCACTTTCCGCCTCGGGCGCGTTTTTGGGCAGCGAACTAAGGTCTATCTCGTATTGATTAGACTTACCTTTACCCACGGCGGGATCCGCGAATAGATCTTCATCTCTTGCCATTAACCTTCTCGATTCTTACCTGCGGAGTATATCCAGTCGCAACAATACAGTGCGATTTTATCGAAATGACACTAATCGGGTTGTACTATCATGGATATGAATGCAGTAGCCAAGTTCAACACCAGGGTGTCCATCGAATCGAAGGTGCCCGCTACTGCTCTGTTCAGCAAACTCCGAGAAATTCTCAGAATCAACCCTGCACTAGAAGCCGTTACTTACGCGACTGAACTCTATTTCGATCCAGATGATGATTTCATTGTTCAAGTGAACATGGAATTCGGTGAAGAAGATGGTCGCAAGCCGTTATTCGAAGATGGCGAAGACGAAGACTACGTTGACGAACATACACCCTATGCTGAGATTACCCTTTCGACAGATACCGACTACAAAACCAAGTTGGGCGGAGCACCGAAAGACCTTCATTCTCTTGTTTTGTCGGAACTTTCCGAGTGGCTCGATGATCACAGCATTGAATGGGGATACTATTCCGACGCTGACAAAATGGGTCGCTGGATTTCTGGCGAGTTCCCTGTCAGATTTGGAAATCCAGACAAGGCTGACCTTGACGAGCTAGCTGTCGGCGGCATCAGTTAGTATTTAGAGTAGGAGGTCGTCAATGAACGCCAAAGTACCTACCCCTATTGTCGATAAGAACGGCAAGCGCACTACCGTCCACAAACGCACAGATGATGGCAAAAGTGGTCAAGGTCGCGCCGGTTCTGTAGCTGCTCCAAAACAGACTGTCGTAGAGCCAGAACGCAGTGAGTATGTAGCGCCGAACAGGGCTTCCTTGCAGAAACTCATTCGCTACAAAGGTGAAGTGATGACCTGGGGACAGCTTCTCGAAGAGCTTCAGCCTGTTGGTATCAGAAGGACTTTGGTTGGCGATGAGGCGCGACCTTCATGGGGTGCTGTACATTCCGATGACGAGAGCATCAGCACGGGAATCACCGCTCAGATAGCCAAGGATAGTGGTCTCGAAGATATCACCGAGCCCATAGATAGAGTGCGTGACGATCTCGCTGTTGCTCAGCGCAAGCTAGACAACGCGACATACGGCTTCAACATAAGGCGAACTCCTGACGAAATCAAGTACCGCGAACAAGTCAACAATTTGACTGCCGAACTTTTGGTTTTTGAACGTGATTCGGCAAAGGACAAGCTTGAAGGTATGGACTCTTCTGAGAAGATCGGCTACATGCTGAATTCCATTTGGGCGCAATCAAATTCGATGGCTCAGGTACTTGCTGAAGATGAAGACATCGAAGTAGTAAGGGCACTAGCAGCATCAGATGCACGTAATTACCTTGATGTCGATTACCGCAAAAACCTCATCAACCACCCAGATGAGAAGGTACGGGAGAACTACATGACGGGTAATAACGGTCTTCCTGTAAACAAAATCTTCGACGTTGTTGAAAAAGACTCATCCCAGCTAGTTCGTGACGCTGCTCAGCAGCAGATTACCAGCAGAGGCTATGAAGTATACCGCGACGAGGGCGGCATGCTTCATATGAACACTCTGAAGTAACCCTACAGAAGACCTTGCAGTGCAGAGTTGGCACGTGTGAGGTCTTCTTGGAAGTCCACTTCCATAGCCCCGATACCCATACGGGAGATATCCAACGGTAGGTAGTTGGAATCTCCTGTTTCGATAGCAAGTTCAATGCCTCGCTCGAAGTAGTCATTATCATCAACGACTTTCAGCTTCTGCATCAATGTCACCTTATTTCGCGGTGACACATAGTTGATTCCGACAGCTTCCCCCAGAGCCTGATTGATGCGTACCTTTTTGGATAGTTTGTGGATAAAACCGTATTCGTCTACCGTGTACTTTACTTCTTCGTCAGAAACACTAGACGTATTGACGGCGACAAAAGATTGCTCTTCCATGATGAGGTGCCGAATGCGACTAAGTAGCGTCTCATCGAATACCACGTCGCCATTTAACCAAAGAACACCATTCTTGCGAGGGATAGCCTGAAGGGCACGGAAAAGAGACTTGGACGTGTTCGTCTGATCGTAACGCTCGTTGTAGATGAAACGCTCGGTCGGGAATGTTTCGACAATTTTTTCAAACTGGAAGCCGACTACGACATCAACCGCTTTCGGACCGAATTCGTCGTGAATGTTCTTCAGAGCACGACCCATGATAGTGCTGCCATCTACTAATGGAGTAAGGGGTTTGGGAAATGGCATACCAAGACGTGTGCCATTGCCTGCCGCGAGAATAACGATTGATGTGCTCATGCCTCATCTTAGCAAGAAAACAATGGTCATGCTAGGCGGTAGTGTAGAGTGATACAAAACTGTGACCGTTACGAAAACAGACCTTATATGTAACGGTACGAGGGTGAAATTGATGGCTAGCTGGCTCAAAAGATTCAAGTTCTCGATGCGGAGCGACCGTGCCGAGAACTCGATCATGCAAACAATCACTGTTGCTGTATCCGCAATTCTCATTGCAGCAGGTACATTGACCGCTCCTGGGCTCATTAACGGTCAGAAGGAAAACAACCTTCGCACCGAACTTGGCGACATGGCATTTGCCCAAACCGCTTGGGTTGCCGCGAAAGGTTCAGTCAACCAGAACTTCATTCCTAGCAATGGCGGCTCTGACAACTTAGCTCGCTGGAAGTACCCTTACGACTTCGATAAGACCGCCTTTAAGGAAAATCCTACGGTTCAATGGTGTTACAAAAACGAGTATGTAGTCAAGGCTACGACTAAAACCGGCAAGCAGTACGCAATCACGTCTTCTAAGCCAGAAGCAGTACCGATCTCTCAGCTTGTGTTGCCCACAACTTGTAAGCCGGGTTACGTACCACCGGCTGATGTCACCCCGTCCGTACCTGACAAGATTACCGCTCCTACAGCTATTGCCAAAAACCTCGCCTTCTACAACGGCATTCAAAATCTTACGTGGACTGGTGTAGCATGCACTACTAATGTCACCACTCCTGCCTACCAGATTCGCGTCAAGTTTGGAACCAACACCACTCTCGTAACGAACGCGTGGTCGAGCGCTACTAATCAGTCATTGGATTTCCTTGATGACAACAACACTGTCTCGAACACAAAGACAACCTACTATGTTGCCTCAAAGTGCCGTTCTAACGATACTGGTGATCTTTCGGACAAGGAAACTGTCAGCACTCAGGTACTCACCTATACCGCTCCTTGACCAGGAATTGCTTTTTGACTCGAATGGGTTTACTATTGTCACCTGATGATGGTATCCACACACGAGAAGCACGCTCTCCGAGTTGCGCGTAAGGCAGAAGACCTGTCTTACGCCGCGCGTTCGGTTTGGGGTAAGACCCAGCGTGGTAAAGATACGACCTTCTGGATGCCTCTTTACCGGCACTTGGCTGATACTGCACTCGTATCTGCGCGCCTTTACGATGAATACCTGCCGGATGCCGCCAAGCGAGATATTGCTCTTGCTCTGAACAGCGAAGATGATGCGCGGACACTAGCTATTTTCCTTGCTGGAATTCACGACCTCGGTAAGTCATCGCCTGTTTTCCTTGCATCAGAAGATGATTACGTCAATGAACTCAATGATGCATTCATGGGCAAAAATGGTCTTCACGTGCCACGAGGTCTTGATAGATCTCTAATTCGACATGAAGTAATCTCAGCTATTCTCATCAAGCGCTTCCTTCTCGAAGAAGGTGTCTCTGAGGCTGTAGCTGATTCTTGCGCAATCGTAGTCGGTAGTCATCACGGCAACCCCCTCTCTCACGAGCTTCTTGCGTCTTGTATCGGTCGAGAAGACATCATCGGAACTTCTGACCCAGCCTGGCTCGCCGTTCAGCGCGAAATCTTTGACTATGCCGCTGTCATCTCCGGGGCTAACAAGAGCTTCATTAATTGGCGAGACATGGAGATGTCACGTTCAGCAGAAACCATTCTTATGGGTTTCGTTGTAGCTGCTGACTGGGGTGCCTCTCAGGGTTTTGGCTGCAATATGTCTTTGAAATCCAAGACCCTCGACATCGACGTAAAGAAAGACACCAGCCGAGCGGTGGTTGCGCTCAACGCACTGCCTATTCCATCCAAGTGGACACCCTCTGTACCGCCCAACGCAGGGAGTGAATTCTTCCATACGAGATTTGGCTTCCCACCACGACCTGTACAGAAGGCTGCGCTTGATGCTGTTCGTCCAATGACAGACAGTGGGCTAATAATCATCGAAGCCCCAATGGGTGAAGGCAAAACGGAAGCCGCGCTCGCTGTTGCTGAGGTAATGGCTCAGCAAACTGGTGCGTCAGGAGTATTTGTTGCACTACCCACCATTGCTACCTCAGACGCCATATTCAGCCGCGCCCGAAGCTGGGTTAGCAACCTTCCCGGAAGCCGCAGTGGCATGTCGATGTATCTTTCGCATTCCCGTTCCGGTCTCAACGGTAACTTCGCTGAACTACTAGATGCGGCTCGTGAAGAAGGCGTCGATGGTGGACACGTCAATAGGTGGCTGTCACAGGGAACCAAGCTGGGTCCGCTATCGAACTTCGTAGTCGGGACTATCGACCAAGTGCTTGTTTCGGCATTGGCATCAAGGCATGTCACGTTGCGACATCTAGCGCTCGCCAACAAGGTTGTAATTCTCGATGAGGTGCATGCATATGATGCGTATATGAACGTATTCCTGGCACGAGCGTTGCAATGGTTGGGTTATTACGGCGTTCCCGTCGTGCTTCTTTCGGCTACTTTGCCGACCGATATCCGCAAGGATCTGGTGGTGGCATATAACGACGGCTTGAATTCGCGTCGGACGATGAGTGCACCTGTCAAGGAACTTCCTCTTACTTTGGACATCACTAAGATTGCAAAGTCCAAGCAGTCACGTAATGACATTGGCGGTATTGACCTGAAGCCGTTGACAACTATTCGGTACCCTTTGATTTCCGTTCTGGACAAGAAAGGTGTGCATGTTCATCACACCGAAGGTGCATCGAGCAAGAATCCGCTCGCTCTGAATGTGCTTCCTGGCGGTGGTAACGACGAGACGCTCGCGAAGCGTCTTTCTGACCGACTCATCCACGGCGGGTGTATCGGAATCTTCCGTAATACGGTCGCTCGTTCTCAGCAGACCTATGACGCCATGAAGGCATACTTTGCGGAGCAAGAAATTCCTGTCGAGGTTCTTCTACTCCACTCGCGATTCATCGGGCTTGATCGCGCCGTCAAAGAACAGCGGCTCAACAACTATCTCGGCAAGGAATTTGCCAAACGACCTAAGCGGCTCATTGTAGTCGGAACACAGGTGATGGAACAGTCGCTTGATATCGATTTCGATGAAAGCATTTCGGACATTGCTCCTATTGACTCGCTGTTGCAGCGCGCGGGACGAACCCATCGCCACAACATCCCCAATCGTCCGCGCGTATTCACGGAACCAAGACTTTACATCGCTGGAGTCTCTAACTGGGATGAAGAAGAAGGTGGGGTGCCTGGTGTCAACCATGCCGCAGAAGCGATTTATCCACTCAAAACACTGTACCGAGCCGTTCACGCCCTGCGCCCTTACGCCCTAGATGACGAGAAGCGACTACAACTCCCTCGTGATATTTCTGCCTTGGTACGTCGTGGTTATGGCGACCGTGTTCGTCCGCCTGAAAGCTGGAAGGACGAATGGAAGGTAGCCGAGAAAGAATGGCGCGATCTCATCAAGGATAAACGGGATAAGGCTGACAGTAACTATCTCCTTCCCGCGCCTGAGACCGACATCCTTGACTGGCAAAGCCATATCAGCAAGGGTGTTGGAGATAGCGAATCCAAAGCACTCGCGTCTGTCCGAGACATCGATGATGAGGAAGAGATCATCTTGCTCAAGTCGAATGGAAAGGGTCAGATCCAAACTCTCGATGGAGAGTTTGCTGGTGCTGGTCTCGCAGTTGATTTCGAGAGTAAACCTAATCACGAAACTGCACTTGCTATTGCGGCAAGCATGTTGCGTCTCCGGGCAAAAGAATTTGCTGCCCTTGACGCTGAGTCGGTTCTATTCGACACCGATCTGATTGGTGAATGGAAAGCGATTCCGATTCTACGTCACAAGAAAATTCTGGTGCTGCGAGAGAACATGGTTATCAACGGCAAGGGTTTTGCTGTGCAGTACAGCCATGACCGGGGTTTGGAAATGAAGGTGGTTAAGTGACATCGTTCAACCTTGTTGATGAGCCTTGGATTCCAGTCAATCTGATTAGCGGTGAGGGTGTTGACGTTTCACTAAGAGATCTCTTTGCCCGCTCTCGTGATATTCGCTCTATCGAGTGTGACAACCCGATGCAGACCGCAGCGGTGGTGAGACTGGTACTTGCTGTAATGTACCGGGCTCTTACGCCTTTGTTTCTGGCGCAGAAGAATCACGCTAAAAACGCCGATGTCACTCTCTGGAAAATGCTGTGGGACGACGAGACGGGCACACTTGCCAACACAATCGACAGCTATCTCGAAACATGGAAGAATCGCTTCGATCTATTCGATGCCAAGCGCCCTTTCTACCAAATCGCTGACTTGGAATACAGCAGCGCCGATGAAAGCAATCGAGGCGAAATCAAGCGCAGCCTTGGAAAGATGATGCCTGACGGTGACATCATCAGCGTTTTCAAGAACAGCGATTTTGCTGCTAAGGTGAGTTATGCAGAAGCGGCGCGTATTCTCATTGGCTACCATTCGTGGTCAACTCTCGCTCCACTCAGTCCTGTGGTGGGTATTTACCCGGATGACGAGCTAGCTATTTCACGACTGTATCCCAAAGGTCATCGCGGTTGGTGTTCTTCAATCGGGATCACCCTCATGGTAGGTCGCAATTTCTATGAGACGGCGATGCTCAACTTCGTCCCCAGCCAACTCAATTTCAAAGATGTACCTTTCTGGGAAGAGGCTAAGGCTCGAAAAGTGCCGATCCTCTATGAAATGCCAGATGGTCTCGCCAAGCCCATCCTCAAATCTCGCAATGCCAAACCTGTTGGTCAGGTACAGCTTTTCGTTTGGTTCGCTAAGAGCGTTCGACTAATTCCCGAAAACGGTAAAGTCGTTGCGGCTATTTCATCCGAGCACGATTCACTGAGTTCCCGAAGCTCCAATGTACACATGGCTCGACACCATGAAACTCAAACTGCTTGGCGCGAAACGGAGAAAGGTGAGATGGCGGCGTATCACTTTGTCAGCGACTCGGTTTGGCAGAACATTCCCGCAGTGCTTCCCAAGACTCGTGATGGATTCCTTGCCCCACTCAACGTTACATGGTCGGCAAAGGTCGTCAACTTACTCGGTATTCGGCTACCCGCACGAATTCGCATTATCGGAGCGAGTACCGATGATCGTGCGCAAACATTTCGAGGCGTTATTGACAAGAGCGTTACCATCTCGTCTTTGTCCAAACTGGATAATCCCGTTGTCACAGCCCGTATTGCAGATACTGCCGAAACGTTGACGAAAATGGTTAGGACTTACTACTACGGCTTTGCACGCGATGTCCTCTCTACCAAGTACGGGGAGGTGTCCAGCATCCTTTTAGATGCCCTTATGTCGCCAGCTAACGTTGTCTTGGACAAGTCCTTCGTCTCTTTGTTCCGGCTCGCTACAGACCCGAATGAGCCGAACGTTGATACTGTTATCGATGGCTTGGTCGAACACTTGATCGAGCTATCTCAGGAAGTAGCCAATGATTCAAACGGAACTGACTTGCTGGGAAAATGGCACCACATCAACGGAGAAAACAAGCTTCTTTCGATTGCTGCCTCACGCGCAAGATTGTTACGGGGAATTCAGCCCGAACGCAAGAAATCGTTTGGAAAACTGACCGAAGATGCTGGGTTTGTAAGGTGGGCGATCAATAAGAACCTCGCCAGCAAAAAGCTGAGCCCCGAAGAGTCCGACTTGGATGAGTTCGTGTTGGGGTTCTGGTCTGGGCGGAAAAATCTACCCAGCGGTGCTCCCGTCCATATCGTCGAGAAGACTCCTTATGACTCTTTTTCGGTATTGCGCAAGAGTGATGGCGCAGCCTTCGATGAGAGAGTTTCTGACCTTTTCGATGCCAAAGATGATGCAACCATCAAGGAGTCCTTACGTCGTCTGGCGGGTGTGGCTAATTCGCAGGGTTATCCGATGGATTTCGGAACTCTCGCGGCTATTGGGAAGTCGATTCACAATCCCGAACTACGTCTAGAAATCGCGCAAGATATAGCAGACCGCCGTAAGTGATTTGACACGACGACTACACTCAGATACCCTTCCGTCAGGAGAACCATCAATGACAACTTTCATCAACATCCACGCCATTCAAAGCCTTCCTCCATCGTCGCTTAACCGTGATGACAGCGGAGTTCCTAAGAAGGCACTGTTCGGCGGTACAGAACGCGTTCGGGTTTCTTCTCAGTCATGGAAGTTCGCTATTCGAAAGTTCTTTTCTGATAACTACGACTCCAGCTATATTGGGTGTCGGACGACTCAGCTTCCTGTGGAGTTCGAAAAGGCTCTACGGTCAATCCGACCCGAAGCCGATGATGCACTGGTGAAAAAGCTGACGAAGACAGTTTTGGGAGTAGCCGAGAAAACCGAAGAAGACGGGGCGGGATTCGAGCCTGGTTCGGTTGCGGGTTCTAAGATGATTGTCTTCTATAGCCCCGCGCAGTTAGAGGCGCTCGTTACCATCGCCATCGAGGTGGTTGACGGAAAACGAAAAGGTGTCACTGTTTCTGAGATCAAAGAAGCATTGGTTGGCAAGAACACTGTCGATATCGCCCTGTTTGGGAGAATGATGACGGCTCAGGCGGAACTAAGTGTTGATGCTGCGGCAAATGTTGCTCACGTCATCGGAGTTGATAAATATGAGTCGCAACGTGACTCCTTTGTGGGTTTAGACGACAACCTCGGTAAGGCAAAAATCCTGGGCTCCATTGACTTCGTATCTTCGGTCGTCTACCGATACGCATGTATCGATGCTGATTCACTCACCAAGAACCTTGATGGTGACAAGACGTTCTCGGCGGAGGCGGCTGGTGCATTTATCAATGCATTCATTCGGTCCATGCCATCGGGTAAGCAGTCTAGCTTCGCGGCTCATACCCTCCCCAGTTTCGTTCTCGTAACACTTTCAGATAATCAGCCACTCTCGCTTGCTAGTGCCTTCACTCGGGTAATTAGCGGCGACGACATTGAAAACGACGCTATTGACGCCCTGGTGGAGAATGCGATGATGATCTCCGATAACTATGGGGAACCGATTGCTGCATTCACGTTGCATGATGGAACGCATGATATTCCTTTTGCGAAGAAGGTTTCGCTGCCCGACCTAGTTGACTCTGTGAAGAAAGCTTACTAAGTCATGTCATCCGTCGTTCTTGTCCTTTCTGGTGTACTCCAATCATGGGGTACTACCACTATCGGTCATGCCCGAGCAACAAACAGCTACCCAACCAAGAGCGCCATCGTTGGTCTTGTTGCAAATGCGCTCGGTAGAGAACGCACTGATACCATTTCGGATTTGGCGAAACTTTCGTTCGGAGTTCGTATCGATATGGCGGGCGTAGTGCAACGTGATTATCACACGGTCAGCATTATCACTCAGCCGACTAAAGGTGACAGAGTGAATCGCATCACTGAACGCTATTACTTAGCCGATGCTGTTTTCGTGGTCGTGCTTAGTGGTACTGATAATGAGCTAATCAAGCAAATCGGAGAAGCATTACAGCGCCCCGCACGACCTTTGTTCCTGGGACGCAAGTCATGCCCTCCTATCAGACCAACTTTTCATAGCTACTCAGATCTTGGCGTTCAAGAAACACTGGCTGCTGTTGCTTGGCAGGCTGATATTGCTACGCAGGAATCATTCATCGGTTCTCATCTCGAATTAGATGTTTACCGAGACCCTACCGATGACATCGAGGGTTTTGACTCTGATGTCATCAATGACCAGCCGAAGAGTTTTGATCCTCATGCTCGTAGGTATGCATCACGAGGCGTTTACCGCGATGTCGTAAAGATCGAGTTTCCTATTCAGCAGTCAAGAACGACTCCTATTTCTGGTTTCTTTGCGCTGGCACAAAAGGTTGCGGAGGCAGCATCATGACGTATCTCACCGTCGTTCCTCTGAATGCTTACAGGGCGTCCACTAAGAAGATGCTGTCTTCTCGTCAAGTTGCTCACGCAACAGTGATGCAGTCATTCGCGCCCAATCAAAATCTCAATGACGCCGATTCAAGAGTTCTTTGGTCGCTTGATGTTTCGGGTCGAGACGTGCAACTGACCATTCTGAGTCCAGAGCGGGCTTCTGTAGAGCACATTGTGGAGACCTGCGGATGGACAGCAGCGGGAGATTCTAGCTTCCAGCAAGTTGAATACACCCCGTTGGTTTCGAGTGTTGCAACAGGAAGTCAGTATTCATTTTCTGTCACAGTCAATCCTGTTATTTCGGTCACAGGAAGTTCCAAACGCATAGCGGTTTCCGAGAAAGACGTAGCTGCATGGGTTGCTTCTAAATTCGGGCGGGAAGGTATGAGAATTATCACCTCAGAAGTAATCTCGTATCGTATTGAATCCTTCAAACGAGGAAACGGCAAGGTCACTCTGGCGTTGGCTACCGTCACTGGGACATTCCGGGTTGAGGATGCATCAGCCACGCAAAAAGCTCTCGTTGCTGGGATTGGTCGTGCCAAAGGATATGGCTGTGGTCTCATCTCACTCAACGAGCAATTAGTCTGATTGGGGTGCTCCCAGTGATGGGATGTTCCTCCGTGATACCGACGTGACAAGAATTCCCCGGCACGCCGGGGTTGCACTCCAATCAGATTCACTCAGTTTGACTTTCGGGCATAATTGAACTACCGTAGATGTTGTAGTAAGAACCAGAAAGGACTACAACATGGCTGTCACTCTAGATTCAATGCCGAACGAGGTCAATGTCAAGGACGCACCTCCCGCTCCTAATCTCGTCAAGGTCGCAACTCTCCGAGCGGTCACCACTCGCCGTCGTCTGGATCGTTTCTGGCAGATGATTCGCGATGAGGCTCCCACCAGCTATCCCGTTGGCACCTACAGCATCCCTGGTGAAGAGGATCTGAAGCTCGTGGTGGTCGATGTCATGAAGCCCGCATCAAGCGCAGAGCTTACCGATGACGACACAGCAGTCTTCCCGAAATACCGTTTCGGTGCAAAGGTCGTCTCTGCCGATTCGATTGCTACCGATCTCGGTGAAATCGGAGTTGCCACTCCTTACGACTACGTAGCTCCCAAGCCCAAGAACACTCCCGGTGACGGATTCGTTTGATGTATTCCTGCGAACCAGATGAGGTAAATCCGAGCGTCCAGATGCCGGATATCGCTCATGAGATTCTTCGGCTCCAAAGCGAGCTTGGGGATCTTTGGCAGGAATACATCGAGGTAGCGGAACTCAGCGGTTTTGTTGACTCAGAAAAGCCTCATGAAGAAAATTTCGCCATCTTGGAATCGACAATGATGGCTGTGGCAGAACGTGGTCCTTATAGTGCCCTCCGTACGCAATCAGAAGGTGTGAACTGGGCAGATGAAAATGGTCTTCCTCAACGAATGCATTACCGGAAAGATGGTGTTGTCGAGTACACTTACGATTCGGGCGAGACCTTTCTTTCAAACGAGTGAGAGGGTTCGTTGTTTGCGTTACGATGAACCAATGAACGTACAGCCGCCAAAACCAGATTTGCTCGTCACCTTCCCTGATGGAGCAATAGCTGGATGGCATGACGGTTATTTCTTCGGTGACGATTCCAAAGCTGCTATGGCTATTCTGAGATGTGAAGCACTGTTCTTTTTTGAATCGGAGCTTGGGCTGTCTGTAGCCAACCAATACTCTATCGAAGGAGCACTTGTCGCTCTTATTGGTAGTAAGCCCCGAAGTCAATTCATCATCGTACCGGAACAACCAATCAACAACGTCCCAATGGTTTTAGCAGCCGGAATAGGTGCTTGGCATGAGTGATACTTTTATCACCAAAGAAATCTTGGACAAAAACGGCAACCCTAAAACCATTCAAGTCAAGGTCGCAGGTGATGCGTACCGTCCCAACCCTAGTTGGCGCGGCATCGAGTACGGCTGGACAATTGATGACGTAGCACCTGAGTCCATTGATGGGAATTGGCGTCAGGACATTGCTGACTGGGTGGTATCACACGGTGGCGTTGTGGTTGCTAGACGAGTTGATATCGACAACGAAGAAGTTCCTTTGGTTTATACAGCAAACCACAGCCTGTTATTCGTTGTATTTGACAAAGAACCCGAGCCAAAACATTGGCAGCAATGGAGTCAAGACTCTGGCATTGATAAAGAGCAAGTGCTGCTTCACAGAGTCATTCACGACGGCAATTCGGTTCGCCATAAGTTTTCGTTGATGTCGTAACCAGTTGCTAAGATGAGTACATCAGCAATCATCTCTCAAAGGACATGACGTGAGTGAACTCATCGCAACACCAGTCACAGACAAGAACGGCAAGCAGACCACCGTTCATAAAAAGCCCGTTACTTCGGGTACCGGTGCCAAGCGTGCATCGAAGGTAGCTCCTAAGAGCGCCGCCGTCAAAAAGACCTACGAGAAAAAGGGTCCAACTCTTACGGAAAAGCTGGAAGGCTACAAGGAGGAACTCAAGAGCCGCGTTACGGCACTTGCTGATGACGCCAATTGGAATCATTACCTCACTTCGATGAGTAAGTTCCATAACTACTCATGGAACAATCAGATCCTCATTGATATCCAAACCAAAGGGCAGGCAACTCATGTTGCAGGCTACAAGACATGGCAGTCCTTGGGTCGCACGGTTAATGGCGGCGAGAAGGCTATCGCTATCATTGGATTTCGAAAGATCAAAGTAGATGCTACCGACCGTAATGGCAACAAGATTATGGGAGCGGATGGCAAGCCCGAGAAAAAGGAGATTCCCAACTTCTTCGGCACAGGTGTTTTCGACATTGCACAGACTTCCGGTGACGCACTACCCGAGGCACACGCCAAGATGACAGCAGAACCCCCTGTTGGTCTCACTAACGACCTTGAAGCAACCATTAAGGCAAAAGGCTTCTCAGTTGAATACGTAGACAACTTACGTGGAGCTAAGGGCAGCACTTCCACCGATCCGAATCGCAAGGTTGTGCAGATTCTCAGCAGCTTGAACGATGGCGAACGAGCCAAGACTCTTGCACACGAACTGTTCCATATCGCCTCTGGTCACATCGAACGTGCCGATGAGTACCACACCGGTCATGGTGGGCAACGTAACGCTATGGAAGTGGAAGCGGAGTCCGGTGCATACGTTCTTCTGCGTGCTAACGGTATGGACGAGCATGCAGATACCTCAGCGACCTATGTTGCCGGATGGGCTGGCGTTCGTGGCGGTAACGACCGTGAGAAAATGGTTGCTAATGCCGCAGAAAATGTTGCCAAAACAACTCGTTCACTTCTTACCGATTTCGAGTGGCAAAACTCCGACTTAGTGTAGCCTGTACAAAATTTCCACCCGGAGGCTCTCATGGCTACAGCAATCATCGAAATCGTAGACGAAGGTAACGACCTTGTTTATGTGTTCACTCACGAAGACGACCTGCAAGCAGCACTTGACGAATCTGATGGTGATGTAGCTAACTTTGCTGACATCGAGTGGGTAGAAAGCCGCCCTCGCACCACAAACGATTGATCTAAACTGACTGTAGCCAGAATGATTGGTGATAGTGTTATGTCAATCTTTAGGCGGGTCGTGACAGATGATGACGGACATTCCTTTCGGCATTGCTGAAATCGAAGGCGAAGCGGTAACCATAGCGGAATTGAATTTCGCGGAAGTCGCCGCCTTTACCGCGTTCATCCCTAACCACGAACTTCTTTTTGCCCTGATTCGCTCGCTTGACTTCTCGGGTCACACCCCGCCAATTCTTGCGCAAACGGATGAAGAACGGCAGTTTGTCGAGCATACAATGCAGGGGAACTACATTCCTACTTCGGAAGATGTTGGGATGGCGAGCGAAGTATTCGGAAGATGGGTGAACGACGTAGCTCCCCTAGGCATTCAGTCTCTCGTGGAAAAGGGTCTGCTTATCCCCGCTGAGAACAACAGCTTCAAAACGCATCGGTCGCTCGACAACATCATTCGTACGTTACGGATGCCTGTGGAGCATATGTCTTACCGCACCACTCAGGTACCAACAAAAGATCCTTTAGGAGCACCAATTCTGCGATCTGCACTTTACGGAGTACAGAGCTATGCGGGGGATTGGGTTATCGCTGAACACTTCCAGTCTCACGAGTACATCAGGTTCGTTGGTATTGCGGGAGGCACTCAGTTGGCTTCTAAGGTCGGAGAAGTCCTCAGCGCAGGTGTGGCTCATTCCATCTCGAATCCGCTTGTGTCGGGCAATGGGTCGGAGTTCAGACCATACTCAGTAATCATCTCGCGCACCAACGAGCATGGTGCGAGCATAATCACATCAGCCCAAGCAACAGGGGTGGGAAAAGATGCGTTGTGGTATACACCGTATCCTGAGGCGGGCGACAACAAACTGCTCGGGAGTCACGTCAAAAAGTTCGGTAATGTCTTCTCGTCTGAGCCGGGAGTTGCCCAAATGGCTTCGGCACCGTATACTCAGATGGATATAAGGAATGGTATCGAAGGATGGTCTCTAATTGGAGACAATGATCAGTTCGTTCGTGAAGTCTCGCACCTCACCGAATTGACGTTGCACTCACAAGCCGACCATCTACCAGACACGATACCTGAATACTTCTTCGACGAAAACAAGGGAAACGATTGAGCACGCACGCATCAGTAATTGATTTGGATATCACCGAATTAGCAGCCATTCTGCTTACTAAGGGTGGACCCGGAACAGCGGCAGCCATCAGCATCATCGATGAGTCATTATCTGCGCTTGGACCGGTGGCTAACGTCCTCGTGCAGAATGCAATGACGTACGATGAGCGCACAAGCGATTACACACTCCCTCGCAACTACACTGGAAAGATTCTTGCCAACAAGCTCATTGCTGAGAAAGTGACTCGGCTTGGTCTAGAAATCCTCTCAGACCGAGGTCTTGTTGATGACGCCGGATTCACTAATCCTGTCATCGAACCTATCATGCAGATTCTGACTAATCCCAACCGTGTCATTCACAACTTCACGATGCTTGCGGAGTACGACCGTCGTGAGTTCGTAGCTCGCTTGGGTCAGCGACTAGGTAAGGATGCCGCTGAGAACGCCGTGCCTCAGACTCCGCCCAACGGAATCTCCTACCCCGTCACCGCTTATGCCGCCACCATCATCTCGACTGAGCATGGTGGGGTTGTTATCGCCCCGAATGATTTCAACTCGATGCTGTTCGATTTGCAGTTGATCGCTTCCGGCTCTGTTTCCGGTTTCATCAAGGAACTCTCAGTGGTTGCGGAAGATGTGACACCTAAGTCTATCCCCCGAACAATTGTCTACGGCATCAAGATTCCAGGTGGAACCGAAATTAATTCTGCCGTATTCGCAGACGAAAAGGGTAATTGGAGCGCTGCCTTCTCGACTCCCGAAGACGACATTCAGTACCTCCCTCTTTCTAACGCCGATGGCTCAGTGGTCTCTAACGAGTTCGTTGTCGCGTCGAACAAGACAGACCTTCTTGTCGCAAGCGCACTTCGGGACAGTGTATCGCTCGCAAATCTTGATTCTGCTGGCGATTACATCGCTAAACTTTCAGATGTACCTCTCGCCAAGCGCAACGAGACGACCAAAGAGAACCTAGAGGACTAAACGTGAGCGTCACCCCATTTAGACTGAGCGGTAATGAGCTTGTTGCTCTCCTTGTCAGCATCGTGCCCGAGAAGACTCTATGGTCATCATTGCGCATCATGGGTCTACTGAGTGATGTCGAGGGCTACGAGAAAATCTCAGACAGCTACCCGCCCTCTGAAGAAGTTGTTATTAGGGGAACGCAGTCACTCATCGACAGAGGGCTGCTTCACTTTGTAGAAGGTGTAGCTCACGCCAATACGGAAATTGAAGCTATAGGACTCGCATTCGCCCAGCCTGAAGCTGTCTTGACGTACCAGTCGATCTCCGAAGAAGTTGAATTCACGTCGGTCATTGTTGACACCAGTAGTGGCTATCGAGTTGTTCTGGACTTTGCAACAGGTTCTAGTTACGAAGCCACTTTGGTCCATAAAGAAGATTCTGATATCACTACATTCTTTTCCACTATTGCGGCAGCTATCGCAACAGCGTTCAAGAGCTATCTCTTTGACATTGCTTACTACACCAATTCGGATGATGTGCTTACTGCTTACGTTGTGTGCACTCCTGAAGCTCCCGACGAAGCGCTATCTTCTATGTCTTTGGAACGAGGCGGGTACTGGGTTGTTAGCGCTGATGTTCCCTATACCGGTGATGACATCAAGGTCTATCAGATTAACGGAGAAAGCGAAGAGATCCCGATTTTCCGTCGAGAATTCTCTTCGCTTCCTGATGCTCTCAGCAACCTAAAGGATAGGCTCCTTGCAGAGGCTACCGAGAGTGAAGACGATTATGATGAATCGTCTGTACTAATTTAGGCGACCTGATATCCGCGTGCGTTGCGCACGGTGAAGATACTGGGCGCGAGCTTGATGACAGGCTCGTCATCGGAATCGTAAGACCGAGTGACATTTCCCGAACCGGTGATAGTGTCGTTTGCCTGCACCTTGGCGAATCGCGACGGAATCATGTGCACGATGGTGCTCACGAATCCATCATTGTCGGGCATCTCTACACGAATGAGCACGGAACTACCATCGTCCAGCTTCTGGACGATTTTACCCGTGAAACGAACTCCCTTAGCGGAGCCCATCATTGCCCGAATACTCGGGTCTGAGGCATACTTTCGAAGTGTCATGATTGGTCCTTTCTTTCCTAAGTTCACTTTATCAGAGGTATCAAAATTTGTCAAACATCTCTTTAGGAACACACTTCCAATGTAGCCAGTAACTTCTTTTTATCAATGTGATCGGAACCTATTGCGTTGTCCGCGAGGGGTTGTACACTTGACAAACACAAGGTTCCGCAAGGAACTTTAGCCAAGCCAAACATGCAAAATCTGGCTTGGCTTTTGTGTCCTTACGGATGAATTGGGAGTACGAATGTCTAACGCTATCAACGCTTTAGACGTTCCTGTATCTCCCAATCTCGTTTACTTTTCCTCCGTGTCAGAGAACACCAAAAGGTTCGTTGACAAACTAGGAATTGAAGCAGCACGCATCCCTCTGACCAGAAATGAAGCACCACTAATCGTGGATGCTCCTTATGTCCTGGTCGTCCCTACCTATGGTGGGGAAGTAAATCCAGAGACGGGCAAGATTGATAACGCTGTTCCGAAACAAGTCATCAAGTTCCTCAATGAGGAAAAGAACAGAGGACTGATTCGTGGCGTCATCTCAGCAGGAAACAGAAACTTCGGTGAAGCCTACTGTGCAGCAGGCAGCATCATTGGCGGTAAGTGCAAGGTACCCGTACTTTACCGTTTTGAACTAATGGGTACTATCGACGATGTAGAGCAAGTCCAAGAAGGGTTAAAAGAATTTTGGCAAACACAGCAGTAGACAGTAAGAACGACGGAGCTTCATTCAAGAGAACGCAAGTAGATATTGCGGATATTGACGAGCGGGCAGAAGAGATCGCTCGCGTGACGGAGGGCTTGGATTACCACGCCATCAACGCGATGCTCAATCTCTATGACAAGGACGGCAAGATTCAGTTCGACATGGACAAGGTGGCAGTTAAACGCTACTTCCTTGACAATGTGAACAAGAACACGGTCTTCTTCCACGATCTTCGCGAGAAGATCGATTATCTAATCGAGAACGAGTATTACGAGGCGGCAGTCATCGAGCAGTATGATTTCTCCTTCGTGAAGGGTCTGTTCAAGCAGGCTTACGCACACAAGTTCCGTTTCCCCACCTTCTTGGGTGCGCTCAAGTATTACACCTCCTACACCCTGAAGACGTTCGAGGGCGACAAGTTCCTAGAGCGTTTCGAAGACCGAGTTTGTGTCACCGCTCTCTACCTCGCACGCGGCGACGAGAAGCTTGCTTCCGCACTTGTTGACGAGATTATCGGCGGACGATTCCAGCCTGCAACCCCCACCTTCTTGAATGCTGGTAAGGCTCAGCGCGGTGAACTCGTATCGTGCTTCCTTCTTCGCATCGAAGACAACATGGAGTCCATCAGCCGCGCCATTACGTCCTCACTTCAGCTTTCCAAGCGCGGCGGTGGTGTTGCCCTTAATCTTTCGAACCTTCGTGAGACCGGTGCGCCCATCAAGAAGATCGCTAACCAGTCGAGTGGTCTCATCCCCGTCATGAAGATGCTCGAAGACGCATTCTCCTACGCCAACCAGCTTGGTGCTCGTCAGGGTGCAGGTGCCGTCTACCTCAATGTTCACCACCCTGACATTCTGCGCTTCCTCGACACCAAGCGTGAAAACGCCGACGAGAAGATCCGAATCAAGACCCTTTCACTCGGAGTTGTCATTCCCGACATCACTTTCGAGCTTGCAAAGAAGGGTGAAGACATGTACCTCTTCTCGCCCTACGATGTCGAGCGCGTCTACGGCATACCTTTCGGTGATATCTCCATCAGTGAGAAGTACGACGAAATGGTGGATAACTCACACATCAAGAAGTACAAGATCAATGCTCGTGAGCTTTTCCAGACCCTCGCTGAGCTTCAGTTCGAGTCCGGTTACCCGTACGTTATGTTCGAAGACACCGTGAACCGTGCCAACCCCGTCAAGGGTCGCATCAACATGTCCAACCTTTGTTCTGAGATCCTTCAGGTCAACACGCCTACCACGTACAACGCTGATGGCAGCTACGACGTAACGGGTAAGGATATTTCTTGCAACCTCGGTTCGTTGAACATCGCTATGGCGATGGACTCGCCCGACTTCGCAAAGACCATCGAGACTTCCGTTCGTGCACTCAGCGCTGTTTCGGACATGAGCGACATCGGTTCCGTACCCTCCATCGAGTACGGAAACCAGTCATCTCACGCCATTGGTCTCGGTCAGATGAACCTTCACGGTTACCTCGCTCGCGAGCGTATCTACTACGGTTCTGAAGAAGGTATTGACTTCACCAACATCTACTTCTACACCGTTGCTTATCACGCTATCCGCGCGTCCAACATCATCGCCAAGGAGACCGGCGAGAAGTTCGGTGGCTTCGAGGACTCGAAGTACGCTACTGGTGAATACTTCACCAAGTACATCGAAACTGAGTGGAAGCCCGCCACGGCTCACGTTGCAGAACTGTTCGCTACTTCTGGTATTCAGATTCCTACCCAGGAAGACTGGAAGAAGCTTTCGAAGTCTGTTCAGAAGCACGGTATCTACAACCAGAACCTCCAGGCTGTACCGCCTACTGGTTCCATCTCATACATCAACAACGCAACCGCATCGATTCACCCCATTGCGGCTCCCATCGAAATTCGTAAGGAGGGTAAGCTCGGTCGCGTCTACTTCCCCGCTCCCCACATGACGAATGATAATGTCGAGTTCTACCAGGATGCTTACGAAATCGGCTACGAGAAGATCGTTGACACCTACGCAGCAGCAACCCAGCACGTCGATCAGGGTCTCTCGCTTACCTTGTTCTTCATGGATACTGCTACAACACGTGACATCAACAAGGCTCAGATTTACGCATGGAAAAAGGGCATCAAGACCCTTTATTACATCCGTCTTCGCCAGCTTGCGCTAGAAGGCACTGAGGTTGACGGTTGCGTTTCCTGCACCCTCTAATCTAGCAACAAAATCGAGAGCGCCTGCACTCCCAAAGTGGTTGTGTAGGCGCTCTCGTGACTGTAGGATACCCCTACTCTCAAAACACAAACCAAGAGACAAGAAACAAGGAGAACACTATGACTGATGAAGGACTAGTTGAAGCAATCAATTGGAACCGAATCGAGGACGACAAAGACTTGGAAGTCTGGAACAGACTCACCTCGAACTTCTGGCTACCCGAAAAGGTGCCGCTTTCCAACGATGCACAATCGTGGGCTAACTTTACGCCCGATGAGAAGACGTTGACGATGCGTGTCTTTACGGGACTCACGCTTCTTGACACGGTGCAGGGTACAGTTGGAGCCATCTCGCTCATCCCCGATTCGCTAACGCCTCATGAGGCTGCTGTGTACACCAACATCGCGTTCATGGAGTCGGTACACGCTAAGAGCTACTCGTCTATCTTTTCAACGCTCGCTTCGACGACCGAAATTGATGATGCGTTCCGCTGGTCTCGGGAGAACCCATTCCTTCAGAAGAAGGAAGAGATCATTTTGAAGTATTACCGAGGAGACAGCCCTCTTAAGCGCAAGGTTGCTTCTACGCTTCTAGAGTCATTCTTGTTCTACTCGGGCTTCTATCTTCCGATGCACTGGTCAAGTCGCGCCAAGCTCACTAACACCGCTGACCTGATTCGTCTTATCATTCGCGACGAGGCTGTTCACGGATATTACATCGGATACAAGTTCCAGAAGGGCTTGGAGCTTCTCTCAGAAGCCGAGCAGGAAGAGATGAAGGACTACACCTACGACCTGATGTACGAACTTTACGAAAATGAAGTCAAGTACACCGCTGACCTTTACGACGGTATTGGTCTTACTGAGGATGTCAAGAAGTTCTTGCACTACAACGCCAATAAGGCACTCAATAACCTTGGCTACGAAGGGTTGTTCACCGGTAACACCGATGTGAACCCTGCAATCCTTTCGTCGCTTTCACCGAATGCTGACGAGAACCACGACTTCTTCTCCGGGTCTGGATCTTCGTACGTTATCGGCAAGGCTGAGACAACAGAAGATGAGGACTGGGACTTCTAACCCAGCAATAAAAGAAGCCCCGGAGAGAAAATCTCCGGGGCTTCTTTTGCGTGGTCTTACTTAGTCGGCAGTGACGTGAACCCGATAGGTGCTGCCCCATCGATGAGGCGATCATCGTATTCGGGGAAACGCTGCGTAAGCTCGATGATATTCATGGCGTGATGTGTGATGAAAGTGCTGTGCAGATGCCCTGATACAGCATCGAGGTTCTCGCCCGCCCAGAATTTCACAGAATGCTCTTGTAGCTTGGCATATTCATCGCTCCATGCGCGTCCATCAGTTGTGACGGGTTCGGCGTGGTTCTCACCGTAGAACCGTGCAAGTTCGGCAAGCGGTCGCAACGGAAGTAGATCGAAACGAGGCTCGACCTCAGCACCCGAACGGCGAATAAGATCTTGATGCTTGGCGGGATATTCCTTGCTCTCAATAACGCCGACTTCGAAATCATGCTCAACAGCATCCGGTGCAACGGGGCGGTCGTCGAACTTCTGGAAGGTGTAGAAGAATTCCGTCAGAGCGAAGCCGTGCCAAGCAACAGAAGCCATATGACTGACATTCATTTCGAGGTCAATGTCCTCGCCGGACCAGAACAGGTTTGCGTGGCGTTGCAGGCTGGCGTACGACTTCCGCCATTCATAACCTCTACGGAAGTTGTGATCGGCGTATTTACGCGCACCAACTCCATACAACCGAGCCAACTCGGTCAATGCATTCGGAGGAATCTTGTCATAGGCTTGAACCTTGACGCCTTTTTCTCCACCAGTGGATGAGACTGAACGAACTTCTGCCATGTGCTACACACTCCTAAATCTGTGGAAGTCTACAACGGCATTAGTCAACAAGCAATAGGCACTAGTGAGAAGTTTGGCGGGTGTCGGTCCTCCGTGAGATAGTAGTGTTACGAAAGGTAATCGTCATGCAGAAAACAGCCCCATCGCCATCGACTACACGCGCCGGATTGGTGCTTGTACCAAAGGTGGATAAGAATGGTCGTCAGACACGCGTATGGGTTCGCAAGGATGATCTTTCGGGTGCTCAGCTAAGTCGTGTTGTCTTCCGCCCTAGCACTGTTGCTAGCAATCGTCTTTACTCGGCAGGATTTGACAGCAGAGAAATCAAGACAAGTCCTTGGGGTAAGGTAAACAAGGTCGAAGAAATCCACGCAGGTATCTACTCGGTTGACGCCGATGAGGGCAAAGGGGTATTCCTTTCACCAGCACGCCAGGATGAAATTGATGAGGCGTGGAAATTGGGTGAGGGCGATGGGTGGTACTCAGCGGACGGTATGGAATGGTCAGTTATTCCCTACACATTTCCAGAAGAATTTGGAGAAGAAGCGTCTGAGCAGGCTGCTGAAAATCTCCGCGACTACTACCCTCACGAATACACCGAAGTAACCGGAGAAATTGTTTACGAAGAAGAGTCTTACGTTCTTTCCGCCGAGGCATTCGATCAAGCTCATGAAGGTGAATACGCAGCAACCTCTATGGAGGATGGCGTCAACGAAGATGAAGTAATCATCACTGCTAGTCGTATTGGTGAAGAAGGAGATGACGCGGAGTTCATCGTTTCCAAGGAAGAGCTAAAAGACGATGGTGAACTTCCCAAGGGGCACCGTAAGCTCATTGACGAAGAGAAGCACCCTCGCACAAATCCAGAAATCGAAGCGCTCAAGCGAGAACTAAAGGATGCCATCAAGGGTGCACTTATCGCCAAGTTCCCTCGGTCGAAGTATGTCATTTCGACCTACTATGTCACTAAGGCGACGATGCAGGGTATCAATAAGAAACGCTCTGCTGACGACGAAGATGAGTACATCAGCAAAGACTGGGGACTTAGAGGTATGCAGAAGGGCTTTATGAGCCAACTGATTGTGGAACTGAAAAATCACTCCCAGCCTCGGACAGCAGACGAAGAATACGCCCGACAGATGCGTAAATATCGCCGTCAGCAGCGTAACCGCAGATGGATGCAAAGAATTATTGGATAATGATTTGACATCGCTCTGAGTTCCGTGGTACCTTTCTTATGTCAGCCAGTCCAGAACGGGAAAGAGTAAATCATGGGTAGCATCATTGCAGGTGGTAGTAGCAACTACCGTAAGCTCACCAACGAGCAGCGCGACTTCTTCGACACCATCGCCATTCGCGCCATGTCGAACAACGTCGGCGCTCCGTACCTGCGTTCGCAGATCGTTTCGCTCTACCCCATTGCCGTTGGTGATGAGATGGGCGAGCACTTCACTTTCGCCGTTGACAAGCGCGGTCGCGTCTACATCAACTTCGAGCGTGTCATGGAACTCGGAATCGTCTGGGCTGCCGGTGGACTCATTCACGAGTGCTGGCACGTTCTGCTTCAGCACTTCGACCGTCGTCAGCCCGAGCACAAGGTCGAGGACTTCTGGGCGTGGGCTACCGACATGGAGATCAACCAGAACCTTCCTGCCGACGCCAAGGCTGTCATGAAGCAGATCTACTACCCCAGCAGCTTCGGTTTCCAGGATGGTCTCCGCGCCGAGGAATACTACGACCTGCTCGTGGAGAAGTTCAAGGACCAGCAGAAGAAGCAGAAGCAGGGCAAGCAGGGACAGCCTCAGCAGGGTCAGGGCGGTGGTCAGGGTCAGGGACAGCCTCAGCAGGGCGATGGTCAGCCTCAGCAGGGTCAGGGCGGTGGCAGTGGTCAGCCTCAGCAGGGTCAGCCTGGTACCGGTCGGGGTAAGAGCGGTATGGACACTCCGTTCCAGTCCGACATGGATGACTGCGGTTCCGCTCAGCACGGTCATGGTGACCCTCGCGAAGCCGGTCGTGGTGACGCTCCCGAGCGTAGCGAAATGGACCACCAGTACACCCGCAACGAGGTTGCTAACAGCATCCAGCGTGCCGCTGACAGCGCCAACGACCCCAACCGTCGTAGCAAGGGTATCGGTACCGTTCCCGACTTCGTGAAGGCGTGGGCGGCTGAAATTCTGACGCCGCCGAAGGTTCGCTGGCAGAGTGTTCTGCGTGGCGAGTACGCCATGACTCAGCGGCGTGCCAAGATGGGTCGTACGCACACCAACCCGCGTATGCCTGGTCGTGTTCAGCCTGTCGAGGACATCATGTTCCCGAAGCGTAAGGCTCACCGCATCAACGTTGGTATCGCGTTCGATTCGTCGGGCTCGAACTTCGACAACCTCCAGTACGTTCTCACGGAGGTCAACGAGATCATTCGCCGTGGCGGTGTGGATAACGTCTACATCTTCTCGGTGGACGCTGACGTAAAGGATGTCAAGCGCATCCGCCGCGTGTCGGAGATCGAGTTCGTGGGTGGCGGCGGAACCGACATGCGTGTTGCCTTCACCAAGCTCGCTGAAATGAAGGTCGATGTCGGTATCGTCCTGACGGACAACGAGACCCCCTGGCCCGCCGAGAAGCCGGAGGGAAAGACCCACTTCATCGTGGGTGGAATCGTTAGCTACGCTGGTGCTGAGCAGTATTACGACCAGATTCCTGACTTCCTCCGCAAGGTCAAGATCGACCTCACCGACAAGTAATCCAAGAAATTTCGAAAAAGTTCCAAAATCAACTTGACAAGTGGTTTGAAAACCCCTAGTCTATAAATGTCAGTCAAAACAAATACACGAAAGAGAGACACAAATGTCCGACGCAATTGCACTCACCAAGGCTACCGAGACCGCCACGGTCATCCCCGCCACCTTCGCCGGTCCTAGCTGGTTCGCCACGTCCGATGAGGGTGTTGCCCAGCAGGCATTCATCGAGACCATGCTCCGCGCTGGTATCCCTCCCATCCTCTGGGGTCCGCCCGGTTCCGGTAAGACCCAGACCGTCTTCGCCATTGCTCACAAGCTCGGCTATGACGTGCAGGTCGTCATCGGTGCCCGCAAGGAGCCCACCTTCCTCGAAGGTATCCCGATTGTCGTCCGTCCCGAGGGCAAGCGCGCCACCACGGTCAACGCTCTCCCCGAGTGGTTCGAGTACGCGATGGCTCACCCTCGTACCATCATCTTCTTCGATGAGATCGGTTCCATCAGCGAGGACGTGCAGGCTTCGATGCTCTCCGTCATCGAGGAGCGCGAGATCGATGGAGTCAAGCTGCCCGACGAGGTTCGCTTCATCGCTGCTGGTAACGACATCGACCAGGCGGCGAACGGTCAGTACCTCGCTCCGCCGTTCGCGAACCGTTTCGCGCACCACAACTTCAACCTCCCCGACATGGACTGGGTGGACGGTTTCCGCCAGAACTTCGGCAAGCCTGCCGATGACCGCCTCAAGGCTGAGCTTGCTCGACTCAGCGGTTACCTGTACACCAACAGCACCGCTATCTCGCCCAAGGTGGACACGAACCCCGAGAAGTCGGGCAAGGCGTGGGCTTCGCGTCGCACGTGGACCAAGCTCGCTCAGGCTCTCGCTCACACCGCACCCGAGGACCGCATCGTCCGCGACATGACAATTGCTTCGCTCGTCGGTCTCGACCAGGGTGCCGCCTTCAAGACGTGGGATGCCGCGCTCAACTTCCCCGAGATCGACGAACTGCTCGCTCTCGCCAAGGACGAGAAGCACGACTGGGGTTCCTACGACACCGACAAGGTGTACTCGATGCTCGCCTACGCTCTCAACTTCCTCAAGAAGGAGAACTTCGAGCAGGTCGTGGACTTCTTCGTCGCTGTCGGTGACAAGCACCAGGCTGTCGGCTTCGTCATGTCGGGTCAGCTTGCCTCGCGCATTCTCCCCCTGTTCGGTGTTTCCGAGAGCGAACTCCCCAAGGAGGTGTACGTCCAGCTTGGTAAGCTGAGCAAGTCGTACAAGCGCACTCAGGAAGCCGCTGGCGGTCGCTGAAAGAATTCGGACCGCCGACCTCTTTCTCGGCGGTCCGAAGAGTGGGCGACCACTGACTGACATCTGAATGTCGCCCCAAGGTGGGATGCACAACTAACTATTTGAAGTTATGTGCATCCCACCCCTCGTTAACAGGAGAAATCATGATCACCGTTCGTAATGGATATGTCAGAATCCCCATGCCGAGCCTCGAAGCCGTTTGTCGAGTCATTCGCGCAATCCGAACTACGAATAGCGAAACCTCTCTTGAAATGAAGTTTCGCAAGAGCAACTTGTATGACTTGCTCAAGGGCAAGAACGCTGCCTCTGGCTCTACTTATGATGACGCGGTATTGCTTGTGAACCTATGGCTGAACAAGCCCGGTTATCTTTCAGCGGTCATTGGCATGAATGCCGAAAATTCTAGGGAGATAGTCTTCTATTCCGACACAAACACTGTCGATGGTGCCGCCAATTTTGCTCACCATTTCCTTTCTCAGAACATCGATACTTTTCGCGCCAACGAGAACATTGTCGCCTTTCTGGTCGATGTCTACCGTATCCCAATGGCACGAGCAGCCTATTTTGGTGCATTCGTTGATGGTATCTCAGGCAAAGACCTCACTGCCTTCAAGACTCTTGAACTTAGCCCCGAGGAAGTATTCGTCTACAAGACCAAAGGAATGATTATCACCAATCCTCAGGGAATCAAAGACGATTACCTTGCTATCAAAACCGCTACGGGTTCGGCTGAGTCAGTTCTTTTTGCCTCCATTGGATTCAATACGAAACTCAGTATCGAAGTAATCAACCACGAAATTAGTTTCATGAGCTTCATGGATATTCTTCGTCGAGGCGATTCCATGCGTGAGTTGTCAATCATGTTCGAGTACACAATCGATCCGTTCCTCATGAAGGCTTTGAACGACGCTGAGAGCCTCGGATACGCCACAGAGGGCTTCGTTCTCATGGGGCTTTCCAACGCTGCGTAGCCGATTCTGTCGGTGGTGGGTGCCATCATAGAGGTACGCGGCAAAGTCTTCGCGTTCAATTAGAGGAAGCCACATCGTGAACGCGGTAGCTATCAAATGCAGAAAATGCAACAGAACCACACTCGATCCTAGTGGACTTTGTTTCTACCACAAGAACTCAACGAACACAGCTAAGGCTACTCGCTCGGTACCAGCACTAAAGTCCTCATCGAGCAACGGAGAAGACTTCCCAAAGTCGCAAGGATGGTTGGCTCATGAAACGGGGATTAGCGTAGCTGACTACGCACAAGGCGTTTCGATGCTAGATCTGCCCGAAGATGAACAGTTCGTTCACTGGATGAAGGCACGCGTATCTATCAGGGCAATAGAGTCTGTTTATGCTCGCAAGGGTGTGGATGGCGCAAAGGATTACGCAAATAGCTGTGATGACACATCTTTAGCGCTCATTTGGGAGAGGCTAAACGGAAGCACGATGTCCGAGTTCACAAGTGACGGACTCCGCGAAGGTTTCGTATCCGTAGTACGCGACCAAGTGGAACAGCGTGTCGAAAATGGCACCTTTGCGCCACTTCCTATTGATGGATATATCCAAGCTTTCGGTGCATCTGATGAGCCGAGCAGCGCTTCTAGCTTCTTCTGAAAATCGACTCGTTTGGGGTGGTCGTAAACAGCATTGTCGCCGTTTCGCTCTGATAGCATGAACCCGCTTAATAGGGATCGCTTGAAGAATTGGAATGACGATGACTGCTACAACGGCACATGTGTTGCCAGATGAAGTGAGCAACTTCCTACGGGACGTTCATCTCCACGGCAAGCCCGAATGCGCTAACTACTATTTCAAGGTTGCTGCCAAAAGTGGATGGTCCTTGCGCAAAATTGGCGGTGCTGTCGGGTTCTCTGCCGAAGCAATCAGAAACCGCATCAAGAATCTTGAACTAAATGAGGCTCATGCACTGGAGAGCGCACCTGTCATCCCCGAGTATCAACCCGCACCCAAAAAGGTTCCTGAACCCAAGCAGAAAGAACTGCGGTACGTCATTCCCAAGTCGGTAGCGAAGAAGCTCCAAGACTTGAAAATTCTCGCCGCGCAAGTGAGTAGAAATACCCCCGAAGATGCACCTTCGAGACTAGCTAGCGCCGAGTTGGCTAGGTTGATGTTCGTTGAAAAGAGCAATGGAGCTACCTATCAAGAAATAGCCGAAGCTACCGGTTTGTCATCGTGGGCTTCTGTAAAGTTCCGCCTGGGTCGTCACGGCTATATCAATCTCCCGCCGTCAATGGCGCACGAACGTATTCTCAGTTAGGAAGCTTTGATAGGGTGTGGCAAATTTCCATGTCAGTGGGTTTGTAGTACACTTGAATGCAGTAGGAAAGAAGCATCCTAGCGCAAATTGGAGGTGGCGAAATGGCTCAAATGAAATTCGCTGTCAAGTGCCAAATGTGCAAAAACACTACTAAAGATCCTAGCGGTCTTTGCCAGCACCACCGCAATCTCAGTGGTAGCGCGGTTCGCAAGCTGACATTCGGCTCGGGTTTGACCCCCAAGCAGGAAACGCTGAAAAGTGCCGTGGTAAGTAACACCGAAGACCAGAATCTTTATCTGAGCGCAGCGAGCATCCAAAACGAGATTGTCAAGGGCATCGCTTACGAATTAGATCTCACAGACGGATACGGCGAAGAATTCGACACTCTGCAATCCGTAGAGGAAGCGGGCAAACCTAATGAAGGTCTTCTTGCATTCACAACTGTGGGCGGCGTGACAATGTACTTCTCCCCTGAGGAATTCGTAGATGTTCGTCTCGGTGATTCAGCCGTCAACGCCGCTTAGAGACCGCTAACGGCAATCGAGAAGATAGCCAATACGGGGATGATGATAAGAGCCGCGCCGAAGTACGTCATGTAGCGTCTACCAAATCGACGCGGGGGCTTGCCTGCACCATTGTCAACTATCTTGACGACGCTACCGGTACGCATGAGTCGGAATTTCTCTACTTCGTTGATACCCTGTGGCTTGTATCCCAAGAGTTTGTCTGAGCGATAATCATTTTCCAAATCAAATGTGTCGATGACCGGGAATTGGTTCGGGAACCACCGGAAGAACCCTTTGACTAGCGCTACAAAATCAGATGCAGTGTCTCGACTGTTGTCTACGAGACTCCGTACTTCGTCTTCAAACGTCTGACCATCTTCACGGGACAGAAGCATCTCCTTGACGGACTTAGGCGTCCCGTCTGGGTGAAGCGTAAGCTGTTCTTTCCACGTCCTACCCGAGACATCTTGCTTCGGTTTGCGAACGGTAGGCTCATCCCGCTGCGTTTCTAGAATAATGGAATGACCACTCCAGTGAATCTGACCTATCGTGTCGATGAAGAATGGCTGATTGGCGTAGTCGAGCTTGCCTGCCCCATTGGATGAGACAGTGACTGTCGTGACGTTACCATCAGAGTTGTTCCTGATGGTGACTCGATCATTGGGCTGTAGTTCTGGGATGCTGAGCGGCACTGTTCGTCCTTCGACTTAATCAAACAACGCACTGAGCGTGTTATCCGTATTGACTACACTATCATTTGTGTTCGGCTTAGACACCAACTCGCGAGCGGTTGCCTCAAAATCAGCGGCATCCATCACTTTGATGCCAAGCGATGCAGCCTTCTGCAATTTAGAACCGGCATCTTCACCAGCAACTACGAGGTCCGTGGTCTTGCTGACGCTTGACTGAACATTGGCACCCAGTTTCTTAGCCTCGTCCGCAGCCTGCGTGCGACCGAACGTAGGAAACTTTCCCGTCATGACGAGGTTGAGTCCAATGAAAGGACTTGCGTTAGGTACCACAACACGCTCTGCTTCTACAGGCTTGTACCCGTATCGGACATACAGTTCACGCTCGGTACGCTCGATTCGCTCCTGAGCAGCAATGACACTCTTTGCCTTGGTACCCCCAAAGCGGGGAATTGCCAGAAGATCTTCTTCGCTTGCCTGAGCGATACCGCCGAGAGTGTGAAACCTTTCCGCAAGCTGGGTAGCAGTCGAAAGAGATGCGCGAGCAATTCCCAATGCAGCGAACCATTTGGCAACCGTTGCGCCCTTGATGGCATCCTGAATAGCCTTGACAGCCTTATTGGCGGAAACGGTACCCTGCCGGTCCAGTTCCGTAATCTGAGCAGGTGTGACACCAAGCATGTCCACGAGGTCTTTGACGATGCCTGCGGCAACAAGCTTACCTACGAGAACGGATGAAACTCCCAGAACCCCAAGCTGTCCAAGCCCATAGGTGATGATCGTGACAGGGTCGCAGCCACCTACAGAGCAAACAATGTCTTTGTTCTTGAAATAGATGGGCGATCCACAGGTGGGGCAGGCATCGGGAATGGCAATATCTACCGCATCGGGGGAGTGGTCGCCGTTTCGACCAATGACATAAGGAATAACTTCGTTGCTGCGCTGAACATCAATCGTGTCATTGATTTTGATATCCATTTCCTGAAGGAAAGTTGCATTGTGAAGTGTAGCGCGAGCTACATCAACGCCAAGCTTGATGGGTTCGAAAACTGCCACCGGAACGATGCGTCCAGTACGCCCAGTGCTCCACTCGACAGCGTGAAGAACAGTCTGCTTGACTTCGGACTTGAACTTGAAAGCGACAGCCCAGTTAGGAGACGTGGATGATTCACCGAGGGCATCCCTCGTGGGCTGATCTCCTACCTTAATGACTACACCATCGGAATCAAATCCAAAGTCCTTACGCTCTGTTTCAAGGCGGGTGATGAGAGCCATGATGGAAGCAGCATGGTCTTCCTTGACCGTTTCGAAGAAGTGTTCGATAGAAGTGAGAAATCCCTCTTCTTCTAGCTGCCAAGTGGGCAGGTCGCCGCCGTAGGTTACGAAGTCAACGAACTCACCAATACCGGTAACGTTTTTGCGACGAATGATTCCGGTGGCAGTGTTTCGCGGGTTCGAGTAGTCGCCACCCAGGGGCGAGTTGTTCAGCTTCTCAAAATTCTCATGAGTGACGATGACTTCACCTCGAACTTCCGTCCGAACACGACCGGTGTCGATAGAGTCAGGCAGTTTTCCAGCGGAAATGAGTTCACGAATAGCGGGGGTGATGTCCTCCCCATAGATGCCGTTCCCTCGCGTAACGGCGCGCTCGAAGTATCCATCGACACCATAGATGACCGATGCTGCGCCACCGTCGTACTTCAATTCAACGGTGTATTTACGAGCCTCAGAGTTCTTGACGAATTCCTCGATATCTTCGGCGGCAAAAACTTTACGAAGAGAGAGCATGCGCTCCTTATGGGCAATCTTGCCTTCAGGAACATACCCGTGACCGACGCCCGCTTCTTCCTCGTCCACGCCAAGTGAATCCAACTCAGCAACGATGAGATCGAACTCGTCATCTGAGATGACGGACTCGCCGGAGTAATAAGCCTGAGAGGCTTCATCTCGCTTGGCGCTCAGCGCGGCGATGCGTTCTTCTTTGTTAGTCACGATTTCTTCTTTCTTCGATACGTCAATCTACCACATTGAAAGGGATACCGCAATGCAACTTAGGAAGGGTCCAGACGGACAAGTTTTCGTATTCGGAATGAGTATGCACGTTGTCGTATAGGATGAACCACGAATACAGGAGCGTTCATGAAAAGACTTGTCGGACTGGCAGCCATTACGGTTGCAACCGTTGCCTTGCTGACGGGTTGTACCGCCATTCAAAGCAAGCCCGAAGTCATCCACTACCCCACTTACCCAGAACAGAATGTTTCTGCTCCCAAGTATGACACAAAAGCCGGTAAGGCAACGAAGCAAATTAGCTACAACAGCGAGTCGGTGCAGACAAGCACGCTCATTCCTAATACCACCATCAGCCCAGATTCCATTCCTCAGGATTTGCAAGATTCCAAGGTATTTGATATCACCCCACCGGTAGAAAACCAACCATTTATTGTCAAGATCACTTACAGGAGCAACAAGGCTGGATACTTCACAGGGGTGTCATCAACAGGTGATTACACGGACACTATCAATTCATTCGATTCTCCTGGTACAAAATACGCCATTATTGGCGTGTACGGTAAGTCTCAGACTGAGGGCGTCAAGGTGTTCGGTGACGGGCAATGGACATTAGACATCACCCCTATTTCACAGTTGCCTGTTTTCAATGGCAAGAAAATTAGTGGCACAGGAGCTAAGGCGTTTCTTGTCAACGGCAAAACCGTCAACGTCCTCATCGCGGACGATGGTGCCGGTTTCAATCTTTACTCTTATGGGTACCAGAACCGAGTTCTCGAAAGCAACAACAGCGGGTCGCAGAATCTCAATACGGCACTACCCGGTAACGGCACAATTGTGATAGTCGATTACGACAAGCCCTGGTCCATCACCAAAGCTAAGAAGGTCGTCAGTGAAGAAGCTAAGTAAAGCCATCGCGGCAATGATTGCCGTGTCATTTCTACTCACCGCCTGTTCAAGTAGCAAGCCGGAGCCAGTACCGACTGCCACCAAAACAGAGGCGGCAGTCGTGCGCCCCAATTACGACACTAGTGATAAAGCTTCGATTCCTTTCACCATCAATGGAACTGGCTCACGAGACATCAAAATCAACTTCCCTACTGGCTACAAGGAACCGTCTCTAGTGACCCTAAGTAGTAATGGCGCTGTCGATGTAACAGAGCTAAACTATGACGGTGACAGTGTTGCGGATACCGTCAGTATTGATTCCGACGAGGGTGGCTCCCAAACAGTCGCCAAATACCCCACAGCAGATACCCCCGCTCGAACTTCCAACTTCCACGTCGATGCCAAGGATGGAGTTGCATGGGCTATCAGTGCGCAGTCATTGGGTTCCGTTCAGAAATTGTCCAGCCTCAGCGTTTCAGGTACCGAATCGCAAATCTTTATGCTCGATTCAAAGGCTAACGTTCTGGACTTCAAAACCATCGGTGATGGTTCGGCAACGGTCTACATCATTCCTCTTAAAGGCGATTCACCGGTATCGCTCGGTGGAGGTCAGGACACGGGCAACTACAGAACGCCAGCCTCTTCATCTAACGCCAATCTTAAGAACTATGAAGGCTCGGTATTCGAGATTGTAGCGAACAACCCGGATACGCAGAGCTACCAATTGATTTTCACACAGCAAAATCTTGACAACTAGCACACAATTGAAGCGATTGCGTAAGAATGTCAGAGGTGTTCGTTATTCTTTAAACACGAACACAAGGAGTGACAATCGTGCCTAGCAACAAGATCGCTTGCCTCAACCCCGAGGCTCACCACACTCAGACTCATATCGCTGGTTCTGCCGCAGCTATTGCCTGCCAGCAGACCAACGGACGCAGTACGAAGATGGCTCACATCGTTGTCCCTCCGCGTCAAGTGCATAAGGGTAACAACATCGGAAACGTTTCCGTACTCACCAACATCTCCGAGGAAGCCCTGGAGTTCTCTAAGGCGAATATCAAGCGCGAAACCCCTCGTAACGTCGCTTCTCTTATCGAGGTAGCATCAACAAGCTCTGCTCTTCGTGAACAGTTCAAAGATTTCACCCGTCCTTTCGTCAACTTGGTTCATGACGAAGACTATGCGGATGCTTACGGCGAGAACGCACTACTTCCCAACCCCCACGATGTAGGTTTCACCTATACCGAGCCTAACGACCAGACTCAGAAGATCATTGACGCTCAAAAGGCACCTGGGTTCAACGGATTTGTTCAAGCGCTGGCTACGGAGATGGATACCGACTTCGACCAGGCAGCTTCCGCCTACAAGGTAATTGCCGGTTACTTGGGTGATGAAGACATCGCTAAGGTATATGCCGTTGGTTGCCTTCGTTCCGAATACCTTGACCGCAAGGACGAGGTTGCAGAGATCAATAAGGGCATCAAAGAACTTGAAGCTCTTTTCAATGAAGAGGTGGACGACGGAACTAAGGTCGGCAAGCACGGTATCGGTTTTGCTGACGGTGACGGCGTTCAGTTCACCCCTGCTCGTCAGTTCAACTACGATGACGCCGCTCCGCTTCCCTTGGATGACCTCGAAGGCGATGAGCGTGCTGAGGCTGTCGAATACAACAAGAATCGACTTTCTCAGGACGCCTATAAGAGCATCATTAAGTCTTGGGAGCCCAAGTATGAGCCCCTAGCTAAGATCGAGAAGACCCTAGAAAAAGAAGACTTTGACAAGTTCGTCACCTTTGGCTCGACCAAATTGACTGTCAAGTAAGACCCTTCAACTAAATGGTCCCTGTAGAGATACAGGGACCATTTAGTTTTTCCTTGTGTTACCTGAGCGAAGTGCTACGATGTGCATTCAACACAAGCTGCTGAGGAAATTGATGGCACAGAGAGATAACCGCGACTTTGGCGAACTCCGCGAAACCGCACCAACAGATCAAGATTTTTACCGTGCTCTAGGTGAAAAGATGGGTCGTAGTCGATCCACTACCGGCAAGAGAGTTGCTGCTATCGGCGTGTGGGTGGTCGTCATTGCATTCTTGGCTTTAACGGTTCTGAGCGCATTCCAAGTGAATACCAACCGCAACGGAACAGTCAAGCTTCAGGGGATGATTACGACTCAGTACAACCCTTCGTTTAAAACGCGCTATTCTGATCTTGGTAAAGAAATCATCAATAGCTGGTATGACACCAACGTCTCTCCTGCGCCAGTGCAGCTTGCTGATGGAGTATCCTGGCCGCACACGGGTACGAGCGACCTCACTGATATCGAAGCCAACAATCAGGCAATCGCGAGCAAAGCGGACTACACCCCTTCCATCACTGTGCGTAACGTCACTTACATTGGCGGTCGTCAAGAAAAGTCGCCCACTGTTGATGGTCAGTTCTATGAAATCGACATGTACTCGGCTTATGTCGATGGAACGCTCAGTAACATTTCCGTTACTCTTACCATCCCAAGCCTAGACGACTACACAACCCTTCCCACTTTGATGAACGAGCCGTCTATTCTTCCTAGCACCGCTTCTGTCGGCAAGCCGACCACTAGCGATGCGCCCAACTGGCGTGGAGTTTCGGCTACTGACAATTTCACCACGCAGCTAGAGTCATGGGCTGCCGCTTACACCGCAAATGATTCATCTGCACTCAAGCAGATTACCGGTGATAACAGTGGAAGCTTCTACGTAGGTGCTGTATCCGACAAGACGTGGCAGTACATCAAAGACTCCGCAAAGGTTGTCTGGATCAAGGAAAACAACGGAAACACCAATGAAGCTGTTGCTCAGGTTACCTGGCAGATGAAGCTTCCCGACACTACCGTTGATGACCCCAACAGCGACGACAGCAGCGATACTATCACCCAGACTGGCGCTACTCAGACGCAGCGTCTTGAGATCCTCATCAAGAGCCCCGGTAGTGGTCTTCCGCTTATTGTTGCCTGGGGTCCAGTTGGAAGCTACGCAACTCTTACCGAGGACACCAACAAGTTGACCCAGGACGAGTACAACGCGATCACTGGATCTGTCACTTCCGATGGCGGCTCAGACTCTGGGAGCGGTACCGATAGTGGAACTACCAGTGATAATGGAAGTACACCTGCACCGACCGATTCAAGTACCGGAAAACCTTCGGACTAACAAAACCATCCCCGCCCCGGCTATTGAAAGATAGCCGGGGCACAAGAACCAACACAGCGAACTGCAATTAGGGTAGGATACGAGCAATTATGGCAAACGACGAAGAAGAAAAGAAGAAGAGCCTTGCGAGAGGCTTCATCGACTACGTAATCAAGAGCAACGAAGAATCATTAGGGCATGGTCCTTATGGTGCCGAGTCCGACAGTCACGTTGACGCGAAACCGTATGTCGAGTATTACCAGAATGGCATCTTCGAGGGCTATGACGGTTCTATCTGGAAGTATTACAAGTTCCCCGCTGACGTTCAGACGGAGTGGCTGAAGAACCCAGAGAACATCATCTACAACCAGAAGTTCTTCACTCAGGCAATCACGGAGTTCGGTACGTTCTTGAATGCTCAGTTGGAAAAGACCCGTAATGACATCCGGCGTCCCTTCCACATCCAAATCACGCAATCCGAGTCAACTGGAATTCGTATCCCCAGTGAGCAGGATGACCGTGAGGGCAAGGTAACCCAGAAGACTCGCGATTACCTCAAGCGTATGACGGACGGATACACCCGACCAATCTGGCATCAGTACATGGGAGTTCGCCTTATCCCCGGAACCTTGTTCGGTGACGCATTCGGCATTACCGAAAAGGTCCGTCGATACATCGAAATTATGACCAATCCAGGTGAGATCGACCTCGCTTCTATGAGCCGTGACCTTCATGATGTGGACAACATTATGTATGGTGCTGGTTTTAGCGAACTGGACTTCATCGCAAACCCCGAAGACTTCGAGCAGCTTACCGCTTGGTATGGCGTCTCGGACTCTCAGTTCAACCTTTCTCGCTCGCTACAGACGACGCGTATGAAAGAACCTCTGTCAGGTATGTCTGTCATTACTCCCAAGTACCAAGAAATCCAGCTATTTGCGTTGAAGCCCCGCGAAGGTGTCAACTTGAAGGATCCCCTAGATCCCGATGCAGCATGGGCTAAGCCTTTATACCGACCGACTTCTGAAGTTGTCATGATCAGTATTCGCGGTCAGATTCGTGCCCCGAAGATTGCTGAGAACCTTCTTGAACTGAAAAACATTCGCAAAAATGAAGCCGGTCGTAAGCTTGGTGACACGTCACGACACGAGGTTGCAGGAATGATTTCTGACCTTGATGCCATCGAGAGGGCTCGATACGTCATCAATGAATACAAGCTTCCAATGCTCGATAACCTCGAAATTGTTATGGCTGCTAAGGTTAAGGGCGACGGCATTACGAACCAATTGTTCAATAGCCTAAAGAGCTATGACATGGAGGCTAATCTCCTCGTTGGTCGTCAGCCATTGGGTATTATGGCGTCACTTCCGACATATCCTCGTCAGACTCTGCGTGTTCCTCGTGGCAACACTAAGCGTCCAGAACTTTCCAACGTCATGCTTCCAGGAATGCTCGCTATGAGCGGACTTTTCCGCAGCACCAAGCCTTGTGCCAACTTTGGTATTCTTGTGGGACTTGCAACTGCTGGGCACTCGTATGAGGAAATCATGACCGAGGTTGATGGCGCAGCTAAAAATAACCGCGTTCCTGGTATGCTCATCACTGGTCGTCCTGGTGCCGGTAAGACGCAGCAGCTTCTCCAAATGTCAATTCAAATTGCCAACATGGGTCTCCCTGTTGCCTTCTTCAACCCGAAGAAGGAGAGTACGTTGAAGCCGACATTTGATCACATTCACGGAATCACGATTTCGATGGAAACCGCTTATCTTGACCAGAACCCCGGTCTTCTTGACCCGGTATTCTTCCTTAAGAACCGTGGTGACGTTGCTGACCTCGTTTCCGATGCCATTCTTACGGCTAACCGCATGTATGAAGACCGTGGAGCTTCCGCTTCTCAGCGTCGTACCAAGGTTTCATCTGAAATTCGTGACCGTGCTCTCGACAAGAGAAACAGAACAACTTTCGACATTTTGTTCGGAAATAAGGCTGTAGGAACCACGGCGATTACTGACACTGACATTCTCGACTTCGTTCGCAGCAAGATCAGCATTAGTGCGTTCTGGAAGGCATTCATTGCTCCTACCGCAACAAGCTCGGAATTGCAAAAGCAGATTACCAGTGGTCGCTCATTCCTTATGGAATGGGGTAGCTCAATGAAGCTTCCTGACGCGTCCAAGGTTCCCAACGACTACACAGACCCCGAGATTGACACCGTTCTTTCTATCAACGTTACATTCAAGTACGCCGCCGAGGTTGTTGGAGGCGGTCAGGGTGGCGCGATTGTGGTTGACGAGTCGTGGGTATTGAAGCAGTCTCGTGAAGCTATGGCTATCCTCACCAAGGGTGGTCGTGAATGGCGTCAGGCTAACATCATGCTTATTATGGGTACACAGCGAATCATTGACTGGATCGATGCTCGGTCTGAGAAATCAAGCGGCAGTGGTGGAGGCGCAAGCAACATGTCTTCATATTTCGACCGTTACCTCTTCATGGCTATCAACGAAGCTGACGAGAACGAATTGTCGGCGTACTTCGAGTTGACGGGTCTTCCCGACACCGATGCGAACCGACGCTGGATTATCGAAGCTGGTCCTCGTAAGGATGGAAAACTTCCTAACGGTTACTACATCGACAACATTTACAACTGGGCTGGCGGACTCGTTTGTGGACCCTGGCCGCAATATGAACTCGACTTGGGTCGTACTGACAAGGAGGGTCTTGCCATGAAACAAAGAGGCGCGGCTACAAAGGCTCAACAGTCTTTCGCCAAGGCAGCGTCTTCGGGCGGTTATGGCGGCGCTTTACTTGATGTTATGAGCAATGACAACGATTTGGTTTCTGAGTTCGAAGAAAAAGAAGACGTAAACGCGTGATAGGTTTACGCCCAAAATGTCTTAGAGGGGTCAAGCGTTTGCTAAGCTTCCGAAAGATGAACGAGAGAATTGGCTAGGTAAGGGTAGTGGCAAAGAAAGTAGCCTTTGTTGGATTTGGGGCAGTACAAGGTACTGACGCCCAGAGAGTGGCGAATGCATTAGGTGTTGAACCTGTTCAGCAGCTTGGATTCTTCGACTCAATCAACGATGCTGCACAATTCGTTGTAACCAAGGTGGACGGTAAAGTTACCGCCATCACTGGTTCCGAAGTGTATGTATCGGCTGAAGCTAGCGATGACACCATCTCTAAAGCACGACGTATTCGTTCTGTCGGAGTTGCTGTAAATTTGGACTGGGAGCCATTCAAGAATTCTCCTTACTCCGAGAACGCATTGCGTTCATGGATTGATGATGGCGAATGGTCTGATGATTCTGCCAATGTAGACGCTAACACGCAGTTCGTCATGCCTTCGTACGTTGATGATTCCGAAGAGCCAGAAAGTTACGTAGATACTCAGTATGCTCCGGTACCTGCTTCGGTTCCCCAAGCAGACCAGAATTACGGTTACGATACCAACGGCGAAGGTGCTTATGCCGAGCAGGCTGCACCTCAGTTCGAGGCACCTTCTGATGTCGCACCTCTCCCAATCATTCCTGTAGATCAGGGTGGATACACCTCTCCTGATTATTCACAGGACGGTTATGTTCAGGATGGATATGCCAATCAGAACGAAGAGCCGCAGTTTGACGCTGGAAACTATGTACCTGACTACGCAACCAATGAAGTTGCTGCTCCTGATGCTCCCGTTTACGAAGAAGTGCCTATTTTCGATGGTGGGGTTCCTACCCCGGCTGAGGAACCGCGTTATGAACTAGAGGATTCGCAGGAGCAAAGTGCCGCACCTGTTCCTATGGCGAGCTTCCTTACTGCTGGTCCGATTCCGGTACAGGAAGAAACGCCATATGAGTCTAATGACGGCTACTCCAATGACGGCTATGCTCAGCAGCCGGTTCCAGAATACAATCCTGGCAATGAGTACGCTTCGCAGGATTATGCTCAGCAAGAAACTCCTGACTACAATCAGTACACTGCTGTCCCTGAAGAGCCCAGCTATGACGCTCCGCAGTATGGTAATGACGGTTATGCTGATGCTAACTCCTATCCTCAGGAGCCTCAGGAATACGTTGACTACAATCAACTTCCAGAGCCTTCCTACGAACAGCAGCAGGAACCTCAAAGCTACACCACTCCTGAGCCGACTCCTGTGCCTCAGTACGTACCGGAAGAGCGACCCGCATCTGCTCCTTCTGTAGGTGGATACACAGCGCCCACTCCTGGCTCGTCATTCATCCAGCAGTCTCCTACGCCAGCGCCGCCTACTTCTCAGTACCAGCGTGAGCGTTCGATGTTTGATCAGGTTCCTGCTGGGGCAAACAATGACTTCGAAAGCCGCACTGGCGGAAAGATTGTCTACGTCACCGGCTCGCACGGTGGTGCAGGTAAGACGACCACGGCTTGGACTTTGGCTTCGCTTGTTGCCGTTTCCATGAAGAAAGCTGGCAACGAAGACATCTCGGTATGGCTCATCGAGTCTGATTACCGTAACTCGAAGCTCGCGCAGCGTCACAACATCGACCCCAACCGTACTTCCGGGCACCTCGCGTCGATGCTTGAATGGTTGAACGACCAGTCCGGTATCGTTGATGATCTTCCTGCGAAAAAGGCTCACGCTATTGCTCAGTCCACTCACCGCTTGGAAAATGGACTGAACATCATTGCCTGTCCTTACGACACAACGAAGCGTGATACCAAGTACATTCAGCAGGCTGTTTTCCAGGCTGCTCAGTACGCAAAGATGCAGGGTGGAATCGTCTTCATCGACGCCGACACCATCAGCAACGATGACATCATGGATTCTAAGCTTGCTAAGGCTGCCGACCGAGTTGTCATCGTCTCTGACGCTGGTACCGAGCACATTGACGACCTCAAGAGGGCTGCACGCATTCTCACTACGCCCGTTATCAACGGCGGTCTTGGCGTATCGATGCCTGCAATTACTGTTCTTCTGAACAAGACCGGTCCTACCGAGTTCAAAAACGTCGAAGACAGTGGAATTTTGGCACCTTTGGCGCTAGGTGGATACCTACCGTTCATCCCAGAATGGGCAACTGGCTGGGTTGGTTCTTTGACAAATACTGAGACCTTCCAGAATGCTGTTGTTCTGTTCGCTCGCTTCTTCAATGGAATTGTTCCTTTGCAGGAACTCCACCAATGGCAGAACTACCGCGCTACTGGAACCAGCAAGAAGGGCGGCGGAGGTTGGATTCGTCGCATCTTCTCTGGAAGAAAGTGAAAATAATTTCACGAGTTTCTCGATAATGAGATTCTAACCTGTGAATTTGCCTATAATTATGAATAGTCGTCCTATTGGTCTATTGAAAGGTGTATGACTCATGTCAAATCTACTCGCTGCCGCTAATTCTAGCGTAACCTCGTTTGCTGCTACGATCCCCACGTTCACGTGGACCCCTCCCCAGGGTCTCGTTGACGCATGTACAAAGGTTGGCTTCGTGCTTGCTGTTATTTGGGTGTTGTTCATCCTGTTCCAGTTCGCACTTCCTTCCAAGCAGGGTGGTGGACGTAAGCTTAGCCGTATCGGTGTCATGGGATTCTTGGGTGCTGGCGCACTCATCCTCTTGCTCTTCAACATTGCTTCTCTGCCAGCAATCATTAACTGGATCATCCAGGTAATCAACTACATCGCTGGTCTGTTCTCTACTATTAAGTAAGCCCTACCCAATTCGCCAATAGTAGAACGAACGGAAGGCGGCAATCGGTCAATTCGGCTGGTTGCCGCCTTCTGGTGTTCTACAATGAACCAATCACGAGACGAAAGACACAATGGCATCATCATCTTCAACTCCAGAGTCTAGAGCACTCGCAAATGGCGTAATGAGTCTCAACTCTGTATTCGTTGTACGCAACAAGAAAAGACGACTCTTCAAACGCTCTACCATCCGGCTCTCGCTTGCTGAAATGGTATGGATTGCCATTTCCACGCTCGGTCTCGGACTCATCATCTTCGGTGTTATTCGGGGTGTATCGGGCATCCCTGGTCTTCGATCCGTCATCTCGTATTATCTGATGATCCTTGCACCTATCGGTGGTTTCATTATCGGTCGTCAAATTGCTCGCACAAGTCCCTACCGGCGATACAGCGGTGAGGGTCTCAACGAATACCTTTGGGTACAGCGTGACAAGATTGGTAAAGAAGTTGGGCGTGTATTCGGTCGAGGCGTCTCTATCACTCGATCAATGGCAACAGTTGACGGTAGAAAAATTCCCGTGAACTGTGTAGAGTGGCTCGGTACCTCCCGAGCGACATCTATGCCAAGACCCGTAAACAAGTTTTATTCGCCTTCTAGGAACGAGAAGGCTGACTTCGTGTACCTTAGTCTAGTACCGCGCACCGAGGCAACAAATTGGTCTAAGCGTTACCAGCAAAAGCGCGCAAGAAACTGGGAGTGATTCGTGATTCGTAAGGTCTTAAGCGGAATCAGGCGTCACCGTCTTTTCGTTTACATGTTCGTGGCAGTAGCCGTTTTGGGTGTTGCCGTATCCGCCAGTCTTACCAGCGATCCCAGTCAATCAATGGCTGTCAACACGCCTGCGACAGTAACTTCCGTGAACCATGTTGCCGCTGACTACTACCACAACTCGGTTGCTAATGCTGTTCAAAATGTGCAAGAAACTAGTGCATCCAGCTACAAGCAAGCGGCGGCATCTGATGGTCAATACAGCAGCGTACCGGCTCTTAAATCTCACCTACAGGGCGCAAACGCAACCAAATTGGACTCGCTCAATTACTTTGCGTTTTCTCGGTGGGCTACCGTCACGTTACTACCTGTTCCAGCCGTAGGTTTTGCCAATATCGGCTCACTAGTAGTCGCAGCATTTGTCTCTTTGGCTAATCTACTTTTCACTATCGGAGCTATCGTTCTCCTTGGTGTAGGTCTTTTGATGCTTCTGATTACCAGCATCAATCTTCTTACGGCATTTTTGCCTACCATCGACTGGTTCTTTGCTCAACTGGGAGGTCAGTGGCTTACCAACCCTAGCGGCGGTGGCGGAACCGGAACCATAGCCAGCAGCTTCCAGGGCGCTTCTCCATTTTTCATTGCCATATTCCTGATGGTCATTGCCGTCGCAATTCGGCTATCTCCATTAGCTAATAAGGACAGATCTCTTTTAGGTGACATCGTTATCTCTGCTGTAGCAATTGCCGCACTCATGACGATTTCTACCGCATCTACAAAAGACTGGAACAACTCAAACAGCAATAAGGTAGACGCTATCAATGGGAATACAGGCTCCTCCATCCCACTAGGATCCAATGTCGCCGCCTCACTTTCTGTCGATGGCGGAGATCCGTCTAATTATCAAAAAGCGTCCTTCGGCTGGTTCCTGGCTAATGGAAGCGATATTGTCGATGGCGCAGTCAACTTCGCTGGTGGTCTTATTACTTCCATTACCTCCGGTTTGGGCGCTATCTCCAATAGCGGCACTACCACCGCGCCTGCTGGTTCAAGCTGCTACAACTACCTCAACACTGGTATGCATGGCATCGCTTCAGATGTGCTTGAAAACAAAAAGGGTATTGCGTTCATTGGAAAGACCAGCACTCAATCGATTCTCTCCTTTGATAGCCTCGTTTACACCGTACTTTATCGACCAGCCGCTGAGGCTTCTTACGGAGCGAATGCCTCCGGCGATGCTACATGGTGTCGTATGTGGGAATCTGCTCGTGGGTCGGACCCGGTAGATCAAGCTTATATCGCTCGAACTGCAAATATGTACTCAGACGCATTGAGTAACAATACTGATGCCAAAGACGGCGGAGATGGCATTCTAAAGGTAGACGGCGGTTGGGCAGATTCTGACGGTGGAAACAATGCCGTGAATGGTCATGCCAAGCTCGCGGGATTCTTTGGAAACACCCTTTCTACGTCTAAGGGTACGACAGCGTTTAAGTTCTACTGGGCTGCATGTTCGTTTGAAGGCAATGGACGGGTAAAGGTTTCTTCCGCATTCACTAATGCCCTTGGTACAGCCAAGAAAGATGACGATTCACCAGATGGTAGCAAGGGCGACAAGCTGAGTGATGGTGACTGCCAAACTGTGCTTCAAACTGCGGATAGCAGCAGCGGCTACATTTTCGGTGCCAAAAACAAAGATAACGACTCCATGAAAAATCTGAGCCCCTTCGCTTGGACTCAGGACGACAAATTGTTCACATTGTTCTTTATTGGATTCTCTGTTCCGGCAGATACCAGCACAGAACTCGCAAATGCTGACATGAATGGCTCGGAAGCCATCAACTTCTTCAAGATGGTCTACGGTTCAAGCGCAGGAAACGTTTGGCCAGCCGCCATCGTTGCTGTTGTGGGTACCATTATGATGTCTATTGGTCTTCTTCCGATGCAGGTTGGTGCATTGATCTTGCAGATGATTTCTGTTCTTTCTCTTATCGCCTTCCCCATTGTTCTGTTGGTGATGATTGTTCCTATCAGAGCGGGAAGAAAAGCATTCTTTACGATTCTCAAGCTATTCATTTCATCCAAGCTCGTACAGCTAATCTTCGTAACCTTCATCGCTATTGCTATCGCGATCATCAACCTTTTGACGATTGCGTTCGGTACCGTTCTCAATGTATCTCTCATCGGAGGAAACGCATTTACGGGAGATGGCACGCCACTCGGAACCTTCATTAAGGCTATTTTGAACGCAGTCGCCATCGGAATCGCTTTCTACGGAACCAAGAAGCTGCTTAGAGATGTCTTTAAGGCTGATGTCACGACCATCAAGGGTGCTATGTCCGTTGGTCAGAACATGGCTAGTACCGCCGTCAACGGTGGAGGCTTGCGCGAGATGGGTCTTGGGCAACTTAAGTCGCCAGTACGTGGTGGTGCCGCTGGTACGGGTGGTTTCGGAAATGCTAACCTTCCTGAAGGATTGGGCAAGAACACTGGTGCTGACAACGAGCCGCGTCAGCCTGAAATGCCCAAGCGTCAGGACGAAAAGCAGGCTCCTGAAGATCCCAAGCAGAAGCCCAATGAAACCGCAGAGGGTGCTGCTGGCTTGGCAGGTGGCATCGCTGGTGTTGCTGGTGGTGCATCAGGCGGAGCAGGAGGTAGTGCGCTTGGTGATGTCGCTGGTGGCGCAGTGGCTGGCGGGTTTGCAGGCGGCGCTCCTGGCGCTCTCGCGGGCGGTTCTATCGAGGTTCCTGCCGCCGCATCGAAGTCGATTCAAGGCACCGTTGGTGATGGCATGAAGAACGCTCCTACCGAGGGTCCGAATTCCAGAAACCCTGAAGCTCCCGTACCTAACGATCAGATGCTCACGGAAGAACAGCGTAAGGAAGCTGCCGAGAAGACTGAGGGTATCCGTAGCGTTTCTGGTATCAAATCCGAGGATGTGTCCAACGAGATTGGTAACCGCTCACGCAACACTGCTGCTCTCGAAAGTCAGTTGGATGATGGTGAACTCAACGGTGACGAAGAGCAGGTCCGTGATGCAGTCAACAAGCTTGGTGGAAGTTCTCACCTTGAAGGTTCGGCTGAGGAAGCCAAGGATTCGCCTGCTATTGAAGCAAGCCGTCGTGATTACTTCGATAACAACGTGGACAATGAAGAACGTCCCGTTGATCGTGGTGAGAAGGCTGGTGAAGGTAACGTTCATGCTGCAACTCTCGAACGTATTGCTCGGGCTACCGAAGAGCAGAACGAACGTGATGACAACACCGTTACGCCTGAGGGTTCCGTGCAGGTTGTTCCTGGTGAAGAGGATGGTCAGAATGCTCGCGACCAAGAAGTCCAAGGCAACAACATTCCCGGACTCGAAAGTACCGACGATGGTCGTGGCAACTCGCAACGCGGCGGTCAGCAGAACAATCAGCAGACCATTATTGCCGGGGCAGAGAGCGTACAGCCCACTGACACCAATGCAAACAACATTGGTCAGGTGGACAATAACGCCGCTCGTGCTGACAACTACAAGGCTGCAATTGGCTCCGAGTTCGAAGCTCCCGGAATGGCAGAAGATTCTTCTACCGCCAACTCTGGTAGCGCTGGACTTGGTAGTGAAGGTCTGAACCGCAGGCTGGACAGCCTTCCTGGTGAAATTAGCCGTTCCATGCAAAACGTCATGGAGCCCGCCTTCGACCGATTCGATGCACTTGGTCGAACGGTACGCGAGTCGGCTGAGGTTCAAGAGGATGCGCTTCAGCGCAATACCGAGTCGAACGAACGTATCTCCGAGGCTCAGATTGCAAGCATGGAGAATCTTCAGCAGACAATTGCTAATTGGTTCCCTGACAGGGGTTCAGATAACAGCCCGAATAACAGCGCTGGTCCTACCTGGCGTTAGTAAGTCGGTTGCAAGTTCTCCTTCGTTGGTGTACCATCAGGTCGCAACGAAGGAGAACTTGCTTTGACCAAATTCGCACTTGACGAAGAATCGCTCGATATCGACGATCAGGATGTCAACGAAAACGATTACGATGACACCACTAACGCTGATGGCACCACCGCTGTCGATGAGTCTGATTACGATGATGGTGATGACGCCGCTACCCAGAACGTAAATGAAGTAGTGGTAGAAATCAAGCCTAAGGTTGTAGAAGTCAAGAATCCTGTCGATACCGTAAAGGCAACCGAACCAGACTCCCCCTACGTCGTACTCTACCGCCGATTCCGCCCGCACAAGTTCTCTGAAATCATTGGTCAGGACAGCACGGTAAAGGCACTTCGTTCGGCAGTAATCAATCACAAGGCGGCGAACGTCTACCTGTTCTCAGGTGAGCGGGGCACGGGAAAGACCACGACCGCCCGCGTTCTAGCTTCGGCATTGAACTGCCCCTTTGTACGCCCCGATGGCGAGCCTTGCGGGGTATGTGACCTCTGTGTCAATGTTCATGCTGGTAACGGCTCAGACGGCGTTACAGAGCTTGATGCGGCTAGCAATAGCTCGGTGGATGATGCCCGCCGCATCATCAATGAAATCCAGTTCGCTCATGGCTCCAAGAAGAACATCTACATCATTGATGAGGTACACCTTCTTTCCAAGCAGGCGAACGGAACGCTGCTGAAGACCCTCGAAGAGCCTCCTGCTAATGTCATCTTCATCCTGTGCACAACAAACCCCGAGCGTCTCGAACCGGCTGTTCGTTCCCGTGCTACCGCGTTCTCCTTCCACGAACTCGATGACACAACCATGCAGGGTCTCATCAAAGAGGTTGCTGCGGAAGCTGGCATCGAGGTAACGGACGAACAGATTGCGGGAGTTGTTCGTCGTGGACGAGGTTCGGCACGTGATGCCCTGAGTGCACTCGAAAGTCTTTCTCTGAACACCGATGTAGTCGTCGAGTACGACAACCATGCTTCGGCAATCACCAAGGCTGTCGGAGACAAGAGCGTATCTGACATCATCATCGCAGTAGCCAAGGCAATCGATGGCGGTCTTAGCGTCAGTGAGATCGCTACCTCTCTGCTTGCTTATTGGCGTTCGATGATTCTTGTTCTGAATGCGCCCGAGATTGTCAAGCTGACCGATGCAGAGTTCGATTCGGTTCTCGACGTTGCTGAGAAAATGGGTACTGACAAAACAATCCACATGCTTCGTAAGTTAGGTGAAGCTCATGGCTCTTTGCTACAAGGAGATCCGCGAGTCATGATCGAAACCACGCTGATTCAGTTTGTTCTTCCGCACAATGATGCCGCCGCACTGCGCGACTTGAACCAGAAACTTGATTCGGTTGCTGGCGATGTGAGCGAGTTGCGTAAACGTCCCGCTAGTTCACCTTTCAATTCTGAGCCAGGTACGAAAAAAGACAATTGGCTTGATGATTCGGAACCTAAAAAGGACACCAAGAAGGCAGATTCGGTAGTAGAGAATCCAGCAACTAAACCAGAAGAAAAGACGGCGGTAGCTGCGAGTTCTATCGAAATCATTTCTGACCCAGATGACCTTATCGATGCAATCTTCGAGAACGTTCCTAAGAAGGTACAGCTTTCACTTTCTGAGTTGGAAGTCGATACGAAGAATACGACTAGGAAACTTCTTGTTCTGAAGAGTCACAAGGGAATTACGGATGACGAATTTGAACTACTTGAAAAGGCAGTCGCCAAGGTTGATCCCCGCGAATTTGATTTGGATGAAGACTAGGGCGATACGAACCTCCGATAATGGGGTTCAAGTTAGTCTAACGAAGTATGATGGTCGCAAGAACAAACATTTGAGGGGTTTCATTGGTTACGTCGCTTTCCCGTGAGGACAGAATTCTTGGCAGCGTTAAGCCATTCCGGTTGTCTAGCGCTACAGAGATAGCAACACTTAGACGAGTATTCTCGCGTATTTCCGGTCTGAGCGTTGGTCAGTTCTCTGAGAACGGTTTTGGATTCCCATTCATTCCGTTCCCTGAGATTGATCCAACCAACCCCGACAAGACGAAGCTATCTCCAGCTAACACCGCCGAGCGTTTCCTCTTCCACCCCATTTATTGGATTGACCCTCGCCTCACCGCGCCAACGCAGACGGAACTTACCGATCCTGCTCGGTGGTCGATTCGAATGTTCTACGAGCTTCTTTCGTTTGGGCTTCTCAACCCTGAGACCCTACAGTGGCTAAACCCCGCTGTGGTCAAGGGTGTTAGCTGGACTCCTGCCGACATTAATAGCCTTCTGAATGATGCCCCTTCTATCTTGGATGATGTCATTTTCCGCGACGGCGATAGACTTCCCGGCTACTCGTCATCTGATGTTCTTGAGGCATCTGATACTGCATTCGAGCGAATTCGCGCCATTCAGCAGCGTGAGATTACGCGCATCCGCTCGCTTCGTAAGGTGGCAATGGATGATTCAAACTTGATTCTTAGTGGTCAGGATATTTGGACTCGTTTGTTCCCCCGTTTCGAGAAAGTTGCTCGTGAGATTGATGAGGCTCGCCAACAAGGTATGCCTCTATCCAGCTTCCTCGATGAGATCTACTCAGTAAAGACCGACATTGCTCGATACCTCGCTTCTGCTGATGACGCGATTATGGGTTTGACTTACGACATCGCTGATCAGGTTTCGTTCTCCAACGACGCGGTAATGCGCTTCGCTGCGATCTCGGCACTCGTGAAGCGCGGTCGTGGACTCATCTCTCGCGCCGAAGCAGAAATGGATGAGCAACTAAACGCTATCTTCAGCGGCACCAACGTATCCGCCATGAGAATGGTTGAGATGGTTTCGAGAATGTACGCCGATATGATTGATAGACTATCGCTCGCGTACCGTAACAACGAACTTGCCACACGCGGCGAGCGAGTCATTCGAAGTATTGATGAACAGATGTTCGACGAGACGCAGAGGACTCAGCAGGCAAGCGATAGCGATTTCCAGTTCTAGCATTCGTAGCGGTTTCCTCTATAACAAGGAGGAATGTTGAACTACTTTCTAATCGCCCTGGTGGCTATTATTGTCCTGCCCTTGCTCATCGGAGCGATTGCAACCAGCGGTAAGTATGTCATTCGCGAACACGCGCGTGTCAGGCGTGGTCACATCGTCGGAGACCTCATCTGGAATGAAATCGAGTATGAAGGCAACTTCCGTAAATTCGAGGGTGCGAATGATTCTATTCACACGGGAGATCTCGTCGGTCTGGTTACATTGGCTGAATCCATTCGTTCTTCTTTTCCGCATAAAGACCGTGGAGTCATCTCTTACGTTTGGTCACGTTCATCTGACACGTCCATTCACCTCTACTTGGGAGTGACAACTGAGCACTATGGTGATGGCTCACAGGTTCGTATTGCCGCGCAGTCTGTAGGAGCGCATGCAACTCGACTCGAACAGCAGCCGTACATTCCCGTTCAGGACATCTCTATCGCAATGCGTGGAAAGTCCTCTCCGCTACAGGCAACAAGCCCTGTCAAAGAGGGCGGTTCGGTAGCCAAGGCTCTTTCGACGGTGCTGGAAAAACTAGACAAGAACATTGCTGCGTCATTCGTTGTTACGACCGAGTTCATGACAGATGGTGAGAAGCGCCAGCTTGCCGGATTCATCACGGCAGACAACATCGCCTCTGGTGGTGATGCCATGCAGTACGGTATGGGTGTTCAAACTCAGACGATGAGCAATCAGCCCATCCGCTCTACAATCGTAGCCTCTACTTCCGAGCCAGCACAGGGCAAGCGCTCTTTGTCTTCAGTGCTTCTTAGTAGCGCCGTGAACTCTATCGCTACTTCTGGGTGGCAACATGATGTGCGACCTTTCTCCGCTGCTTCTGTGGGGCGCAATGGTGTCGTTCTTTCTGTGATCGGGGCGTTGTTCTCGATTCTTTTCACTGTCGTTCATGCTGTGCCTATCTTCATTGGTATTCCTCTAATCCTTGCTTCCCTGGCAACCGGTTGGTTTGCCCTCGTCAAGGCGAGCCCAATGTCATTGGAGGCTGTGAGAAACAGACTTCTTCAAGGTGAGTTCAATGTGCCACCATACGTATTTTGGTTGTGGAACCCTCGCTGGATTTTCGAGAGCCGTACGCTCGGTCTTCGTTACGGCGGTAACTCTGTGCAACAGCACGAGGCTTCCCCTTCAACCAAGCGAGTCAACTACCTCAGCCCAATAGCGTTGTTTGAAATCCTGAGCTTCCCACCGTCATTCAGTCGTGGCGGTGGTGATGTTCACGCCGGAGAATCACTTTCTCGCGGAATTCCAAACTACATGGTTGATACCGAGTTCCCCATTTACTATGGTCAGAGCGGCTCTGGTCAGTTCGTTTCGCTTGATATCAAAGATTTGCACTACTCGTTGTACACGGCTGGTGCACCTAACTCGGGTAAGACAAACTTCCTCCAAGTTATCTACGCGGGCGTTGTGAAGGCTTGCCTTGAACACACTAATGGATTGCAGATTACTCCTATCTGGGCTGAGACTAAGGGTGAGGGTGCAGCGGATGCATGGGAGATTGCCCGTAAGCACAATCGCGCCGTATTCATCGAGGCTCACAACCCCGCATCAAAATACCGGCTCTCATTAGAAGGTCGTCGTCTTTCTGAGGGTGCTTCTGTTCCCGAGGTCAAGGCGAACATCGACGTGCTTGTTTCCGGTATGCAGTTCGCATATGGTGATGGCATCCGTGCAGCTTCTCGTGAGGTATTGCTGAATTCACTGCTTATCTCGATGTTGATGAATCGTAACGATTTCGAATATCTCGGTATGGAGCGGTACGTCAATGCGGACAAGCCGAACATCATCGAAAGCGCTCGCATCATCCTGAATGGTGAATCTACCATTGACGTAGGAGAGAAGATTCTTCAGCTTCAAGAAGAGATGCGCGTTCGCGGAACTAACGATGCCCGCGAAGTTGCATTGCAGTCGGCAATCGGTCAACTCAGTCGATTCTTCGACCCTACTCTGCGGCGGTCTTCTCAGAGCGGTACCGTGCTTGGTCCCGCACTGAACAAGATTTCGTCCATGATGGAAGCTGACGTGTTGTGGTCACCTGATGAGCGTCCGGCTATCGCTGTGTCACAATTCCCGTTCCATTTCGCTCCCATCGTCCTGAACATGGGTCCGTTCAAGCTTCCTGACGGGAACTACAACTCGACCGTTGGTTCCGCCGCTGCTCAGAAGTTGTTGTTGGTTACCAATTACATCCTCTGGAACACCATCAAGGCACGCTGCTCGGGGTGGCAAGCACAAGGCAAGCGTATTCCGATGTTCTTCGACGAAGTGAAAGACGTTGCTGTTGACTCATCGAATGATGACGTAGCAAACGTTATTGCCGAGGCTGGTAAAGAGGGTCGTTCGCGTGGAGCTTCTTACTTCCTAGGCTCACAGTCTCCTTCTCAGTTGCCTTTCCAGGCAAAGAGCGCAGTGCTAAGTAGCCGTACTAAGTTCTGGTTCAACCTTCACGAATCGAACGATCTCCGCACCGCCATTGCCGAAGTGTCTTCTGCGTCGGAAGAACAGGACATCTACAAAACCAATGACATTCACAGCCTTCCTAATGGTACTGCTGTCGGGGTCATGCAGCGCGGTGATAAGCCAACTCCACCATTTACACTCCGAGTGCCCTTGGCTACAAAATGGGCAAGTTTCCTGTTGCGTCCAAATACTTCCGTTTCTGATGCAATCGTGGAATACTACGAGTGGCAGGAGCGCGATAGACGGGCAAAGCTAACAGGTGGTCAGGGTGCTCAGTAACCTCGCGGGTGAAGCGAAGAAGGCGGATGTAAGTCCGGTCTATCAAACGCGACGGAAAACGTTAGGGATGGTAGACCGATTAGATCCTTTCTACGAAGTGGAATGGATTGATGCGCTGGCGACGAAATGGTCTGTCGTATCAGCTACCAAGCTCTCGTACAACGTAGACAATCTGGGAACCATCTACCAAAGCAGCGAAAAGGTCTTTGCTCCTATTGATGCCGCTGAGAAGAAAGTATATACCTCTGTGGGTATACGATGTGTTGCATCATTGGCGCAATTTCATCAACTCACAACATTCCAGTTGGCTTCACTACTTGATGTCAAGGCAGAAGCTATCAACAGGGCTCTCACCGATCTTTATTCCTATGGTGTTGTCGAAAATGCCGTGCCCGCGTGGTCCAAGAATCCCACTCCTGGTCGGGATAAAAGCGGTAGTGGTTATCTCTGGCGACTCTCTAACGTGTCTGAGCGTTTAGAGCTATGGATGTCCAGACTGACAGAACTTGAAGCGAAGCTCATAGCTCAGGGTCGTGATATAGCAGTGGGCACCAATAGCTCTCGAAGCGGTTCGTCTATTCGCCACAACCTTGCCGCCAGCGAGCTAGTTCTTCGAGCAATGGAATCATGTCCCGCAGTTGTTGGTGCATGGGGAGAAACGGCAACTCTAGGTTCGCTATTCCTCAGTGAGGACATCAAGAAACAGCATGATCTTCGAGAGAATATCGGTGATGCCGCCATTGTCACTAAAGATGGTGGAATCATCATCTTTGAGACGAGCGGTGCAACCAACCTCGATGACAAGGGTGGCGACAAACTTGAGAGCAAGGCTGCTGCATGGGCTTCTATTGCCGCACTGAGTGACATGGATATCAAGATCGTTTTCGTCAATATCAATGCGGGTGCTCGAATGAACAGATTCGAGTGGAGAGTGATTCAGGGCTTGAACAAAATTGGTAAGTACATCACTAATACTGCGTTGCAGAAGAAAGGTGTGGAGGCTGTTTTCACCGCTAACGCCTACGACTGGTTCCCGATGCCTTTGACGGTATCGAAGGGGTTCGCATCTCTTCAGGTTTATCACCCCAAAGCGAAACGTTACTACGACCTAGCTCCCGCTCGTACTCAGTTTGATGTCGAATCAGATGCTATGGTAAACACCGTCGCAGCACTACATACGCCCAATTGGGTGCTACGTCGCGTTGTAAGCTCTTTGAACACCACAAACAAGTAAGGATGAGTCTCTGATGCTAATAGCTCCAGAAGAGGGATTCCCGTGGAACAAAGTCAATGCCGCTAAGAGGTATCTAACAACAATCAAGCCGTGGTGGGGCAGATTCCTTGACGAGTTTGTCATTGTACCGGTCGAGGTGATGCCTGATTTCGATGGTGTGCTTCCTTATGGATCTACGACAGCAACAGACCGCGACTTTCGCATCTACATCGACCGCCTTTTTGCGCTAAGCGTCCCCCTGCATTACCTTGCGGGCGCTATTGAACATGAGTTGCAGCGGCACACCAGAGATAGCTGGCAACGGTTCAAGTTCTTGAAGGATGAAGCTTGGCGTGAAGAGGCAGTACCCGCCCTCGATTTGGAAATCAACAGCACTATCGACCGTGAACAGAAGAATCTGTCAATGGGGATGGTGTGGGGTATCTGCAATGACTCTGCATTGTTCACTGCGCGCGATTTAGAATACTGGAACGTCACAGCACCTCCAGGTTTCGATGATGATGGCTGGATCCCACGTGTTCTCGGCATGGAAGACGGGCTGAGCGCCGAACAGTACCACCAAGTCATCAAGAAGCTCATGGAAGAGCCGCCACCGCCTGAGGAAGACGAGGGTGATACATCCGACAGTGACGATGAAGAAGCCGAAGATGACGCAGAAGGTGACGAAGACAGCCAGGATGAAGCGCAATCCGACAACGGTCAGAGCGAAGAGTCAGAAGAATCGGAAGATGCCGAGCGTGACGAAAACGGCGAAGAGTCAGAAGATGAAGATTCCGAATCATCTGACTCCAATGAAGAAGATGACGGTGATGATCAAGAAGGCGAGGGCGAAGGAGATCAAGAGTCCGATGACGAGCAAGAGGGTGACGGTTCATCAGAAGACGGCGATGCAAAGGGCTCTTCCGAAGGTTTAGACAACGAAGGCGGCTCGGGAGATGGAGACTCCGAAGAAGGGGATGAAAGTTCTTCCGAGTCAGAGTCCTCAGAATCAAATAACGATTCTCAAGAAAGCCAAGATGGGGAGCCTTCTGATTCTGAGTCAAGTAGTGAATCATCAGGAAATGGACCGAAAAGTAACGGTCAGGGCGGCGAAGGATCAGGAAACTCATCCCAGTCGAATAACTCCGAACCGAAAGATCCCTCAGAGATGTCTGACTGGGATAAGGCAGAGGCTGTACGTGAACTACAGAACTCTGAGCTTGGTCAGATGTGGCAAAACTCCATCGAAAACCCGACCGATCCGATTGATCATCCTGCATGGAAACCTAGCGATAATTTGCCGGAGTACGAGCTACCGGACAAACCTTCGCAGGGTGAAATGAGTGCTGCATTCGAGAAGCTGAGCGAAGATATCGGTGAGTTCAGTGAAGAAATGGGAGACCTTTACCCAGAGGGAATGAATGTTGGTGACGAAGCCGGTAACGCGTTGATGGCATGGCGCGAGAATTACCGTAAAGCTCGGGGCTTGAACTGGGACAGACACTTCATGAAACTTGCTAACGCGATGCTGAGCAGTACGCAAATCAAAGGTCAGTCCGACCTTTCATACTCGGTGCGGAATCCAAACCAATCCGCAATTGGTCCTATCCTGCAAGGTCTACTTTCGTATTCGCCAACTATCTATGTTCTTCAAGACGTATCCGGTTCGATGCATGCTGGCAAAATGGCTAGGTCCATGTCGGTATTTACCGATCTCTGCAAGAAGGTATTGGCTAACTACGGCGATAAGGTGACATGGTTCTCTGCCGATACGGCGTTACGTGATGTTGGTACTACATCACGTTGGAATGAGGATGTGCGTCAAGCGTGGTCATATGGTTTTGGTGGTACGCAAGGTTTCGGTGAAATCATCGATGTGATGATGCGTGGCAAGTTGGTATACAAGGGGAAGAAGTACAAAAAGCCTGATCTCGTAATCACCTCTACTGATTGTTGCTTCCCGTGGGTAGAAGAACGTCCTCGGTCCGCCGCTAAACTACTCATCGTCAACGTCGGTACAGAGCAGGACGCGGAAATGTGGGTACCCGAATGGGTGAACAGGCGTAAGGAATTTGTCCAGGTTGATTAATGAGATTGCTCATGCTAATCTCTCGAACCTAGATTGGTGGTGGAAATGACTTCGTTGGTATTGTTCGACGACTGGGAGGGTGATGGAGAAATCACTCATTCCTCATCCTCAAAAGACGCTGCTGCAAAAATCATCACCAGATTGTGGAAACTGTGGTGCACGAGGACTCAGCGTGAGGATGGCAAGTCTGCTCATAAGGATTTCTCAAAGGCGGTTCGTAAAGTAGTTCTGGAAGGAATGAGTGAGCAAGAAATAGAGCGCATTCTTGAAGGTGCTGCTCGTACCGAACCAAGGAATCGCGACCCTCACGACATTCGACGACTTACCACCGCGATTACTAATCCAAAGACCCGAAAGTTCGCATTGGCTGCATTGGATGAAAACGCTCCAATCCAACCCAATCCCGCTCATCGGCAAATGATGACGATGACTGAGGTCGAAAACGTCCTCGAAACCAACCGGGAGGATTGGGGTGAGGAAGACATCGAATCTGCGGTGACGCTCACCGAGCGATATGACGCCGACACCCTTATCGAGGTTGCTGACAAGGTAGCGCTCATCGTTGGGCAGGATGCATTGTTCCCTTCTGAGATTTTGCGTCATGCTCGAAAGGTCGAAAGTGGCGTTTCTAAGGTCAAGCGCAACGACCGCCGAAATTCCTATGCCGCAGGAGCTATGGAGTCTGCACGAGACGAAGACATTGATTTCTATGCGGACAAAGCAGCCGATACCGCCTTCAACAAAGGTGTCGGTATCAACAAGATTCTCGCGTTCCACAACCTTGCTCCTAAGGGATATTGGGATGAAGTATCAAATCTTCGTAGGGCTAGCAAAATGCCGCACAATGACATATACTCGTCACTACAAAACAAGTTCGATTGGCACCCAGACAGCCGAGAATCTATTACCAAGGGCAAGAGGTGAACATGGAACGCTCATTAGAACGTCTCCGTCAGGCAGTTGGACAGAGCCAGGAAGATTACATCCAGAAACTGGACAATCAGTGGCTTGAAACAATTCCCGACCAGTATCGCGGACACTCGGTAAAGGAAATCACGGGTGGTGTAGCGAAAGACCTCGTTACCGGTGAGTCCCGCACCTTTGAAGCTGGCTGGGATGGCTCATTGAACGACGATGGTATCAACAAGCTCAGTGACTATCTCGATGAGCCCACCAATTTTCTCATCATCCGGGGGACTTCCGGTACCGGTAAGTCAACGCTGTCTGCAACGGTTGGTCGTAAGGTAATGCATGACAAGCAGCTATCCGCTCGATTTGTCAACTCCGTTTCTCTCATCAGTGAGTTCTCCTTCCGTAATGAGCATGCCGACCCTGTGAAATACTTTGCGTCGTTTGGTCTTTTGGTCATCGACGACCTCGGTGCTGTCAATGAAGCTCTCACTCCCCATCAGCAGAAATCCCTGTGGAACCTCATCGAGGCGCGGTGGAGCAACAATGATCGGTACACGATCATTACAACCAACATGGCAATTCAGGATAACAAGGAAGGTGCTGGTCTATCTTCGTGGATTGGCGAGTCTGGATGGGATAGAATCGCAAGCGACTTGACCCGCGTAAACATGTCCGGGGAGTCATTCCGCTGAGTGAATTGGAGACTGCCCCTGTGGACCACGATATGAGCGAAACATCGGCACCAACAATCGTCAACCTACCCACCCCGACTTTCATGCCGATTGCCGCATTCAATGGGTTATGGGCATCGCAAGCACTAACTGCTGACGAGCTACGGGATAACCCACGTCGGGTTGCCGTAGACATGCTGAAACTGTTTTTGGCGAACAAAACGCCGATTACGCTCTGGGGTCCGGTCGGAGCACGTAAAACTCGTTCTATTCAGTCGCTCGCTGACCTCAAGGATGAGAATGGCGTTCCTTATCAGGTCATCACTATTCAACCCAGCACGGAAGATCCCACGGTTATCCACGGCATGATGTTCACCTCCTTGGATGCTGATAGTGGCGAGACCGTCATGCGCCGTTCGCTCCCCTCTGTCGTAGATCAAATCATCAAGTATTGGGAAGAACATCATGGTCTTACCATCTTGTTCATGGATGAGATGACGACATGTTTGCCAGCGCAGCAGCATGCGCTGCTTGGTCTTATGACTCACGGTCATTACGGTGACAAGAACATCCAGCCTTACATCAGTATTGCGATGGCGGCTAACCCCGAAGGCACAGTGTCTACTGTCAATGAGTTGGGTGAACAGGTCATCAACCGTGGTGGTCACATTGCATGGTATGGAGATGTCGATCTATTCCTAGAGGAATGGAGTTCCGGCTTCAATAACCCCACTAATGCACCTAGCTCGACCGTTCAGTGGTTCATTAGTGAACTTCTTACGCAGTCAAGTGGTGACGCGTTCCGCAGTAAGAATTGGAGTCCTGACGAACTTGTTCCGTGGGATAGCATGGAACACACCGAGCGCTCTGTCACCGAACTAGGTCGCATGATTGAACTCATCGATGATGTTTTCAAAGATGCAAAGCCAGCCATCCGTAAGTTCTACATCATCGAAGCGACTCGTGCGTTACTCGGCAAGAAGTGGGCAGACAAGATGAGTGCCATTACCGAGCAAGAAACCAAGCGTTACTCGCCCGAAGATGTAGTGGAGCGAGTTCGTGAAATGGGATTGTCGATGACGAGTCTTCCGAACGACCCGACTGTTAAGGGTGTGAGAGATGCCATTCACGTTCTAGGAGATGGCAAACTCATCGACCACGCCGCATCAGTGAAACTTATGGAAGGGTTAATGGCTACGGTTACCAAGCGAGGCTTCTCCATCGACGCCTACCTTGCCGCATGGGCGTTTGGGACGCTCTCACAGGACGAAGGTTTCTCGATGGGACTGCATCAGTACATCGTGTCCCTAGCCACGCAGATAGGCGCTGAGGGCGTCAAGAGTGGAGCATTGCAGAGAGGCGTTAGTGTGGTACCCGTTTTTGTGTCAGATGAAATTAAGAACAACATCCGTGCCAGCATTGAACAGAAAAAGGCTGCGGCGGCATGACGGATGAACTGCGCTACGATTTGATTCAATCACCTAAAGCTAAGAACTTCCTTATCGAGTGGAGTTCTAACTTCGGAATTGGTGCCGTTTTCATATCCATTTTGCTGCCTGTCATCGGTGTCATCCTCGCCGTGTATTCCATCATCTTCTCTCTAAAACTCAGAGGCAAGCTGTATCTTTTCCCTTGGCTCGCGTTACTCATTTCGGTTGGTCTACTTTTTGTCCACGTTTACGTCTGGTCGAACATTCTGTACTCGATTTAGGGTCTAAGATAGTTGTTGTGAGATTGATTGCCGTGTGGTAATCTGTCGCCACATAAGACATGAGGTTTACAGATTGACTGACAACAGATTCGTGCATTTGCACACCCACTCCGACTTCTCCCTACTCGATGGCAAGTCGTCGATTAAGGAAATCGTCGAGCTAGCTGTCAAGTACAACCAGCCGGGTGTTGCCATTACTGATCATGGTTCAATGGCTGGTACCGTACAGCTTCTAGAGCAGGCGAATGCCTTGAAGAAGGCAGGAACCGACTTCACTCCCATTCCCGGATTAGAAGCCTATTACGTCGAGGATGCCGAGATCATCAAGACTCAGCGCGCGCAGGGCATTACTCCGAATCGTAATCGTTACCACATGATTCTTCTTGCTGTGAACACCACCGGCTATAAGAACCTCATGAAGATCCAGTCGGTTTCTTCGATGGAGAACTACTACTTCAAGCCCTTGGTTGACGATGCACTTTTGGCTGAGAACCATGAGGGCATCGTTGCTACCAGCGGATGCCTTGGTTCCATTGTCAACAAGTTGCTCATGGAAGGTGAATTCCAGAAAGCTGTCGCTGTTGCTAGCCGACACCAAGACCTTTTTGGTCGCGACAACTACTTTGTCGAGGTCCAGAACCACAACATCCCTGATCAGCTTCAAATTATCCCTGACCAGATTCGTCTTGCAAAAGCTATCGGCGCACCTTTACTTGCAACTCAGGACTCTCACTACAACCACAAGCACGAAGCAGAGATGCATGACTCGCTTATCACCATGCAGACCGCTGGTGCCAAGCTGGCAGACGAACACCGTTTCCGCTTCTCGTCGGATGAGAACTTCTTCCGCACATCCGAGGAAATGTGGGAGCTTTTTCCTCACAGCGAGTTCCCTGATGCATGCGCCAACACTCTTGTAATCGAAGAACGTGCCAGAGATATTGAAATTCCTCTCCACAGTTCGGATAATTACCTCATCCCTACGTTCCCTACAGATGATGGAAAGACTGAGGCGGAGCAGCTTCGCGAAGATGTCATCATCGGCGCACGCGAAAGATACGGCGTCGGTAAGGACAAGAAGCTTCCCGAGAACGTTACCGAAAAGATCGACTTTGAGTTGGGCGTTATCAACTCGATGGGATTCAACGGTTACTTCCTTATGGTTGCTGACCTCATTAAGGCTGCCCAGAACATGGGTTACCTCGTCGGTCCGGGTCGTGGTTCGGCACCCGGTTCAATCGTTTCGTACACAACCGGCATTACCAAGGTGGACCCTATCCACTACGGTCTCTACTTCGAGCGGTTCCTCAACCCTGGTCGAAAGTCGATGCCTGATATCGATATCGACTTCGAGCCTGCAAGCCGCGCTCCGATGGTGAAGTACGTTCAGGAGAAGTATGGTCACGACCGAGTAGCAAAGATTGCTACATACTCCGTTTTCAAGCCCAAGTCTGCTCTACAGAAAGCCGCGTTTATTCTCGGTCTGAGCAACAAGGTTGGTTCCATCGCTTCTGGTCTCTGGCCGGGGACGATTGATGGTGTTGAGGCTAAGCTCTGGCAGGTCATGCAAGAGAAAAGCCCACCCGAAGACAGTTCGTACTATCACCACTGGCGAGCAGGTCGAGCACTCCGTGAGTTCTCTCAGCGTGACGACGAGATTAGAGAAATGTTCCGAGTTGCACTCGGTGTCGAAGGTGTTCACAACAATCACGGTACTCACGCTGCTGCCGTTCTTATCACGCCTGAGGCATTGACGAACTTCGTTCCGCTTCACCGTTCTAAGAAGGAAGACGATAACGTTCCTGTCTGTGAATATGACAAGGATGATGCCGAAGCAATCGGTGGACTAAAGATGGACTTCCTAGGTCTCATCAACCTTGAAATCATCAAGAAAGCACTTGTCTCGATCAAGCGTGACATGGGCGTCGATGTAGATCTAGACAAGATTCCTCTTGACGACCCGAAGACGTTCAAGATGCTCGCTTCCGGTGAGACTGATGGTGTATTCCAGCTTACCTCCCCTGGTATGCGAGACCTACTTCGACGAGTCAACCCTGACAGCGTGGAAGACCTTTCGGCTGTCATCGCTTTGTACCGTCCGGGTCCGATGGGTACCGACCTTCACTTGGCTTACGCTGAGGCAAAGAACGGTCGCGCGCGCGTTGAAGTCCCACACGAGTACATGCATGAAATGTTCGCTGATACCTACGGCGTTCTTTGCTACCAAGAGCAGGTCATGGCGCTCTCCCAGCACTATGCTGGCTATAACGCCACCGAGGCTGACGACTTCCGCAAGGCTGTGGGTAAGAAAGACGCCGTAAAGCTCGCGGCTCAGGAGATTCCTTTCAAGGCTGGTGTGATTGAACGAGGCTATGGCGAGCAGGTTGCTAATGACCTCTGGGCTATGATTCCGCCGTTCGCCGCATATGCGTTCAACAAGGCTCACTCAGTGGTCTATGCATACGTCGCCTACTGGACTGCTTGGCTGAAGGCTAACTACACGGCTCAGTATGCAGCGGCATGTATTGACACTCAGGACCGCGACCGCCGTACCGCTCAGGTCGCTTCTGCACGAAAGATGCATGTCAACGTGTTCCCGCCGAACATCAACCAGTCCAACGGCGATTCAACCACTACTAAGGATGGCATCTGGCTGGGTCTTTCTGGTGTTCGTAACTGTGGTGGTAGCACCCTGACCAATATTTTGGCTGAGCGCAGCCGTGGAGGCGATTTCACTTCTATCGGTGACTTCATGGTGCGTATGGCTGGTGCTGGTGGTATCAACAAGCAGGCTCTATTCCACCTCACGGCGGCGGGGGCATTCGACACCCTTATCGGTTCGCGTATGTCGCTGCACGTCAACTTGGAAAAGATGCTCGCTGAAAGCCGAGTGACCTCGAAGTCTACAAAAGCTAAGGTCGGCATGTTCGACTTGTTCGATGCGATTGTCGAGGAAGAACCTCTCTCAGAATTCAAACTGAACGGTGATGACTACTCCATTGCTGAGAAAATCGCCGCAGAAATTGAAGCACTTGGATTCGCTGCTGGTGACCACCCGTACTCGCTCATCAAGAACATCATTCCCTCATATCAGGCTGATGGAAAAATTGACCCTCGTGCCATTGAAATGGGAGTATTCGTTCGAGCTATCAGCAAGGTGGATAGCGAAATCGAGAGAAACGAACGTGATGGAATTCGCAGTATTGCGGAAGGTAGCCAGGTGTTCCTTTACGGAACCATCACCGCTCACAAGGTAAAGGGTGCCAAAAACGGCAACGGTCGTCCGCAACACAACTTCCTTTTGGAGAATGACAACGGTGATATCGTCGATGTCATTTGGTATGGCGGAACCGAAGACGCAATTGCCAACGGTCAGTTTGCTGTTGTTGGTGGTACTTATCAGGTTCGTGAACTTTCTGATGCTGACGGTAACCCTTACGACAAGGTAGAAATTCGCGCAACCAACGTTTCTTCCAGTTCCATCGATGACATCATCAGTGGAAACAGTGGCGGACTTGTTACGTCGGCTAGCTCTGAGGATCTTGCTCGTGCGATGACTAACCGGAAGCGTGCTGAGCGTCGTGGTACTCGCGGTTCGGATGTTGTCGAGGAAACTCCCGCAACTCAGAGTCAAGATGACGAATACCAGGCATTGATTGCATCTAGGCGTAACCGTCGTCGTGGTTCTGACGAAACGGATAGTGCTGTCGCCGTCGCGGAGGCTCCTGTTGATGCCGCTGTCCCAGCAGCTAAGGAAGAGCTAACCGCTGTGACCTTCTTTGCTACAAGTCAGGATGAAGTTCGAGATCTGATGGATGCAATGGAAAGCATGGTCGAGGGAAGCGTTTTCATAACCATTCTCCACGGTAAGAAAAAGTATGCCGCTGAAGAAGGTTCGAAGATTAGCCTTCGCGGTATCCAGCGTATCGCCAAAATAACCGGGGTGGAGTTCGAGCACAAGTGAGTTAGGTCGAAGAACAAGTGAGGGCGGGTAGCTAATAAGCTACCCGCCCTTCTTTGGTTCCTCAAACAAGGAGAATGATTACTCCTGGTAATCCTCGTGTTCGCTACCACCCTCAGATCCCATGTTCTCTCCCGAAGCCTCACTTGCTTCTGAAAGATCCGTCACGTACTGAATGGTCGGGTTGTAGTACGCCTGGCATTCACCAGCAACTCCGGTACGAACAAGAGCGAGCCACATGTCCATGATGTAATCGGGCTGAGTCTCGTCCTGTAGTGCCTTGCGGTTCAACATGATGACGTTATCCGCTGTCTGCTCCAAGTCACCAGATTCACGAAGTTGGTGCGGCTTAGGCATACCATCTTCTTCGTTCTTTCCCGAGTCACGGTTTACCTGAGCAGCCATGATGACAGGTCCGTCGATTTCCTGAGCGAAGACCTTTAGCTTGCGAGCAACCTGACCGATTTCGGCGGTACGGTTAGCAACACCCTCGACTAGTAGCTGTGCATAGTCGATATAAAGCACCATCTTCAAATTAGGATGACGCTGCTGTGCCTGCCATGCTGCCGCAATGATGGTATCAACACCATGAGTGATGTCATTGGTGAAGATGGGGTAAAACATTGCTGCCCTAAGCTCGGCTTCGGCGCGACGCAATTCTTCTCCGTCTTCGGGAGAGAAGCTGTCTCTATCTCGCTTATTGTCGAGCATGTCAGCGATATCACGCTGAGGTACCATCGACAGGGCGGAAAGTAGTTTGGAGTAAAGCTCTTTGTAACCAAGCTCCAACGAAGCAAAGACAACGACGAGACCATCAGCCAGATTAGCCAGAATGGCATTCAGCATGACTGTGGTCTTACCTACCTTAGGTCGGGCTGCGATGATGGATAGGCTTCCTGCACCAAAACCTCCCTGAAGTCGAAGGTCTAGAGACTTGACGCCAGAGGATGCACGGACAGAAACAGAAAGACCTTCTTCTGCTTCATGCTTCTCGATCTGCTCACCGAAAGTCTTGATATCTGTAGTCATCATGCTCTGCTCGGAAGCAAGGACTCTCAAACCAGATGCAATCTCGTTGGGGTTAGGCTGATCTTCACCAGCTATCTTGACGAGTTCACGCATTCCACCCATCAAAGAACGAAGTCGCTGCTTCTCAACGAGCTTCTTTGCCGCCGCCGAAACGTCGTCTGCCGACCGCAATGTTGCTGAAGTCTGAAGAATCGAAAGGTATCCACTTACGGTAGGAACAAGATTGTTCGACTCGCGGTGGAGGATAACCTCATCCGAAACGGTGGTCACTGTAATAGGTGTGCCGCCGTTATAGAGCGCACTGATAGCCTTGGCTACCAACCGGTGATCTGATTCAAAGAACAGGTCGGAGATTTCGATTCCCTCTGCTGCCTGTTCTACCTTGCGCCACCACACTGCACCTTCTTGCAAGCAGGTACCAAGAATGTCCTGCTCGATTTCCAGGGCGGAGGGCAAGTCAATGATGTTGTCTTTTTCTGCCAACGTATTCCTCTTATCGCTTGGCTGACACTGTACCAAACAACTTTGCCGAAGTCTACTTCTCGCGAGCATTAAGTCGTGCCAAAGAACACTGGACAAAAGGGCTGGGTTGTGTATGATGGGTGCACTAATATCGAAAGCGTGAATGATGACTGACGAAATCCTAAAGGTAGTTACGGCAAAGCCGGACTTGATCGAGATTCTCGACAAAGAACTTGCCGAAAAAATCAGCTACCTTCTGACCAAGGATGACGATGTGGATAACCCCGTCCTTCCCTTCAGCAAGATTGGTAGCGCCAAAGAAGCTCTTCTCTCCCTGAGTTCTCAGGTAAGTTGGATTGCATCTGCTGTAGAAGACGCATTATGGGCACGCACTAATCAGTACCTTATCCAGCCTGAGCCGAGTGCTTGGCTGGTCGGAACTTACATGGTAATTCAGGCTCCTTACGCGTTGACACTATCAGACCAAATCTCGCAGATTAGTAAGCGGTACTACTACAGCCACTCTCTATCGGGCTGGGTGGTCAACCTGCAAGCGGCGGATCTCGACCAGATCGAGGCGGTTCTTTTCCTTTACGGGATCTCTGTTTCCGTCAATCTTGCTGACGCCATTGAAGGTCGCTCTGAATGGAAAAGCGTTCTGTCTCAGCTTGTTGAAGACTCTATCAAGGAGGGCTTCAAAGTCCCCGACCCTGCTATCTTCAGCACTAATCGTGAATACAAGCCTTGGCAAAAGGAATCCATTCTTGCAATGGCATATCAAGGCACTAGCCTCCTGACCGATCAGGTTGGTCTCGGTAAGGGTGGCTCATTCGTCGGTACATCTCTCGCCATCAATCAGTTCCGTAATGGAACGAATATCAAGCATGGCGAGTTCCCTGTTGTCATCGCTGTCACCAAATCCATGAAGGACGAGATTGGTGAAGAAGTATTACGGTGGTGGGGTGAAGCCAAAGTAGAGATTATCGGTGGAGCCAAGGCTGCTCCTATTGAACCCGGCAAGGACTTCTACATCATCAACCACGACATCATCTCGAATCGTGTTGACGACCTGATTGCTCTCAACCCAGTTGGTTTTATCGCTGATGAGTGCCACGTCTACAAGAACGATCTCGCTAAGCGTGCTCAGGCGGCACACAAGTTGTCTAAGCACATCATCAAGAACGCTGAAGCCAACGATGTCGAGCCTTTCATCATCATGGCTAGCGGTACTCCGTTCTTAAACGCCCCTATTGAACTATGGAGCCTTTTGGAAATTCTTGGCATCGACTACATCTTTGCGAAGTTCGCTCGGTCCAAGTTGACACGAACCACAATGGAGATCAAAAACCCCAAGTTTGATTTCAAGCGTGCCGCCAACAGCAAAAACCCTCGCACAATCGAAGTTCCTTTGACCGATAAGGGCGCGTTCGAGTATTACTTCTGCGAAGCAAAGTTTGACAAGTTCCACATTTGGCAGAACAAGGGTGCGGCTCACGTCAAGGAACTACACAAGCTTCTCATCGACACGGGTATGGTTCGTCGTCGTAAGTCTGATGTTATGCACCCGCTTCCTAAGCTGACCGAAGATGTAGTCAAGATTTCTATGACCAGCGAAGCGTGGGCTGAGTACGAACGACTCGACGAGGAATTCCGCGAGTGGGCTATCAACGAAGCTCGTGAACTTGCCAGGACAGAAAACATCAGTATTCCGAAAGCCATCATGGAGATTACGCGGAAGTTAGATAACGGCGAAGCGATGATGCGTTTGACAAAAATCCGTCAGTGGCTCGGTATGGGTAAGGTCGATGGAACCGTCGAGTGGATTCATAAGTTCATGGCGAACGACCCCGAAGTTACAGGCGGCGATGAGACTCGACAGAAGCTTATTGTGTTCGTCCACCACCAAGACCCACGAAAGGCTCTCATCGAGCACCCCGAGCTACAGCAGTACGGCATTTTGACCATCCTGCCCGGTGGCGACCAAACCGGTGAAAGCATCCAAAGCCACAAGCGACTCTTCCAAAAGGACGACCGTTACCGACTCATGATTTGCAGCATGGCGGCTCGTGAGGGGCACACGTTGACTGCGGCTAAGGATGTTTACCTTCACGAAATTCCGTTCGTTCCATCATGGGTTGTGCAGATGGCTGGTCGTTGCTGGGCACGTCTTTCCGAAGACTTCGAGCCACACGATGCGAACATTCACTATGCCGTTGTTGACGGCACAGAAGACCCTCGTCTGTTGCAGATGAACCGCATTAAGAAGGCTACCTTCAATGCCGTCATCGACGGTGAGGGTCAGGATGATTCGATTACTGAGATGAAGGGCGAATCGGTCGAGACTCTGGTTCGTTCCATCCTGCGAAAGACCAAGGAAATCGGAGTTGCGGCATAACCAAAGGACTACAATTGGTCCTGCCATGAGTGCATCAAATTGGGTACAGCGTATCCGTCACAACAAGGAAATTTCCGACCGCAAACGTTACTGGGAGAATGTTCTCCCAGATACGAAACTTGCTTCTGTCGAGGTAGAGCCAGGTGTTCTGGGTCTTCATATTGAGACCTTTCAACTACGTGAGGGAACTGAATTTGAAGGAGTGCGGGCGCGGCTTCAGCAGATCGAGAAAAAGATAGACACAGATAAGGCTTGTGTCTGTCCCGTCAATCGCGTTGCTGATTCTTGTGAAGCTGGAGAAGACCGCATAGGCACAGAAGGTTTCCGTATCGTCTGGTCCAAAAGCAGTGAAATCCCATCCATATTCTCAGATGACCTTACACAACGCGAAAGAGATTTCATTGCACGGCTAGAAATTGTGCCGCTTCTTGAAAGTTTCAAGCGCATCGGTTACTGCCCGCTGCTACACGCACGTCTCGTAACCGATGATGACTCATCAGGTAAGGTAATCGTCATCTCTGTCATCAGTCGCTCAGGTGCTCAAATGGAAGATTTCGAAGAAGCTCAGAACTTACTCGCACAGAAGTACGGAGCGGGACTTGTAGCGTTTTTCAATGAAGGCGAGTTCGATTCGTCTATGATGGTGTCAATCGTTATCAGTGCTAAAGAAAACTCTGCTCAGGAAGGTGATATCTCCTTCATCGAGACGGGTACGATTCCCGTTGTCAAGGGAATTAGAAGCGCACAGAAGATAGTCACCAAGGAGATTTAATGCGTGGTCGCGGTATACTCGGACCCTGGGAACTTTGGCGCAAGATCGCACTCGGTGGTGTCGTTGTTGTAGCAATTTTCTTGTATGTGGCGCTGTCCATTCCCGTGGGTTTCGTATTCCTCGGAATCCTTTTGGGTGCGGCGTACATCTGGAAAGACCTGTCGATGACAGATGTCAACAAGGGAATGTACATCATGATGACATTCCCCTTCCGACTGGCTACATTCTTCGTTTCCTACAAAATGAACATGCGTCAACTCCTGACGCTGAACACCGTTGCATTCGGTGCGCCAACAGATGACGAAGACCATGAAGTGGCAGCGGGTCTTGCTCCGTGGACTCGACTTTCTTCCTATTGGGTCGGATTCGTCTCTGTACTCCTTGGAATCCCGGATATCTTCTTGGTTCATGCTCACTACCCGATTTGGGGTATGGCGTTCTCTATCCCGTGGTTCATCGGCTACCCACTTAGCGTGGTCGGTTGGTTCATCATGATTCAAACCATCTTCGCCACCCGGAGAATCCAAGGTGACAAGGAAACCATCGCCGCAGTCGAGCCTCGTCCCGCTGTTCTCATCAACAAAAGCCGTGCAGAACTTCCGTTTATGGAGTTGCTGCCCAAAGCTCTCATTTACGGAAGCGGTCCGGCGTTCCTCTTACTTCTCATTGGACTTTTTGCCAAGTTACCTATTTGGTTGACTCTCGTTATCGTTCTCGCGGCGTTTGTCATGGGACTAGCTATCGCAGCAAGTCGAATCATGGCTGGTGCTTATATCGTCGGATGGCAAGCACGAGCCGAGAGGCGTGACTTCTGGACCAATGCGTTTGAGTTCATGCGCGACAAAATTCCTGGCTTCAACGTCGAGATGCAGCTTCCTACATTAGAAGAGCATGAGAATACTCAGTTACAGAGACGACTAGCTCGTGAACGGATTGCTCGCGCACGTCGTAGTGGGGCTGCTCGTAAGGGTGGCGGTGATATCGAGGTTAGTAGTGAAGAAACAGGCGATGAGCCTTACGATCCTCAGGTCAAGATTGCTACTTTTGGATACCCTCAGGGTTCTACATTCGATGACTTCAAGGAAGTCGCGCCTCGTATCAGCAACGCACTGGGTGTGGATCTTTGTGCCATCTCTCCCATCGGAAACATCACGACTTCCAATGAGGAAGTTCCGGGTACGGTAGGTTCCGCTGGATTCCGCGTATGGTGGACTGAGACCGACCCGCCGCCCTTGCTATCACCGGATATCGACCTGTGGATGCGCGAGCTTCTCGTGCGCTCCAGAGTCATTCCTGCATTGTCAAAGGTGCGCGGTCTGGGCTACTGCACGATGTTGACTTGCTCGATGATTACTCGCCCTGAGTCAAAACGTCAAATCATGGAAGTCCGTGTCATTCCTCCCGTTGGCGTCAGCGTCCAGAGCTTCTTTGCCAACCTCGAAACCATCAAGTCGGCATTGGATGTCGAATGGGTCCGTATCAAGGGCAGCGATGACAAGTCTGCTAACGCTGGTGGTCAGGCACCTATCTCGCTGTTTATTGGAGATATGCCTACCTTCAATGATCGTACCGAGACAAGCTTCGTTCGTCCCCCCGCCGTTGTTCGTGACATGATCGACAAGATGGATTGGCAGTATTACTGGTCTGTTTTGAAGCTACAGGGATCTGATGGATTCCCCAAGCTTGCTGACCGCGTTGCAACCACTCCTATCGTGGACAAGCTAATCTTCTCCATTCCTAGTGGTATGGCATTCGAAGAGTTCCCGACGAAGTTGTCTGCAATCAAGACGACTTCGGGTTATTCGTTCATGGAGATTCAGCAGGGTAACGAAATCGAAACCAAAGACATGACAGCAGAGGAAGCGCTAGAAGCCGAGCGCGCTCAGCAGTCGATGTTCACCGTTATCGCCAGTCGCGAAGATCCGTTGAAGCGCGTGTTCAACTTCATGGACTACAAGGACCAAATTCTTCCTGGTCGTGTTCCAGGCGAAGAGAACATTTCTTGGTCTCCTGGTGTCATGGCTGACGATGGACTAGCTGTATACGACTGGGACGCAGAAGAGCCTCACCTGTTGATTGCTGGTGCTTCCGGTAGTGGAAAATCTGTTGTTGCATCAGCATTCATCTTGCAGGTCATGCAGAACAATGGACCGGGTGAAGCTAGATTCTGGATGATTGAACCCAAGAACGAAATGCAGGTCTACCGAGATGTAGACGTTGTAGAGCGCTTCGTTGATTCGTGGACACCTGATGAGGACTTCATCAAGAACGCCGCTGACCTCATGTGGGATGCTCGTGTAGAGATGGACAACCGCAACAAGATCTTCTCGTCTCACCCCAAGGCACCCAAGAAGCTCTCGAAAGCGCGAGAAATTGCCAAACTGGAATCTCAGCGCAACGGTACGCCGCTAGAAGACCACCCGCTCTACCTGCCATACCTGTTCATTATCCTAGAGGAGTGCGCAACGCTGTTTGCCGAGTCCTCTAACGCTGAAGAAAAGAACGAGCAGAAGCGTCTTCTCACCAACACTGCGGAAATCGCTCGTAAGGCGCGTTCGGCTGGAATCTACCTTGTTGCGCTGACTCAGTACCCGACCAATGCGTCTATCCCTTCGGTTATCCGTCAGCAGATGCGTCGTATTGGTTTGAAGTGTCAGAATGACATGGCTTCGCGCGTTGTTATTGAAGAGAACGGTCTCGAAAAGATCAAGACCAAGGGCGTCGGTATGATTTCACAGAAGGGCAACTACCGTTCCTTCCGTGGATTCTGGGTGAAGGATGGTGACCCTGACGAGGGCAAGCCAAACGACATTCTCGATATCCTCGGTGCCCTTCCAAAGAACCGTGGTGCTGGCTTCGGTGGAGGTGGCTCCGGTTCGGCTGCGGCTAAACCAAGGCTCGTTCTTCCTAAGCCAGACCAGACAATCTTCAACATCTGGGACTCCAGCTATGGTGGAGCAATCAGCAATGCCGTGGACGAACGCAAGAAAACCAAGGACAAGACTTACACCGACCTCGGTTATGTTTCACCTCAGGATCCCAAGTCTACTGATGAGGCACTGGAAGACGATGAAGACTTGGTAAGCGTCTGAAGAAACGGACAGTTGTGAGTTCTCGGGTTGCATGGTATTGTGTAACCCGAGAAAGGCAAGAATGATCAAGATTATCGCTATCGCGGACCCGCATGTCGATGCTACCTCTATTGGAGGATTTGATAAGGACAAGGGTATTCACTCGAACTGGGTAGAGTCCTTTGCTCGTCTGAATGACGCTATTGACGCAGCTAATGCGTGTGAAGCTCAGTTCTTCGTTGTGGCTGGTGACTTGTTCGATACCGGTAAGCCAACTGCTGAAGCTGTTGCGCTCGTTCGCGATGCCTTTCGTCGTCTTCATCCTGGTTGTATTGTCGTCATTATCGACGGCAATCACGATCAGCAGACGGTCGTGGGTAATCAGCGCACCCCTGTTGCTGCTTACTTTGGAGATCTCAAAAATGTTGTGACTGCTTCCACTCCTGAACTCATTGATATCGATGGAATGCAGTTCGCTCTAGCACCGTGGATTCGCGTAGCAGGCAAGTCGAAAGTTCGGAACATTAGCGACGAACTGAAAATGGTCGTGGAAGGTCTTTCGAACAAAGTAAAACCGGGACCGTCGATGTTCCTCGGTCACCTCGTGGTTGATGAATGCACATTCGACAATGGGATGGATAACCGTGGCTCTGAAATGAACATGGCTACTACCTTGCTGGAAGCCCACGTTCCCACCGAACTACTCGATGCAGGCGAATGGTCACTAGCGCGGCTGGGTCACATTCACAAGCGCCAGCAACTTTCGGCAAAAACCGGTTACATCGGTTCGCCCTATAAAGTTTCGTTCGGTGAATATCGCGAGTCGAAGGGTTACGACCTCATCACTATTGACGACAAGAACAATTCTACTGTCACGTTCAAGGAACTAAAAGTCCGTAACCTCGTCAAGCTAGACCTCAGTTCAACTGGCGAAGACAGCATCACCGATATCGAAAAGGTGGGCGAACACGACATCGTTCGTCTTGTAGTTGATCACGATGGCGCTGATTCTTTGGACATCAAGAACGCTAAGGCGAGATTGGAGAAGCTTGGTATCTCTCATCAGATTTCTCGTCTGCCTCGACCCAAGCGTGATGCAATTTCTCGCGTGAATGGTGCCGCTGTTGACACGACCCCGGTCAGCGCACTGCTGTTGTACTTGGACAGACACGGTGTAACTGAGCTTGATGAGCGCGATGCGCTGGTTCATGAACTCAGTGCCATTCTCAACATGGTCGGGACTAAGTAAGTGAGCGATATTGTCTTTGGATTGCTCGTAGAGAACAACCAAAAGTTCCCAGCGGACGAACTGGTGGAAGCATTGGAAGATGCCGGTCGTGATGAAAAATGGTCATGGGTTCTCTGGGAACTCAACAGCGCTTACTTCGGCGTAATCAAGGGCTCATTAGGCTTCAAGGGTCGTGTTTCGCAAATCAGGCGCATCGAGGTTATTTCGCTGGGAGAAGCATTGGACGAAAGTGATGACAGCCGCGCTAAATGGATTGTTCCTGCGAAATCATCCACTGGTTCCGTCCACGAGTTTGCGCATCGCAAAATTGCCGGTTATGTTGCTGATGTATATGGCGAGAAGGTAAAGACCGAAGAAGACGCGTTCGTCAAGCCTAAAGAACGCGTTCTTGCACCCCTCAGTAGTCGCAAGAAGTTCAAGGGTATTATCCCTACAGCAACTGCCCACATGGGCTCTGAAGAAGGCGCAATGCCTGCTTCTGCCAAGCCCAATAATCCAGCACCTGCTGCATCTCCGGGTGGGGATATTGCAAGAAAATCTCGTCGCGGTAATTAGCTATCCGACACGCCGAATAAACAACATCGTCTTTCAGAGACCATGTTAGTATTCGCGTAACGCAGGGCGTGAACATCATCCGCCTACACGAGAGAAAGGTCCGTAGTACGTGTCCGATAACTACGACGAGCAGAACAACCAAGGCGATCAGAACATCACCTGGGGCAACGATAACGAAGGTCAGCAGGACGTTTCTTGGAACGCCCCAAATACCTCTGAGGAAGCCCAGGATGCGCCTCAGGAGGCGGTCAAGGTCAAGTCGAGCACTGGCTCTAACACGCTTTCCAATGGCGTCAGAAAGGCGCGTAGCGGCGAAGGTGCGGCGAACGTATTAAGTTGGTCAGATGTCGGATCCATTTTCGAGTTCACTGGAAAGTTTGAACAGCTAGAGTCAAACACGGCATCTCTCTTTTGTGAGTTATTCGACATCGACGCTGATAGTCATGTCATTGACGTAGCTCAGACTCTTTACCCATCTGGGGGAGAAATTGCTGCATTCGGCATTGTCACCGACATTGTTGATATGGTTACCCAAGGTTCTGTTGGATTCGCAGATGGAATCAAGTTGGTCACTCGAATCGACGCCCTACCAGACCTCACCACCAAAACGGTAGCTCGTCAGATTTCTTCTATTACGGACATTGAAATCAAGCATCGCAAGAACAGCCGTACAACCGATTTTGTCGCATCAATCCTTGATGCATTGGACAAAACACGAGAAAGCGGTAAACTAGACAAACTGGCTGAGTTCCATGAACTCTTAGAAGTCTGGCCGGGCAACAAGAAGTAGGAGAAATGACTAAAAAGTCGCTATCGAAGTGGTTCACACGCAACAAGGTATTGCTGCGCGATGTCCTCGTCTGGGTTATCATCGGTGCCATTGGTGGTACGGCGACAGCGTTCATTCCAAAAGTCTCCGAGCAGAACCGTTTGGGTGTACTTGCTAACGCAGGGATCGTCACTCTCAACATTCTCGTTTTCTACATTGCATTCGCAGGAGTGGTGAGAAATATCTTCAAGCCGTCGCAGGGTGTAATTGGTGCCGCTAAATTCATTTTCCGAAAAGACATGACAACAACCCTTTTCGGAGTGATTCTTTTCGGTATCGTCTTTGCGAGCCTTCCGACGATTGCATCCCGAGGGGTATTCCCGCTACCTCCTACGGGTCCAATCGTCATTGGGCTACTGGGGGCATGGCTCGTCATCATTTTTGCGATGAAACGTCTATATGCCATTCAGTTCTACGAAGAGGTTCTCACGCCCAAAGAGCGCAAAAAATACGAAGCTGATTTGGTAGCGAAACCTGAGAAGGTCGAGAAAAAGGGTATGTTCCTTGTAGACCTCAATAACATGATTCGGTCACGCTCGAACAGTATCACCAAAGTCGAGAAGCCTCGTACCCACAAAGTTATTTTCCCAAGCGTGCAGTCGCTATTCGTACTGTTATCACCCGCCGTTGTGCTCTCGTGGTCTCTCTACGTATTCCCACTAGAGAGCTACACAATCTTCTCGGCAATCACCGCACCTGCTGTCATTGCGTTAGCGGGTGCTGCTTGGGGAATCTGGCACGTCAAGGGTGGATTCACCCGTGTGGTTACCAAGCGGGTAGGACGTGTCATGGAGTCCACAAAGTCCTGATTCTTCAAGGATCTGGACTGTTCCAAAATCGCTTGAAAAAAAGTTATCCACAGCCCTTGTGCTCCTGTGCACAACCTGTTAGATTTACCCCGTTGATCGTTACTGATGTGAAGTGGGTTATTTAGCGTATGGGTATACTAGACGTTTCTTGGGATAGTTCGGATTCGAATGAAGAAGGACTGTTCCCAATTTTTGACAATATGGAGAGCCGCGTAAGGGTTCCTAAAACAGTGAAGTCGTTTGACATCACGATGCGACGCGAAGACCGCGATATCGAGGCAGACTACGTGTTCATCGTATGGCTTGCTCGTAAAAAGGTCGGCGGCGTTTTCAATGATGGAAGTGGTCAAGCTATTTCTCGCGATGAAGGGCATCTCGCTGTCTGTGCAAAACCAGACCTTTTCCCCATCATCAATCCCGAGATTGGACCTCTGGATATCGATGACTTCTTTGCAGAGTTACCTTTTGCCGAAGACTATGACGCAGGCGAGGACAATGAGCAGTACCAACTCGACTATGTGAGTTCGGCTATCAAGATAATCAATGCGAAGAATGCATGCAAGGCATGCCCCCTTCGTGCCAAGTGTCTTGCTGATTCAATTCTTATGGGTGATGAAGATCGTGATTTCGGTGCGAATTCAAACGTTCGACCACTTCCTGGTATCTGGGGAGGGCGTGAGTTGAAAGATCGCAAGAGCGTGGCACGTCGTTTCAAGGCAATTCGAAATGACTATCTCTCGAACGATATGTCAGCCGACAAGCGTCGTATGTACGAGCGCAAGGCATCGCAGTTTATCGATGACCGACCTTAAGCAGTACATCAAAGATAATGGTGCAAGAGATATTCCTACCTTGGCATATCTAACTGGCATTGATGAGGAAATTCTTGTGGGTGTTTCCGAGGGCAGACTGAGCCTTGGCGAGATCCATAAGAAAGCCATCAAGAAAGTATTGCCCGAAATGCCTGACTCATTGATGTCCCCTAAGTATCGTGACTTTCCTTCCGACATAGAGACCTCTAAGGGTCAGATTCCTGAGGGTACGATGTTGTTGCAAATTCAAGCAGAAGAAGTACAATTGGGAGACATGCTCCTTGCCGCTCACAAAACTTCGGTTGCGGGATCGCACTGGGCTGTTGTATCATCCATCAAGCAACAAGGTAAAAACCTCATCATCAGAATCGGAAACGGTATCGATATAGGGGTGAGCAAGACCAACTTAGTGAAAGTAGCCAGAAAAAGACAATGACCGAACTTACCCCATCAGAATACGCAGAACCCGATTCGGCTGAAAGCGTAGAACCTGAAACTGTCAAGCTCCCCCACGATGGGGTAGAGATTCTTGACGCGGTTCTCGCACATCGAGGATGGGATAGACGAGCCGGTCAGGTGCAGGTAGTTGATGCCATCAGCGATGCTGTCAATAAAAGCTACCCAGGGTCCGCAGTAGACATCTCGGCTAATGCTCCCGTTGGAACGGGAAAGTCACTTGCCTACATCATTGCTGGTCTGGCTGCTGGAAAGCGCATGGTCGTTGCTACGAGCACCAAGTCCCTTCAGGACCAACTAATCAAGGAAGAGCTTCCAAAGCTCAAGGAAGACCTCATGGCTATCTATGGGTTCGACCTTACCTATGGCATGATGAAAGGTAAGAGCAACTACCCTTGCCTTTCTTCTACTCGCGCCATGCTCGGTAACGGAGATAAGAACGACTTGGTTCTTTTCGATGAAATCGAAGAGCCTGACAGTCGTGACATCGAGACCTTGAAAGAAATTCTCACTAGGGCAGAGCATGCGCAGGAGACCCGAGACGTTCTTTCCTTTGACGCCGAAGCACTCATGGGTCGGCTTCGCCCTGATACGCGCAAACAGATTAGCGGAAGTAAGAACTGCGCCATGCAGCGCGAGAAGTGGATTGATCCGAACAAGATCAAGAACCTCCCGCTTGACATCGAAGAGGGCGCTCGTGTACAGGACTTTCCGCAGGACTTTCTTGACGAGGTAGCGCAACTTCCCGCTGAGATCGCTTGCACGAGTCGGTGCATCTACCGTGCAGCCTATGGTCATGCACTGGATTCTCAGATTGTTGTGGTTAACACCACATTGCTGGCATATGAACTCATCAAGACGGATGGCTACATGTCTGAAGAGTCGCTCAATCCTTATCTTCTCAAGGGTATTGATATGCTCGTCGTGGATGAGGCGCACCACCTTTTCCGTATCCTTGCCGAAGCATTCTCTGTTGAACTCAATGTCACGAAGTCGATGGACCTCGTTGATGACATTTCTAAGAAACTGAGCAAGCGCTACGGTGACGATCCTATGTTCGACCGATTCCGCAACGACTTCATTGACGCCGAGAACCGTATCAACCACGTTATTGACGGTGATGCCGAGACCGAAAATGAGTTCCGAAAGGATCTTGCCGAGGCATTGGTACATGTTGCTGGTCGGTCAGAAAGCTTCGTGGGAGAACTACAAACTTTCGCTGCCAACTCAGAGCGCCAAAACAAGTCGGGTCTTGCTCTGGACCGCAACGGGGTGCCGAAAGTGGTCGCTTCGATGGGTACCCAGATTGCTGAGGACATCGTAGCGAACGCTATCAAGCTGTCCGAGCAGTTGGAAATGGTTGACAGCCAGAAGCGTCACCAGTTCTCACTCAACTTCTCTGATGCTGGTCAGCCTTTGAACGTGAAGACCGTACCTATCGACGTTTCATTCTTCCGCAAGATGGTTACCCGTTCGTCCCAAATGCAGAACATTTACACCGGAGATACCGGTCTTCTGTTCCCGGCTACCCTTGTTCTCAGTTCGGGAACGATCTCCAGGGGAACGCCGATTACTGTCGGTATGAAGACGGATAACTATGTCGATGTCGAGAGCCCTTTTGACGCGAATCGTGTGCGTGTTTATGTCCCTAAGGGTCTTGGCATGCCTAAGGGTAGAGATGATCGTCAATGGGCTTACAACGCATGGAACCACATCGAGCCGCATATCGTAAAGCTGAATGGTCGTACGCTAATCCTCACCACTAGCCACCAAAAATGTGAAGAGTTCACAACGCTCGCACGTGAAGCACTACCCGCTCATATAGAAGTTCTTTCGCAGAGCGACCGGTTGGGTAAGGGCGAATTGATTGCCAAGTTCAAGGAAAGCCCCAGCGCTGTTCTGGTAGGAACTACTTCGTTCTGGGAAGGTGTTGACATTCCTGGCGATGATCTCAATCTTGTAGTCATCGAGAAGCTCCCATTCCCCCAGCCTAATGACCCTATTTTCAAGGCTCGCGAAGAGTTTGTGAAGGAGCGGGGCGGTAACCCATTCATGGAAGTCGGCGTAGACTATGCAGCAACCATGCTTGCACAGGGTACTGGTCGCCTCATTAGAGCCGTCAAAGACATCGGCGGAATCATCATCCTTGATGACCGCGTTCTAACCACTCGTTACGCTGGTGCTGTTGTGAACCTTCTTCCTAAGGGCTGGAAGGTGACTACCGAGCGCGAAGCATTTGGGAAGTGGATGAGTGCAATCAATCCTGAGACTCGAAAAGAGCCGTTCGTTCCCTCTGCTGCTGACCCATCGATTTGGCGCAACATCGGCGGAAATAATCAGGGTAAGCGACGTAGCATCTCGCCACACTAGCCTAAACTCACTGTCTTGTCTAAGTGTCGGTTCGTACTGATATGATATGGATTACAAGGCAAATAGTTGGAGGTTGTCGTGGGAGTAGGTTCCGCCAAGTGCAAAAAAGATTCGTGTGCTCGTAGCACAACGGGTCTCTATTGCTGGCAGCACTGGTACCTCAATTACGCAGATACGGAAGAAAGTGCCCGTTCTGGTCGCCTCGAACGTCTCGCTCAGCAGCGGCATGACAAGGGTTCGCAATCTGATTCAACCGAATTCAAAGAGACTCCTTTTTCTGGTGACACCACTCCAACTCAGATTTGGTCAGACACCAAAAAGGTGTTCATGGACATCCAAGATCAAATTGAACCGGAAGGTATCCGCAACCAAGTCAGATCGTACGCCGAGGGTATCGCCACTACGGCTTCGCTTCGTTTTGCAAAGGATGAAAGACTCGAAGTAGACACTGATTTGCGAGACCGTCACATCGAAGGATTCACTTCTGAAATTGTTGAAGGTCTTGTTCCTACCGGCGAGCTTGTAGCTCAGGAAGACGCTGAGTTCATTAGCGGCTCGGTTCCGGCTGACGGGCTAGGTGGTTTTGCCGACTACGACGACGCTCGCGCGATCATTTCCTACGGTATTCGTAAAGAGTGGGAACTAGCTAATGCAGAACGCATCAAAGAATCTGCTGATGAAATTCCCTATGACATTCCTTACGACAAGTTTCTTTCTGTCGTCTACAACAACGACATTGCGCCCCACCTCGTCGTAGCGACTCGTCGAGAAGCGAGCGACTTCCATAACAACGTCGTCATCGCTACAGGCAGCAAGGCGGCTAACCCAGCAGGAGTAAATCCCGTGGGTGCATTGCCGTCCCGTGCTGAGTCTGAACCGCTACACTCAGCCTACTTCGATGAAGCACGTGAATGGGTTGCTCAGAATCAAGCTGACCGCGATGCGCAAGCCAAGGCGCAAGCGGAAGCAGAAGCTATTGAAGCGGAACGCATCCAAGCACGCCAGGATGCCGTTGCCGGGGTACTCAATGGTGCGACTAACACAGTCAAGGGCGCGGTCAATCTCATTGGTACCACCACTGATGTCATGAACAAACTTTTCAAGACTCGACCCGAAGACACTCAAGCTCTTATCGAACGCAGAAACAAGCAAAATAGAGACATCTTCTTTGATATGGCTACCCGCCGATACCGCGACCGCAGAGGTCTTTGACGCCGATTTCAAAGTCGCTCAAAATCTTTCTGTTTGCCTCTTGCGTCCGGTTCGATTTGTGCTATCGTTACCTCACCAATCGGGGCTGACATTCCGCTTGGTGTGACAATTTACCGGATTTAACGAAAAGAAAAGAGAAGACATGTCACAGGCAGCATTCCCAGCAGGAACCATCATCGCAGAGGGTACGCTCTACGCAGACCCCAAGAAGATCAACCGCGACGGCAAGAACGCCACCGTCTCACTGAAGACGAAGCTGAACTACCGTGAGCAGGAAGGCGACGAACTCGACGCCTTCTTCATCGACATTATCGTGACTGGCAGCACCGCTGAGAACATCTTGGAGTCAGGCTGGAAGAAGTATGACCGTATTTCCTTCGTTGGCGACTTCAAGGGTCACCGTTGGGAGCGTAAGCTCGATGATGGTATCAATGAAGAGCAGACCATCACGGTCTTCGCTCGCCAGATCGGTGCATCACCTCGCTTCACCGGAGTTTCGGTAGAGGCTCAGGAGTACAACGGTAATGGCGGCGGCGATGACGACTCGCGTTCTAGCGGTGGCAGCAGTAGCAGCCGTCGTTCTACTCGCGGTGGCGATGACGAAGAGGCACCTCGTTCCTCGCGTCGTTCGTCTCGCGGAGGCGATGACGATGCACCCGCAGAAGAGTCGCGTTCTTCGCGTCGCTCATCTCGCGGTAACAGCGATGACACGGCTGATGAGCAGCCTAGCGCTCGTCGTTCCTCGCGTCGTGCTCGTGACACCACCTATGGTGATGACGACTAAGCACACCTGAAAAGCCGGAACCCCCTCGTGTTGTACTTACGAGGGGGTTCCGTCGTTACGCTATTGATTTTTCACCCGAAGCACCCTACAATGGACCAACCATGACGAAATTCCTAACGCTAAAGCTAACCAACTTCCTTAGCTACAAAACCCTCGATATCAACCTCGACGACATCGCATATGCTTCCGTCGTGGGTGAAAACGGTTCGGGTAAATCCACTATTCCTCAGGGAATCGCATGGCTTCTCTACGGTGCTAGTAGATTCGGCAACAACAAAGATTCCGTTGTGAACGATTCTGCGAAGACCGCGTCGGGCATTCTTACGCTTCTGGACAAGGATGGTCAGAAGTGGAAAATCGAACGTAGCTGGACGACCGGAAAAGGCGGCGGTGGCGGACTTGCGTTATTCTACGAGGACACGACAGAAGATGACCCGTGGCAGCAGTTCGGCGGTAAGCTGAAGGAAAGTGCTCAGACACAAATAAACCTCATTATTGGTCTGACACGCGATGCGTTTTACTCGCTTGTCATCATGGATCAAAGCAAATATCCCGGTGGCACCGCATTCACCGCGAGTGAGTCCAACAAGCGACGAGAAATTCTCACTGGTCTTGTTCCCGAATTAGCAATTTGGAAAGACCTCGAAATGGCTACTCGGGCGAATCTACGCGAGGCGAACAAAGACTACGATGCTGATCAAGCGAAAATCGATCAGAACATCGAGCAGGTTAGAAAGTCACAAGAACGCGAAAGCTCAATCAAAATCATCCTTGAAGAGCTTGACGCTGACTCAATTACCGCCGAGCAAAAAGCGGCTGAGAAGAAAGTCTCAGAACTGAATCGGGCTATCGGTGCTGCAAGTGCTGGCGAGGTGGGCGCTATCCAGTCAAAGATTGATTCGGCAGAAGCTCAGCACCGCCTCGCTCTTAATGAGTTGAACTCCAAGGCTGACAAAATCGATAACCAGCTTGCCGATAGCTCAGACTTCAGCAAGAGAATCAGTGCGCTCAAATCTAAGAAGTCGGCATTCGAGGAAACTATCGCGGATATCATCGCGGGTGAAGACGACCTCGTATCTTCAATTAACGAGACCAAGAGCATCATCTCTGAAGAGATCGAAGTAGTGGACCGCATTGCACCTAAAATCGAGTCGGTCAACCGGAGAATCACCGAAGCGCGTAGTAAAAAGCGTGATATTGACGAACAGCTTGATGCGCTCGGTGACGCTCATGGGGATGGTGTTTGCTGGGTTTGTGGTACGGAACTTTCGGAAGAGAAGCACGCCAACATCGTTACCAAAGCTGTAAAAGAAAGAGACGAAGCGAACGAAACCATTGAAGAACTTTCCGAAGAACTAGATATTCTCAAGCGGAAGCTTAGCGACGCCAACAAGGAAATCCAGTCACAAAACGCGGCGCTCGTCAGGCAGAATAATGAGGCGGCGCAGAACGAAAGAGACAAGAAAAACGCGGCTGTTGATATCGAATCAACCGAAGATGAAATCGATGAGCTAACCGCGAAGATCCTATCCGAAGCGGAAGAAAAGAAGCTTGATGCTGAACTCAAAGCAATCGATAAGGACATCGCCAAGCGTGAAAATGAGTTCGAGAAAGTCACCCTCAAGGTTCTTCGTGAGCAGTTGAATTCTGTCAAAAACGACAACAACACCGATGAATTGCGCCGTCAACTTGACGCGGTAGAAGATGTCTTGGAAGAGATTCGTTTTCGCAAAACTAAGCTAGAGCGCAACCTTTCTTCGCTGGAAGAGGCAGAGCGGAACACTGCTGAACTCAACAAGCAGAACAAGCGAATGAACCGCGAAGCGTTAGAGAAAAAGCAGCATATCGACCGTCTCTCCAAGCTTGTACATGCCACAAGCCCGAAGGGCATTCCGTCGATTCTTCTCGATTCAATTCTGGCTGCAATCGAAGATGAGCAGAACAGAATTCTTTCGTCGCTTTCTGGAAGCAATCAGATGACTGTCGAGTTCACACAAGAACGTGAAAATAAGGGCGAAGGTAGCAAGGAAGTTCTCGACATCATTGTTCACACGTCGGACGGAACAAGCAGGCTATACGAATCTTTCTCGTTCGGTGAGAGGGTGCGTCTTTCTATCAGTAACCTGTTCGCCATGATCAAGGTTTTCAATGAGCGCAGTGGTGGAGTGGTCAGCACATTGTTCCTTGATGAGCCACTTGGACCGTTGGACAAGAACAAGATTCCTGCGTTCATCGACATTCTTCGGGTTGCTATGAACGAGGGACTTGTTGATTCCATTTTCGTCATCACTCACGACGACCGAGTGATCGAAGCGCTCCCTCAGCAAGTCCTAGTGACTATCGACCCTGAAACAAAGACATCTAGCTTGGAGGTAAGCTAATGGTCCGGTCACATCGAGAAGCCGCCTTATTCGGCACAGAAGTTTCCACCCCCGTTCAAGAAAGCAAAATTTCCGAAGCACAGCCTTCGGCTAGAACCTCGGCGCGTAAGGCTGCGGCATCTTCTGTTTCTCCCGCTACAGAGTTCCCGGTTTCTGAACTAACAGATGAGCAGATTCATAGCCTAATGAACTCATTGCAAGTCGAACTTCATGAACGAGCTATGGCTTCTGACGACCCGGAAGTTCTTGGCTTGGAATTGCTTGGTGAACTCAATGGTGGTGACGTGGATAAGCCCCAGATTTTCGCGGGTAAGTTTGTTGGCTTGGGAGGCATCATCAAGTACAACCCTGCCGCCACGAAACATACTTGTGTCCTCTACAGTATCAACATGCCTGGAGTAGATCCGTTCTGGGCATGGGAAGATCACGGAACGCTTGCTTACTCACAGTCAGCGCGCATTTCTGAGATGCGCCATTCGGTCGCTGTGCACGTTGCAGTGAGCGGAATGCAGTTTATTCGCCACACCATGAAACACGACGGAGAGCGCCACACAAGGCTCTCTGAGGATGCCTGGGATTGCATCTGGGCTGACAACGGCGAAGGGCAACTGCAAATCGTCAAGTCAAAATCCAAGCCGAGAAACCTGCCGGTACCAAATCACTAAACCCATTGCGGCAACCAAAATCGTTTGCTACAGTACCTACACCTAAGAAGGATAAAGAGAACAAGAATGAAGATTACAGCAGATCAGCAGGTCATCGATAAGAGCATCAAGGTAGTTGAAACCTATGCCGCCAAGGAAGGTTCGGGTGGTAGCATCAACAACCTTTCGTCCATCCTCATTAATGCGGATAAGGACACGAACACCGTCACGCTTACCGCCGAGAATGAACTCTCTGCAACCCAGTATGTGATTTCCAGTGATGTCACCGTCGAAGAATCTGGTACCATCCTGGTGCCTGCCGCTCGACTAAAGATTGCTGTTTCGAACGTAGCCGCAGGTGAAGAGGTCGAGTTGGAGGCAGATAACCTCAACCTCACCATTTCGTCAGGTCAGCGTAAACTTTCGCTTGGTCTTCTTGATGTGCATTCGACCCTTCTCCCTCGTATTGGTGAGACCGGTGATGCTTCTGCTGTATTCCAGTCTAGCGAGTTCGTCGCAGGCTTCAAGGGTGGTGCTTCGATTGCTGATAACGGCAGTTCCAGCGTTTCCAGCAACGTGTACCTCGGTTTCGAGGGTAAGCGAGCACTTTTTGCCACCCGTATCGGTGCTGCTGTCAACCTCAAGTACGTGGGCATTGAGAAGCTTGATGGCAGCATCGAGACTCTTGTCAACCGAAGCGCGCTCAACAACGCCATCGAGCAGATTGCTCAAGGGGATACCGTCGAGGTATCGCTAGCTGAGAACAAGAGTGACGTACATCTCGTTATCAAGGGCGAAGGCATCAATCGCCACATCCGTCTCGCCACTTCGGCGCACGATGTCAAGGCGTTCCAGGTTGACCTCATCAAGAACAACACCCTTTCCAGCGTCACTAAGTCGGTAGGCATCGTCACCGTCAACAAGCGTGACCTTATCGCCACCTTGCGGGCTGCTGACGCCATCGCCGCCCTCAACGGCAAGACGGAGGTTCGTGACATCAAGATTGCAGTAGCTAAGGGTGGTATCACCATCAGCGTCAAGGATCGCGCCGGGTTCGAGGATGTCGTTGATATCAAGAGCCTTGTGGGAGAGCCTGCATCGCTTCTGTTCCGCTGGAATCAGTTCACCAACCTGTTCGAGTCATACCCCGCAGACCGCGACGAACTCATCATCGCCTTCATCCCGCGTGAGGGTAACATCATCCGTTCTATCGCTCTAATCGATGATGAGAACTTCGCTCCCGGCGATGACGCATCTAACCTGACTTATGTTGCTATGGCAGCCGCAAGTCAGCCGTAAAGCCCCTCCGATGCAGTATAATTAGACAAAACCAAAACGAAAGAAAAAACGACAATGAGTATTCTAAACAACGTTCCTGCTGCCTTCCGTGGACCTATCATGGGCAACGCAGACGCCATCATCAGCGCAGTAGTTCCTCAGTATGCAGACGGCGCATCTGTTGATGATGTTGTCCACTTTATCAGTGGTGCAATTCGTCACCAGGCTCGTATTGCTATCAACAAGGATGGTCAGCCCCTTGGCGAGGGAAAGAGCAACACATTCAAGGCTGTCATCGACCGCGTAGAGATTTTCGAACGTCGGGGAGACCAGAACTTCCTCGTGGGCAAGAAGGCAAAGATTCACCTGAAGGCGAAGAATGCTGGTGGTGACACCGAGGACCAGAGCATCGACACTGAGTGGATTGAATACCACGCCGGTCGCCGCGAAGATGAGGTTTTCGGTATTGCGCTCGCAAACACAATCGTCAAGGTAGCAGAAGCCAATAAGGGCAAGGAAGTCTTTGTTAGCAAGGGATTCATTACCGGTGTAACCACCTCTAAGGGCGGAAGCTCGGTTCGTTTCTGTGCAAACATCGTTCCTGCTAACGGAGCTACGGGTGGCGGTGAAGATGCTGGTTCTCGCTCTAACTCTTCTTCTGGTTCCAGTTCATCTTCTTCCAACAGCAAGCCTCTCGCATCCAAGGATGAAATCGCTGATTTCATTGAAGACATCAAGGATGACCGTGATGCCAATAAGCTCTTTGGAAAGCTCGATGACAAGCAGCAGCGTGAGATTCCCCGCGTTGTTCTTAGTGGACTAGCCGCTGGTAACCCCGTCGCGTACATCAGCAAGGCGTTGGAGACTTTGGAAATTGAAATTTCTCGCGATGAGATTGCGGACATTATCGACGGCAAAAGCAAGGAAAAGGACTTCGACTTGTTCTTCCTCATCAGTGAGGCTGTCTAATAATGACCGTTACAATCTCTCGCGAGCAAATCGAAGCAGAGGTTGACAAGGTACTTCCTTCCGAAAGTGCTGGTGTTGTAGTCGAACTTCCCGAAGAGTGGGTAAAGAGCTTCAACGCCAAATCTCGAAGCGAGAGCCCTTCGTCAATTGTTTCCTACCTACAGTGCCCTTTGCGCTGGTTCGTGGACCGTCACGCGCCGTTCGAGCGCATCAAGTCTCCTACTCGTTGGACGGTGCTTGGAACGTTCGTGCACCGTGTTCTGGAAGTTTTCTACTCCGAGCCTGCACATCTTCGTAGTCAGAAATTGCTCATGGAAACTTATGAGTATGCCTATGAACTTCTGGAAAAGAACGACACCGAAGATGGACTCATTGACAAGTCTTTGGCTGAGGACTACCAGATTACTTTAGAGAGCGACAAGTATGGACGTGCCAGCGTTCAGAAGTACATGCGTACTCGCTCACGCGAAATTGTAGAGGGGTACCTAGATAACTTCGAGCCCGACCCCGAAGAAGTCGAAGTCATTTCAAATGAAACATGGGTTCGTGGAGAAATCAACGGCGTCAAGATTCAGGGTAAGATCGACCGCGTTATCCCTGATGATGAAGATGGCGAAATCATTGAGGACTACAAGACAGGAAAGACTGTCGGAATCACCTCTGACTTCAAAGGTCCGCGAGTATTCGAAAAGACACTCATCCCGGCTGGTATCTATGCCTGGCTGCGCATGGAGATGACTCGTAAGGAGCTTCTACCTTCTAAGGTGACTTCCGTACGTTTGCTCTACATCGGCGCGTCTCCTGAGCCTGAGAGCGTTTCCATCAACGTCAACGACAACACCGTCGAGCGTATCCGTAGCCTTATCAGCGCAATTACGCTGGATATGGATGCTATGGTGAACAAGGACAAGGAAATTCTTGCAATCGCGGCTCCCAAGAATGGTGACCGGCGTGGATACTGCGAGTATTGCCCTATCCTCAAGGATTGTCCGGCATGGACAAACAGTGATTCACTTGATGACATTGTAGCCAACTATACTGTTCTCAAGCGATAAGGAGTTTCGGAGTGGTTGCAGTACGCACATGTGGTTACAACGGTTGTGGTAACCCGGTAAGAGAGGGCGAACTACGTTGCTATCGGCACAAGGATGTCGAGGCTCACGCTAGTAACCCTTTGAAGTCTGCAAGCGCTTCTGATTCTACTTTCATTCGTGAGCAGTGGCATTCGCTCAAAGAACTTTCCTTCCTCGTGAACCGCAAGGCTCCGGGAGCTATGACGATGAATGAGCGCCAGGCTGAGTTTCTCGCTGTTGCTTCGAAGATGGATCTAAAAACGGCTGGTCGTGTTGCCGATGCTAGCGAAATCATCAATCAAAGACGCCCGGAACTGAATACTCCCGCGTTTGTGGCTCAGAATCTGATGGGTCTTATTGGTGAGTTCACCAACGATTTGGAAGAGTCTGGTATCGACCCGAAACGCATCAGTCGGTTGCAGATGTGGAATGCTACTCGACGTATTGGCAACGGAAGACTTGACAACTCGGCTGATGTAGGGCATGTTGTTCTCGTAATGGACCGGGGCGAACCAAGAGAGTCCACGATGGACGTAGGAATTTCGATGTTTGCGCCGGTAGCCGATCCGAATAGACCAGTTGCCGATCAGTACGATACCAAGTATTCCCCGTTTGGTTACGCTCCGCTGATTAGCACGGTTGATACTTACAAGCAAGAACGGTATCTATGGTTCCAGCACTTCCGGTATTTGGATTCCTAAGAAATAGAGCCACAGCAGCAAATGGGCTGCTAGATTAATGAACTGACAAGAAAGAACAAGCAAATGGCAGAACCAACGTATGACGCAAATAGTCTACAAAAGCTCGACCCGATTGACCACATCCGTAAGCGTCTTCCGATGTACTTGGGAGACAACACGGGAGAGGGCGGACTTTCTACCGCTCTTCGAGAAATCATTGACAACTCTCAGGATGAGTTTCTCAACGGTCATGGCAAGAAGATTACGATTACGTTCTTCGAAGATGGTTCTGCCGAAGTTCAGGACCAAGGTCGAGGAATTCCAACTGGAATCAACAAGGCTACCGGCGAAAATGGTATCGTCTTGGCGCTTGCCAACGTTGGTGCGGGTGGAAAGTTCGGCGTTGAAGGTGGCGGCTACGGCGGTGGCTCTGGTGGTCTAAACGGTGTCGGTACGACAGCCAGTAACGCCATCAGCCAGCGTTTCGATGTTACTGTGTACCAGAACGGAAAAGAACATAAGATTTCATTCCGTCAAGGTAAGCCTGGTAAGTTCGCTATCGATAACGACCCGTTCTCCAAGTTTTCGCCTTCTAAGGACTTGGTTGTCAAGCCTGACCCTCGCACCGCTAAGGACAAGAAAGAACGTCCTACGGGCACCACAATCCGTATGTGGGCTGATTCAGACCTATTCATGCCTGTGGAAATCGTCAATGCAGAAGGCGAGACCGTAGAGGTACCTGCATCATTCGACGTGGAAACGCTAAAGTTCCGAATGAAGTCAACTGCGTTCCTACTTCCTGGTCTTTGTATCGAATTCAATGACTTCCGCGATCCCAATAATCATGTCGTTGACGTTTACGAGTTCGACGGCGGTATCGCTGAGATGCTTGAAACAATCACACACGAACAGCCGTTGATGAAGCCCGTCCATTTCATGTCCGAAGGTAACTTCACAGAAAAGGCTGCAATTGCTGACGCCAACGGCAAGATTACTACCGGTCAGGTTGATCGACATGTAGACATCGATGTTGCGTTCGAATACGTCAACGGCTATGACACGATCATGAAGTCATTCGTGAACATCATCAATACCAAGCATGGTGGAACACATGAGTCCGGTTTCTACCGAGCTATGAGTCGTATCATTATCGACAACATCAAGAATGGTCGAGGTCTCCTCAAGCCCAAAGAGGAGCCACCGATTCTCGAAGATGTCAAGGATGGTCTAGTCGCAATTGTTTCTATCAAGTTCCCTGAACCTCAGTTCACTGGTCAGGAGAAGTCGGCGCTCGGAACGACTGCTATTACTTCGCTACTTTCCCAGGAAATCGGAAATCAGCTAAAGTCGTTCCTAGAAGACAAGAAGAACGCTGCCACAGCTAAGATCATTTACACCAAGGTAATCGAAGCTGCTCGTGTTCGTTTAGCACAGCGTCAACTCAAAGAGGTAGCGCGCCGTAAAACGGCTCTTGATAGCGCATCAATGCCCGCTAAGCTCACCGACTGTGAGTATGTCGGTGTTGGCTCCGATAGCGAACTTCTCATTGTAGAAGGTGACTCGGCTGGTGGTCAGATGAAGCTTGCCCGCGACTCGGGACACCAGGCGTTGCTTCCCATTCGAGGTAAGATTCTAAACTCTCAAAAAGTGTCGATTGCTGACGCTCTCAAGAACAACGAGATTTCCGAGATTATTCAGGTCATTGGTGCAGGTATGGGTAAGAGTTTCGACCCAGCGCTTATGCGTTACGACCGAGTTGTCATCGCCGCAGACGCTGACGTGGATGGGTCTCACATCCGAACCCTACTCATCGCATTATTCGCACGATTCATGCGTCCTCTTATCGTAGAAGGTCGCCTCTATACCGCAGTTCCTCCGTTGTTTGTCGTTAAGACTCTGGGTAAAAATCCAGAGACCATTTACGTACAAAATGACGAGGAACTCGTCAAGGTACAGAAACGTCTAGCCGTCGAAAAGAAACAGATTCGTATGCCAATCGAACGCTTCAAGGGTCTTGGTGAAATGGAAGACTACGAACTGTGGGATACTACGCTCGACCCCGCAAAAAGAACTCTTCGACGCATTACGATGAACGATATCGAGAAGGCGGAGGACATGCTCGACCTAGCAATGGGTAACGATGTCGCACCGCGTAAGGACTGGATCATCAATTCCAGTGACAGCTTCGACCGTTCCATCCTCGACTAAAACTTCAAGAAAGAGAAAACACAAAATGGCTACACGCAGAAAACAAACCAAAAAGGAACAAGGCTCCGTTAGCTTCGCTAGCGCCGCCGCTCATATCGATGAGGCTGATGTTGCGGAAGAGATGGAAACATCCTTCCTTGAATACGCTTACTCCGTCATTACCGACCGCGCTCTCGTGGATGCTCGTGATGGATTGAAGCCAGTTCACCGCCGTATCATTTACAGCATGTTCGACAGTGGACTGTACCCTGAGAGAGCCTACGTAAAGGCTGCACAGGTTGTCGGTGAAGTAATGGGTAAGTACCACCCTCACGGCGATTCTTCCATCTATAGCTCTCTTGTGGGTATCACACAGGACTTCAACATGATGTTGCCTCTTGCTGACGGCAAGGGCAACTGGGGTTCGACCGATGATGGTCCTGCTGCCCCTCGATACACCGAGACGCGTCTTGATTCCAACGCTATGTTGCTTGCCGGTGAGCTAAAAGAGAAGGTCGTTGACACCGTATTCAACTACGACGGCTCGCGCGAAATCCCTGACGTTCTTCCCGTGCAATACCCGAACACACTCATCAATGGTCAGAGTGGAATCGCCGTAGGTATGGCAACAAAGATGCCTACCCACAACCCCGGTGAAGTGATGGACGCTGCACGTTGGCTACTCACTCACCCGAATGCAGACCTTGACAAGCTGATGGAATTCATTCCCGGACCAGACTTCCCGACAGGTGGAACTATCGTTGGTGTTGACAGGATTCGCGAGGCATATGAGACAGGTCGCGGTGCCATTAAGATTCGCGGACACGCTGAAATCGAATCTGGTGATCGTGGTAAGAGCCAAGTTGTCGTCACTGAGCTTCCTTATGGTGTTGGCGCGGAAAAAATCATTGCTAAAGCCGTCGAGTTAGTACGCGATCAGAAACTTCTCGGCGTCTCGAACATCAAGAACCTCACTGACCGCCGTCAGGGAATGCGTATCGTTTTCGTTGTCAAGGCTGGTGTAAATCCGAACGTTGTTTTGAATGCGCTGTTCTCGATGACCGATTTGGAATCGACATTCGCCATCAACAACACGTGTTTGGTGAACGGTCAGCCCCAGACTCTAGGGTTGAAGTCCCTTCTTCAGATCTTCCTCGATCACCGCCTTGACGTAGTAATGCGTCGCAGCATTAACCGTCGCTCTGAGCGTGAAAAGAGTCTTCACCGCGTTGAGGGTCTGTTGAAGGCGCTTGTGGACATCGATAAGGTCATCAAGATTATTCGTAGTGCCGAAGATACCGAGACTGCCAAGACCAATCTTGTCAAGCAGTTCAAAGTGGACGAGATCCAAGCCGAGTACATTCTCGGTATCCAGCTACGCTCACTAACTAAGTTCGATCAGATCAAGCTATCTGCTGACCGCGACCGGCTCAAAGGTGAGATTGCAGAACTCACTGAAATCATTGACAATGATTCGGTACTTCGCAAGCTTGTCGGTGATGAGCTTACTGCTGCCAAGAAGCTGATTGATCGCCCTCGGTCTTCAGTTATTCTCGGCGGTAACATTGCTGAGCACATCGAAGAAGCCAAGACTGTTGCTCAGTCTATGACGCTCGAAGTAGAAGACGCTGCTGTAGAGGTCGCTGTATTTGCTGATGGCTCTGTACGTCGGGTGGATGCCGGTACAAAGATCAAGTCGTTCTCTAAGGGTGGCAAGTTGTCTACCGTCGTAGATACAATTCCAGCCCGCACTCGTGGGAAAATTGTTCTTGTATCCAACAAGGGTCGGGGCTTCCGTATCGATACTCTCCATGTTGCTGACAAGCCAACTGATGCCAAGTCACTCATCTCCTTGGAAAAGGATGAACGCATCATCGCTCTGGCTCCTGTGGAGGATAAAGAGGTCGATGCCAATAGCACCTCTGGTATTGGGTTCTTCTTCGCTACCAAAAACGGTACTGTGAAAATCACCAAGCCTGACTACCCCAAGCGCTCTGATGAGTTCAACCTCTTCCCCGTTGAAAATGGCGATGAGATTGTCACTGCAAGATGGGTTGAAAGTCTTGAGGGTGCCGAAGTTGCACTTATCACTACCGATTCGTCACTGCTTCGTTTCCCTGCGGAGAAGGTGTCTCGCCAAGGATTCACTGGTGGCGGTGTGGCTGGTATCAAGCTAGGGGAGGATACACACGTACTAGCAGCTACCCTGCTGACCTCTCTGGAAGTCGAGAAGGCTGTCGTCGTTACTTCTACCGGTCAGTCCGTCAAGGTTAGTCCGTTCAATCTATATCCACCTAAGGGTAGGGCTACCGGAGGCGTTCGGTCACACCGTTTTGTCAAGGGAGAAGAGTCTCTGTCCGCTGCGGGAATCGTAGTAGATCCGGTTGTTGTTGATGACAGTGGTAGTAAAATCGAGCTTCCTGCTGTAGACTCAAAACGTGATAACGCGGGTACTAAAATGGATGTCAAAATCGACTTCATTGGCTGTGCATAAGCTTGGAATTATCGCTACGTAAAAGCTAGGTTGACTTAATCAAAATAGCAGTGGTAAGATAGAACCCTAGCGAAAGAAAGCCAAATGCCTTTTACCCCAGAACCTCTAACCGCCGACGAACAGAAGATTTACGACGAGATTAACATTGGTGCCAATGCTCATCACAAAACGCATGGCGCGGGCATTGTTGTTGCAAAAGATGACAACAACGTCACCATCGAAATCGTGAACTCCGTGAGTTCGTCAGCTAGCAGTAGAAGTTTCAGGACTCTCATCGAGAATGAGGAAGAGCGTGAGCGAGATGTCACTAAAGACCGCGCCAACACAATGGTCATCAAGGTTCCCAAGAAGATCATTGTGGATGAATTCGGTGCTTGGAAGATTGATAAGACCTTCGGTCGCGTTCTTCTGAATACCGTCACAAGCTATCTTGAAGAGACACCCTCGTTCGTGAACTTTGATGAGATTCCGAATACCATCGAGGTCGGTGCATTCTCTCGTCGTATCAAGGAACTTCGAGCCGTCAACTACAACGACACCGACTCACTCATGCAACATGTTGCTCAGTGCCTCGATAATGCAGTGTTCACCTGGGCTCGTGAAGTTTCACGAGTGCCGGTCGAAGAGCAGCAGGAAGCATACCAGGAAGCATTAGATCACCTTGGTAAGGATGCATGGAGAAATATCTTCCACGTCCACGCTCGCAATACGGACTCTGAGCGCCGTGTCGTGGAGAGCATGCTTCTCAACATCACCAATAAATCTGTCGAGGATATCTTCGACTATCAGGCTCGTCGCCAAGCCGCTATCAAGCTCTCTGACGCCATCGAAAACCGTGCCGCAGTAGTTCTTCGCTCCTACATCGAGAACCAATTCGAAATCGTTTCTAAAGAAAACGAGCCTCTCGGCATCGACATGAAAACGCAGAAGTCAGAAAAAGCGTATAGCTAAATCTGTGTGCTAGCATACGGACGAACGTCGAATGGAGAATGAAATGGGTTCAGAACCAGAATGGGGCTTCGGAGGCGAAGCGCCTAAGAAGAAGAGTAATGCCAAGGAAGCTGTTGCGAATACAGCTTTGCTAGTAGCGGGGTTCCTTTTGTTCCTCGTTTACGGCATCTACAAGCTAGTAGATCCGAGTGCACACATTGGCGAATCGGGCATTAGCATCTTGCTCAATGTGATCGGGTTTATTGGTCTCGTCACTATCATCGTCGGTCTAGTCCGCATTCGAGCCTACAACCGTCGCAAGACTAGGGGCTATTAA